ATCGACTGGAATCCTATAGACACCCCCGTACTCATGGAGCTAATATGCACGCTATACTTAAACCCTCGCATACTAACCGGGGGCAAATCAGTCAGTCTAAATTAAACCGCGTCTCTGGTTTAATGCGCACACAGATTACCAGGGTGCAGGACCACTACCGCACTCGGCTAGAGGCCGCAGACGGTAACCACCCCCTCGTTCGACTCGTGTACTCCTTCTTAACCTCACCTCATCAAGAACCTATGGCAGTATATGAGTGGGCGGTTGAGAATGAGGTTGAACTGGCACAGGCGGTGGGATTCAGTAACAGTATAGAACACCGTAAGCCATTAGAGTCAGTATGTTATCCAGACTGTGATGAGTATTGGGTGACCCATCGACCTAGTCACATCCGTATGACCTTTAATGGTGCAGATGAGATCCTACTCAACACGACACCCGTTACAGTGCTATATCAGCCCTACATTCTACCCGTTCACTATATCCCTAAGGGGGGAAAGGGCAGGAATCATTGGGCGGTTATCGGAGTCGATATCCCTGCACTGGCACTGATGTATCAAGCCTGGATGCAGTATAATGAAACCCTACCGGCTGGACAGAAGCAATCCATTGAGCAGTTCGTAGGTAGTTACGTGCTACCGGGTATGTTGGTCAGTCAGGCAAACAGTGTACGGTTGAATATGTTAACCCACTATATGGACGACACTGTACCTAAATTGGACACTCGATCCAATATCGGTATGACGGATCACACGGATGAACTGCAATCGATACTACACGACATCATTGTCGACAGCGACAGCCGTAATTATCCGTTAGGGTATCTCTATTACCTTATTGGCGCTATCCAAGAAGGACAATCGTTACTGGATAACTTCCCCCATATAGCCGCCCCTGAGGTATTCCCACTCTATACCTGCCGGTACCTTGCCGCCATTGCATGGGTACACACTGCGGCAATGTTGGAGCTATCTCCCTCTGATGGGCGGGAATACGGACAACGCGTACGCGCCATGTCGCGTCAAGTACGGGCCCGTTTCACGCATCAGCAGTTAGGTAAGGGGTACGTGGATAAGGTAGAGAGCTGGCACAGTGACATTGTGAACCTACTGACATAAGAAAGACAGGACTGGCCTTAGCCAGTCCTGTACTTTATGCTGTGTTATAGATATTAACGTCAACCTCTTTCGAAAGTAGACGCGTTTTCTTTTTGTTTCTAAGGTAGATACCCATGGTTTCAAGTATAATCAAGAACCCGGCCATCATCTCAGACTCAATGTGCTCGACGTTAATTACCTTCAGTATCTCCTCAGGTACCTTACCCCTTTGTAACCGCGAGCGAGGGATCAAAAAGTTACTGAAGCTGTTACGGCCCGTTGCCTTCGTGCCGCAGGTCGGACAGACGACATCCTTCTCTGACGTCTCCTCACACTGACAGCTATACGAAGCCGCTAGCCATTCGCGTAACCCCTCCTGCATCTCAGGCTCCAACGTCTCCATCCACTCTTTAAGCTTAACGGGTGAACCTAAGTCCACCGGGACCTTCACTGCCGCGTAAGGAGGGGGGTCAGCCACACCATAACGACAGGCAAAGACCTTATTCCAAAGATCATAGTGAACGTGGTTCGATTTCGATGCATTCTTATACGCCTTGGCGGCCTTTATCTGCATAGAGGCTAGATACGTGGACTCACCGGCCAGGATCGAGCGGTTAACCTCATGGGCGAGTGTAACGGGCACCCGAAGGGCCTCATACATCGTAGGGCGATTATTCGCCATAATGGAGTCCATGATCCATTTGATATAGTTACCCAGTGTATCGGTAATGATACTCGGAAGACGAGAGTTCTTAAGGTTCACGCCCTTCGAGTCAAACTCAGGTTCTGGGTAGACGTTACCCTCACAGGCACGAATGTATGAAAAGTAATGCTTCGCCATATTCGTAACGCCCAGTACCGGCTGATAGAACTCAGACTTCATCGCCAGTCTAAAGAGCTTATCGTCTTTGACCCCTAAGTGTCTGGACAAGTGTGCCAGTACATGTTTAAGTACCTGAGAGTCAATGTACGCCATTGCCCCCGCTACCGACATTCCTCGACGGGTAAAGTCATTTTGCCCGATGTACCAGACCACCCAGTCTTCGGTGGTAAAGATTGTGGAGTCGGTATCCGAGACCACTGCACAGTCCCTTAGGATCGTGGGTATGCTGTGTACACCATGCGGCATGTGGTCTGACTTAAGAAACGCATCGATGTAGAGCTGATAATTAGTTAATGCCTCCTGTGTTTGTTTAATGGCCGCGCCATAGAGTTTATAACCCTCAGGGTTGTCCTTGGCCATATCGCCCACGGTTTTACCACTAAGCTCTTCGGACATCACCAAACCAATCATGGCGACCAAATCAGGATGTGCACCCTGTACATACGTATCAGGGTCCTCTACCCCCTCTAGAGGCTTCTCTACCAACTGGCCGATGAAGGCGCGCATAAATCCTTCATTCACATCCCGCATGGCCCTAAGGTCATAGGTAAAGGCGACCACCGCCCGGTGCCAATCCTCCATTTTATCAATAAAGACACTGACCTGTTCTATACCCTTAGGGGAGCGCCAGTAGCGACGACAGCTTTTAAAGATATGTGCCTTAAGATAGTCAGGGGTGGGGGCACTGAGTTTGTACGTGGCAAGTGCTTCCTTAACCAGTGTCTCATCAGCCAAACGAATCGAAGCGGCCATCTCAGATAAGGTAACCTCACTGCTATAATAGTGGCGGTTCCCCATGAGCAGGCGTTCAGCTACCGCATTGGAGTAACTGGTTGCGCAGCGACAAATGGAGGTTAGGGTAGTATGTGCCGAGGCATTGTAAATCGGGTTATGTGGACTGGCGTGGGCACCCGAGATAGAGTTGTTCAGAATCTTGATGGTAGACTGCTGGTTGTTACAGAAGGTGGCCAGCTCCATGTTACCCTCCATCTTGGCCTTTTGCCCTTCTTTCTTCACCTTAGAGCGCCGCTGAAGACCTTGATCGATAAAGTCAGGTAAGAACCCTAGTTTCTTATCAGGGTTTGAATACATGATGAGGTTAGGGCCCAGGATCCGGCCGGTGTGTTCGATCTCATTCAAGTAATTGGTTAACGGCTGCTTCTCTTTACGTCGATCTGGCGAACCGTCTCTGCGGGCTAGGGTCTTGAGTACCGGCTCTTGAAACTGACTATTAGACTTTAACCACTCTAAAGCAACGTCCTTAGGCTTGCCCGACATGATGCTTAAATATTGCGCCATGTTTTCATGGTAGTTATTCAGTATATTAATGTCGCGCGTGTATTCTGACGGTGCGCGTACAAACGGATCTTTCATTAGACTTACTCCAGACGTAAGGGTCGAGCAATCAATTCTACTACCCTATAGGGGCTACCAATCTAAATAGAAAAAAAAATAACCCCACTCCCGAAGGAGTGAGGGCGCCTAATATTAACGGCTAACCCACCGAGGTGGGACCTTTAACCAAGGGGTAAAGCATGTACATCTTCCACATGAGATAGGGATGGTGAGTATTTATTCACTGACTTCAATTCTATCGATCTTGTATCCGTTTGACAGTAGAAGGGCACGAATAGCTGTCGTATCAGGATCTCGAAAATCAGTCAGGGTAATGGTAGCTTTGGACACTGTATTGACATACAGGGCGGATTCAATGATCCAAGCCTCTCCGACATACAGAATAGCGCCGTCGTTTGCCTTAATCATAAGGTAATTATAGGCGGTCCAGTCATCCGGATAAATAGCTTTAACGTTATCCGGCAAATGTCGATAGATATTGGCGTGATGAGTAGCTGCATCGGCGGATGGGGGGACTCCGTCACTGTTTAGACGGGCCAGTATCTTGCCTTCAATCTCAACACGACCCGACATAGTGCTGTACAGTGACATATGTACGTTGTCGTTAAGGGTGAGTTGGTGTATTGTGACGGCGTTTAACATGTTGTAATCTCCGTGTTCGCGCGGCGTAGGTACCGAGCGCATCGATGAACTTTAAAGTAGATAGATCAAGTTCAGCTTGATTCCACTGATCAATGATCTCAATTAGGGGCTCTTGAAGGGAAAGTGGAAGAGCCTCTAGGGGCTCTAAATCACCATCATCCAAAGCTAGGACAATGTCCGTCAGTCGCTCTAACCCCTGTGCGATGATAAGGGGTGTGATGGGGATGTCAGGTGAGTCCTCTATTATCCACATCATAATGAGGGGCAGTATCTCGACCCGACGGTCTATTATAATTGTAGCCATCATCCGTCCTTATTAACAGACTATTGCCACCCAAGAGCTCTACCTGTAAAATAGGGGTCAGGTATATGGGGTGGTGTGGCGGTATCAGCTTGAGCTGCTCATATAACTCCGAGCAGAGTGTATGCAGGCAGTAGTATATCATCTCCTCCAAGTCACTGCGCCAGCCTTTATCGAGAAATGACATTATATCATCGACATACGTATCCGATAAAATGGTGTCTACGACATCACCCACAATATCCTCATCCCACCCATGACTAATCGCCGCGGCTAAGTGCTCAACTGCACCGGGGAGGGGTTTAAATAAGTAATGGTACCAGCGATGGATGGTCGCGGGGTTAATACTTACCTCAGCTTGTAGTGGATATAGAAGATGATAGAGATGGGGTATGGATATAATTACAATTGTGCCCATGGTAGCGCCCTCCGCTAAATGAATGACACGATGACAGTATTAGGCCCGATAATGGTTGCACGGGTAACGGGTTTACCTAAATACGGCATAATTAACGCCTCTTGCGGGTACTCAAACCCGGCAATTAGCTCCATTAACCATTCCTGTATAACGTCATAGTCTAACATAAAAAGGGCCTCACGAATAACCCTGCCCTGGTCTGACTCTAAAAGATGGGTGGCGAGTATATCAGTTGACTGCAGTCCGTTTGGACGCCATCGACCGATAACGTCTACTGATAAAAGGTGGTTATAAAGGATAGGTAATATACCCCCCACTACCGGATGGTAGTGGGGGTCTATGGTGTTTTCCTCTATACCGTAATGCGTGAGTATCAGGCTATGGTAGCCTCTCATTGGACCCTCCTGCCCAATACGGGTTATCAACTGTAAGGTTTGGCACAATGTTAATAGCTACTGTAGATGGCGGCACTAACGAGACACTTTGTTCCTCATGTATATAAATCGACATAGGGACTGGTACGATGCTGTTTTTAACCGCCTCCAGTATCTCGTAGGCCACCGACTCCCATTGGTAGGCACGGGTACAAACGTCACAGTCATGACACCCGCACTCTAGCGTCGGCATGTGACCCATCCAATCGCTGTCCAGTACGTACGTAACCACATCGTCCATCCGTGCATCCGGATCCTGCTCAGCCAAATAAAAGAGCGCATACAGGTCTTCGGCCAATGCCATGAAGTCGGTACCCGCCTGCAAGACTTGTGGCGGTATGGGCTGGCGATGTATTATTAGTCGTGCCATATTCATGCGTGCCCCCAACCGGTATTATGGGTAGGTACAATAGGCTGTCGAATAGGGGGGTCTGGCCACCATTTAATGACACCTGTCCCCTGCGATAGCCACTCGACCACATAAGTATGGTTCCACTGAGGAGCACCTACGGTGGACTGCAACAATGCATCTACCGCATCATAGAGTCGCTTCTCTATATAGCTTCGGTAATCTGTTGGTACGGACAGTGTGATCATTACATCCGTAAGGGGATCATTACAATGGGTACGGAACATAGAACCGTAAAGCTGACAATCCACCTCATGACGTACGATGTCACAGGTATCGACCACCGAAGCAGCTGTATCGAACTGAATAAGCCAATCTGACAAAGCCTTAGCTGTAGGCACTACACCTATTATTCCGCACCCTTCACTCATTACTCACCTCGCATTCGATGCCAGTCCTGTATGCGATAGTCCCCATCGTAAATTAATACGTGGAGCTTGCCCGCTAGATGCAGGCTCCACACGTCGTATGGATTCTCACTACGCACACGGTGTAAGGCACCGTTCAAATGGTAGATTGGCTCAATGTCGTCAAAGAAACACAGGATTTCTTCTATCTGACGGACAATGTCCTCTTCTGATTCGGAAGGTTTGTTAAAGTTAATATCCTCACCCGACAACTGTCGAACCAGTTCTGCCATTTGAACAGGGCTGACCTTCGCTTTCGAGAGCACCTGTTGTAAACCAAAGCTGGGACCATTTTGAATATAGTCCTCTATGGCCGCCAGGAGAATGGCGTCCTCCATTACATTGCGGTAGGTGCCGGTCTCCACATAGCTCTTCGCCAATGCCCCCCGTACCTTAGCCACCACATGGTCACGGGTGTATTCTGGTACGGTCCACCCCATCACTCGGGCGAGCGGTGCCTCGATGACATCACGTACATGGGCAACGACGAGGTTATAGCAGAAGACTTTATCGTAGTTAAGGTTCGGGATGAGACCCGCTTTAGCGCCCCCCACAAAATAGCTGTGTAACAGGGCGCCATAGCGGTTAAGGTCTAAAATAACACGTTTGTTCTCAGACATACGTCTATCCTTGATACGTCACTCATCGTCGAATGATTGCAGTGGGTGAATGGGCTAGGATCAATGCAACGTCGCCTGGTCCTAGGATCTCAACATCAAATCCTAGACTAGCCGCGGCCTCGCCGAACTCAGGAGTAGGCGAGAGTGCACGATAGAGGTCGCTGGAGTATTCCTCCAAAGCACGGTTAATGGATACTTCCATCTCCAGACAAGGTGGGCGATAGCGGGTCGGTAAGTAGGTAAGCAAGAACATGTCTTCTAATCTACGCCCCAGCCAGTACCGGTAGAGGTCCATAACACTATTACCTCGATCATCCTGAGGCTCTACCATCGTAAAGTCTCTAACCTGCAAACAGGCATGGATGATTTCCCGTATGTCCCGATCTACACTGCGATCAAAATGATGAATAATCGTAGTAAAGGGAAGCTTACTCACACCAAGCTCCTTCGTTAAAGAGGGGGAGAGACTCCCCCTGCACCCTATTTAGAACACCATACCACTGTCGTCCGTAGTACGGTCACCCTTATCCATTACCTGATGAACCCCAACGGGTGTAGCACTGGCCAGTGACGCCCGCACACTGTCGTAGCCACGGATTGCCATTTCGACGCCCCCCATAATTTGACCAATGCGACTGGCAGAGGTTGCGAAATGGAAGTTAGGCATATCCTTAGTGCCCCAGACTTTACCGTCGTAGTATCCGACACAACTATACGGCTGACCCAATGACGGAATCTCATCCCCATCACTGTTGAGCAATGACGCTGTCGAAATAACGGCACCGTCCAAGGCCGTAATATCGATACCCTGCCATTCGGGTTTACCACCAAATGTCTGTTTAAAGGGCAAAACCTCAATCAACTGAGATGGGATGTCCGCATGGTTGCGGCTATGGTCCAACCAGTTTACCAGGTCAGTGTGGTCCAGCTCATGGTGACTGCCACAGAACAAGAGACCCAGCTGACGTACGATCTCCTCGACACGATTATCGATATCAGGACGAGAGCCCAGGTACCCATCATTGCCGCGATTATCACTGGCCGCGTTTTCCTGATAGATCATCATAATCGGCCGATTGTTGGTAGCCTTACCCATGGCCATAGACTGCAAGGTTTCCAGGGTACGCAGGGTATTCTTGGCCTCAATACCTGAATAGGTACTGCCCACCACCAGCGTAATGACGTTAGCGCCACGACGCAGTAGTTCAGCTGTCACCAAAGGACCTACCACAGAACCGCTGCCACCTGATGCAGAGAACATAACCAGGTTGTAATCAGACGGTTTGTGCTCCACCAACATGTTGTTGACGTGATCGTTCACGCCCTCGAAAGCTTGCTGGCGCTTCTTACCCGCGCCACGCAGACCCGGTACCAAGAAGGTTTTAATATCATCACCCAGATCACGGATGTTTGAATCCGAGGTATCCAGCGCATATTTTCGCACAGTGGGATAGTAAGACACCTCAGTATCCTGAGGCAGACGAACAAAATCTTTGAGTAAGTTAATACCTGCACCGCCGCAGGCATAGATTGACATTGTGGACATGTGTTTTCCTCTTGGTTAATGGTTACAGGGCTCCGCCCTTATACGATAAGGGTAGGCCCTTATTTTTTAGACGTTTTCGTTACCCAGCCCAAAGGCATACGAGATGCCTCGATATCCGCCAATCGTGTACGGTAGGCGGCCAGCAAATTGCCTACTGGATACAGGTACCGATTGGCCTGTAGGCTCTTAATCTGACGGTTACTGTCCGTATACAGATTGAGGTAATTGTTGCGCTCCAGAATGCGCTCTACTACCAGTGCCATACGACTGTCGTCTTTAAACTTCTGAAGATGTGCCAGACACTCCTCATAGGTTTCCAGTCGTTTGTCGCCTGCAATATTCAAGTACATAGTCTCTTCCTTCTGTCTACATTGAATAGGTGGTTATTGCGTAGATTAATTCTACTGGCTTAAGGGTAATATAGGTTTTCCTTAGAAACCATTGACCTGAGTCGATCCTATGACACGTGACAATATTAAGGGACCCTTATGGCAAACATGGTAACATATGCGGTAAGCCGCATCATGCGAGAGATTCCGCACGAGGTGCTCTATCAGGCCTTTGGCTCGAATGAGTGGTATAACTACCTTAACCAACTCAGTATTGAAGAGCGTATTCGACGAGAAGTGATTAACGGCATCGTACTGCCTGATTGCAATATTGTAGGCGGTGAGTCCTACGTTGTGAACTTGGGTGGACTGGTATGGCAATGGTTAGAGAACGGTGCACGTATTGAAATTCCAATGTCAATGACATTGAATCGCCCTATTTCGTCCGTATTGTCAATTGAGACGACCTATCGTAACTCTGAGCCCTATGGCAGCATGCCTGGACAACCCGGGCCAACCGGTCTGAACGAAGTGTACCTCGTGGGCCCTAACGTTATCTTTACACCGATTAACCCCGGTAACCTCAATTGCTTCTTGCGCTGTATACTCGAAAACGACGAACAATTGACAAACATTAGCCAGAAGGCAATGTATGTATTTGGGGACCTCGCTGTATTGGCTGCAAAGATGTATGTTTATAATAAGTTATCGGTTAGTACCACAATCACGGCGATGACCGGCGGTCAAGTGGATGGTCGGCTGCGGGGTATTATCGATGGGTATAGTGATGCGGCGCAGATGTACGGTGAGCTGCTACAGCGACGTATTAAAAAGATCTCGATGATGCAGGATCGAAAATGGCACCATCGCTTTATTGGCATGGGGCTAAACGATTAAGGATTGACTATGTACAGTTCAGATGTTGAATTTAACCGTTGTGTAGATGAGTTGACGTGGTTAACGGATACTTTACCAGGTCTTGTGGAGTTAGGCATAAAGGGTGATGCTGACTCTCCGGTGGTACGTGCCGTGGAGACCAGCTTAGGGATAGAGGGACTTAAAGATTGGCTGGAGGATGCCGCAGATGCAATCATTGCCCTACTGCGTCGATTAAAGGAGTGGTTTCTAAAGCTGGTAGATCATGCATTGGGTAGAGCCTCCCGTAACAGACGTAAACAAAAGACACAGGAAGCGGACCTCAATAAACGGGACGAGACGATCACTGCAAGGGCCACGACGGACAGTGGAGAAACGCAGGATATCGATGACGTCCGTAAGACCATTGAGGCGATGGAAGCTGAGATTGATCTACTTAAAGAGGCCCAGGCACTTCAGTCGGACATTATTGTGGAGATGACTAAAGACCTTAAACTGGCTATGGAGGACATTAAGCGCACAGGCCATCCGGTTGTACGGGATAAAGCTAAGGCACTTACGTCTGAGCGAGTTGAGCGTATGATGGACCGTGACCTCTTGAGGGGTAAGAAGCCTTATCGTGTACAAAAACATGCCAATGGGCTAGTAACCGAGTTTATTATACTTTACGGCATGGGTAAGAAGTTTAAGGTTGCATTGATCACACGTGATGGCCCTTATCTTGTGAAGTATGAAGAGAAATGGGTGAGTCGGGACATGGATCCCAAGTTACCAGAGCCGGTAGGCTATGCAACAAACACTGTAATGGCGCTTAAACGCTGTAACAGGGCCATAGAGCGCTATCTAAAGGCAGCTGAGCGTGCTGGTGTAAATGAGGACACACGTCGTCAAATGGAAGCACATACCAAAGTAGTGGAGGAGCTGACCGAGCGCTTTAAACAGTTAGCGAAAGACTATGAACTGGATGGTGAGGTGCGGACACAATTTAACGCTAAACTAAATGAAGTCAGCACTAGAATTACCGAACTTGCACAGCGCGCAGCCACCCACGTCGATGGCGATCAGAAAGCTATTGCTGAAGTACTGCGTACAATAGACGAGTTAGCGGAAGTATATTAAAGCCCACACTCCCTCCGATCGGAGGGAGTGTGTCTTTATGCGGTGAACATAGTGATGGGGCGTAATGCGTAGTCTAGCCCTGCCCTGCTAACGAGTCCAGGATAGTAGACAGGGTGAAGCCAGTTAACCGAGGTCGTGTCAGTGGGCCACTCGACGACGTAGTGGCTAGTGACCCCACTGGGGTAGATATATTTCGTTATGCGCTTAGGGGCAAGGCGATTACCCGGTGGTTCACCCCTTCGCGTTGCCTTCTCCATCATGATTAGCCTACGGTTCACCCAGACGTGTTTACGGATAGCCTGTCTCCGGTACCGCCTAACATAGTAGGTGACTATAACCGCATCCAGTGTAAACCGATGCCGTAATAAGAACGCACCGTCCGCTAAGAGGTACCGAAGGGCGAGAATGAGGCGATTAAAAATCAAACCCATCATCGAAGTTACCCAAACTACCCACGTCTACACTGCTGTCGATTTGACCAACCAGATAAGACGACAACTCTGTTTCCTGTGGAGCGGGTTGTACCGCATCAGAGGTTACCCAGCTACGCATCCAGGGTAGGGGGTTTGACTTCAGATGCCCTACGATGGGCCCCCAGCCCAGGTTATCGGATGCCTCATCGGCAACCCATTCTAGGTACTCATTCAGGATACGGGCATTAAGGCCGATCATGCTTCCGTCTTTAAAGAGATATTCAATCCATTCAGACTCCTGATCCTTACAGTCCACCAGAATCTGTTTAAACTCAGCTTGATGGGTTTTAAAGATCTCCTGCATCACAGGATCATTTTCACGCGACCCAATCAGTAGATTCAAAATCTGTTTGGTGCCTGTCTTATGCAAGAGCTCGTCCCTGCATATGAAACGTACAATCTTAGCGTTACCTTCCATTACACCGCGTTCGGCAAAGGCAAAGGAGCAAGCAAAGGACACGTAGAAGCGAATAGCCTCCAGTGCATAAACCGATACCATTGCCCGCGCCAGGTGGTACTTCATATTGCGTTCACTGCAGTCGTAGGTAATACCAGCGACAGTGTGCTGTCCAAAGGACCCTACCACTGAGTAGATATTAACTAGCTCAATAAAGCGGTCATACTCTTCTGTAACGGCGGTTGCTCGCTTGATGATCTCAGGCGTCACCATGATTTCATCCAGTACCGCACTGGGGTCATTAAAGACATTTCGCACGATATGGGTATATGAACGAGAATGCACAGTCTCCGAATACGACCAGTTCTCAAGCCAGTTTTCCAATTCGGGTAGAGAACATACTGGTAAGAAAGCAATCGTTGGTGAGCGACCTTGTACAGAGTCCAGCAGAATCTGGTATTTTAGGTTCGAGATAAAAATGTGCTGCTCATGCGGATCCAGGTTTGCGAAGTCTTTACGATCTCCGGTAACATCAACCTCTTCTGGACGCCAGAAGTACGAGAGCTGCTTCTCGGATAGCTTTTCAAAGATCTCGTACTTACGTCGATCAAACCGTGCAACATTAATACACTCGCCAAAGAACATCGGCTGTGTAGTCGCATCCACCGCTTTCTTATTAAAGGTTGAAAACGGCTTATGGGTAACCGGCGCAGCTTTTACACTATCGTCCAGAAAAGCAACGTGGTCTTCTACATAGGTAGGCATTGGGGTAGATTTACTATTCATTTTACATCCTTTAAACGTAGGGGAGGCTACCCTCCCCGGTTTACATTAAAGCTTACAGGCACCGCCTTCACAACCATCATCCATCTTCGCAATGGCATCAGCGTCGTTACCATCACGGGTATTATGGTAATAAAGGGTCTTGATACCAATGTGGTGGGCATACACCATTTCCTTCAGTACCGTTTGAATGGGCACCTTGCCATTAGGGTAACGAGCCGGGTCATGGTTGGTGTTAGCAGAGATTGCCTGATCGACAAACTTCTGCATGATGGCCACTAGGTTCAGATAGCCTCGGTTAGATTTAATGTCCCATACGCACTCGTAAATGTCTTTCAGGTTTTCATAGTCGGCTACTACCTGTGCCATAATCGCGTCTTTATTGGTCTTGTACATGACCAGACCACGCGGTGGCTCAATGCCATTGATGGAGTTGGTAACCGCTGATGACGTCTCACACGGCATGATCGCGGTGACTGTAGAGTTACGTAGACCATGTGCAAGAATGTCCTTACGCAATCCCTCCCAGTCGCACAGGTAATCGAAGACACCTAGTTTGTCAACATTCTTACAGTAACGGTCGATCGGAAGTACACCTTGACTGTACGTAGTTTCATTAAACTTAGGACAGGGGCCAAATTCCTGTGCTAGTTTATTCGAGGCTTTGAGCAGCCAATACTGCATAGCCTCAAACAGATTGTGCGTCACCTCTAAACCACTGTCATCGCTATACCGCTTACCATGCTTAGCCAAGTATGTGGCAAAGCCAGTTACACCAACGCCTAGGGCACGTCGATCCAGCCCACCACGCTGTCCAGCTGGCACTGGGTAATTCTGGTAATCGAGCAGTGCATCGAGTAAACGAATGATGAGTTCGGAAAGTTCCTCCAACTCACTCAGGTCCTCTAGTGCACCGACGTTGAATGCGGCCAAGGTACAAAGTGCAATTTCACCTTGATCGCCGTTGACGTCATTCATTGGTTTTGTGGGCAAGCACACCTCCAGGCAGAGGTTAACGAGGTAGATTGCAGCGACTTTAGGATCGAAGGGACCATTGTTTACGTGATCGACGTTCATCACATAAATGCGGCCCGTAGCCGCACGTTCCATCCCCACTAAGCCGAATAGATCAACCGCCTTTACGGTTTTCTTACGTACAGAAGGATCCGCTTCGTACTTTTCATATAGCTCTGCAAAGCGTACTTGGTCTTGGAAGAAGGCATCATAGAGGCCGGGTACATCAGAGGGACTGAAGAGCGTAATGTTCCCACCGGTCTTTAGCCGGGTATAGAGGAAGTCATTAATCTGTACCCCATAGTCTAAACCACGACAGCGACTTTCTTCAGTACCTTTATTGTTCTTCAGTACCACGAGGTCTTCCACCTCATAGTGCCAGAGTGGGAAGAAGAGTGTGGCAGAGCCATCACGTACAGCCCCCTGCGAGCACGACTTAACAGCGCTGTGGAAATGTTTAATAAAGGGAATGAGTCCTGTGTGCTCTGCTTCCCCATTACGGATGGACGATCCCTTCGCACGAATACGACCTGCGTTTATACCGATGCCGGAGCGTTGGGAAATGTATTTTACGATAGCTGAAGCTGTAGCGTTAATAGAGTCGAGGGAATCTCCACTGTCTACCTTAACACAGGAGCTAAATTGACGGGTTGGGGTACGGGCACCCGCCATAATTGGAGTGGGCAGAGAAATCTTACCGTTAGACAATGCTGTATAAAAGCGTTTAATCAAATCCATACGCTGTTCTTTAGGGTAACCCGAGTACAGGGCCATGGGGATAAGCATGAACGCTTGCTGTGGACTTTCGAATAGCTGACCCGTTACACGGTTCTGTAGAAGATACTTCTTCTGCAGCTGACGGGCTGCAATATACGCAAGGTCCAGATCCTTAGTGTGGTCCAGTACGGAGTTCAGTTCTTGATACTCCTCCCAGCTATAGGTGTTCAGTAGATCTGGGTCATAGCGACCGGCTTCAACCTGGGTCTTCACATGGTCATACAGATGTGGTGGCTCAAACTGCCCAAAGGCCCGCTTACGCATCTGAAAGATCAGGAGGCGACCAGCGGCATACTGCGTATCAGGGTATTCTTCTGAGATTAAACCAGCGGCTGCGTTAATGAGTTCTTCGTGCAGTGCATCGGAGGTAATGCCATCGTAGATGCTTCGGCTGGCGGACATAAGAATCTGTGACGGGTAGGCAGTCTTCAGTCCTTCACAGGCCCACTGGACGGGCTTATTGACTTTATCCGCTTGGTAACTTTCCAATCGGCCATCACGCTTGAGTATTTTAATATCCATCTATACAACCTTAATGGTGGTCAGGTGAGAGCAATAAGGGCCTCTATAGCCAATCGCTATAGAGACTCCTAGTAAAGGGGTGTGGGAATCGTTTTGGTCTTCCCTGTGACACATGATTCGGTCTGGAATCTCCTCGTACAGGATCAGGGGAGAGGATAAAAGAAAAAATAAAGAGAGGTGCCCCAGCCCGAAGGCTGGGGGCTGTAGGTTAAGCGGCGAGTGTGCTAAGGATTACCTTAGCACTGGCCTCGTTCTGTACATACCGTATTTCGTCCCCAATGATGGGAGTGTACTCCTCCCATCCATATTTGACATCATTAAGGATAATTTCACCATCCTCAACTTTAATTCCCACTGCCTTGCCGTGACGCTTAGCGCCTACCACAAGACCCTTTTCGATAAGGGCCTTGGCCACATTGGTGGGTAGTGTAACCGAGGCAACCTCCCCCCGGCACACGCGTATGCTCTCTGCAGCAACATCCAAGAATGCGCTGCCGTCTTTGGAGAAGGCATCTTTTGCCATCTTTTCGAACTCAGTGCCGATGGCACCGTTCATAAGTTCAATGGCGTTGGCGATCACGCCTGCATCGGCTGTGATATCGCCCTGGAGGCATGCCGCCCGGCGGACTTCCGGCGCCTCATTAGAGACGATTACGTTACCTCCAGCGTAGCGCTGGAAGATTACAACGTTAGCCGGCGACTTCGCCAGCAGAAGGGGAAGAATTACCCCCTTCCGGCCAGCATTGTCTTCGAACTTAACCGGTTCAGAGACCGGCTCCCAAACGGCATTATCCATGTAACCGGTGCTGTTTGCCCATTCGCTATTGAACTCTACCTGATTATCGATGTTTTCGAATACGTCGTTAAAGTCGATGTAGTACATTGTAATTCCCTCCTTAGGGATTTGCGGTGGTCAGCGTCACCGTTAGGTATAATAGAATGCTGACGGAGACTGTTTATTCACGTATCTCCATTAAAGTGATATAGGCCTTAAATATCACTGGATCGCTAATTACAGGGCCTTTACCTTCGGAATAACACGAACGTGATAGCCCGTATCAAACTGACCCTTACATTCAATACCAGGTGTTCCCTCTATAAGGCCCCATGCCTCGGCTGAGATCAGTGCCTCTTTCTCTTCGAAGACGTACTCTAGGGCTAACATACGTTGGGTATCTCGATACCCTTCATCATCAGGGGTAAGGTCCACCAACGCATCTATACCCAATGCATTGAAGATGCGTTTCTTGGATCTCTGAATCCACCCGCTATCGGGTATGCGAGTGCCTCGACGGGCAGACGAAATCTGTCGCTCCTCGTGGGAGCCCAGTAGTAGGCGCAGCGGGTACATGTGCCCATTGCCAGTGTGTATAGCCCCCTTAGGGACAAGTGCCCTGTGGTAGAACCCACTGGGCTTATGTTTAATATTCAGAATGTCCTCGATTAGGATAGTCTGGATGAAGGGGGAGTTATCATTCTCCCCTAACAATATTTGGTAATAGACGTTTTCTTCGTCCTTACCTGAGGCGCGCATGTACAGCACGCCGTTTTTTTCTGCAAAGATAGCCATAACTGTGTCCTCCTTAGGACGTGGTATAATTATTTAATGTCTTTTAGAAAGGTGTGGCCACCATAGGTCAGCACAACTTTCTTAGGATCGTACCACGACATGTCCGTCGCAGTACGGGTATTCAGGTAATGAAGCGTGTTTTTAGGTAACATACGCTTCGGGTTTTCATACAGGTAGGTATACACTACCTGCGCTGCAGCACGCTCCTCTTCAAGCGTATACACACGACGCTTATCAGCCGGCGTACTGGTCCACGAGAACTGTTTGTGGTCGTGGATGATTGTGCATGAGGTGTCCTTGTACCGGTAACCGGCTTCCAGACGGTTAAGGGCAACCTCTGTGGCCAGGGCCATGCCCTTAGGTCCCTGATCAGCCGCCTCGTAGATGGCGTTCTCGATCAGACACTTATGCTCCAGAGACACACGTGCGTCTGTGTGTCCGGACATCAATTCAATAACCAAAGCCATTTCCATTAATGGGATCATGGTGTCCTCCTTAGGACTCGGTATTTGTAAGTAGGTGTTACTTGTTTACGTGCTTACGGATACGCGCTTTAACGTCATCTAACGACCCGTACTCACCATTCTCTTCAATAAATGGTTTAATAATCGCCAGTGAATCTTTGCGCACCTTAACGATCAACTTACGTTGGGTCAAATTATTGACGATCTCGGTCAAGAAGGCGCTGCGCAGGCGCTCTCGGCCCATCATGTCTTTAAGCTCTGAAAAGCTGAGATTCAAGGTGGGGGATAAGTCGGTCAGGGCATGTCGGTTATCAGTCTGTAAGTTGCGTTTACCAATCGCTTGCAGAATGGTAAGTTGTTCTTCAATATCAGCCAATACGGCCAATTCCATTTTCTTCATCATCTTATCTCCTTAGGCCTTACCGGCCCACTCTATCTTACGCGCCAACAGCATGTTTTTGCCATGCTCTTTGTCATAGCAGTTCTTCGCTTCGAATAGTCGAACGAACGCCTCCTCGGCGTCGTCGTCAATCTCAACCTCGTCAGACGGGATTGCGATCCACCCATAGGAACATAGGTTGACGTTATCTCCGTCTTTTACAAACTGATCCACCATCGGGGTTAGATGGCAATCAATGTCTTTAGACGTACCATAGAGGGGTTCGAACAGAGCCGAACTGTACTGGGTAACTCCGGTAGGCTTATCCTTATAAAAGACTGCACACCAGAACTGCCAGTTCCGGGGGTAGGTCTTATAGTGATTAAGGACGAACTGGATAGCTTCCGCTCGCTTTTGAGTACCATTTACATAATTGCCAATGGCCTCACACCCATACACCTCTACGCGTTGGGTAAGTAGGCCTCCGACAATAAGAACCTTACGGGCCATGTTATTGACCAGAGAGCGCTGGAAGGACGTAAGTGCCTTACCTTTTATGGAGGTAAGTTTAACGCTATGTTTATTACTCATTAGAAATGTACTCCTACCTGGCGCAGTGAGAGGGCACGGTTAATTTCCTTGACTCGGGCAAGCCAAGGCTCCAGATCAACCTCGGCCTTAATTAAATCTCGCCCCTCTTTAAGGAGGGCAGAAACTAGACAATCTTCCTCATTGAGGTGGCGCTTGTCGCCTACCATAAGCTCGAGTGAGCGGATGGCATGTTGGACATTGAAAGTAGGGGATTGAATGTTCATGGTAGTCTCCTTAGACTGTTGGGTGTATCCATTAAGGTGATATAGGTGTAAAATTGAAATGAAAGCATAAATCCCATTACCCCAGAATGGGTAATGGTTATAGCTTTATTAAACGGGTGCAGTTTGAATCGGTAGTAAAAAAGCCAGGGATAGTGTGTTGCTCTACTAAACGTCTACGGACATTAAATGAAGTAGAGTGCACCATGTGCCCTAAGTAGCTATTAATCGTTGACTGTACACGATCCCGCTCTGTCCAAAAATCACTGTAGTCGACTACAATTGAATTAGCTGTAGTCAATATACAATTCCGCGTATATCGTCTCCATGGTTTATGGACGTATCCTACGAAATTAATGCCTTGTGAGGCCGGCGTAATGGTACATTTATCTGGATGGACAGTTAACTCAAGTCGTTGTTTCAAGTATTGTCCGATTTGTACTTTCCATTCTTCCAGCTCGCTGCGGTTGGTTGAGAGAATAACCGCGTCGTCTACGTAGCGAACGTAGGCTTTCACGCCTAAAACATGCTTGACAAATTTATCAAAGTCATCTAGATACACGTTACTTGCAACTTGACTCAACAGATTTCCGATCGGTAAGCCATAGTTATACGGTACGTTCCAAAGTGACTTGTGTTTAGGTACGAGCTCAAACTGGCTATTCGGTTTTATAATCGGATTTACCGTAGGGTCGTTCCACAGTACCAGGTAAAGTAGATTAGATGTGAGGGACGATGAAGGTTCACCCACATGTCGTTCAAACTTATCCCACAGTATGTACTTGTTTATAGATACGAAAAAGTTCTTTATATCAAACTGTAGAACGAAGCAGTCAGTTGCGTAGTTACGGGTTACCCTGCGATGTAGCGCGGTGACCCTATTCGAGGCGGCTAGTGTACCCCTACCCTTAATGCAGCTGTAGGTATCCTCAATAAAGCGTTCCTCTAAGTATCGGCCAATATCTGCGTAGATAAGGTGGTGTACGATACGATCCCTAAACTGTGCCGCCCATATCTCCCGAGGTTTAGGTCGCGTTACTACGAAGACCTCGGATCGACCTATCTCATAATTGCCGTTGTTCACCTCGTCTAATAGAGTTAAAAGATTGTCCTCGAACCTTAGCTCAAATTCAAGGGCTGAACGCTTGTTGCGCTTCAAACGCCTACAGTCTAGATAGGCATAAAGTATATCTTCGTACGTGTACCGGTCCCGAAGGACTATCGGTGTAGACACTTGCTTTATCTCCGGAAAGGCACTACCCAGTTACTGTTGTTCTTGTTGTTGTTGTTCCAATTCCCATTGCCAAAGTTCAGGTTCCAGGCGTTGTTGGAATTGTTCTCGGTAGAGGACCAGACGTTCGTCGTGGTGTTAGACCATAGACTCGAATCACACCGACATGTCGCCACCTCGGTTAGACGCTTTTAGCCTTTTACCGCATGGGTGCTATGGTCCGAGATAGTGGACGTCTACGCCGACCTTGGTCTAAGCGCACTCTGTCTGTGTCTCCGATAGTCCATTCGTAATGTTAAATTCTGGCGTCGGTTATAATTGCACCAGCCCACTGTTTTTGCTGTACTGTACAGGCAACGAGTCGTTGGACTTGTTTACCAAACCCAATTTGTCCGCGCTCTCCAGTCGACACCGCACGCACATCATAGGCAATACGATATGATAAGAGCAATGCTTGGAGGTGGTGATTTATCTCCTTTACTAGTTGCAATTTTCTATTTCTGTCATTAACCTCCTCGTAGGCTAAGAATATTGAAAGAGTCAGACTAGTGGCCTGATCGATTAGCTTCGTACCTAAGGTAAATTTAAACTGCTTAGGCATTCGTGATACTAAAATGTGGGTGTCTTTGAGTATACTCCTTGCCAGCTGATATAATTTTGTACGTTCGTGAGGTTGAATTTGATGCTCTAGATTTGTCATACAAAATACAGTGGGTTGGTAAATAAAAAAAACACCCTGTAACCGCCCACGCGCGGTTACAGGGGGCATACATTTTGGACCCAGTCCCTACAAAGGGGCTGGGTAGCCTGTAGGGCTTTTAAATGGAGTAAGGGTAGTAAGGGCAGCCCTACAAAGGGCAAGCCCTAAAAGCAGTGTCCTTTAAAGGACACTCACAGTGACAGAGTATTGAAAGTGAATACCCGTTTAAACGGGTATTCTCCGGAAAGGCACTACCCAGTAACTGTTGCCCTTGCTGCTGCTGTACCAATTCCCATTGCCAAAGGCCAGGTACCAGGCGCTGTAGGAATTGCTCTCGGTAGAGGACCAGACGTACGACGTGGGTAGGTTACCGGTAGCGTCCGCTGCATTAATCTGAGTCCGATTATTGTAGATAAGCTGCAGATCCTTAGCATTGGGTAAGTCGTACCCTAGACTACGGCAGTATTCTGCAGCGGTAGCGCCGTTGTAGTTATTAACCAGTACGTCCGTATTGTACTCTGAGGAGTTAGGGTCATTCGGTGGGGCCCCGGACCCTACGTTGGGAAGGCTCGTATCGGTACCGTAGAGACCCCATGCTTTAGTCTGATGCTGTGAAGCGGGTGCAACGACCAGCCAGTCGCCTCCCTCCTGACCGAAAACGATACCGCCATCGGGCAGCGTAGTGCCTACCCCGATCAGCGTTTCAGTTTTAAACCCAATATAGGCACTCCAGGCTGACCAGTCACCCGTACTATCCTTATAACGTACGCGGGCGTAATACTGGGTACCTTCTGCCAGATTACTACTAGGCTGCCAGCTACTCACGGCACCCAATTCACCACTGTTTACCAGTCCAGTCGTAAAACCGGTGTTGGTTGCTAATTGAAACTGGGTGCCACTATGGACCTCATTGTTCTCAATTGCAAACGCAGATGCACTGAGTGTAGGACGCAATACTACATCGGTAGAGCCATTTGTAGGGCCTGTCACAGAGGGCGTACTGGGTGCAATCGACGTGGTCGTGAAGGTGGTTAGGGGAGAGGTAGCTGTTCCGCCGGTACTGCCTTCATAAATAACCTCTACATACACAGCGGTGCTCGCTGCGAATGCGTAAAACCCTTCAACATCAAAGGTTGTCAACGCGGTGGTGGTGCGACCACTGGTAAACAAAAGGTTAGTTTTATTAACATCCCCATAGAAATTCCAGATAGATGCAACGTGGGTATCCTGAGTACCGTCTGCCAGCACCCCATTAAAACTGGAGGCCGTAATGATAGGGCGAATAGTTACCCCAGTCGCACCGTTCAAAGGAGAAATAATTGTGGGGCGCGCGATGCCCTCGAAGGACACGTCCATTGACATTGCCACGCCACCGGGGGTAACACCGTCACAGATGTGAAGTGTGGGTACGCCTGTGCGCAGGTCAATAATCGGTTCACCCGGGGTCCCTAGATATTGTTCAATCGCATTGGACGTAAACCGTTTCCAGAGCCAAGGCTCTCGCATGATTTTTGTAGCCATAATAAGCCTCTATAAACTGATATCGATATCGATGTGCCATGCACAGAGGATTCGGTTTAACAGCATAGTCTACCACTCCTAAATGGAGTGGGAGACTACTATTCAATATGGTGGGTCTTACGTGATTAGACCCCTACCTTACATGGTGCGGAATGGGAGACTCGAACCCGCACACCATAAGGCAGGTGAACTTAAAACACCAATGTCTACCAATTCCATCATCCGGGCACTGTTTCTACAAACTATATAGTGCGCATGTAGAAATTAATCAGACGCCGTATACACCTTTCCCATAGCGCGACAGACTGCACGTTCAAATTCCATCCGTTGACACGCACCGGCCTCCATGAGCCGTATACGGGAGTATGCCTCAGCTAACGTACTACAGTTCTCTACTATAGTTGAACATAGTCCTAACCAGAAACCCCCTACCGCTATGACGCCTTCTGACAAGTGTATTTCTAGCGTAGAGTGCGGGGTTAGCCCCATATGGCATGCGAGATGTTCACCCTGGGTACGTGTCATTAAGGGTCGACCGACCCACTCACATCCCAGTGCAAGTTTTTTAACTGACCCATCCATTACACTTCATCCAGCCATTCGATAGTAGTATCAGTAGGGTATATAAAGTACCCTCTCCTCGGCGTGTTGTACGCCTCACTCTGCTCAAACCCCCTAGGGCGATACACCTTCACTCGACCATTGTGCACCATTTTAACAGGTTCCAATATCCAGTGCTCCCCTGTAATGTGGGCGGTTGCGACATGTGAGCATTGTGTTAAAACGTCGCTTGTAAGCAGGTGCGTATCCGAAACCCCTAAGGGTCTGTATACATGAAAGATAAGGTATTCTAAAGCTGGGTAATTTTTAAAGAAACGACCCAGGCCTGGATACATAGACTGGACACATTGTTCGATGGTGGGGCATACTGAGATATGGGCAGGTTCACCTATTACCTCCTTGCGGGGGTACCATAGTGTCTCCAGGGTGCGGTCGAACGAAAGGTGCCACAGCTGTAGATGCGGTTCAGTTACTGACATGTGGAAATGCCTTAGCCTCTGGGTTGGTTTCAATGAGTGATCGGTCTGGATCCAATCCACGTTCGTTGTTAGGGTCACGACCAGTACCCTCACCCTGCGTAACAATAGTACGTAACATGCTCAGGTGATAACGATACAACGTCTCTACCTTACACAGTCGCTCATATTCAGCCTGTGTGATCTCGATCGTATCTTCCATATTTCCTCCCCCGCTACCATAGAAACCAATCGTCCCTTCGGTATGTTTGAGTAACCGTTTTCTAGCCGCTGCTTTTGTTAAGTACGTCTATACGATCGTCCCTACCCTAACAAACGCCACTGCTTATCAGACAGGTTTACTAATGTAGGAGTGACGACTCCGTCGGGACTATGTAAGTATACCGTTTTATCATCCGCACTGCGACACTGATAGTAGGTGCCTTCTTCTGTTACCTTCGTACGGTGCATCATAAACGGTCGGACACCTACATCAAGTGTCTTACCAGTAGGGGTAAAGCTAAACCCCACTACGTCCACCATCGGTATACGTACGTAGGTCGATGTGACCACTAACAGAATGTTACACTCGTCCACACGGTGCAGTGTAACACCCTGTATTTCAGTTTTATACATAGCCGTTTCACTGTAACCGGTTACCAGAGACTCCGTATCACCGCAAAACCATTGTGCGTATACCCCCAACATATCGCCCTGCTCGACTGAACGCAGTAAAGGACGAACCACAACCACCCCGGCACTATGGTTCAGCCCCTCCTCAAACAATACCCGCCCTTCGCAGACCGTGGTGGAGCATAACAGGTGACGTTTACGTACCTTTAGCCAGGCACCGTTTTCTTTATAACTATACTCTAAATAATCCATACTGCCCCTCAATGTCGTATCTGAATAAAACTTAATGCGCCCGTACTGCCCGCACGTCTCACTGTAAAGGCACTGCCTTTCCACGTAAAGGTATGGAGCGCCTCGTCACCTATAACGTGGGTAGGGCCACGTTCCCCCCGTGCAACCACTATAGTGCCTTCTTCCACACTGAAGACCATTAACTCCAAAACATGATCCTTAGTATAATGTCCAATGTAGAACCCTGCCATATCGTACGCCAGTGCCGGTAAACTCTTTAGGCTCACTATCCCTAGCGGAATACGTACGCTATAGTTTTCATCCCCCATTACACCTATAACCCGAAGATACCCACAGACCTCGTCCACGGCATCCTTCGCCTGCTCGATGCAGTACTCTAATCGCCCCAGAGGCGTTTCTATCGCCTTTATCGTAACATCCATGCCTACACCCCTCTTCATTACCTTTATCCCTTAGACCGCCTCTGGAGTCGCCTCCGGTGCATTGACCCGCAATGTATACCGATCCCCTAAACAACCGACCAAAAGATCGCGCGCTTCTTCGCCCTCAATGGTAAAGTCCACCTCAATCGAACCAATGTGCGTAATATCCGAAACCACCCCTTCGTGTAACTCCCCTCGATTGGATATCAGGTAAATATCCGGTATAACCTCATCCTCACAGACTATCATTAGGTAGGTATCCAGTCCGGGCTTACTAATATCTACGATCTGGGGTGGCGACTGGGATTCGATTGCAGTACTGGTAACCGACAGTGTGTAGTTATGCACTGCTGTATCTAGATCCACTTGTGTAATGCGTTGACCGTGACGTTTATCGTAGCTGTATATAGAGAACTGGCCACGGCTATACCAGTAGTGCATATAACGATCGTCCTCACACTCGACCAAGGGTACCTCTATAGGGGTCATGAAGATACGGCGCAGTGTACGTGTAAACCAGTTGCCCCCTATCATGGCTGGTTCGATTCGAAGTACAAATCGTTGGATTAAAGGATCTTTAGGTCCTTCTACTGTCTCAGAATAGATAATAGCTAGACCCTTCTCTGGAGTACCGATCTCTAAAATGACACTGCGCATGGTTACATTTCCTTTATTAAAGACTCTATCTGATTCTTACCATGTACACTTTTTAACCAGAATATAGAGCATATACCCCAAACCCCAATGTTTACAGGGGTCTGGTTTCTTAAGTGCTTGATTTTAAAGGGATTTTCGAAAATCCAGAGTTGTAAGGCCCCTCTCCCCCTTCCGGTCGTCTCTCCTGGTTCGTGTCTCGCTTTCCAGCTCGCCCCTCCCAGGGCGAGCCTGGAAGTGGTAGAGGTCTTTTTTTCTCTCAAATTATTAGTAGAGTCTTGTGAATTTTCACAAGACTTGTAAAATAGTCAATAAAATCAGAGGTAGGAGGAACGACTACCGATAACAGTAATTAGCCCTACACCCTTTTAGGGGGTGTAGGGTTTTACAGGTTTGAATAGAGGGTACTCTGTAGTAGAGTACACTGTAGAGTAAAGTTTATCAGATACAGGTAGCAATACATTAGCGAAGCGTTACACCTAACCCAGCATAAGCTAAATTGGCCTTACCGGCCTGAGGTCACAAAAATGGGTGGCGCTCGCGGCCCCGATTATTTTACTATAGTAAGAATGTACAATAAAAAAAAAATAGATACGATACTCTCCCTGATCTAGATCAGGGAGAGTATCGGCTTAAGTCTATGGGTTCGGTACAATAGGCGGCATGTCTAAGTCGGCTAAGGCGGTGTTGACCTTAGTCCACACCTCATGGTCAGGATTCTGAACGGCCTGGTACTGTGTCTCCGATAACTCACCCACGTCCCGCATGTACCGTACAACGGTATTGATCTGCCTAGGGTCCTGAAGTACAGAGTGCCATTGTCGATACGTCGCATAATCCAAATACATTTGGTCGCGAACGCGATCCATCGACCCCGATTCCTCCTCTAAACCGCAGAGACATTTTAATTGGTGGATCGCCAATCCAACGGCGACATGTGCCGTTAACTCAGAACGTACCTTGTATTTAGAAGTGATGGCCCTCACAGTATAGTTAAGTGACGAGTCGCGCCCATTAGCCAGTCGTATGACCCACCCCACCACCGTGTAACCGGCGCGAGTTGGCAATGTGATAAGCCAGGCGTTATGGTAACACAACTTGTGAATCAAGTAGCTAAAGTACTTCATGCTGCAATGTCCTCATTATTCCGATCAGCGTATTTAACGATCTCAGTAGTCATAGTGCCTTCCATACGGTATAACCCCCTGACCCTAAGGGTCAGGGGTGCTATTAGCGTTCTTCAAACCACTCTTTAAGGGTCAGCTCACCACCGTACAAATTGTTTTGGTAACGGTAGTCCTGATACTGTTTCTTGTGGTAAAGGTAGTCCTCCAACAGGATCTCAGTCCAACGTTCGCAGTCGTACTCATTCAGGATATCCTGAGGCTCCATGAAGCCAATGAACACCAGTTCCTCTTCAGCGGTTGTCCACTCCTCAGTCGTTACTGAGATAAGGATAGGGCATCCCAGGTGCACGGCTTCTACACCACCTTCAGCTGCAATCTTGCAGTGCATGTGAATGGATTTGTCCTTAAAATCCAACACTGATGCAATCTGAGTATCCCAACCAACGGCTGTCTTCTGATATTGGCCGAACGCACCCTCTACAACTTCACCTGTGCCAATTTCTGCTGTTGGCACCAGCTCCTCAAGCAACTCACGCATAATGGCCTGATGGTAGGTGGTGTCCCAGTATAGCCGCTCAGGACGACCATTACTCCAGGCCAAATCGGACATATCAATGTGGCCACCCAGGCCCACCGAGTGTTTACCCAGTAAACGGTTCTCACCAATACCTTTGGTGCGCTGGTAACAGAACAGTTTACCATTACATTCTACCAGTACGTAGGGGAGGACCTGTCGGTAGTTAGGATTAACCTCTAGCCCGGCCCGCTGCCCGATAAAAATATCACCTCCTTCTACAGTAAAGGGAACCAGGTTACTATTGTCCGCCTTAGGGACAATGTTAGCTGGTACTGCGAAAATATGTTCTTGATGTTTCATGTATTACTCCTTCGGTTAGCTAGATCTTCACAATTGACCCAGGCATCCACAGCGTCTCTATTGTAATCAACCCAATGTTGACGTATATCCCCGCTACTCAATAGCCATTTCAAAATGATGGGTCGCATCAGCATAGGGTCTGCACACGCCCTACTGTTAGATAACTCCTCTAGAAAGGGAATCGTGATTGTGGTGCGAAACTCCACATCATCTACATACCCGTCAGCGCACCGCACCAGGTCCATCACGATGAGGAAGTTATTCTCAATGCTTCTTCCAGTGATTTTGCGCAAGGCTTCCGTGTTGCTCACAATGAGCATTGCGTCGGGGGTTGTGGGTAAAACGGGAGGTATTATTTTATTTACATGGTATTTCACTACTGCGTCCTTACCCTGTGTCCACAAAATCCATTTACATATTAAGTCCTCTTTAGCTTTATAGAGCATTACTGTTATTCGGCCAACTATTGTCGCTAAATTCATGACTAGATCCAAACTATGTTATTTGTCGATTATACGCATGGTCGACTTGACACTGTCATACTGGTATGCGGTCGCTAATAGTCTTGATGATTTTATCTCTTGCCTTTTTAGTCAGTTTATAGTGACGCTTTATATGGCCGGTTTCCATGGTCCAGGCGTCTACAGGTGGGCCGCTAGAATCTGGATCCACCGAACACACCGCGAACACCGACGCAACGGCGTCCAAGTCATCAGGCAGCCGCAGCATTCTAAACACATGTGTCCCACTACCCATGGTCAAAGTCGAATGATGACTATATTTTTTACACTCCATACGCTCGGCCCATGACAGTCTATAGACTCTTTTATTAGTCACAAAAATGCCACCAAAGGAGGGCCGTTCGAATGTGTTGGCAATAAGTGCACTAATCGATTTAGATACATCGTAGCCGTTATGAGCTTTATCGAAAATTGTTGACGCAAACCTATCAATGCCACCACAGTGACCTGCAAACCCGGCAGCCAGTACAAATTCTTCAGCTTCACTGTTCCATGGAACGTTTTGCTGATTGAAAATATGCAGTTTGCAGACGGTCAGGTTTGGCCACTTACGGCTGATGCTTGTCCTTAGAGAGTCTGCGGCCAATACGCCGTCCTTCCAAATAATCGTGGTCATATATAGCCCTATGTATAATTAAGTCCATAGCCGACCCCTATATCCGTTCTAGGATATATGGGTCGGTTAAATGAATGGGTATTGCGTTATTTGTTGCAAGTCCAGTATTACAGTATGGCGACCAAGTGGCTCAGCGTTTATATCCAGGTCGCGATATACGTTAACCTCCAGACGCAGTGAGCTCTCATGCCGCTCAACATCCACGATGGTCACTACCATTGCGTCTTCCGGTAGAATGGCACTTCTGGGTAAACGCCATGACCCCTCTGCATCCTCTTGGGGGTAAGTGACTGTTTTAAAAAGCTGCGAGGTGTAGAGTTCGACGACATGGCGTGCGGTTGGAATGCGTGGATATGGCATGTCGCACATATACAGTGTCTCCTCAGGGGACCCTGTGTTCAATATGTCACAACTACTACCCTTGCCCTCACTGTAAAATTCACTCAGGAATGTCCAGTTTTTGAGGCTGTATTTACACTGTAGCTCGGCACCCAGGGCCTTTAGCAGAAAAGATTTGCCTGAGTTTGACTGGCCGGCAACAACGACGCGGTTGCCCAGTTGATCAATCAGTTCTTTAGGAATTGAGCTAGTCATTGTCTTTTTCCTTTTTAGTAAGGGAGGCCGTGTTTAACGGCAGATAATTTAACGATCATGGCTAACAGTGCCAGCTCAACATCTTTCTCATCGGCATCGTCGCATCCATAATAAAGAACGTGGTTATTTATAGCGAGTGGCACGATGACGTGGAAGCGATTCATCTGGTCGTCCGGCGCGGCCATTGCATTCCAATTGTGAGTAAAGGCAAATTTGCAAGTACCCTCTTTAAGGTATAGTGTATCTTCTACGCTGCTGCCCATGTAGGCTACGCCGTAGTGCACGGCATCTGGCTTATCCAGAACACCTGCCTTCGAAAACCAGTCGATCAGCCCGTCTACGGTACCGTCGCTAAGTTTCCCTACGTGTGCATGAAAACTTTTTACTGCATTAGATAAACTCATGACATATCTCCTTATGGATTTGTGGACATTGCGTCCCTCTTTGATGTACATACTAACCCCCTTATAATGGAAGGCGATCTACGGCATCTGCCAGGCCGTACATTGCAATTATAAAGAGTAAGACAAACAGTGCCTTGACAAATTCCGGGACACGTGAAACGAGTCGTTTAACGTTCATTCGTCTCTCCTTTAACAATCCTGCGCTGCATGCGCTTTAAACGAAAGCACAGGTCGGAATGTGACCCCTGTGCCATTAACACCTCACGCGCTTCCCGCAGGAGGGCGATCAGTTCTTTTTGGTCCTTCGGCATTTTGCAGCCTCCTCTAAATTGTCTAACCACCAGTCATAGCGCAGCTGTAGCAAATCCATCTCATGCTGTACCATTGAGGTGACGTCACCACCTAAATAAATAACTCTGTCACCGTCCACTCCACAATGTAAGCGGTGGAGGTCTTCTTTTAACGTGACAGGTAGATCTACGTTACGCACACCCTATCTCCTTAATCTATATCCTATGTTACTCCATTAGTGACCTGCTGACCGTATAGTCATTACGGTAAGCTCCTTGATCCGTCCGCCCCCGGCCAAGGGGCGGACCCCTATGCCCTTCGCGATACCCTATGTAAGTGTCTTGCATCATTTACATCTCCTTTTCGTTTGGAGGACATGTCGTTGAGATGTCCTCTCTTTTTATATACCTCACTGGCGTCCGTTAGGGACGCGCTTTATGCCGTCTATACGTATCGGTAATATAGGTTTACGTTAATATTCAAAAGCAGTTACTTAGGCCGATGCTATAGATCCCTTTACGTACCAAGGTAGACTATGAACACATTACTTATGCAAAATGACGCTGTCGCCCAGGCGAAGTCTACACTGTCTAGGCTCCACGCGGCAGTAGGTCGTACCAGTACCCTATCCCTCAGTGGCGCGTTAGTACCACGCGTGGTACTGGCAAAACTGGTATCCCGACTCAAAGGGTTAAAGCTTTTACCCTGCCCTGAACTCGAAACCCATTTGGTCGCCATCGGCAATGGCATCGATAAAGAAGCCCTTTATACCGTACCCTATACTGGTACCCGTGTTACAGTAGAGCTCTATGGCGTACTGGAAATCAGTGAGCGCATTGAGGGCCTACTGGCTAATAAAATGTCCGCTACCGATAACCGATGGTATTTGCCCATTGGCCGACTCCACCCGCTATCCGTTGAGGTGTGGATCTACACAGGCGACGAGAACCGTGTACACGTAGAGTACGTAGACGGGGATACACGTACGCCGTTTAATGGGACTTTAGGTGACTGGTGTAAGACCATTTCACCGGCACCACCCACGACATCCAGTGTACTGCCGGTTCACCCGACTCCTTTACCTGCGATGGAAGCACGGGGTGAGTCCACCTATGTGAACATAAAAGCGGTGTACGATGACTACTGTAAGTCGGCAACCTTCGACCGACGATGGAGTAAGCTTACCCTAACGATGGTTCGGGCCTTTGAAGGTCGTGATGAAGAGCACATTAATTTCCTAGGGGGGAATCTGGTAGGCGTATATCGGTTACACTGGCGTGCCGATGATGCATCAGAGTGGTACGAGCGACTGCGTATCGATGACGTCCGGAGTCTGAAGCAGGATTTCCATGACCTTCCGACCATTAACCCTGACTTCCATGTCGTGGGGAACCCGATAAACGCAAGTTTCTTATATGCAGTGCACCGGGTACTGACCGGCGATCTACCTGAACGCGAGCGTACAGAGGTTGCCGTAGCAATCCTTGCACACATGCATTACCAGTTCCTGTCCTCCCTACTGTACCACCAATTCCCGTACCGGGCACAAGAGGCGATTGCACTGGCACTGTATGACTCTTTGAGTCGTAAATCTATGCTGAAGCAGTACCATACCTGGGGTAACCTTGTACGGGCGCGGTCGGAAGACATTATCAGTAAGGGTAGCATTCATTACCAGACCCTAATTGACTTTTCAGATGACGAGAAGATCATTTACGCCATCAGTGACATCCAGTCTCGTATCCGTGAGGTCGTTAAGAAGTTAAAGTCTGAGTACATGCGTTTACGGGATCAGGATGCTCGTGTCATGTCACAAGGCACTACCTTAGTGACCCGAGAGGGTGAAACGGTGTTGCGGGAGTTTGAGAATAAAGCCGCAGGGCTGCAACGTGCGCTTAAGGACATCATACGCGACCCCCAGGACCTTATTCGCAATGAGGTGCTAGAGAGTACCTTGAAGATGGTCACTACCGCAGATGAACGGTATCTGCGCACCGCACTCCTTTATCTATCCGACGCGATGGGTAACAAGGAACGGGCCTCCGTTGAGGCCTTGGTCGATGCGTTAGTAATCTTTATCCAGGGGTATTTACGTCGTGCACCGGCTAGTGAACGTACCCTTATTCATGTGGTCATGAAAGTACGTAACCTGATGCGCTCCTCACAGCTTGCCGCCTCGGACGCCATTGCCTTACGTAGCCTAACAGCCGATCTTATAGAAAAGGCATTGGAAAAACGTAACACTACGGTGCAGGCCTCTACCCGCATTGCAGTCTTAGTGTACCTAACCATTCGCCTACTTACCCTTAATCATTTCAAATAAGAGTATCCCTCATGAGTTGTTTACCGGATAAATGTCTCTGTAATAAGACCTCCCTTACGGCACTGCTGGATCCCGGCAAGATCGACAGTGAAAACTTCGCCTATACCCTGACCTGTGCCTTAACTGACTTCAATAACACCATCATGGAAGTGAAGCCGCTACCCCAGTCGGTGAATGAGGCGAATCTTCATACCACAATTGTAGAGCTGTTGAAACCCACGCTGAATGCCCATAACTGGGACATCAGTGTGGAAGTGGCAGGCCCGTATAGCTGGGCTGTAACCACTTGGCCTCTTCAGGCCGTTACGGAGGAAGGGTGCCTGTGCCAGCTTTCGTGGGACGTTAACCTTATCTGCATCAAACGGGTGAAGAAAAATACATGATCTCGACTAAATGGACAGAGCGATTTGTGGAGCTAAGTCGTCACGTCGCTACCTGGTCAAAGGACCCCTCAACGCAGGTAGGCGCACTGTTAGTGAACATGGATAAGAATGTACTGGCGTTGGGGTATAATGGATTCCCACGGGGGATGGATGATACTCCAGCCCTCTACCATGACCGACCCTTTAAATACAAACACATCTTGCATGCAGAAACGAATGCCTGTTTAAATGCACTTTCCAGTGGCAGTCGGGTAGAGGAAAGTATCCTGTTTGTAACCCACCCGCCGTGTACCCATTGTACAGGGGTAATCAAACAGGCCGGTGTCGTTGCCTGCATATTTCCAATGCCCGATGATGACTTCCTCAGTCGCTGGCCGTTAGACGACACGATTGATCACTTCAAGCGCGTGAAGTTAGGGCTGGCAATGTGGGATGGCGATAACTTGGTATGGCTACACAACGTATAACACGAATACTCCACTCCCCACACGGGGAGTGGAGTATTACTATTAATAACCTCTATTTCGCAACAGCGCCCCACGTAAGCTGTTTGTCTTACGTTTGGACTCTTTGACTTGCTCTAAGATACTGTCCATGGACATGGCGCTACCGCCATCCACCTCCGTACGCGCGACCAACCGTTTAAGGTTAGCTTCAATACGAATGCGTTCCGCTGGACTGTCCGCTTCCTTAAGTTGCTCCTTAAGGTCCTCAATCTCTAATCTAAGTTTAGCCTGCTCACCCCGTTTAACGGCATCCTCTTCTGACAGAGTTGCCCCGTCGTCCGATACCAATGACATTACGTCCCGGGTGTCCAAGCCGTACTCATCCAAGTGACGACCATGGGATAGGAACCAATGTCCCAATAGCCACCCCATGACCAAATCATCGTGTCCTCCCTCTGGATGGTCCACCCGCCCATTGCGGGTAACCAGTCCACGGATTTCAGAGGACAGGGTGCGGTCTCGTACTTTATGGGCGGTGGTCTTCGCCGCTTGCTGGAGGACCGTATCGTACAGAAAGGCTCTGCGGTTACCCGTGGTCATAAAGCCAAACTTACCCTTATGACGTAAGTAGAACTCCTCCTTACGCTGGCTCAAGGGACGACACAGCTCCTTGTAGTCTTCGGGGTACTCAGCCTTATTGTCAATCAGTCGATTGTAAATGCGGCGGAAGGGGTCTACACCGTAGGTGGGTAGCTTCGCAATCAAATAGTCCAGGATACCCTGTGCTGAGGATTTGTTCTCAATCATCAGGATGGTTTTGGGGAACCGTACCATAAGTTGTAACAGCCATTCTGCATAACGGTACAGGTTAGCCTCTGAAATATCCGACGCTGCCGTAATTGAAAGATCACGACTATCGAGTATGGCAAGTCCATTGCTGTCGCGCCCTACGGCGTTCGAGCTATCCAGTGATAAGATGTGCCAGTGGCTTTCCATCACCCGTGTAATGTCCGCATGTGGATGGTACCATCGCAGTATGTAGTTATTAGTGCTGCGCTCAATATAGAGAGGATCCATCTCAGATAGGGCGATGGCTTGGTTTAGCTGTATGGAGAGAGGTGAACTCTCTGTACCGCTGGTCCAGATATTAAAGAAGTCACGGTTCGCCAAGTCCTCAGAGGCACGGGCGTTATCGATCGCTTCTCGTAACCAGTCATCCGTTTTACCCAATTGACGGTGACTAAAGGTACCGTTGATCATGGGGCTGTTTGAGGTAGAGTTAGCTTTAATAACCCGCACCAAATCCTCAATGTTTACACAATCGTACAAACATTCATTCCAGTACATGCCATTGTGTACCAGGTTATATGCAAAGCGCCCCTCTTTCGTATCCTTACGTCCAGCTGTAGTCGTAAAGATGTTACCATAGAGCCCTCGTGCCATCTTCGCGTTCTCACGCGCCGCTGTAGCCGCCGCCAGCGCCACTGGCAAGGAGATGTGGATGTTCGGGATATAGGGTAGCTCGTCCGCCTGCAATATGGCTGCGGTTAAACCACGACCTAGGTTATCTGCACCCTCACGTGACTTCTGACCCACTGCGGTAAGATATTCATTAGAACGCTCAACCATGGTAACAATTTCGGTATTATCCGCATCATTACGGGTGGTCGGATTCAGGTAATTCGGTAGCTGATCCCGTATCGCTTTAATGCGGGCGACGTTCTGACGGCGTAGGGGATGGTCTTTGGTTATAAGCTGTACTTTGGTACTCCACGCCATCATGGTCAGAATAATCACCATGAGTACGTCGGTTGATGCCGATTTACCGGTCTGACGGGGCTGTATCAATGCGTAATCAATGTGGTTAAAGAAGCACCACATCATGGAGATATTACCCCGGTTCGCTTTAAAGGGAATGGGTGCGGGACCACCCTGTGGCGGTAGGCGAATCACTTCTCGAACAACATACCAGGGATTCCATTGACACTCGGTGGCGATGGCGACCTTCGTTTCAAAATCCAAATTAGGGTCGTGTGGATCAATGCCCTGTAGTGCGGGGTTTAGCAGTGATAGGTGAAACGCATGGTTTTCAACACCCATCTCACGGTAGACTGCTGCCAGACGTAAGAAGGACTCGTTTGTCGTGCGGGTATCCGCAATGGCGGTGCCGTATCGGTTCCAATCAGACTTGAACAAAATCATACCGACTATCCTTAAAGGTAAAATTAACTAATAGATTCAACATTAATATTATTGGGAACAATCCCACCATTACTATCACGACTACCACTAGGATCACTAACATGAATCAGAACTTCACCATCAAGGCATATAAGCCCCTTAAAAATGCAACCGTAGAATGTCGCGTCTATAGCTGCCGCTCATATCGGTTTGAATGGTGCACCAATGACGGTATAATTTTAACTGCGTGTGGGCTGTCTGGGACAGATGAGGATGTAATATTTATGATACCTCCCAGCAGTGCAGCTCCTACGGAGAATGATTTTACAAAGATCATTGTTGAGAACATGGCAGGTAAAACGGTTGACTACCATAAATACAAAGGCGATAAGTTAGTTACGTTTACGACTTCAACCTAAGGACACCAATACCTGACCATAGGTCTTTAAAGATACTCTCCCTATCCCCATTGGGGATAGGGAGAGTATGGTGTTAAATGTCGTTCTCAATCGAGAGGGGTGTTATGCCGACAACCTTTTCGCGACCGTTCGCAATAACCAACCATACAATGTTCAGTGGCCATGCACGGTCCCATTCACGGTCCAGACCTAACCGGAAGGTTTGGTTCCAGTCCTCTACAGCATAGGTACCAATCTCCCAGTCACCGTTATCGCCACCGTTCTCTAAACGGAAATGGGTTGGGGTTGGCGCAGCATCCAGGAGTTCAGGGTCAAAGATCGGATCCATGCTACTATAGAGCACCGACAGCCAGTCGTACACCACCACCTGGTTACAGCTGATGTTGAACGGCTTCTCATCCAAGGAACTTGCAACCGCATACACATCATGTCCAAATTGCGTATACCCATCACCCAGATAGTCAATGATCCAGTTATCTACCTCAGTGGCATTGGGTGGGTTCAAGGTCAGGGTAACCTGCTGTGTATGGATGTGACCAGGGTATGCACCTGGCAGTACGCTATCCAGATCCAGTGTAAGGTTAAGGATTTGAGTAATGCCAAATGAGAGTCCGTTAAAGTCCCACCCATTACTTTGCTTAACCAGCACCTGCTCTGTGACGTCCAGGTTCAATGTATACTCCACATCGGTCAGACGTATCCGTAGTTCGTACTGGGTTCCAGTCCAATACGGAATGACGTAGAGCTTAAACGCAAAGCTCTGACTGGTGGGTACGTTCGCCAGCTTATACGTTTTACTGATCGAAGGAATCGGTGTACCCGACAGGTTAATTGACTGCTCTTGAGCACTCGGATAGTAGGTTAATACCACGTGTGTGGTTGGTCCCAACAAACTGGTATTGAAATTACTTAACCCATGGAGCTTTACCCGCACCCCGTCAATCGCATGGTCCTGATAGTTCCCATCACTGTAGTGTACCCGACAGGTTAACATGGACGTGTTAAAGGGCACGTTAAGCTGGTTCTCAATCAGTAGCGGGTCATGGTCAGAGAGCAGGTGGGAAATAAGCTCTACGTCCTCTACATAGACGTTGGACGCAGTAGGTCCAGCTATCATGTTCGCATTGCGTACAATAAAACTGTGTTCCCCACAGGCTCGCCCTGCGGCATTGTAAATAATAGCGGTGACAATCTCACCGTCCTGCAGATCCTGACTGGTATGACAGCGTGCAGGGCGTTTGAGCGTAGCGTTACCCTGAAACAAAGGTACAAGGTCTACAGACTCTGAAATGACCGCACCCCGACTGTCAACGGATTGTGAGACAACGGTACCTTCCGGTGAGGTATCGGTACCCAGATAAAGCTTCATCTGAGTAGCCTCACTCCCGTATACCCGATACCGACTGTCGATTGACAGGGTAAAGGGCTTCGTCATCTTATCGATAAAGATACGGGTTGCGATATGGGGCTGATAGAGTTTGAGTCCCTCGTGTAAGTTGTCAGGGTCTTTAATTTCATTCTCGAATCGAGCAGCTGGGTTAAAGGGCACCAGGGTCGGAATTGCCGTTACCGCATCTACTGCATCAACTCGATAGAATAAATCAAACCCGTCAAATACAATGTCCCCAACGTTAGGCACATATAGCGTATCTGACGTGTCAATGTTTTCACCCGTATACACCTCTCGCAAGGTCCATACGCGAAACCCGCGTTCCGGGTCCCGTCTATATACAACTGACATAGTGTCACCTTATGCTTTTACTACATTGAAGTAGGTATTAAAGACCAGTCGCTTATGGAAGTAAAGCTCGTTCAATATCCGTAAGAACATAAATTCGTCCTCCGTTACTTGTATCTGCTCATTCGCAGGGCACGGATGCACATCGATCATGTTCCATTCCAGGTCTTCTGATAGAACGTCCCCTTCAAGCTCACCTAAATAGTCGTGCATGGCTACAACGGCCGCCCCTCGACTCAGCCCAATGCGCGCTACGTCAATGACCTTGTCCCGTATACGCTGTACAGTACGGTATACGAATGGACTGTGGATAGCATGGGCGTGCGTAATAAAGACAGGCGCATCTACGTATGGTCGCTCCAAGATAGGGTATAGCAGTCGACTGGCGTCTGACTCTGTCTCTTGTACTAAACCATAACGTTCCATTACCCACTCTGATAGGGAGCGGACAGGGGTTTCTCGATAGTACAGCCCCCCTTCACGTATGGAAGCCGCAAGACTCTGCTCTGGTCGCTCTGTCAAATCCCAGTCATCCACTGAAGATAGTTTCCCATCTACCACTAGAGTATGGAAACGAAGATCACTAAAGCGGGTCGTTTTCCCATCCACCATCCTACGGTTACGGACAAACCCTGACTCAGCCCAATAATCGGTTTGATCGGGTAACCCATAATGGAATACCTGTACCCGTACACGGTCATTTAAATGCCCTAGGTGATATTCCTTCGTATAGAGTTGAATGTTGGGGTAATCGACTTTAAAGTCTATACCCTCTACTAGACGGCGACCATCTAGATAGATCTCTAGATGGGAGAGACGCAGCAGTGTGGCGGGACCCTCATCGCTATAGATTGAAAACGGATGGTAGAGGAGCTCAGGGTCCACCGAAAGGTCACGATATATGCTATCACGGATCGTGCGACGCATTCGCTCATCCGTTTTGTGGTGATCCAACCACGTCAGAGTACCTGTACTCTGGTCCACTGTATAGTCTACCCCGTGGAAAGCCGGATGCCAGTTCTCACTCGGCACTGCCCGCCAGTAGTATTGGTCACCAAACCAATCAGCCTCGGTAATGTAATCGGTATCCCGATCCATCCCATCACCTGTCTCACGACCATCACCAGGAATGCACCGTACTCGTTTAACGAACTCACTTAACTGAACGGTGGACCCATAACTGCCCTCAGGTACCCTCACGACTTCAATCAGGATGCCCTCCACATCGTACCCAAGTACCAAACAGCCAATGCTTGAAATCCAAGGCAATCGGTAATTCCATTTTTGTATACCGGCATTCCATAGAAAATGTGACTCAGGATAATGGCCTTCCAGTACACGACGGTTTACCTCATCGTAGCTATACAGACCTGCAAGTGCCTCCAGTGAGAGTGTACCTGCAACGGCGTTCTGCCACTGCATGTAGGCGGATTGCTCCAACTGCGTCGGCTGCCAGCAGGTAAAGGTACTGCCTGTCCCCACCATTAGGCTACGTCGGTAAGCTTCATCTACCCGATACAAGTCCAATGTATGCTGCCCATCGACCTGAGGGAAGCGCTTTACCGCATCTGTGGTTTTACGGAAGAAGATTCGGAAGAAAGGCTCCGTTAACGGTAGGGTTTCCCAGTGTTCCTGGATAAGCGCCTCTACGCGGCGACTGTCTACCCCAAAATCCTGATGTGTTAACTGGCGGATATCGGCATCCTGAATACGGCTAAAGAAGATACCCTTAAATCGAGGATAATCCCCTACATTCGCCTGTCGACCTACAAGGTAGATGTCCAACTCATCAGCCGGTACCGCCTGTTCCGGGTCGTCCAGGTTTAAAGATACTAGCCACTTATTTGCCTGATCTAGCTCAGAATAATAGTGCATAAGGTCATTGATGGGTAGATCTATATATCCCATTCCAGACTTATCCACATGTAAAGCTAGCGTATCGCCTGCCTGCAGCTCACTGGCACTGATGTCATTGACATAATAGCCGTTATGGAATAGGAGCTTATGTCCCTCTTCTTCTAGGCGCCAACGGGTAATAACCGGCCCAGCCTCATCGACTGTATTCAGATAACCACCTACATAGTCGATGGGTGTGTCCAGGTGCTGTCCCTGTTCCTGTAACCAGTCATTCGAGAATACACGCAGGTACAATGCCTGCTCAGTTTCCAGTAATATCTCGTTTACCTGTGCGTTAACAGCCAGTGTTATCTGCATGCGCTCATTGCGGCGAATATAGATACTGGATAGCGGGAGCTGACGCTGCGCAATGTGAACATTAACCACCATCTCATTTTCACGGGCAACTTCGTCCAGTCGAATCCAGCGTAACATTTCCAAGCGACTGTATTCTAGTCCCAGAAAGACACTGCTTTGTTGACCAAGCCCATAAACAACGTACCGGTTGGTACTGTCCGGCAAGTAGTGGTCGGTGTACCCTAGGTTAACGCGCACACGGTCGCCCCGCAGGCGGTTAAACCGTGCGGGTACGATGGTGAAGTGTCGGTCATCGTGTGGGTCAAACCACATTTCCTCTGCAGCGGCCTTAATAAGGTCCTGCTCAAACTGGTTCGTCGGCATTTTCAATATCCCCTAAAAAGGACACGACTGCCTTCAAGTTAGCGGTGCGCTGCATTGAAGCACAGGTACGCCCGATGCGAGTTTTGGATTTGTACATGTTTGTGGTTTCCGCCAGGGCAACCATTTGTGATAATACCGGCGGGTACTCCAGCGCCATAATCGACAGGCTTACCGCCTCATAGCCAATCCAGCTCCCGCTGCCCATTAACTGAATCATGGTGTTGGAATTAAACTGACCCATATGGGTGGTAACACTCTGTCGGATCGCCAAGCATAGGCCTTCTAAATTAGAGGGGCGCTCTTTCAGCCATTCCTGTACCTCTGCATTTTCTAAGGTATCAATGACCATCTGTGGCGGTACCCAGCCACCGCGTGCACCCAACAGTCGAATCGCCATCGCGGTGAGCTCTTCAGGATCGACACGGTAATCTTTACGCGCCTTATGACCACTGGCCTCTAGGTAGAGTGCCAGATAGTAGACCGCTGCAAGGATACGGATAGTGGCACCATCTGTGGCTGGCATGGCAAAGCGGCTGGCTAAGCCATTAGAGATCCACTGGCTGAATACTAACGCTGTAGGGCGCATCACGGCATCGTACGCATCGGGATTTGTCTGCCAGAGGTACTCAAGGTATCCCCGCTGCACGAGGTTACGGTACTCTGGCATATTGCGAATGCCACCGGCTTTGTTATAAAAAGGACGACCATCCAGGAACACCTTACCGTCGTGAAAGATCGGATGACTCCAGTGGTCCAATTTCTCGTTTTCACCAGTCGTAATGTAAATGTGTTTCGATACAGGCTTGAGTTGCCCCTCTCCCCCCAAGGCCAACTGCTCATCAATACCTTGTTTAATCTGCTGGATGCGTCCTGCAAACTGACGTCCAATTGTAGTGCTGTATGGTCCCATGGCGGGTACTCCTGTTATCGGTTAAATCGTATAGGCCTGTTAAAAATTATCGTAGCAGTATATAGAGCCAATTCTTACTATTCGCCTTTGGCTCTACTAAACATACGATTCCACCGGCTTGCCTGTGGTTAATAGGCATCCCGCTCGCATTACGTATCTCACTTATGTCGGTGAATTGATCACTCATCGCATAGTGTCGTTGGGACTGGATTCTATGTGTACTCTGCCTTGTATTTATGTATATGGCTGGTCATGTGGAGTCCATGCCACTCATAACTTTGCAAAGTTAAAAGGTTAAAAATATGCGCATACATAAACCTAGCATTTTGGGAGGTAACCTCCAATGGCTACAATGATTAAGAACGCATCCCCTCGTCCGATCCTCACTGGTATTCGGGACGAATCGGGTCGCGCCTTACCCGTTATCCGGGAACAGATCCCTCAGCACCTCCCACTCTTCTACATCCAGACCCAACGTGGTCCCATTGACCCTCAGCTGGTGTCTGGCGGCGACATGCTGGAAATGTACGGCCGTAAGTCGTTTGAAGAGCGGTCTAAGTACTTCTCTCACCAGACCATGGGTGTCACCACCTGTAATGGTGCGGGCAATGCGGTCTTCATTAAGCGTGTACTGGCAGACAATGCTGCCCGTGCAGGTATGGTCTTCTTCCTGGAACTGGTGCCTGATGATGTCCCTCAGTACCAGCGTGATCCTGATGGTGAGGTCATTCGTGATCCGTCTGGCGTTAAGCTGATTGACGGTAGCGTCACCGTAGACGGTTACAAGATGCGTTGGGTGGTTGAGCCAGTAACGGACATCAACAACCTGCGCGGTGAATTTAAAACCAACGGTACCTTGGTTGGTCGTGCAGGTGAAACCGCACAACGTTTCCCGATCTTTGCCTTCGGTATGTACTACGGTGAATACGGCAACAACATCGGCATCCGCTTCTCCTTCCCGGGACCGGCCACCAGCGATCCGGCTGACCTGTCTCTGGTTGACTCTGAGCGTGCCATGATTTACCGTGCCCAGTGGGTAGAGCGCGATGATGCCTTCTCTCTGCCGCGCACCACATACAGCATGAACGCTGAGCCATTCGTTGACTTTACGTTGAAGGAGGGCGTGGTAAACCCGAAGACGGATCAAGAACTGGCGATCGGTCGTATCAAGTCCGATTACGAGAACATTGAGCCGACCTCTGGTTTTATTCCCAAGCACGGTCCGATTCAGGACATGCATATCTACCAGGAGAACATCGAAGAGATCCTGGAGATGCTGTTTGAGAAAGAAGTTGCAGCCGGTGGCCCTGTCGTTGACAAGCATCAGCTGAACATCTTCAACTGCCTGGATTACAACGGTAACGACCATTACAGTTTTGTACTGGATGCGTCTACCGCGACAATGTCCGGTTCCACTGTTCACTATGGTCAGGGCGGTTCTGATGGTGATGTGAATGAAACGGTACTGGATGAGCTGGTACGGGATGAATGTTTGTACAACTGGGAGAACATTGACTACCCGTTGCTGGACTCTGCACGCTACCCGTTGAGCGTGGTTTACGATACCGGTTTTAGCCTGGAAACCAAGAAAGCTATCATCAACGTTCTGGCGTATCGTAAGGATATTTCAGTCGGCATCTGTACGCAGGATGTCCTGAACCGTCCGAACAGCATTTCGGAAGAAACTTCCGTGATGACCGCCCTGCGCGCGTACGCACGTCTCATTCCGGAATCAACCATTCACGGTACTCCGGTCTGCCGCATGGTGTGCATTGGACATGTAGGACGTAAGCAGTACAGCAACTACAAGTACAAGGTACCGTTGATTCACGATCTGATCGAGAAGCGTGCCAAGTACATGGGTGCGGGTGAAGGTCGCTATAAGACGCGTTTTGCGTATGATGTCGCTCCGGCGAACCGCGTGGAAACCATGTCTGAAATCAACCACCCGTGGAAGCCTGAGATCGTACGCTCACGTGATTGGGAACTGGGCCTGAACTGGGTGCAGTTTGCTGACCGTCAGAGCCTCTTCTATCCGGCACTGCAGACCATCTACGATGACGATACCTCTGTACTGAACTCTGACATCAACATGCTGATCGCAGTCGATGTTGTGAAACAGTCCGAAGAAGTCTGGCGTCGTATGACCGGTAACACCACCTATACCGACGAGCAGTTCATCGAACGGTGTAACCGTGAACTCTTGTCCCTGGTAGAAGGTCGTTACGACAACCGTGTTACCATTGTACCGAACACCTACTTCACTGAAGCGGATGAGGCACGCGGATACTCGTGGACCATGGACGTAGCGATTTACGCTAACAACATGCGTACTGTGGGTATCATTAACGTTATTACTCGCCGTAGCAGCGATTTGGACTAAAGGGGATAAACAATGAGTAACATTCTTGTAGCCGAAGACCATTCCCTGTCGGCTGGTCGTACACGCGCCTTGAATGGCGCTGTCGGCGGCCAGCAGGGCGCCATGTCGGACCCCCGTAACTGGATGTCCAGTGCCACGTACGTCAAGCAGAAGCTGATTCCGGTACTGATTGAGGCCCCTGGTCACATGGTGTACATGGACAATGGTGCGGATCGCATCAAGATCCTGAAGGCTCTGGTTGAGTTGATGGCCACCTCCATTACAGGTCTGACCAGCACACTGGAAGTGGAATATGGTGAGCACCGCGTGTCTAATGCTGGTGAGTTCCATGAGACCATGACCAACGTGAACCGTGCTCGTTCAGTGCCGTCCTTCGTATGGCCTGAGAAAGAGGGTATGGCGGTTTACAACTTCTTCAACGACTGGATCGTTGAGTTGTTGGCTGATCCTGAAACCATGCACCCTGGGCTGGTAAACAAAACCACGTATCAGGAAGCGGGTTATCCGGAGTTCTTGCCGGACGCGATCTCTATGACCGTATTGTTCATTGAACCGTCTCGTGACCTCAAGCGCATCACCAATGCGTGGCTGTGCACCAACATGATGCCAAAGTCTTCTGGTACTAACGAAGGCTCCCGTGTTATTGGTGAGGCGAACGAAACGGTTGAACAGACCATCGGGTTCACGGCAACCACTCAGATAGGTAAAGAAGTAATCCGTCTGGCTCAGACGTACCTGGATGAGCTGAACAAAACTGGCTTCCAGCCGGCTGCGCTGCCTGCTGCGTATGAGGAAATCTCAGCCGACGTTAATGTCGACTCTGAGGACTACAAACGCAAGCTAGATGCGGTCGGCACCGCTGCAGTGTCTCAAGGTTAAGCATAGTGCAATCCCCATGGGCTTCGGCCCATGGGGATTTATGCGGTCATTCAGTTTTAGCGCCACTTTCATTGTCAAGGGGATAGTCTTTTAACTTCTCCAGTCCATTTTGAATAAGTAAATCGGCCAGTGAATCTTCACGCATGCCTTCGGGCGACATTAGATATACGTCTGCTACATAACGCCCATAAACACCAAGTTTATGTGTTACAATAATAACGTCTTTACCTTCGATAAGGCTACGAACAAAGTCAGTGGCTTCCTTACCGTGTGTCCGTTCTGCCTCACAGGAAGGGCGATAGGTTTCAGGGGTATCCACACCGTTTAATCGAAAGGTGTGTTCAATTGTAATGGAGAAGCCAACGTCCACCGAAAGTACATAAGTGTCTCCATCAATGGTTCTCAACACCTTAGCTTTATACTCATACATGTTAAAATCCTCAGTTAGGTACAGAGGATCTAAAGAAAAAAAAAAGAACCGTATCCACCCACCCGAAGGCGGGTGAATTAAATCAGTCGTCATCGGGTCCATTGTTGTAATAGGCTATATCCTCATCTTGAGCCTCTACATCAAGCTCATCTTCGTCTTCCATTTCTTCCTCATCATCAAATGGGAAACAACCCTTACGCAGGGTAAGGTATTCTTTTTCAAAGTCTTTCATTACTATCCTCCTTATGTGTTTAAAGAGTGCCCACCCCCCTGAAGGGAGTGGGGGTATAGTTTACCCTACCAGCATACGGCTGATTTCAGCCTGAGCTTCAGAGAGGAGTTCCTCACCGGTCAGGGTACGCTCTACACCGCTAACCATGGACCATTCGCCGTCCTCGGTGTTCTTATGGAGGGAGTGGTTGACTTCCACTCCGGGACCCATGTGAAAAGTACCGGTCACAAGGTCCGCATCCGGATTATCCTTAAGGTAGGACTCGGTTGCTGTACCCAGCGCTTTTGCACTGGATACGATGTAGTCTGACTCGTACTGGCGTACGGCAGTCACCACTTCAGGGGTAACGTCTTCAGGGGCATTGGACCAGAATGCCCCTTCATCAATCTCAACACTACCGTCAGTAACGGTGGTAAGTTCGGTCAGGGCGGCTGTCAGGTTCTTAATGGTATCGTTAGACATTGTTTTCTCCGTTAAATGTCATTGGTGAGAAGAGTATAGTGCACTGTACTCCCCTAAGTAATATAGGGGTGAACTATTATTGAATTACGATAGGCAGCCGGCACGGCGCACTTGAACAAGGGTCAGGTGCTCCAGTAGTAGCAGTATCACCAGATACGGTGCGGCCTTTAACTCTTCCAGGATTTGGCGACTGAGGGTAGGCCCTGGGTTGGTGTAGTGGATTACGGAGGCCTCTGCAAATTGCTCTGCGATTACCTGTAAACCTTTACTGCCAACCCTGACACTCAATCGACCATAGAGCAATCTAAGGTCTTGGATAGTGTCGTCGGTTAGTCCAGATAAGAAACGGCCATAGAGTACCTCATCCCCTAGGATCGCGAGGAGGGAGGGTGTACCGGCCGCCAGGGCATAAAGGCTACGGACATGTGTTTGTAGGGGTGTGGTCTTTAGTTTACGAAGTGTGGCCCTGGATGCAAACGCAGCCTCTAATATCTCCGTCAGTATCTCGGTTACCTGGTTGAGGTCAACGTCGACGTCATTACGTTTAATCATGGTGGGACTCAGGTGAGTTACGGTGACGTAAAAGGAAGCGTTGCTGCTGGTGTATTAAAGCAGGGGCACCCGTTACAACGATTGAGGCTAGACACCCAAGCTGTAATATCATAAGTGGCCAGTAGTAGCTGAAATCCTTTGCTAGAAGGGACAGGGTAGGCAACATCGTGATCGTAAATAGACTTACAATCAGATACTCATAAAGACACCCCTTCACCGTATCCTGAATGGGTTCACGCTCGCCAATGGAGAGCACAAAATACGGGTTAACCAATACCAGTACCGATAGTGCGATGACGTAGACTGGATGCGTAATGCCGGGTATATAAAGCATCGCCATTGCCAAGAAAAAGGAATTGACCAATACGTTGGTTAACAATAGTCCCATATGTGGCTTTAAACCAGGGTGTGCGACATCTTTAGGGGCGTAGATGTACGCAAGTCCCCAACCAATGACGTTAAAATAGATAAGCAGCTGTATAGCGGCCGTTGTTTCAATTGCGCTCATATGCACCTCAATAGTAGCGAAGGGTGGCGTGGTTGTTATAGTCTCTAGGTACCACGATGTTTTGGGGTGATAAAACCAAGGTATCGGCATTGGCCAATCCACCGTATTCAGATGAGAAGTGATTTACCATGAAAAGCTGTTCACATTGCCGGGTGTCCAGCATATGTTTAACATACTGCATAAACCGGCCTCGGTGTGTATGGTCAAATGCTGCACCGACCTCATCCAGAAATAAAGGATATTGGCTCAGCCCTTTATATGCCAGCAGGACAACCGTGAAGGCAAAATTAATCACTTCTTGTTGTCCCTTTGAGGTTAACCCTATATCCGGTACAACCTCATCCTCGACACGGACAGGGAACTTATAATCCAGTTTTCCCTTTTCGATGCCGCAGGGCAGGACCGACAGATCGTACTCCCAGATTGCACCGATCACTCGATTCATTTGGGAGACAAAGTCATTAATAAAGCCCTGCATCTGCTCAGCGATAAAACCATCCTTAGGTGAAAGCTCGTTCAGTAGCAGACTATACGCTTCCCGTTTACCCCTGAGCTCCTTTACATCCCCCTCGAGACGACTGATATGGTCCTCTAAATGCTTGGCTTTATTTACCCGCTCCGATATGCCATACAGTTCAGCCTCTAGTGTTTTAAGTTGCTCCTCCACACCTTGATAGCCAATGGCATTGCCATAGTCTGCAAAGGCTTCTCCCGCCTCTCCGACTGCGGCCTCAATCTCCGTGTGTAACGCCGTGAGCGTTTTAAATGTCGTAATCAGGGATTTAGTTTCATTCAGTTCAGCCTGTAACGTACGCTGTAATTTGAGAATATCCTCATACCGCGCTTCTAGAGCAGTGGCTTGTTCCTGTACATCCAGTCGACCCGCATCCTCAATCGTTTTAAGGGTCCCCTCAATATCGAGCTTACGTTTAATCAGCGTCTGATAATTAGCCTGTACCTCTAGCGTACGTCGATCACTGTCCAAGCGATCTACCACGGTACGTAGGTCGGCCTCAATATCCACCAATGACACGTATCCCAGTGTTTGGAGATAGTCCATTACTGCAGGCTCTGCATCCAGTACCCGTTTAATACGGTTAACGACCTGTACGTAGTTACGGTAACCGGTCAATACGGATTCCTGCTCAGCAAGCTGCATGGAGAGGGTCTCCGCACGCTTACCCAAGGCTTCCACAGCATCCACCAATGCACTGAACCCAGCATCATCTAGTGCCCGTGCCGGATATACCTTTGTACTGCAATTTGGACAGGTTAGTGCACCTGAGCGATGATGCTCCGCATGAACCAAACGTTCCTGCTCCACCTTAAGTTGCTCACCTGTCTTTAGGTGTTCAGCCGCCAGTGCACGGCAGGTATCCTGTTGTGCGAGTAAGGTCGGGCGATCGCAGGGTTGATACTGATCGGGATAATCGATTGCAATGTCGTAGAGGGCCTTAGCGACATAATGTATCGGTCGGATAAGGTCTACAGAAACGTCTAGGGCTTTGGGTGTCCCCATTTTCTCCAGTGACGTTTCAATTTCCTTAAGCTCACGTCGAAGTCGATCGGTACCCGCATCGGTATTCTCCACCATCGCCTTATGTTTGTTCAGCTCATCCAGTTGCATCAGCACAGAGCGTGCTTCACCTTCTAACTGATGGTACTGTTCGGTAAGTCCAGACCGTCTTTCCAGTGCAGCGCCATAACTGCGTAGTCCGCCATTGGTGATGGACTTAACATCCTTCGCCTGTCGGATATACGCCAACAGCTCATCCCGTACCCTCAGTACCCGTTCACTGTACCTGGACATATCCACTTTCACATTTAAAGAATGAGGACGCAGGGCGAAGATCGCTTGCTCTAAAACTGTATAGCGTTGAGCGGCCATTTCTCGATCTTCAATTAAACCGAGTTCCCGATGCAGTGATTCGATTTTGGTCTCTAGATGCTTGATGGCTCCAGTGGTGTCTCTCTGCCCCGTACGCAGGCGATCGTACAAACCTAGGGCGTATGTTAGGTCTAGATGTGAAATCGACATGAGGACGTCCTGACGCTGTGCAGGCCCCATCTGTGTAAAGTGGGTTTCCTGTAGGAGCAGCTTCTGTAGCTCCGCTGTGTACTGTAGCTCCCGTTCCATGTGTTCTTTATAGACAGGCGCTACCGCATCTTCACACAAGGGTTGTCCATCACAGATAAAGGTATGCTTAGCACTGCGGCTGTGTATCTTAGAGATACCAATATACTGCTTTCCCTGATGCTCCATATGAATCTCTTTATAGCCATCTTTGGTAAAATCACCCGGTGAAATCGGCATAGGGTTAAGTTGTCTAAGAAGGCTACTTTTACCTGACCCATTCGTGCCGAGTATAAGCTGCAAGAGTGAGTCAAGCTGTACATCAATTTCCTTAATCATGGATAGGGCTAAATTACGGTACCCATGTAAGACCAGCCGTGTAATGCGCATTCCTGCTTCCTATTGTGGTAGGTATATGGTTTAGTCGACCTGATCAAGAATATGCCAGCGACCCTGACTATAGCAAAGCGTAACCCAGTTATGCGTAAAGGCATCACCTTCTACGGGGGACTCTTTCTTGGTGTACGCCATACAGAGGGCCTCTTCACGGTCCTTCATCATGGACCACATACCTGTTGCTGAGCCTTTCGTATCACCCTCAAGCTTCTTACGGATCAAACGGTCCAGTACCGGATTACCCGATTCAGGTATCAAAAGCTCCAGACAGAAATATTCCTGTTTAGTGAGACCCAGTGAGTGGCCGTTAGGGTAAACGGGACGATTGTCAGTCTGTATCTCATCGGTACGCCCTACCGGACGTCCTTGGGAGATAATGAAATTCTCATCGTTCATGGTTACTATCCTTTAGTGTAGTTAGATCATTGAAGGGAACAATATAATTAAATTCGAGCATAGGGTCCCCACTCCCCGAAGGGAGTGGGGGCGTTGCTAGTGCTAGCGGTTAAAGGTGAATGCAAAGACCCACAATGACCGGCAGGACTGAGACAACAGGGATGGCCAAATAGTGTACAACCTTGTGCACAGTTTCTTCAGCCCGGTGTACCTCGTCTTTAGACACAAACGAATTGCGCCGTACCGACAGATACGTGTTGTGACGGGATAGTGGTCGTAACCCATAAAGGCGATATGTCAACTCAATGAGCAGGGGGTGGTTATCGTTTACCCATGCCCGCAGTGCAAACCATACGACCAGACTCGCCACGATTGAAATCGCAAGAACCATCGATTCCATGTTGGCCTCCTCGCGTCTGAGTTGCCTAGAACGGCATAGGATAAGCGCTTATTACCACTTAAACCAGCTACTGTCGGCGTTGACTGTCTGTACGGTTTCCCACCCCAGTTCTGTCAGTACCCGGCTAATACCCTCACGACAATCCTCCATACCGACTCCGGCCATATCACGCGCCTTAACCATCTCGGTTCGAGGAATAAGAATGTCCGTATCAATGGACTCCAGAGTAGGGGTCTGGTACTTATTCGCCAGACTGATGCCCGGTTCATTGACGTAATCCCAGGTCACAATGTTCGTGACATGGAGTTCCCGTCGACCCGGCCCCATGCGCTCATTCGTCAACGAGCGAATCGAGAAGGCGACATTCTCTTCTGGATTGGTCAAGGATTCGTTCAGGACATTCCCGTAGGGACCAGAAGGCTTTACACGGCCAATACAGAGTACCACTGGACGCCCCTGTTCATCCTTAGATTCTTCCAGTCGTACTGAAGCGATGTGATGTGACACCCGATCGGATTTAATGGTTACAACACGCTGGATGAAATCAGTAAGGGATTGTCCAGGTTGAGGGGCAGGATGCTCAAACTCCCCTCGACATTGTCCGTTGTCCAAACGACGGCGCAGGGTACCGCCTACGTCGAACATCTTTTTAACGCTGTCCAGCAGCGGATAATACTTACCCGCACTGTTGTACACATTAAATGCACCCAGGGTATGTTCGAAGTACCCATGGTCGTCACGCTTTAGCTGTCGCTTCTTATCCCCTGCGATAATCGCACAGCTGTACTTTACACTATCACCCATGAGAGTGACTCCTTTAACTCAGCAACAGTTCTTCCACTTTCTCTAACCGTTCAGTGGGGTTCACCAGGGCGCTGGTGAGTCCCTCATTTAGGTAAGAGCCCAATAGCTTTGAGGTTGTCGAGGTGGCACCAAAGGCTACGGAGCGCAGTGGAATCATGTCAGGTTTATAGGTCCCAAGATCTGAGTCCTTTTGAATGATGTTACGGTAATACTTGGTGCGGTCGTCTGGATTACGGGCCCGCGCGGCGGTGATCATCTCTAAGATGGCACGGTCGGCATTCAGGTTCATATTGGCATGATGCTGTGCCGTGTCGAAGAGTGAACCTAGGTCCACATAATCCAAGTACCATGGCGTTTTACCCTTCGCCACAATCTCATCGTAGATATTAAAAACCAAGGGCGCCGTGCGAACTAAGTCCAATGACGGCATGACTGTGTTGCCGGCATCAAACTTTAAGATCAAGTAATCTTCTTCTTCGATCTTAACCACATTGATTTCACTGGGTACTAAGGTCACAATCGCACAGACGTTTGAAACCGCATAGTACCCGTCCACAACCACTGCAAAGAACCCCACACAGCGAACTGCTGTTTCAATTGACCCTAACTGACCACTGGCATAGGTACGTGGGATATGGATGGATAGCGCCCGCTTAGCCACAAGGCGCCCCCCTACCTCATCCAGAGCACTATGGACACGCGCAGCATCTCGTTTTAGTTGCGAGACATTCATAGCGGCTCCTTTTATAGAGTGGCCTTCGCCATTTGTTGAACGATCCAGCGGGCTACCAGTCGGGTCGCGGCACAAAGTGCGGCCGCCTTAGTGGTAAGCTGATCATCATCCGCCATCAAACTGCGCATGGTGGTCAGAATCAAGTATGCATCGGAGTTCTCACGTCCCAACCCACAGCACACAGCCTTGAGCACGTACATGTCCAGTTGCATGGTGTGGGTGTATTCACCCTTATCCAGCATTGACATGGTGCGCTCAATAGCAGCACGGCGTGTCAGTTCATCATCCGCAAAGGTCTCACGAATCAATGCGGTTACCTGACTGCGGACCGTACGGTTAATAGCCGCGGTGGCTTTAATGCGGCCGGTTGCCATATCGGTGCGGCGGCTGCGCATGTAGTATTGCTCAAACTGCTGAGGCGCATTATACAGCGACTGGTTCGCACCGGTAGAGGCGTAATTATTGCGGTTTACATACGCCCAACCCAGGAAGGCTTCCGGTGTACCACCCTGTTCTTCCAACCAACGGCGGTAGGTTACAGCGTTAACCAGGTACCGTGTGGCCTCTGTAGGGCTACGACCTGCGTCTGGAGCCTGTACCAACAGTACGTTATCGGCGATCATACCAGCAACAGTTGTCAGCTGAAGGTTCAATACGTACCCGAAGTAGTTGATTGCGTAAGCGACCTGATTACGTTCATCCGCACTCAGTGTACCTTCACCGTTTGAACCCGAACGGCCCGACTTCACACCGACCAAGAACAGGTATGCAAAAAGTGCATTGGTGTAGGTAAAGGGATTGTCACCATTCACCCGGTTAAAGGACACCAGGTCACTCAGGCAAGTGCCGTCCATCAGCTCAGTGGGCATGCCATGGGCTTCAATGTGGGCTGTAACCAGATCATCAAAGGCGCCTGAGCCTGTTTTAATCGTGGCCTCGGCTTCTTCCAATGTCAGGTCTTTGGTTAACTTGTCTGCCAAGCGGTACGTTAAAGGTACGTCATCGTTTGCCTTCGTACGGTGACGAGTCACCATGCTTTCCAGAAAACCTGACGTAAAGATGTCTGGCAACTCGACCATCTCAATGGCCGGATCCCCTACTTGACCTTCCAAAGCATCACGGGCAGCGGCTTCAGCTTTTTCAATGATCTCCGCCACCGCTGGGTTAATGGTGTTGCGGGCAAAGTTCAGGCTGGCCGAGACACGGTCAGATACATACTTGGCGGTCTCAACCATGAAACCTGTGTGTACCTCCACGCCATTGGCATCCGGGCTTTGACTCTGTTTAATCAAACGTTCTTCCAGTGGCTGCAGCTCGGTAACGTCACCATCAGTAGGCACCTCTACGTCAGACTCAGCAATAAAGTGCAGGCGAGCGGCATTGTTCATTTCCGCCAAGGGGGTACCCGGAATCGCTGTCAGCGGACAGCCTCGGTACATCTGACCATCAACCAGAGGGCGAACGTGTAGAACATCTTTAGTACGCAGCATGATTAGGCTCCTTTTTGCAGAGCTGATTTTTCCAACTCATCCGCCAGCGCTGCGAGCAGGTAAGTATCCACATCCACCTCAGGGACACGCGCAAGCTCATCCCCGATCAGGTTTTCAATTGCACGGCTACCCAAAGCCTGCGCATTGGCCAGGGTGAGTCGCGTCTCTTCACGCTGCGCCGTTGTGGGCGCCTGCATGGTATCAATAATCTTCATCGATGTATCTCCTCGATACGTTTTAAAATCCGGATTCTCCAGCGGGAGAAGGAGCAATAGGCCTCAAACGATTCATTCCAGTTATCCCCTATTGCCCCTATACCTTATTTACGATACACGTCCACTACATGTCGGTTCAGTGCCCGTAACGCTTTGTTCGTGGTTCCTACAATGGTGCAGCTATAGAGTATGCGGTTTGCCACACTCTGGTACCCAAAGATAGCATCTAAAGGTTCACCCGAGGCAGTCTCATTGCGCCCTTCCATCACACGACCTATGATGGTTTTCAGCGCGTTATCGAATACCGCTTTATCCCCTACCGCTGCCGTAATGTCATGGTCCATGTAGAACGTAATGGCCAAGGTATTAGGCGTTAGCTTCTGCCCCCCGACAAAGGTAGGTTCGTATACCTCACCGGTTGCAGCCGGTAAACTTCCCTTATACCTAACCTCTCGCTTACGTTGGCGTGTATCCGCTTTTACAATTTCAGCTAAACTCGGATGCATGTCGTCAGGGTTTCCAAAATATACCACCTCACGACGCGTCACCTTACCAACAAACCCGGCCTTGGGCGTTTGACTTGCAAGCTTAGACAGGCCCAGTAACGCATCGTCCCCTTTACTGAGTGTGGCTAACTCAGCCTCCTCAATCACACATAGCGGTACATCCAGGTCAACCTCTTCTCCGACACCCACAATGTTAGAGACGGCTTGATCGAAACGCACCAATACCGTCTTCATCTTACTGATAGGTGTGGACAGACGTTGTGAAAGCGCAGGGGAAATTGCACACCCATCCTCCAGGGTATCCGCATTCTCCATAAAGGCTACCTTAGCCATCACCCCACCCTTCATCGAGACTCCGTTTGGATTCAATCGGTCCCGTTGGAAGTAATGTGTATTCCACGTAACTGCATACCCTTCTGCGACATTATCCCCTTCTTGTAAATCCGTTACAATTTCATGGGGCAAGACAGCACCCGCCGCTTTACCGTGTCGAATGCCCAAAGGCAGGGTAACCGTTTCACCATCCTCATACAGAACCGTTATAGAGTCACGATTCACCTTAGTGACCTTGCCGGGTTTACTGGCAATATACGCAAAGTTATCTCCACAGCGGTCAGCAATGACCTGCTCATAGCCCGTGCGCACGGGTGTAAGCGTGGCGTCTTTAGCCGACACCATGGAGGACTGCTGCACTGATCCCAAGTTTCCTTCTGTCCACTGTAGTCGCGACACTACAGCCGGTGTGCTCAGACACCCGCCCTGGGCTTTCCCCAGGGAGCAGACTATATCTTCGCCCTTACTCTTAAGGACGGACGCCGTTTGGAGCCACCACTGACTTGTGGCCCTACACCGAAGCAACTCGGTTAGCCGTTGAACTCATCCCTTAGCCTCAGCCTTAGGGACTTCGCTGCGTCGGTTGCCCAATCCCCACACGTTTTTACCCTGCCCCTCGCTTCCATTACTGGGAGGGGTATTACCATCTATTTCTAGCGGTAAGTGGTAGTGTGGGGCTCTCAGGGGGTTCCCGCAGTTAGACGTCGTACCCAGTACCTTCTGTTACTGGGGCGCACTAAAGTTCTTTAAAGTAATATCCGCAATATTCCACATTTGGTTGCTTAAGCCCACGACGTACATCATTGTAACTGATGCCTAGCTCCCTAACACAGTCACCCATACACGCAAAGTATCTCTGCTTCCCAGTATCCACGGCAGTCACCAGAAATGGTCGACCTCGCATCCGCTTAGCCCAATCTACGAAGGGGTCGTCTACAGTGCGCCATGGGTTAGGGTCAGACTTTCGTTTAACCAGAGCGTAGCGGTCATCCAGTTTAAAAACTGGCTGCTTGTCACCTTTGGATAAGTGTGTTGTCATCGTACCAGAAGTCACCTCTAACGCCTCAGCGGCGGCATTCTGACTCGAGTACTCCACTACTTCACCCGTGCATAGCCATTTTACTAGCACTTCATTGCCATGGTATACCGGATGTTCGCCTCTACTCACTGCAAGCTTAACCTCACCAACTTTAGCTTTCCGCCAACTCTCCCGCTCATATATGCCGAGGTGTGCAGAGACGTCCACCCATCCAACGAATTCACGCTCTCGCCTGAACTGAAGGCCATCTTTAAATAAAAGCTCTAGTGGCGCAGCTAAGCGTTGCTGGATGGTGAAAATAGAAAGACCTGTTGCAGCGGCGGCGTCAACGACTTTATCGAATCGACCCTCTTCACCTGTCCTTAGGTTTCTCCAGACCACAGCCGTTGTAGCCTTCTTACCTAAGTCGGCAACCTCAACAAGGGTACCGTTGTGGTTCCAAGGGTTCGTTTTTCTGACACCTCTAGCCATTGTACTGGGGTGAATGCCAATCGCTTTGGACGCTGAGACTCTAGTGGGGTATATCTTTACAGTGCCGTCGGGGAACGTTACCTTTGTTTCCTGGCCATGGGGAGTTAAACCGGTGTCAATGGCATGTTGTCGGTTCTCAGATCCACTACACCATTCTAAATTTGTGTAGTGGTTATTTGACTTCACGCCATCAATGTGGTTAACTTGTGTCTTGGTAGTAGGATCAGGATTGTCCACAAATGCCAGCGCGACTAATTTGTGAACTTTAATCCCCGAAACTGACTCGTATCCACGTGACGTTACTGGGGTTCTAAACTTTCCCCTAGCCACGTCGTAGATCCTGCCATCCGGATAAATGCGGAAATTTGGATATTCTTTTAAAACTTTAAATTCGGCTTCCATTGTCCATGACTCATGTTGTTAATGTATACCATACACAGTCATAGTTACAATTTAACCTATAGTACGCGCTTTGGGTCCATTAGGTCCGAACCTGGACCTAGTAAACCGGTTGTAGAGATCAGACTACTGATGCCATCTTTATCAAAATCAAACCGATCGGTTGTACCCCTTAGTGAGTTAACCTTCGCATTGGGGGTCATGTAGGTGCGTATGGCTACCTTCGCACTGTCTGGCGTTGTTTCAGAGATGGTCCCCATGTCGTTCGGGTGGAAGATACGGGTCCGCTTAACCATGGTTTTTGCAGATCGACCACCCTGACCGGTGTAGGTGACACTCTCCTTTTCCTTTAGGTTATGGATCGGGTTAGACTCTTCAACCAACATGGTTGCTGGGTCTTTGAGAATATCGTCCCACACGGCGTTGGGGCGTAAGGAGACCTGTGCACTGCCTGGGTGACCGGCACTGCGCTGCTCCCGTACCGCCTGTACGAGTTGGTTATATACAAAACCTGAGAAGCGCTCATATCCACGAATACGCATTTGAGAACTGTCCATTTCCTCTGTATGCTCATCCGTGGTTAGAAGTTCGGCCGCTCGTAGAATAAGGGGAATGAATTCGGTTGGCTCCCCCATCTCAGTAAGTAGCTCTAACGTAATGGGATCAATGAACATATCCAACATGAGGTCAAGCTCACGTAGAATGTGACGGCCAATCCCCATGGATGCCAGTACCTCACCGTAGACACCCTTGCGATTAAAGTCGGATGCAGGCAGAGTACTGGTGATTCCCTTTACCGTCCGTAAACCACTTAGTACCATGGTACCCTGAGCATGACGGGTATCTATAATCAGGGACTCATCCTGGAAACGGATACGCTCTTCGTAGGGTTCCATTGCAGGACGAGTGGTTTTATCAATCCAGCGATGGGGGATCTTCAGGGCAGCGATTAGCTTATCCAACCCCATGAGATAACCGAGGGCCAGTGCGACGGGTACCGCTTTACCGTATACATTAATATCCGCAAACTCGATAGGTCCATCGCCCCAGGCAGGGTTAACGACAGCGACTAGCGAGCCTATAGGTTCTATAGTGGTATCGGTAACGATGTGAATAGTTCCATCCATCGACATGGCGAGTATGGCCTTTCTACGGTTTGTAGGTTGGCCACAGGGGGTTAGGTTAGCCTGTACGGCTTTAGATGTAAGGGTCTCTCCATAAACCTCAACCCAATCACCCACCGTAAAACGAAACCGATAGTCTCCACTGGTAAACTCGGCGACTTCACGGGCGACGGCTGTAAAGGGGCGTGGAAGGCGTTCTTGTGGAAGGGGCTTGGTGGTATAGACAATACCAGTTACGGTTTCGTCATTTACATCCATAGCGGCTTTGGTAATCTTACTGAGTAACCAGCGACTGTAGTTGTTAACCGCCTTGGGGTTGCGGGTTACGAAGATTTTACCGAAGTACGAGGCCAGGGATACCTTATCCGGGGCTACCTTTCGAATGGGTAGGTCAAACTTCTGGTGGTCCAGTTTGTACTGTACGCCAGCTACCGTATAAATACCTTCTTCATTCACAACCGGTAATTTAAAGGTAAGCTTAGACGGCTTACCAGCGATTGGTACCAGATCTACAGTATAGACCTTATAGTGGTTAAGGGCATCGCTGCGCTCCTCAACCGCATAATCTTTAACCAAAACGCCGGCATTCTGAATCGAGACCACGGCGGCCGCGACGTCTGCCTCTAATAGTTCTTGGACATAGCGGCGATCGAAATCCTTTAGCGTAGAGCGCAGCATGGATTTATCCAGGACAGCGGGACGTTTAGGTAAGTTCTCTTTACGGGAATCTATTTTAATAGCTTCGGGTTTAGAGGTAATAAGGTTTTCCAGTGTGCCCTCACCCACTGGATTGGGCAATGACTTGTAACGGGTTGCCATCTCACTTAAACGACGCTGTTCAGCGGCGCTGAGCATGCCATTACTGCCTAGTCCTTCAATCTGACGGTTAACGTGGTCTTCCCCGACAACCTCAATACTACCTGGATAGAGCCCTGAGGTTGCCTCCAGAATAGAATCAGCAGGTGACTCATCTGCTTCCAGTACCTCTTCTTCACTCATCTCATGTTCAGGTACAGTCTCAGCGGTATCTGTAACAGTGCGGGTTTCCAGAATACGGGCCAATGAAGAAAGTAGGTATTTGCGAACTTCTTTAGGTGACTCCAGTCCCCAGGTTAAAAAGTCATTGACGTGTAAGAAAGAAACCTTACCCGATTCAATCCAGGCAACCATAACGTCATGGTTAAGTGCATGTAGTGGATGCTCAGGGTCTTCTACGGCCAACCAGAGTTCACGGATGAAGAGACGACTCAGGTCCATCCATCTCTCATGTCTGGAGATCGGTATGGGGTTGGGTAGTTGATTGAGCTCTGATAGTGTAGGGACTAACTCAGGCAGTGCCAGGGGAACTATGTGTACGGTCTCTTCAGTGCCGGCTGACAGCTGTGCATAGAGGGTGGAGAGTCGGTTGGTGAGCTTATCCATCTCAACCGTACGGCTAACCGGGTAAAGGTATTGGCCCTCAACCAGTGAATAATCAAAGGCGACTGCGGCCTTCATGTAACTTAGACTGCGGTCTAAATCCCGACTGCGTGTAATCGGTGCCTGTGCCTGTTTAAAATATTGCCGTTTACTGGCTTCCAACGGCACTGCCTTTTTACGGGGATTGCCAACCGTGGCCACCAGGTCCTCTACGTGATGTACAAAGACCCGTCCAGCACCGGCAATCAATGGATGGGTAGACGGAATCCCCGTCTCAGGTCCATCGATAAAATGCAGTACGCTGTGATAGGGCAATGCAATGGTATTTATATCGGTGATGGTGGGTGACATGAGCTGGGTGACCGTACGGGCACATAGGCTCCGTTTAAACTCGATATACCGAACCATATTAACTCCTTACTTAAATCCAGTGAAGCTACGCAATACGCGTTCAATGGTTTCTATGTTTGATCCGTTCGCTAAAGACCCAGAGGCATCTACGTAGTTCTCAACTGAGTTAAGCTTAGCGTCAATTTCAGCTACCGCATCTTCTGCAAACACAAAATGTGTGGAAACTCTCGTTCCATTCAAGTCAGACGCTACTCTGACCCCGCGGCTTTACCCGCTGCCCTGGCTTTCACCAGGATACTAGACTATATCTTCACCCACTACACTGACGTGCAGGGTGCTTCCCATTTGGGGCGGCCAATCGCTTGCCGCTCTACAGTGTGGCTACCACTTAGTCGTTGGACGCTCCCCCTAGCCTGTCTCCCGACAGTCCGTAGGGGCTTCGCTGCTGATCGCCCATTGTTACCTCGGGTTAGGCTTACGATCGCCATACCGAATCCCCATACTTTTTTCTACTTTCGTAACCGTCGCAAATGCCCTTTAGAGCTGTGCTGTGGTGTTTGGGGCTTTAGGGTCTCCCAGTCAATTAGAGAAGGATCCAGCTGAACATTACTGCCCAGTGGGACGTTGATTGGTGACAATCATTCATCGCCATCGAAGTCAGCACCGAGCCCAGCTAACGCAAAGGGACTGACGATTGTAGTTGAGATGAATTCGCTCTTACCGGCTGTGTTTGGAAATTCAGGATACACCTGTCCCTCTGATTCCAACTCCCAGCTATCACTATAAGTGTGTAGAATGTGTGAGGTTACGGTAGAGCGCAAGTAGACCGTAGAGGGATACGTAGAACCCTGACCTGTAACTGGGTATCGGGTAATGTAACAACGCACGCGGTGTACGTACTGCTGGGCTTCAATGTAGAAATACTCTGCCCAGGTTAACGGGCGTACTGTAGTGGTATCCTTATCCTCAGGTAGCTCAGCGATTGAGTCTAGTAGCTTGAAGCCTTTCTCATCCTGATAGACGAGTTTAAGGTAGTGACCGTTTACCATAATGGGTCGATGCCGGCGTTCGACTTCACTGAAAGCTTTAATTAGCTTAGCTCGACCGGCCTCTGTGGCCCAACTCACACGCTCCGACTCATCTAACTTCACCCGGTGAGAGGTAAGGGTTTTAGGATCAATGAGGTAAGGTTCATAATCGGCTTCCGCAATTAGGTCCCGTGCAATGCCGTTGGGCATTTGAAAGCCGGTCATAACCGGTTCGGTGCCTTTAATGAACTGATAGATCCCCACTTGTGTAGTGGTCAGGTCAAAGCTACGGGGTCCGTCCAGATCAGAACCCGCTGGATCCATAGCCGAGATTACGTTGGCAGTCGCAAAGGCAACTCGACGAGATCCCCATTTAGACTGTAGGAAGCCCTGTTTACCACCTAGCATCCCCATAATGATCGTCCAGATCTGTTGGACGGAGGATTGAATAGACCAGCGCGTTGCATTGAGCACGGGGTCGTTCTTAAAGGCGAGGGCTTCTGAAATCCCGTTGGTAGCGGCAATCACCTTACGGTAGAGCTTATTTATCTCCTGTTCAACCGGACGATCTTGCTCGTCAATGTCCAGATCCCGAAGCCCTGCTGGCATGACGATTAAAAAGTTAAGGACAGACTTGTCTCTGTACTTATTGATGAGATCAATGACGATATCACGACGATAGGACTTGGTGCGGGGAATCTCGATCTCTTTAAAATGTTTCATAAAGAAGGCGTAGCCCGTTTCACCTTCAAGTACATCTGAACGTACGAAATCCTTTAACTCAGCGTCCCAGACTGCATATGCACGACCCTGCATAATGTCTTTATAAAGACTCTTTAGACGGGTAATGTCTTCAAAGACCTTAGGGTGAAGAATTTGGGTTCGCAGGTTAATGTACCCGTGGCGTGTCATGCGGCTGTCACTGCCGACGGGTCCAAAAATTAGGTCAGAGTAGAGTCCGGTAGGATGAAACTCTCGACCCTGTATAAACATCTCTAATGACTTAACGGGTAAGAGCCCCGCAATGCGTTGGAGACGTGTGTCTAACAGTGCCAAGTTGAATGGTTTGCTTTTATTGGACATATAGGGGTCCCTATGTGAGGTGGATCAAATCATTCCCTAAGTCAATAAACCACTATAGTACACAGCGGTTGAATCATCTGACAAGTGGTCAGTGACCTAAAAGGAGGTACTCTATGGCCAAGTATGACGATGATGTTGATTTTGACATCGATAGCTTGGACGATCTCGATGTACCTGACATCGACATAATGCCCGACGATAGCGCGGCAGCAGATAACCGCACGCCCGCCACGCGTGTGGCGGACGGGGCACTCAAATCAATATTACGTACCAGTACAGCCCGTACCGCAGCCCGTGCGATTAAAGAGAATGCACTGCCGGAAGGCTATAGCATGGCCATTGATGCCGCGGATGACGCGCTGTCCTTAGGCCAGGATCTATATGATGCGGCAGCCAAAGAACTTGAGCCTGCGGTCAAAGCGGCTCAGAAAATGCTCCGTAAAAGCCAGGAAAAGGCGGATAAATATCTACCTAAATGGCTGGCGGATACGGTTAAGAAGCTGGGTGGTGAGGCCGAAGAGGCTAGGCAGTATGTAGATCCCAATGAATCGGCGATTGCCGGTAGCCTGGGCGCTATATTTGATAAGTACCGCGAAGCAACTGCACAGACTGCGGCGACAGAAGCCAACCTGACGCTAGACGATAAACAGCGTTCGGTAGATCGCAAAATTACGATCGAACAGGGGAATCGCCAGTACAATCAGCTTACCACGATCAGTGAGGGCATCAGCAAACTGGTAGGGTATCAGGAGTCCGTACTCTTTGATTACCAACGTAAGAGTCTGGAACTCCAACACCGTCAATATTTCGCAGCCCGTGATCTGTTAACTGTTACCAAGGCGATGGCAGATCAGAACATCCATGAACTGAAAGCCATTGTTAAGAATACCGGTTTACCTGAAGCGGTTAAGTTGCGGTTATCGGAACAGTACGGTCAATTAGCAAAAGCTGACATAATCGGACGTGTGCAAGGTAGCGTACACGACTTTATGTCTAACTACACCTCTGACTTTCGAGACCGTGCTTTTAAGAAGATTACAGGCGCAGCCCGTGATCTTAAAGATGGTGTCCTCATGGGTGCCGACATGTACGAACAGATGTCGGAGATGGGTGAGACCATGGATGAGGCGGGCATTGACCGTGCCCGGATGGCGGGCGAGCAACTCGGTAACCTGGGTACCTCTGCAGCCTTTAAGTTTGGTGCTAGGGCAATTGGCGACCGTCTTGTTACCCGCAATAAGTACCAGGAGCGCAGTCGTTTAATAAAGATACTGGATCCCGATAACCGACTCTCTTCCCGCGCCGCTAAGGCATTAGAGGCCCGCATTCAGCAATATGAAGCTTCCGGTGAGCCTTTGGATCTACAGGCTTTGACGGATAAAGAGAGCTATGAGGATAAGCGGGTCGGTGAAGAGATTGCGGAAACCATCAGTGGTGACTCAGGTCTCTTCGGTATACGCAAACGTAAAATCAATGCGCAGTTTAAACGCGTACTGAATGCCGGTGAAACTGTAGAGCGTGGCCGCTTCCTACGGGGCGCGGACACCATGCAGTACTTGATAGAGAACGCCCCTAAGGTGGCAAACGACTGGGCCCGTTCGGGGCGCAGTGTATTCGATAACGTGGAGGTCGAGAATGAAACCCTACAGCGATTACTGGAATCTGGCGGCGTACAAGCCGTGGAAGACTTCATACGAGAACTGGCGCCTACGTTCAAGGAGTCCTTCAGCGTTAATTCAAACCTGCATGCTGATGCAGCTAATGCCGTTGGCTTTGATCTGCTTACCCGTCGTTCAATCATTGAGATTATACCAGGCTATCTCTCCCGTATCCTCCAACAAGTAACGACGCTCGCTACAGGGGAGCCTGCGGAGCGGATTACCTACTCTACTGAACGGGAGCAGTTTGTCGGCCAGTCGACTCAGGATACCATTGTTGCCAGCCGACTATTTGATCAGCGCAATGTAGATAACCGGTTAAATGATGCAGATGCTGTTACGAAGTTGTTAGGGGGCGAAAACCTTGACGATGACGTTAAGGCGGCGCTGAATCGAAGAATCCTCCAGTTAAGGGATGATGGTAGTACGCTCTCGCTGAAGAATTTGCGTAAAACTTCAGTGGCTGGTGAGGATGAAGGACTAACCGCAGCGTTAGAAACGTTCTTAGACTCGGAGGATATTAACTTCGACTCTGAGAATAAGATCAAGCTCTCCAGACTTTATGACCGTATTACCGCGATGACACGGGACGTTAACCAAGGACTGGCGGATACAAACAAGGTTGCGGATAAGGAGACGCTGTACCGCTTGGGTATAGTAGATCCCAAAACCGGTAAGGTTAATGCGGAGAAGGTTAGAGCCTACATCGACGGAAGACTTAGACCAGGGGAAGGGGGAGAGGGGCCTGCACCGTCAGCCGACCCCAGTCCATTACCTGCACCAGGTCCAGAGACAGCGCCTATAACGGATGACACGCTCACGCACGAGTATTTGGATCTTATCCTAGACGCTATTACTAGCGGTAATAGTGGCACGCTAACGGCGATAGAGGGCATTCAGTTTGATGCAGCCGACATCGGTACCCACGAGCGGTTAGATGCAATAGCCAGTACACTCTCAGAGGGCTTTGAGGGCACCTATGGTAGGTTAGACGCTATTACTAATAAGGCGGGCGAGACCGGTACCTTTAGTAACACGGTTAACTACAACACCACTAGTACAGTGAATTGGGATGACTTCACGCCACAGCGTAAATTGTTGGTGGAAGAATTGTTCAGTCAGTTCACAACGCTGACCTCAACCTATGACGGTATACCCATCGCTGTAGATTTGCGCTCTGAGGCACCCCAGGGTACGTTGGACGCCTCACCTACCCATGAGCGTTTAGACGCCATCCTAGACGCCATCAATGGTAATTTTGAAACCAACCACGTACTCCTACAAGCTGTTGCTGAAAATGCCGGTCGTGGGGGAGAGGGTGGTGGCACTGTCTCGGTGGAAGAGATGGGGTCTGGGTTACTGGGCAAACTGCGCTCTGGTGCAGGTAGCTTAGTAGGAATGCTGGGTAGCTACTACAGTTGGCTAGGTCGTACGTCACTGAAAACCGTACAGACGGCTAAAGATGCTGCACTGGATGTAGGAGATCGTGTACTTAAAGGCACGGGTGTAACCGGCGTACGGGATATCTACGTTAAAGGGAAGCCGGGCGTGGTTATCTCCGCGAAAGGCTTGCGTAACGGCTGGTATTTCGATGCTGAAACCAAAGCCCCTATCGCTACTATAGAGGACGTTCAGGGACCCGTGGTAGATCTGGATGGTAACTTTGTGCTCACCCAGGAAGACTATGACTTAGGGATTGAGGACCGCTTCGGCAATACCTTAATAGACGCCGGTAAGGGCCTGATGCGTGGACTGGGTAAGATTTACGGTGCACAGTTTGCGTTTATGGGTGCGGTACTAAAGGCACCCCTAGCTGCACTGGACAAAGTGAAGGGTCGCTTTGACGGGGTTAAGGACGTATATGTCAAGGGCGAGAGTACCCCCCGCATGCGTGCCCTACTCATGCGCAATGGTGGTTACATCTCCAGTCGGAGTCAGAAAGTCATCACCCATCAAGGACAGATTGACGGTGAGGTATTAGACTCTAAGGGGAACGTCGTTATTTCCTTGGACGATATTGAGACGGGACTCGTTGACCGTTGGGGCATTGATATTGAGGCTAAGGGACTCAGTGGGCTACTGGGTGGGCTGGCAGGACGTGGCCTTGAGCTCGGCGGTAAATTGCTAGGGAAAGGCGCTAAACTCTACGGACAGTATTTGAAGGGCGTCGGTAAGGTTACGGCCGGTGCTGCGGGAGCGGCATGGGGTGTTGTTAAGGAAGGTGGTCGTCGCCTAGCCGGTGGCGGAGGCATGACGCGTGAAGAGATGATGGATATGTTCCGGGAGATGCAAGGGGGCGGTACCCCTGAGCTAGACCCTAGTGAACGTGAAACGTTGTCACTCTGGCAGAAGCTGAAGGATCAGAACCTTACCCCCGATATGTTAAAGTCCATGGATCTGGATGAACTGAAGGCCCGTATACCTGATCTAAACATGGATGCGTTAAACGTAGGATCCATGGAAGAGCTCACGGCTAAACTCTCTGAAGTAGGTGAGTCTGTCCGACAGGCGCTGACTGGCAATCAGATGGATATCGGTAGCCGTAAGTTACTACCTGTTTTAATAGAGCAGCTAAATGTACAGCAGGGTATCTACCGTCATCTGACCGGTGAGAGTTGGTCTGGTCCCGGTACCGACATTATCCGAGACAGCTACGACGACATTCTCGCTAACGATGATAATGTTAGTGGTTTGAAGGATACGGTTGCTAAAGTCACCGATAACTTCGCCCGTGAAGTCGGTAAGGAAGATGATGAAGAAGGTCACCGTGAAGGAAGCTGGCGTGATCAGCGGTCTCAGTTAACCCCTGAAGAAGTCAAAGTTAAGGAAGAGGAAAAGAAAGAAGAGAAGGAAGAAAGGAACTCTTGGCTTATGGACATCATTGGTTCGCTCGGTGGACTGTTCATGAGCGGCATTGGTGCGCTGGGTGATAAACTCATGATAGCGATGGGCATTAAGTCCGCCGCCAGTACAGCCGGTGACGTACTGGACGGTGTAGATGCCTTAGGTAACGCCAGAGGTACGCCTCCGGGGGGTAGGAAACCAGGTTTACTTGGTAAGTCTTGGAAGCTACTAAAACGAGGGGCTAAGGGTGCACGTGGGCTGCTTAAACGCGGTGCACTTGCGGCTGCGCCATTACTAGCCTCATCTAATGTAGGAGCTATGGCTCTATCAGGCGCTAGTAGCCTTGCATCTGGTGCCGCTGCGATTGGCGGTGCCATTGCGGCAGCGCCTGTAGGATTGATTATTGGAGGTGCAGTTGCGGCAGGTGCAGCGGCTTATGGTGGATATAAACTCTGGAGCCATTTCAGGGATAATGCGTCCCTAGAGCCATTAGAAGCCTTACGTTTCATGCAATACGGCATTGACACGACTGATCAAGAGTTCATCGCGCATGTACGTCGCATTGAACGTGAATTCATTGACGATGTCAGATGGGAAGGAATGCGGGCTACCTTTAAAGGAGACCAACAGGAGTACTTTAAAGAGTTCGGTGAAGACATGGGGATGGACCTCACCAACATGAACGATGCTACAGAGTGGCAGACCTGGTTTGTGAAACGGTTTGGTCCAATACTCTTAACGCACCTGACTGTCTTGAAAAAGATTGATGACAGTGTGGATGTCACGGATGTGGACGATGAGCTGGATCCAAAGTACCATGCTGACTACATTAAGCGTGTTCAGATCACCGCTGAAGATGTCGCCAGTGGCTTCAATCCGTATGAATGGGTTGCCTCCCCCTTTAAGGGCCATGAAGTGCGTAACATGGTTGAAGAGATCTCAGAGTACACCGATGTACTACTGAAAGCAGCTGAAGCGGGTAACGTGGATGAGGTGGAGGTTGACTCTAAAGGGAACTTCAGTAGTTTAGTTGAAGGGGCTAAGAAGGTCTACGATAACGTGGCAAAAGTGGTACCTGGCGTTGCGCTGATAGGTAAAGCCGCGAGTACAGTCAGTAGCGCTGTCAATACGGTAACCGAGAGTGTACGTGAGAAGGGCGTGTTAGGTGCCGCTAAAGCAGGTATTACTGCGGTGGCGGGATCCATACCGTTCATTGGAGGTTTCTTTAAAAAGGATGAAGAAGAGGAAGCTCAATCTAGCGGTAAACTTGCACCTGGTGCTAAGTGGACATTGTTACGTATGATGATGTACGGCTTTGGCAAGGATACTAATCCAGATGCCATTAAGGCTGTTATGGAATTGGAGCGTAGGTTATGGAAAAAAACTGAATCAATTCGCATAACTGGGGAGCTTAAGATTGATTGGTTTACGCTATACAGGGAGGTAGCTGTTAGCTTCAATCGCCATCCAGCCGATAAGAACGGTATGCTAAAGTGGATTAAGTGGTTTAAAGATCGTTTTGCTCCAGCCTTTGCAGTCTACGTATATGCATTACATGCAGCTACAGGGGAGGATAGTCTACTGGATTCGGACGCTCGCCTAGATGAGATGGATGCTGAGACCCGTAAGCTCTTCTTGAATCGGATTAAAATGGAGCAAATCCCACCTAAACTACGCGTCCACCCTTATGAGGTAATGAGCAACCCGTATGAGGGTGTACCAATCACATCTACCAAAAAAGACATCTACGCATACATTGAGCTTCTAAATAGAGCTGAAGAAGTAAACGTAGATGAGGGTGTGACAGGTAGTAGTGAGGTAAAGCACGGTATATTGGCTAGCATATGGGGTAAAGTAACTGAAAAGGCTGAAAATATAAAAGTAGGCGTCACTGCGGCTATTACTGCTGTGAGTGAAAAGGGTGTAGTAGGAACACTTAGTGATGCGGTGCGTAAAGCGACACCGGTGATCGCGAAAGCGATACCGGGCGCAGGTGCGGTAATGTACTTAGGCGGTAAAGCCGTGGAGGCATTGCGTAAGGATACGGATGTGGAGCCCATTGAGGGGCTGAGGCTGCTACAATACGGTGTAAACCTAAAGGACCGTACCTTTGTAAAACGGGTACGTGAGTTGGAACTGCTTGTGCTTGATACCATTACCTGGGTAGGTAAGCGTGCAGAAATAACGGAAGATCCCGAGTATTTCTTTAAGCAGATGGCCGAGTCGATGGGCTTGTCCTTTACCAATGAGGAGAACGCCAAGGCTTGGACTACGTGGTTTGCCAAACGCTTTACTCCGGTACTCCTTACCCATCTCCAAACCCTGAAACTCCTGGATGAGATTCTGGAGCTTGAAGAGATCGACAAACGCATGTCTGTGGAAATGAAGATTGAATACGTAAACCGTGTCCAGTTTACCGCGAATGACATTGCGTCTGGGAAGGACCCCTATGTGATCACGGACAGCCCCATGTACGGGGTAGTAGTAGAGTCGCTCAGGGAAGTGATTGCCGTGTATACGAAACGTTTGCTAGATACCTTGGCAACTGGTCGGATTAACAACAATCAGTCCTTCATGCCGCCTGAGGTGAAGGCGAGTGATAAAGCTACAGAGGCCATTTCGCAGGCGAAGGAAACGCAACAGGCTATTAGCAAACAGCGCAGTGAGGAGGCTAAGTCCAAGGCGGGTAACAACAGTCCAGTGGAAACCGCTAATGGCATGGGTCGCTCAGAGATGGGTAGTGCCTCTAATGGGGATGCGCCGGATACGGATGGCAATATGCCTGCAGGTGTACCCGATGCACCCAGTAACATGAAGCCGACTGGAGATGGCAGCATGCTCATGCCTGCACAGGGACGCATTAGCTCTGCGTACGGTCGCCGCATGCACCCAACTCGAAAGGAAATGCATGGACATGGGGGAATCGACATTGCAGCGCCTACTGGTACGCCGGTATATGCGTCAATGGATGGCACTATCTCTCGTCAGTACCGCAGTAGTAGTTACGGTAATGTTATCTACATTAACCACCCTGATGGTCGCGCTACCCGCTACGCTCACTTGAGTCGGTTTGCGGCAGGGACAGGGGCTGGCGCTGTTGTGAAGCAGGGTCAGTTAATTGGGTATGTAGGGTCAACAGGTGTCTCTACAGGTCCTCACTTGCACTTTGAGGTGAGAGAAGGCCATGCACAGCGCTCACCCACGGCGGATCCAATGAAGTTTATTGGTCCGGCACGGGAAATGCTGGCTCAGCAGGAAAAGGAGGTCAAAGAAGCTGAAAGGGGCGATGATATTGGGGATCAAGACTTCTCCTTGGAGGGGGTGGATACCATCGCATCGACTACCCTGAAGAAGCCAGTATTGGCGGATGCTGGGATCGCGGACGATGACCCCAGTGTTAATGCAACGGCTAACAACGACCCTGTAGCGGGCGCGCTGCATGTTAGTCCTAAGGTAGGGCCCAGTGGAGTAGACGGCACCCTAACGGCTCAGACAGGCGGTACGGCTAACCTGCCGGATGTAGGGGCAGGCGCTGCCGGTGTGGATGTGGAACGCCTAGTCGGTGAGCAAACGAAACATGCCTCTGAGGCACAACGTCTGCGTGAGCGGCAGGTTATGACGCAAGAAGAAACCAATGCGAAGATGGACCGACTCATTGCCGCTATTGAAAACCAGCAACCTCCTCAGGTGAACGTATCTGCAGGAGAACCCAGTCAGCCTAAAGGCACTAAACCTAATACGCCTGTTGGACGGCGTAAAGGGGATTCCCAAGGATCGGGATATAACGGTGTCGTTGGATTTGACTATTCATAAGTAAGGGGGCCTAGCCCCCTTCTTTCTTTTGACATACTGTAGGAGTCTAGCTATGGCTACCCCCATCCCAGAGAGTGGAATACGGTCAGATGCCGACTGGATTCGACAAGCTTTCTTTGTACCCGGGTTAACCACCAAAAACGGTATTGGCGGTGCAAAGATACGGGATAGCGAATCTCGAGGTCAGCGGTTTTCATCTGCTGAACTCAAATATACGGATACCACGCCGGGTGGTAACTTTGCGATTAACCCCCGGCCACAGTTTACCCGCTATTGTGACCCTAAGGTACCGGGAATCAATCCAGATAGCCGGGGTATGGGTGAATATTACTCTGAGGCTATTGATGACAATGCACAAATCATCCATATGCAGTTTGGGGTACCCGAATATAACTCCCTCACCAACTTCTTTGGTCGATTTTACGATACGGCGGTAGGTCGCTTAGCCAATACCGGGGATGCCTCTGACTTTACATTCTTTGCAGGACAAGTGGTGGGGTATGTACTAACAGCCCCCTTCCAGGTCGTCAACAGCGTCATTAACTTTGTAAAACGTATCTGGAACTTTGTAAACACGACACCCTATAGTCGGTTTTACTACATGAAGCCTGTGATGCCGATGTACTGGTCTACTGTCAGCCATCTGTTAAACCGTATTGGTGTGAATATGGGGATTATAAATGGCCCCACACCTGATGACGTTACTCTGGATAGTGAGGGTAGCGCTACCAAGATTACGTATAACAATGGGTTAAGTGCGTCTGAGTTTGAGGTACTGAACCGGTTGTTACCAGACGTCATGACCTCCGATGGCGGTATAGATGTCTTTGCAATTTCAACTCGCGCCCAGCGGCTTGCGAATGCGCATTATAAAACCTTAAATGGAATAGAGAAGGATTTTCGAGGAGCGCCTAAAGAGCAATTCGACAGGGAAGTGTTAAAGTACATCGAGGGGAACTTTGACCCTAATCCCCCCAGTAAACATCGTAGCTTACCGGAGTATCTAAATACCTTCTATAAAGGGGGAACAATTGGTCAAGGGGTAGGGGCGGATGATCCTCAGGCGGCTGTGGACGCTCACACGACTGAAGGCAGTGCCGCGGACAGTGTACCCGATAAGCGGAATGGGCGGGCTATGTCCGATGGCGGGGTTGAGGTTGCACGTGCATGGAACGACCCGTCCATGAAGGATTACTTCGATGGGGAGTTAGCCGATGGTGCTGCCTTTGTAAGTTTTGCGGTGGACCATGAAGGTTCAGTGTCAGAGTCATTTTCGAATAGCTTTAAATCCTCGGATATTGCGGATAAGCTTAATTCCATTAGCTCCTCTGGCCGGTCTGCCTACTTTAACATGGCCGGTGGTAATGTAGGGGACAATACCATTGTCAATGGCATTGAAAGTATGTTAGGCGGTATAAAGTCGTTCGTACAGGGGGCTTTAAACTCGGTAGGTCTTGGGGGACTCTCTGCCCTAGGGGGTGCGGCGTACGTCGATATTCCTGAGTTTTGGGACAGCGCCAGTGCGGATTTACCTAAGTCCAATTACACCATTAAACTGTCCTCACCCTATGGGAATAAGCTTTCGATTCTACTGAACATTTATCTGCCATTGTGTATGTTACTGGCAGGTGCATTACCGCGTACTACCGGTAAGAACTCCTACACCAGCCCATTCCTGTGTAGTCTGTATGCGCCGGGTCGCAACGTCATTAAACTGGGTATGATTGATAGCCTCTCCATTACCCGCGGTGATGATAGCATGGGGTGGTCAGCCGATGGCCTACCAACGTCCGTAGAGGTTTCCTTCTCGGTCGTTAACCTGTCTAAGATTCTACACGTACCCGTGTCAGAGTTAGCAGGTCCTACCGATGCACTGAAGCTTTCCATGCTCGATGAGGATACGCCCTTCACGGACTACATGGCGGTATTAGGTGGCCTCTCACTCTATGACCAGTACTACATAACGCCCCGTTTGAAGTTAGCCTGGCGAAACCAAATAGCCGACTTTGAGCGTTGGTTCTCCATGTCACACTTTGCCTCGCACTTTGCTGGCACAGAGACCATGGCGAACCGTATCATAGGTGCCGTCTATCGCAGCGGCGATCGATAAAAAGACATGGCCACCGGGGGTAACCCCCGGTGGCTAGTCTTCTATTTCACCTTCATATGAAAATGGAATACCTTCAGCGGCACATGCCTTCTCAATCATCTCCTTTAACAGCAGTCGATGACAGAAAGCCCCTGCTCGACAATAGCAGGCTATTGCTACCTTAGGTTGGCGCAGGAGCTTATCCCATTGCGATGCATTGACCCTATAGCTGGTTCGCATAAGTCGGTAGTACTCGGTGCGATATTCCTCGGCCGATATCCGCCCGGCCTTATAGTCGCCGAGAAGTTTAGGGGTAGGGGCAAAACAACGGTTACCACTGCGCAGGGTAATGTCCAATAAAGGAATATCCTTCGCTTTAACTAGCCGCCATTTTGCCAACTGTACTGTATAGAGTTCCATTATATCGCCAAGGATGGATATTGGGACTGGATGAGGTAGCCTAAGGACTTAGGGTCAGTATCAAGGTCCATCGCCATGATCGCCGTCGACTTGAGTGGATCAAAGGAGGTAAAGACCTTAATTGCGTCATCAGAGGCATAGCGAAATAGTGTATAGTCGATAATCAAGTCCCCCTCTCGATCATAGGTTAAACAACCTTCATCGATCAAGTTAAGGTTATCGTAAAAAGCCTCCGCCATACCGCTATGGGCTGACTTAGGCTCCGCACGGTCCAATCGATAACTATTGAGTAGTCGTCGGACGGTGTCCCGTCGTAACGACGGTGTGGCACGAGAGCCCATTGCTTCAATGAGTGCTGCAACCTGTGCATGGTTACCTGAATTCGCTGCGGCTAAGGCTACCTGAGTCTGAATAAAGAGCCGTTCTTCAGGGGTTAAATCGGCCGCCTCAATCGCTGCAACGATTTCTTCAGGTGACAGGTAGGGGGTCTTAAGGATCGTCTCACTGTTAATGGACGCAAGGGTGCGCACCTTAGTCGGCAACGGATGGCGGGGCCCTAAGTCACTCAATGTCTCCAGCACCTCTAGACGACTGTCGCCCCGGGTAATCCCGGCATCTAAATACAAATCATCGCCATTTAGCTGACCGCGGTCCATTGCCCCTAGTATTTGATTAACCGATTCAACGTGTACCGGCAGTGTTTTGTTATTCAGCGACCGGTAGTCGTCCGAGGACATGGTAGTCTGGATGAAGGCCAATAGTGCATTAGTTTCATTAATACCCATCCCCCGGAAACGGTTAAAAAAACCAGTGACATCCACTGCTAGCGGGAATGGAGTCTTAATAAAGCTGCGGAGCTGCCCGACTGATAGGCCCAAGGAGAGCAACTTCTCGAGTAAGAGTTCAAGCTCTCCTTGGGCGAGGGCAGCTTTGAGTGCCTGTAGGTTTTGACTCAGTGCCTTTTCGGCCTCCTCTGGAGACTGGCCATCTGCAGCGGCTTCCTGTGCAGCGGCAGCAGCGGCAGCAGCCCCTTCAAACGCACTTAAAATCTCCCCCTCACCGTAAACGTCAACAACCCGTAAACTGTCGTCTGGACCTGTTTTAAAAACAGACTCTTTAGGTGCTACCGGCATGGTTAAACCCTCATCCAGTTTAAAAAAAAAAGAGGACCGAAATGATCCTCTTGATTTACTATATTATCGCCTAACCTTAGGTGGCGTTTGGCGACAACTTAACCAGGGTCATTGGAAAATCCTTAAGCTCCTCCAATAACGTATCCCGGATCCGAGACCACCGGCCACCTGCATGGCCTGTGCCAATTAAAGGGAAAACGAAACGAACGTTCATGCCCTTATAATACTCAGCTAATCGTTGACAGGCGACGTCAAAGGCCCCGTAGTCAAAGTGCTGTTCATAGGCGGGCCCATAGCGGTATTGGCAATAGAGGTTATGTACAGTTATAATGTAGTTCTCCTCAATCTCCACACTGGCCATTGACCAGTGACCAAGTTTTTCACGGTCGCCTCGGCCAGTCATCAGATCGGCAATTTCCACTTCAGGCCACGCCATGGCAATTGCTTTTGCTGCACCCGCCCCCATGCGACACTGACAGTTTGCATTATGTATGACGACAATATGTTCTGTCCAGTTATGTGGGTTTGATTCAACGACATCAACAAGGTTTCCGTAGACTATATCCATAGAGTCTCCTTAATGCACCTTAGGGTCAGCTTCAGGTGCGTAACTGCAAAATAGACACGGCATGCTCCAGCCAATGAAGCCGTGTTGATCCACATCCGTTGTATAGTACAGTTCCCCACCTACAGTGGGGAGTGCCGGAATGTGATCTATCGGCATATCCAGCGTACGGCCTTGTGCCTCTATATGCACGCTATGTATTTCCTCATCCACGACCACATTCAAGATGGGGTCTCGAACGACCCGACTGCCCTCTGACAATTTAGGGGCAACTCGAGCGTACAGGGTGTAAAATCCATCATCCATATCACTGCCTCACCATCAGTCTCTGCCACCGAGTATCAATCATACCGTCCTTGTCCTGAACCAGTGTATTGCTAAACGACATTCCATTGAAGTAATCAGCCGGAACCGTCATGGGCTCCCATCCAGTATATCGCATGCCGACGCACTGGAAGCGGGGATCTTCGAACCCCTCTACAATGTAGAGTGTATCCGGAATAGCGGTTTCACCCGGTTTCAGGGTAGGAGTATTACCCTCCCGCAGGGAGGTAATAAGAGGGTCTTCAACGGCACCGGTTTCGCGGTTAATCACATCAATCGCTACAATGCGGGTTTCATCTGATTCCCGCGTGGGAATAAGGTGCACTTCAAATCGGATGGCCTTAAAGCGGCGACCTGCCGTCAGGATCTGAAGTCCCTGATAAAAGTTAGACCAGGTCAAGCTGTCACGGGACAGTGCCTTAACCAGGTTCCCTTTAAGGGAGATGATATCTGATTTTGCATCGGGTCCCCGGGTCTTGAGTTGCTCCTCATACCAGTCCTTGACACAGCGGTCCCAGTCCTCGGCACCAATCGGCTTTATCCCATGGGGTCCAGATCCGGCAACCATTAGCGTCTTGGCCCAGAGTTTCGCCAGAATGTCATTTGCCCTGGCGAAGGCAGCCCTAAGATCATTTAGCTTAGGGCGCATAGGCGATGAGCGCGTTTTCTTCATAAAGGTCTCCACTAACTAAAGTGTCAACAGTAACTCCACCAGTGAACGAGTACCGCCTTCTAAGGGCGATAACTTACGTTCCACGTAATGGGGCTGTGCATCCACTAAAGTCTTCAGCTCTAAAAGAAGGGCCTCCAACGAAGCCGTATATTTACTAAAAAAGTCGTCCACCGACATTCCCCGGCGGTGGGTCGATTCCACCAGCCACAGGTGTGCCGAGGCAATGCCCACTGTAGGGGCAATACCCGTTTGGACATAATTAAGTACACCGTCCTCTTCGAGGGATGCACGCATAGACACTACCAGATCTAACAGCACCATGGCATCGGCGATGGTTGATTCAACCTGTAGGGTTCTAAGTCTAGCACGGTCAGACGCACGGTGACGTAAGCTATATAAAAGTGTAACGTAGGTTGCCAGCCTGTCGTAGTGTGTGGCGTTACTATCCTCCAATTTAAATAAGGTAAATTCCATGCACAGGCGTCGTATCCCATGCAGTAACTGTTTGACCATTCTGCCTCCTATGGCGCCTATAAGGGTCACAGTACACTCAATACATTAAGGTAATATAGGTTTTGCATTCACACGATTGGACTGCACGGTATGATTGTATGACTTTCACCTGCCTTTATTAGGGGTATACCATGAGCAGTCCATTAGACACCACCCCTGCATCAGTGTTAAGGCTTGTGCAGGAAAGACGTTTAGCGTTAATAAACGGCAAAGCAGAAGAGATTGATAAAAACCAGGTACAGGTTTTACGGGACTTGGCTAAAACCAGTATCGATGAGTTGCGGGTTAATGTCGAAGCAGAAGGGCTAGAGTTGGAACGTGAGATGGCGCAAGCCTTTACCCGTATTGCGGCTAAGGTTACGACCAACCCTTACCTACAAGGGGAAGTGGTTGACCGTCCTGACGTTACGCTCACGCACGATGACATTCCACCCGTTACACTTGTAGAGGGGGAAACGGCTACTGATCCATCTGATCTGGATTTCAAAACCTTTACTGATACAACCCGCATGTAGTGAGTCCCACTGACCCTCAGGGGTCAGTGGGCTCTATATCGTCAGGCAACATAAGGCTAAAGTAACGCAGGGGCATCAACTCAAATACCGCCAACTCGGCAAAGAGCATTCTAAAGGCATTGCCGATAAAGGTTTGAGGCGGTACCTCACCGCTACACTGTAAGATCTCCGGTGCGTAGAAGTCCAACTTCGGCATGGGACTTTCTGTTAAAGCTTCACCGTGTATCGTGAACCATTCATCCAGGTCATGCCAAATGAATGTGTTGTACTGTGCAAGCGTGGTTGGAGTGAGCCAGTCGACTGACGTACTGGTTAGGCGAACATCGTCGATTTGTGTGACGGAGCGTAAGATATCACAATAAAGCGATTGCTCTTCGTCCGTAAGGCGATACGGGTGCGTATTAACAATCAATCTAAGCGTCACGATATCCGGCTTAATGGCTTCCTTGCTCCGATACCGCTGTTGGATGTCGTACAGTAGAGGTACGACAAGGGTAGCCATGGAGAGCTTAAGGGTCTCAATGTCACGGTCCTTCCACAGCTGTTTAAAGGTATCAGGATTGATCCGATCATCGAGCAGCCAAAGCTCATTAGTGCGTCGACTATGGTACCGGTCGTCTTTCAGGATATCCGCTGCGGCCGATTGATCTATGCGAGCCACCGTACCCATGCGGGTATCGAGAAGACTGTCCATAGACGCATAGACGGTGTGATACTCCTTGTCTGAAACCATTACTGCTCCCCAATTGTGTTATCCAAGTGTACCGATAATAGTAATGCGCGTAGCGTTTTAATTGCAGTAGGTTTACTACCTAAGGCTTCGATCGCTTTAACGTTAAAGGTGCCGGATTCCCGAATAGCCTCCTTCATAGCGGCTAAGGCCACATCATCCCCACCACGTACCTTAATCAGCTCCAGTAGACTGGTTTCCAAACCCTTAGACTCGATCACCAACAACTCAGGCAGTGAGATCTTCCCGCCCTTAGAATCACCGGTTACCTGACCCGAGAGGTGGTCAACGACTCGGTCATCCTCAGGAATAGACTGCTTCTTAATCAGGTGCTGTGACTGGCGTCGCATCGCTACATCCAGTACCATGTAAGACAGCGGTGTGGTATATTCCTCACCCGTCTCGGGGTCAGTTAAGACGAGTTGTTCAAAGAACTTTGCGCCTAACTCTTCGCCTACCTTAACGGTACGGTTAATGTCAAGCTTAATGTCATTGGCATTGGGGATAATGAGGTGGATGGTTTCACGTCCACTATCCAGCGCATCGATCCAGCGTTCAAACTCGCTATCGGACATGGATTTAAATAGCGCTGTGTACAGGGCTGCGTTTACGTCACCGCCCTCCAATTCCTTTAGGTATTTAATTACAGCGGCTTCTGCTGCTTTACGGTTAGCCATACTAGACCTCTAGATAGGTGGGTTCTATAGAATCCTGTCACCCCACTACCCATACTGGTACCGCTCCATCGGGTACACGGTCTGTGTGGTATCCGGTAGGTTATAGTCCACGATCAGGGGTATGATCAGGTACTTGAACTGGGCCATGAATTCAGGTAACGTATTGCACCGTAACAGGGCCAAGGCAGTGAGATTTACTGGGTAGCCTAGGCTGGCCAATTGGTCCAGCCAATAGTTGGTTGCCCATCGAATTTGGTTAGCTGCAGGCACTCGGTTTAGATTGGGGAGGTTAGCCGAGACGTGTTCTAAGAACCGCTCGGCATTATCACCATCGACCTCAATCATAATCTCGTAGTGCATGCCGTTGATGATATTTGGCATGAGTCACCTTTTATGTCTTTTTAGGATACCACCAGGGTACATACTGTCCTGCCCGCATACGGAGTAGGTCCATTGTTGAGAGGAAAGGCTTCTCTTTTGATTCATCACATTCAAAGACCCAGTAGTCGCGGGTATCTAGCAGAATGTCCCAATCATACCCGAGCTCTTTAATGTCCTTATAGAGGACGTCTGGTGTGACATGGAGTGCAGGATCAATGTCGGACCAATAAAGCTCCATCTGGCGCAGCTGTGTGACAATCTCCAGTGCCCGACGCAGTTTCGGATCCTCATCGATCTTGCTGCGGACTGTAGTGCGGGATAAGGTAACCTCAGGGTAGATATCCAGTACGTACGTGGTATTGTTGCCACTGAACCCGTAGTTCTGACCCTTCAGGAAATGAAAGTTAGTCAGATGGGGGAGTAAGCCTTCGGACTGTGAAATGACCAGCTCGAACTTGATGCCCGAGGGGCCATTTTTGTTACGGGTGTTAACCATGTGTACTACAGTTAGATCTGAGGCACCGGCAATACGGTCAGAGTCTGACTTCGGATAACGGGCAGACTTATCCGCGCTACTATTGTACAGCACCTTGGCATCGAAGATCTCGAACAGGTTGTTGTTAATGAACGAGAACTTCTCCGGTACACCTTTGGTCTTAGTGCCACTGCGAGAGTGGGTTAGCTTAGGGGCTTTAGGCGCATAGGGGTCCATCTCAATGCCCATGCCGATGTGGGCCACCAGGAAGAAGTATAGTCCCCCTTGTACACCCATGTTCGGAAGCTGGGTAATAAGCTGTGTCTTAGCCGCACCCTCTTTCATAAACTGGGTATTTGCACCAGACTCGCCGACGGCATTCTTATCGACCAGCTTATCTTGCACTGCTGACACCTTAAACTCAGTCAGACTGTCAATATTAACCAGCATAGGGGGCAGAATAGCAATCTGTTTACCCGAGTCGTCAAAGAAAGGCGTACCTATCTCCAGCTTCTTACTGGCTTTAGCCCGTTCACGAGACCCTTCTTTGATTAGTTCAAAGTAGTCGTCTCCCAGAATATCAGCGGATTGGGTAAGGCGCAGTTTATTAGCGCCCTCGGCACTCGAGAAGTCTATGCCCTTAAGTTGCCAGTGTCGATTGGCAGCACGATTCAATCGCTTATACGTCATGGAGTTCTCAGTATCGTACGCAGCCCCTTGAGAGGGACTGTAGCGGGCCATGACCGTAAAGAAAAGGTAATTGAGTATCTCAGACTTAAAGGTGTTACCCGGTCCTGCGATCGAGTTAACCGTGGAGACGCCTGCATTGAGGATGGACTCGCCATGCTTACCCAATACGTAGTTTCCAGTCGGTATATCAAACACAGACCCTACATTCAGGTGGGGACGTAACTTAGGTGCCTGTGGCAATGAATCAAAAAATCCCATTATCGTAATCCTTTCAGAGTGTCCTGTAGTAAACTATATCATCAAGAGGGACGGTTAGTTTTAATTATAGCTCGCACTGTTTGCTTTATCCATCATCAGTAAAGGATCCCTGTCTAGGGTTATTGTAGATTTGTACACATGGTACGGTTACTGCCTAAATCGTATGTCCACTGATTATTAGGGCATTCGCCCCTAACCCTCTGCCGAGATTGGAGTTTTTATGAGCAACGTAATATTAGTGTCCCTTCTAGAAGACCAACGGGCTGAGGCTGAGCTCCAGTCTGTCGGCATTGAAGGGTTTACCCATCTGTTTGATTACCTGTCTGAGGTTGGCAATTTACTCTCAGGCCACTTTGCGGGCATACTGAAGAAGCTGGAGCCGATTAATGCTGGCAGTGCCTTTAGTCGTAACCTGGTGAAGTTGATGGGTGAAATTCCCTACGACGTCGTCAGTAAGATTACCGTCTATCATCCAGTGGGCCTGTCGGAGTACATGGTGCCCTTTATTGTCCACATGAACCGTTCACTGGAGATGTTGGATAAAATCGATGAGCGCCTGTATACACCGCTCTCAACCTACATGGGTGAGCTATTGAGTCAGCCCGACAGTGCGGATAAGCTGTGGGTCGCACGGGACCTTAAACCGGTGGATATTGAGTCGGCGAAGGCAACCTTCGAGTCGTTCTTTGACCCACGCATTAAAGCACGTAGTACAACACTGACCGCACCCTTTGAGAAACTGTATCGCACCAATAGTGATTTTCTGGAAGCCGGCAAGCAGTTGAAACTGCTGATCGAACGCATTAACGGTATTGACTTTAACCGTATCCGTAAAGCGGAAAAGACGCTGTCTGATCGCATTAAAGCCTACGCCGATTACGTACAGAAAAACGAAGACGCTGCGATTCGTAATAAACAGTCGCTGCGTAAGCTGGCGGATACCGTTCGCTCTATTGCCAATGAGACCGAATATTTCGCATTGATGGTCTACACCGCTAAAACGGTACAGGTTGCCGTTTCAGACTCGGCTGAACGCCTTGAGAAGGCATTGAAATAAAGGAAAGAGATATGTACCCTACAGTAACTGGAAATACACTCGATAGTGTAGCCGTGGAACAATTGTTCAATCTGGCTAATGGATTGAGTAACATCATAGTCGCATACGGTGACGAGTCCAAGGCACTACCGGTTGCCTGCGCCTGTGCCAGCGGCATCATTAAGGGCGTTGGACTGGAAAGCGGTGAAATTGTTTCCATGGAAAACATTGTGGATTGGTTGAAGAAGACCTACAATGCGATTAAAAACAAAATCAGTGACGCAATGGATGCCGTATCGGCTAAACTGTCAAAACTGTCCAGCGACGTTAAGATGCACAGTAAGGAATTTGACCTTGCGGTTAAGCAGTTTGATCGGGTGAAGGACAATAAGGACGGACCGAAAACTGTAACCGTAGGGCAATCAATCTGGACACTTCTGATTGGTGAAAAGCTACCCTCCGATCTTGCGCGTGAGTTTAAGCGCTTGTACGATGAGGCGCCCGACACCGGTGCCGCCAGTAAGCTTATCGAGACATTGGTAGACGGAAGCACTGCGAAAAAACTGCACGATGGTTACAGGAAAGGCGGACTAGGCGACGCCATACGTGAGCTGCAGGATCTGAGTGATTCGACGCAGGAGGCAGTTGAGAAGACTACCCTGAAAAACACTAAACCTGTCAAACAATCGGACACCAATTTAAAAGGTAAGGTTGACGGTAAGCTCGTTGCAACGGACTACTACCTGGGTAATTGGCGTGTTATATTTGAGATGCCTGCCGATAAAAAGGCCATCGGCAGCTCTCAATGGGGTACGCAAAACATGCCGGGTACAGCCGGTAAGGATCACTCTGAGTTGGAAACACCGACTCTAACTGCGGGAGAAGTGGCTAACGCCGTTAGTGTACTGAAACCTATCTTTGCTCAGTTGGCCGATAGCGAGAATACCAACAAGGCCCTTACAAAGGGATACAACACTCTTGTTAGTGCAGCAAATGAGATTGTTGCATTTGCATCCTGGAGGGGGGAAAGCAAAGAGTGGTTCGATGCCTATAACAGTCTTATCAAATACCAGCTAGATGTACTTAACATGATCGGTAATCTGTATGGTGTCTATGGTAGTCGAACATTGAATTCTGTCGCTACTTATACCCGGTACGTTAAAGCCTCTACCAAGGCTTTAGAAGGGTAAAAAAAAAAAAAGAATACTACACTCCACCGGGTAATCCCGGTGGAGTGTATAGTTATTTTGGCAACGATCCAAGTCTTAGGGTGTAAGGGTTAACAGTGTAACCCTGGCGTTTTAGATATCCTAAAATACACATCTTAAGGTTATACTCCTCATTACGAGGATGGTAGGTCAGACGGTACTTACCCGTATACTGTTCTGTACCTACACAATAGTCATCAAATCTCTGGACAATTGAATGGGTTTTAGAATGAGGTGCCTCGTAGAAGAATGCGATCGTGGTGCCTGGCACCATATGTTCTTCTAGTTCAAAGTGATATGTGGTACTCATGCGCACACCTGCTCCGCTAAGGCCACTACCCCATCTACTACATCTGGCGTAATCTCCCGTCCCACCAGGATTTCATTAGGATAATCCTCCCAGCGCTTTTGCATCATAGAGATGGCAACTGCTGGCACTCCGTGAATGTTGTCGTATTCTCCCGTACACTGTACCACCGCATAGGGGAAACCCATCTCCATGTAGGGCTCCATCTCCCACAGGCGGGTAAAGGTGTTGGACACCACTACCGACTTACCCTCCTCCAAGGCAGACCGCACGGCTTCCTGACACCACGCATGGGCATCTTTAATGCGGGTACCGTCATACTCGTAGTCACCCGATTCCGTTACAAAGTACTGGTCGGCCTCTACATGTTTAAAGCCAAACCGTTGCTTCAATGCGGTGGCCAGGGTACTCTTACCCGAACCCGGCAATCCACGTACAATAATAAGCATCTGTATTCTCCATTATAGGGTATCGGTCTACAATTGTAATATAGGTTTATATCTCAAGTAAACGGGCTACCTTGTTACGCACCTTACGACGCCATACAATCGGCATCCCATCCCCACATCCTTCAAATATATCCACTAATCTAAAAAACTTACCTCGGTAAGGCTCACCATAACAGACGTATATACACTCTGTCCATACCGGACCATTATGTAGAGTAAGTCGCTCTTTTAGTATTGCTATGGCGTCTTCGTCTAAATCTATCACAGTCATTCCATCAAAGGTATGGTAGTCTGGCTCGTATAACTTAACCATCTCTGCATCCCTACAACTCAATGACATACAAACCGGCTGTCTCCAGGGAATCCCCCTGGAGACACGAGTCAGCAGACCCACCGGTAGTGTGATTAAAGCGTAGGCTTTAGGTTACTAAAGGGACTTGCGTAGATAGCACGGTCTTCGTCTGCTTCGATGATTACCGCGTATCGGAACCCGGCGTTCTGTTGACCGTATTTAACCAGCACAACTTTCATATGATCGACTGTTTTACCCACTGCATTTAAATGGTTGCGGGTAGGGAGGTCGATATTGAAGGTGAGGGTTAAACTGATCGTTTTGTTGCCGTGTAAAACAGGGATCGTGACGGCGGCGTCGCTGCCTTTAATCTCCTTTAACAACTTCCACTCTTTCTTACCTTTAGTTACTAAATGCTCAGTAATATCCAGGTATTCAGTGCGGGTACAGCTGTGGTTAGTGGTATAGCGTTCTAATTGATCCAGTAGCTGCATTAAGGTGTCCACACCTTCATATGCGCGTCTGGGTGGTCTGACGTAAATCGTTAGCGGTTCTCCTTCCACCGTAACAATGTTCAGTCGCTTATGGTCCAAATGAGCCTTACCGTGGATGGTCAACTGCTCCCAGATAGCGGGTTTAGTGACACGGTCCATCATCATAATGACCGGCTGAACAAAGTCATCCGGGGTTACGGCATTCTGATGCTCAATGATCGCTTCAAACTGCTCAACCGGATTCGGGGTTACTAAAACAGACATGAGGGTATCAGGCGCTTCTGTCCCAAAGTGTTTGCCGTTAAATCCACCACGGTCATCAAAGTTCGCTGACAAATAAATGTGGCGGTTATCGACTGTACGCATGGGGGTATTGGTGGTGAACACCAAACGCTTACCAGAGATGAGTTTATTATAGGACGCGGGCTTGGGTTTACTGGGTTTAGCCTCCGCGACTGAGGGATCGGTGGACTCCTCGGTACCTTTCACCTGAATAACAAGTTCTTCGATTTTCTTTTCTGCCGCTAAACGGCCTCGGTTCGCATTCTGATCGGCGCGCTCATTACCTGGGTCATCGGAGTGACCCTTCACCCAATGGTACACAAGTCTGATCTTACGTTGTTTCACCGCCTGTTGAAGACTGTCGATAGTTTGCCACATATCCATGTTGGAAATTGCATTACCTTCTTTCGTCTTCCAGCCATTCTTGCGCCAGCCTCTTAGATGGCGTTCAGCCCCATCTAACACGTAGCGGCTATCAAAGTACACGTGCGCTTCTACCCAGTGACCGGCTAACAGCAGCTCGAGCACCCGAATATAGGCCAGTAGCTCGGCGCGGTTATTCGTGACGACGTTACCAACATGACCAAATATATCGAACTCGTTCCCTGCATCATCTTTACCGTAAATACCCAAACCCCCCATGCCGGGGTTAGGGCGCGCTGAGCCATCACAATAAAGGGTCAGTACCTTACCTCCTTCCATTGCCTTAATCGCACTATAGCTATCGTCTTTAGCCAACAGTGCATTACTCTCTTCTGCGCGTGCTGGTTCGTGTGTAACGTCCTGCTTATTCTTCTTCGCACGTCCCATCAGTTTTTACTCCCTTGAGCCAAGTATCGGTTTGCCGTGTCCGTTTGAGCAATGCCTCTACCAGTTCGATCATACTGTCACGACTCTGATAGGGGGTGATGTCAAATGCATCTTGCTCAATTACCTTTACCAATCGCGTACAGAGCGTCTTCTGTGGCGATGTATCAGCAGGGGGTGGACCGGCGTCAGTGTACACTTGGGTGGTGATGGAGGGGTGAATGGTGGACTGTGCGTACCCCGATCGGTAGTCAATTAGGGTAAGTTTAAGCTCCAGCGGTGGAGGCGGTGCCTGTGGTGGAGGAGATGGTAGTATGACCATACATCCCGATAACACACTGCACCCTGCCAATACCGCAGCACGTACATACTGCATTAAAGTTCTCCAGACTGATATTGCTGTAAGAGTGCTCGATAACGGTCCTGTTCTGAGGGTATCGTCCTGATAGGCTCTTCGGGTGGGGGAACTACCGTGCACTGTTCAATGTCAGTGGGTGGAGGAGGGGTAGCCTGTGTATCAAAATACCAGGTGGTACCTGAACCCGTGACTACCCCTATACACCCGTACACGAAGTACAGTAGTCGGTGTTTCAGCATAGGAGACTGCCTAACTTTCGTTAGGCAAAATCGCAAGAACGCTTTCATTAGACCATCCTTATATGGGCGTTCTATTATGGATGTGAACCAGATGATTCGCTCTGCGATTATTTTTAACTTACGGACATGACCAGCTTACGTCGCTAACCTTAGCAATGTGTTGGTTAGCCTTCACAATACCACAACTACGGATTCGGGTACACTCATGCACGGTGCATACTTCCTTACCACCCTCTACAATTCCCCAAAGATCGGTACACTCCCACTCCATGGCATCTAGCACAGGGAAATAGGCATCCGCCAACTCTACTTCGGTATTGACTCTCGTTAGGTAGATACGGTTAGCATACGGAAGCGCATCCGCGTATACCTGTCCGCCCCCTACAACAATGGGCTGTAAACCAAGATCCAAAATACGGATGATGGCTTCTGGTAGGGAACGGACAATAAGTAACCCCTCTTTAACCGGATAGTCTTCTTGTGACGTAATCATCACAGTCGTACGACCCGGTAGCGGTTTACCGATCGACTCGTATGTTTTACGTCCCATGATCATGGCCTTACCCATGGTCTTATCCTTAAACCACTGAAGGTCTTGAGGGATGTGCCAGGGAAGACCACCACCTACACCAATCGCCCGATTGAGATCATGGGCTACAATCATTTCCAGTTCAATCATGAGGGCCCCTTATTACCTCCTGTGTACACAAGTTCACCGGCATCAAGCATTTGTCGTATCGTGTCACGGTAGTTACGGTATTGGCCCTTAACAGCGTGCAACTCCTTGCTATCGCTCTTTAAAGCCGCTACTTCCTGTCGAAGGGCATTGACTTCATCCTGCGCGGCATCTACCACTTCCTGTGCATCGTATTGGTCGATCCAAGTGCCCATGCCCGGCGTAGCGATAATACGCTTACCGTCACTTGAGAACAGGAAGGCATGGTTAGGGATAGCGCAAAGTTTATCCCAGTACTCATACCCTTCTCGAGTTTTCATGTTTCTCATACCGACACCTTCGCTTTAATCGCCGGATGCGGATTGTAATCTTCCAGAATAAAGTCTTCGTATTTATAATCGAAGATTGAATCGGGCTTACGGGCAAACCGCATCTTGGGTAAAGGTCTAGGATTCCGACTGAGTTGCTCCTGTACAATGGTGGGGTCCTGGAGGTGGTCCTGATACAGGTGCGTGTCGCCTGTAACGTGGATGTACTCGCCAAGCTCTAGGTCACACTGCTGTGCAATCATCATCGTCAATAATGCGTAAGAGGCGATATTAAACGGTGCGCCGAGTTGGCTATCACAGCTGCGCTGCAGCATCATGCAGCTTAGTTTGCCATTCTGTACGTAGAACTGAAAAAACGTATGACACGCTGGCAGAGCAGCCTTACCATTACGGACATTGTCCTGAGGGGATATAGATTCATCTGGCAGATCCGCCGGGTTCCAGGCACTAACAATGATGCGTCTGGAGTTAGGGTTCGTCTTCAACGTATCGATAACATTTTGAATCTGATTAATGGTACGTCTAACTACCGCTATCGGATGTCCAGTGACCTCATCCAACACTAGGCCGTGGTACGTGTATCCCTGCTCAAGGTACCTGGCAATCCCCTCAGGGCTAATCATTTTGGTATCGTCCCAGCTCACCCACTGCTTGGAGTAGATTGGTCCTAGGCGACCATCCTCCAGTGCCCATTCATCCCAAATGCGTACACCGTTCTCTTTCAGGGTATTGTTGTTGGTATCGCCGGAGAGGAACCACAAAAGTTCATGGATGATCGACTTGAGGTGCACTTTCTTGGTGGTCAGGAGCGGAAAACCTTCGTTCAAATCAAACCGCATCATGCGGCCAAACACTGAGCGAGTACCCGTGCCGGTACGATCACCCTTATCAGTGCCGTTATCCAAAATGTCTTGAAGTTGATCTAGATACTGTTGCATTGTTTAACTCTCCATCGCGGTTAATGGCTTGGGCGTGTGCGCCATCAGGGCGCTGCTATAGTTTATCCCGTACTTCCTCACTATCGTAAACGGGTAGGCAATATCGACATTTCTTGTCTAGACTGTATGCCCAGGTTTTACCGCCATCACATGTACATTTATACCCGTATACATGGGGCGGAGATTCATTTGAAACCCATATGTTAAAGTAGTCTCTAGGCGGACTAGAGTGCGTGTCCAGACGCACCATCATCTCCCGATACCAAATCATCATGGCCAGATTGCCAACGTCGAGCATGTCGCCTTTCTCAACATGGTCAACTAGCATTTCTTTTAACTGATCGATCGTAACTTGGTTCGGATCGTTCCAGCCCCTGCGACCTTCGTTTTGTTTTTTGGCTAGCTTAAGTTTCAAAGCCCCTGCGAACCAGTCCACATACGCTGCATCGGATCGATGCGGCGCGTGTTCTGGTTCTGTGGTAACGGATGTATTTACCGTAGGTATATCTTTCATACTAAATCCTAAGACTGAATGGACGTTAATTAAAGACCAATGATGGGGATTATTTTATTACCGTGTAGCCATTCAAACAAATGGGTCTGTGTAGCCCGCCAGCGCGGAGGCACGTATTCAGAATCATCAATCACAATCGCCTTTATGTTCGAAAATCGCTCACGCAGGTCACTGTCTTTACCCGCCAGCAGACGTTTTATATCTGACCACTTATAGGCGTTACCGGTAGTTACCCCCTTCTCTTTTAATCGTTCGGACAAAACGGTTAACATTTTAGCATTACGAACGATGGCTACGACATCGGGCCTAGACGACAGTGTATCCACCAGCCAGCTAGTCTTGCCCACTTGTCTGGGTAACAGGCATTTGGTAAACATCATTGACGCCATGCACTCCGCTGGAGTAAAGAGACCGTGCCCTAGGCTATTAACTGTCTTTTTCATTGAGGGATGACCCGCATAGGTCAGTGCGGCGTCAAGGTGATTGTTTAGCGTGCGATAGGTAAGCTTACCAATATGTGTATGTGTATCCATCTTTATTATGCCTCGCTGACTGTAGGATGTTTCTCACTACCCTTTCTTAGGTATTTGATCGGTAGGTGGCGTAAAAAGAAATAAAGATACACACCGCCCTTTTGCAGGGCGGTATGCAGTGACGCGTTTATGTCATGTAACCTTTTGTACGTAGTCCTCTTAGAAGGTCCCTCTAATTGATCTGGGGATACCGTCGCGCCACTCCTGTTTAGCGGCGCTAATGTATTCTTCGGGGATGTCGAATATCTCTGCCGGATAGATGGCCTCCATACCTTCAATGCGAACATAGGCCTTCTGCATGTCGGACCAATACAAGTGAGTGATGTTGTAAGGCTGACCGGCCACAACATCAACATCGGTGGCATTGGGGGTAAGAGTAAGGGTCGGTAAAATACGCATGTAAACATCCTCTTAATGGAATAGACATTCCCTACCCTAGCCTAGGCTAGGGTAGGGAATGAGAGCGTTGGTAGACGTGTGGACGAGTGGTGTCCACTATGTCCTCTTAGAAGGTCGCTCAATTAATATAAAGATTGTGTTAAAATTAATTTTAACACAATACCTAAAGTACCGAGTATGAATATACGCTACTGCATGTATGGTTATTATGCTAAGTGCATACTACCACTACTATACTCATTACCCACTAAACATATTAGGAGGATCTTTCTTTATTCTTCTAATAGGCAATACCAAGTAACGATTGCTCTTGTTGTTGTTGTGCCAATTCCCATTGCTGAAGTTCATAGCCCAGGAGGATACCTCGTTGCACTCTGAAGAAGACCATACGTATGTTGTTGGAAGGGATGGCACTACACTCTTATTCTTATAGAGAATAGTTAGTGTATCAATATCTGGTACCTCATGCCAGATTTCTTTACAGTAGCTCGACCAATCATTCCAGGCAAACTCTTCCCATAGTGATGGGTTAGCTAATACTAACCAGTAACCCTTGTCCACACCGAATACAACCCCTCCATCAGGAAGGACATCACCTACCTTTAAATCACTCATAACTATACCTTCTTTTTTGCTAATGTACATTAGTTTTGTATATGAATTCTCTTAAATGGCACTACCCAGTGACTGTAGTACTTGTAGTGGTTGTACCAATTCCCATTGCTGAAGACAAGCACCCAGGCGACGTAGGCATTACACTCGGAAGAGGACCAGACGCCCGTCGTGGAGGAGCCGGGTGCAGTGCCGGATTGGATAGCGGAGAGTGTGGCCCCGCCTCCACTAGTATCGGCTGCATCGATCTGAGTCCGGTTATTGTAGATAAGCTGCAAATCCTTAGCATTGGGTAGGTCGTACCCTAGACTACGGCAGTACTCTGCAGCGGTAGCCCCAATATTACCCTGTCCATCGTTAATGGAGTTATAAGTAGGACTCGTCAGTACGTCAGTATTGTACTCGGAAGAGTTTGGATCAGTAGGGGTAGTAGTAGTACCACTGCCACTCGTCCAGTTTGGCAGACTAGTATCAGTACCGTATAAACCCCACATTTTAGTCGTACGCTGTGAAGCTGGAGCTACTACTAACCAATCTCCTCCATCCTGTCCAAAGATAATCCCTCCATCTGGCAGTACACTACCAATCTCTAATTTACTCATCTGTATCTCCTATTACCTAGGTTTAGTGTAGCCTATCATAACGATAGGCTACTATGGTGAAAATACAAAACTCTGCTATTAACTGTCTTTAGGAATTCTCTTAAAAGGCACTACCCAGCCACTGCAGTACTTGTAGCTGGCGCCCCAATTCCCATTGCCAAAGTACAGGAGCCAGGCGCTGAGGGAATTGCCCTCGGTAGAGGACCAGACGCACGCTGTGGGTAGGTTACCCGTACTATCCGCGGCGTTAATCTGAGCCCGATTATTGTAAATAAGCTGCAAATCCTTAGCATTGGGTAGGTCGTACCCTAGACTACGGCAGTACTCTGCAGCGGTAGCCCCAATATTACCCTGTCCATCGTTAATGGAGTTATAAGTAGGACTCGTCAGTACGTCAGTATTGTACTCTGAGCTATTGGGGTCGCTCGTTTCTGGACTACTACCTATGTTTGGAAGACTCGTATCGGTACCGTAGAGTCCCCACTCCTTTTGCGCATGTAGTGAAGCCGGGGCTACTACAAGCCAATCTCCATTATCCTCTCCAAATACAATCCCTCCATCCGGAAGGATTGATCCAATAGACATGCCCGTTACTGTAAAAGGTACTGCTGTAGACCATTGTGATAATGTACCAGTAAAGCCCTCGTACCTAATACTAGCATAGACAGTACCATCATTTAAAACGACTCCTTTCTGACTAAGATCAATCTTTATATCACTCATTTTGTAACTCCTATTACTTAGGTTTACTGTAGCCCATTATACTAATAGGCTACTTCAATCCTTATTACCCTGCCGATCTACGGGATGTACTACCTCTATATGAAAACGGCTATTTAAATCAGATTGCACATTCATGTTCACTCTCCTTAGGGTTGGGTATAGTCTCTAAGGTAATATAGGTTTTCGTTATTCTAGAATAGTTAATCTAAAGAAAAAAAAGAGGATATCCTCTTTTAGTGCTGGAGGTAAGACTCCAGCTTCATGATGTCACCCTCATCCTTATCGCGATTTGAAAACCGCTTCCGTTCCAGGATGACGCGTGGGTGCTCCACGCAAACGCCGTTGTTACCTTAGTCATGACTAATAAAGGCCCTCAGTATAGAGTTTATTGCCCGACCCACCATTGCGTTTAAAGTCAACTGGCTGACCAGCAGCTAGTGCCACCAGCAGCGCCTCATGGCTATCCATGTAGGTTTCCCATTGATCTATGAAGCCCTGTTCCCACTTATAACCATCCACGTAACCCAATTTATGGTAGGCATCTGCTTGAACCAGCATAGTGGAACAGAAGGGGCGAGGACCTATCAACATATAGTCACTGTTTCTACAGGCTGCACATACGACCTTACGCATGGGGGCTTCAGAATCGGTCGACTGCTGTGGCGCCGCATACAGTGTCACCTTAGATGACGTACGATCACGCACACCCATCAGAAGCACAGGGTAGGGCAGGTCTTCCAAGGGTACCTCTTTACCGCCAACCAATACAGGGGTACGCTCTACCGGATGACCCGTATCCACGGTGTGGTTATCCAGATCGCAGTAGATTCGATCCAGTGCGCTGATTGCCGTTTTAAGATCCGCCACGGTATAAATGCCAGGAGCGACCTCAGTGTAAATTTGGTCGTTGGCACCTAGATCTTTCTGTATTCTCCGGAAAGGCACTACCCAGTAACTGTAGTTCTTGTAGTTGCTGTACCAACCCCCATTGCTGAAGGACAGGTACCAGGCGTTGTAGGAATTGAGCTCGGTAGAGGACCATACAGCCACTCCAGCCGTCATGGCATTGTGGCGAAACTTCATGAAGGCATGGCCTAAGAATTCAGAAGCATCGTACAGTACCTTAAGTACATCTCGACTAGGTAATTCATACCCAATCTCATGGCAGTATGTCACACCCTCATGCCAATCACACTCTTTCCATAGAGACTGAGGGGCCACAACCCAATACTCCGTATCGGTTATATTAAATACAGTGTCTCCGTTATCCAGCACTGCGCCAACCTCAATTGCATTGCTACTAGTCATAGTTAAGTCCTTCGTTTACCCATCGGTATAATTGACCACCAACCTACCTTCACTACCATCGTAATCATCGTCACCTCAGCGATTACCATAATGAAGGAAAAGTAAAAGGCGGCTTTGTATTTGCCGCCCACTACATTCTGGCTTTGAAACCCACGTATACACGAGCCACAGTACTGTATTGTACCCGGTCAACTGTGTAATCTACTGTATCAGTCAACGCCCTTGAGTCAGTATAGTGCCCACCCTCTAATACTGAATCAATAGGTACCTTACGGACAGGCAGTACCCAACAGCTGAGGCTCTTGAAGTCGTAGCTCCAATTCCGATAGCCAAAGTACAAATACCAGGCGTTGTCAGAGCCATGCTCTGTAGAGGACCATACGAACGCCGTGGGTAAAGTATATACATTATCACGGCAATCGTAAAGGGTCTGAAGTATATCTCGACTGGGCATCTCATAGCCAACAGACTGACAGTATGCTACGCCCTCACTCCAATCACACTCCTTCCAAAGGGACTGAGGGGCTACCACCCAATACTCCGTATCGGTTATATGAAATACAGTGTCTCCGTTATCCAATATCGTGCCAACATTAAAAGCTTTAGTATTAGTCATGGTTAAGTCCTTCGTTTAAGCGATGTGGGCGTCGATACGAGTAACGAGTAGCTTAAGCGTATCGTTGCTTTCGAGTGCAAGAATTGCCTGAAGAGGTACCTCGCTAGAAGGCCATATATCGGGACCGCCCTCAATTTTAAGGTCGAGGTCAGGGTAGTCGGTGATAAGCAGCCGATCGCCAGCTATGTGTGCGGTACCTAGTGACATGACCAGCGCTTGCTCTTCAGACATCCAGGTAGGATTGAGCTCCTCCAGGGTACGCGTGCCTAGGTTTTCAACCACGCCACCATGACGTGCCGTATCAATGAGCTCCTGAAAATGGTTTCCGGCGGGGGTATCTAACATCTCCACATCAAAGCTAAACAGCATTTAATCTCTCCAATTAACAACTATTAGTTAAATACGGTCAAGAAGGGGCTATGGAATTGTTGGGCTACCAGTGCCACGTGGCCCCGAACACTTCCCATAGGCATGATTGGCCACCAACCTATCTTTGAATCCCCTTTACCCGCAGGCAATATTCCACAGCCGCAAATAAATCAACAAATCCACCCACGCGTCGAAGTGCGCCATCAGGAATATCACCATACACCACCACATCAACGCGACTGTCATAAGCAAAAGCTTGAGCTATCACCTCACCGGCTAATTCGATGAGGATGTCGATGTCTCTATCTGTGAATACGACATCGTGGAATTTGCCATCTACCTTAACTGAATAAGGGGTTTTCGGAATAACGACTTCAGTCATATTACATTCTCCATCTAATCTGTGTTTTATCGATCGACAGGGTGCACTACTTGCCCCTGTAGTTTTATCTGTTTCTGTACCTTACGGAAAGGCACTACCCAGTTACTGTTAAACTTGAGGTTGTAGTACCAATTCCCATGGTCAAAGTGCAGGCACCAGGCGCTGACGGAATCGTACTCGGGAGAGGAGCAGACGTTCGTCGTGGTGGAGCCGGGTGCAGTGCCGGATTGAATAGCGGAGAGTGTGGCACCGCCACTGGCATCTACCGCATCAATATGTGGTCGACTAGTGTAGATAAGCTGCAGATCCTTCGCATTGGGTAAGTCGTAACCGATGGATTTACAGTACTCTATCCCCTCTTCCCATGTACACTCCTTCCATAGAGACTGAGGGGCTAAAACCCAATAGTCACTTTCGGTGACATGGAAAACAGTGTCTCCGTTATCCAATATCGTGCCTACTTTAATATCGTTTTCTTTAACCATTATGCACTCCAGCAGGGGGAGGATGTCTCCTCCCCCGTCTCAATTAAGTGTCCTCGGATCCAGTAGTAGAGCGACACATCTTAGTCCACTCCTCGCACATCTGGCGCCACTCTTCGGTACCCTGTGGTAGATAGAACTGGTCCAGATCAGGGTTATCCCTGAGTACCTCGCCATCCTTCACTACCATGCGGTAACGGGCCCAGCGACTTACCGATACGGTAAACCCAGGATTTTCTTTGGATAGCTCAATCAAAGCTTCCTTGGTAACCCCATCGCAGAACCAATCCTTGTTACCGCCCCGATCTACGGGATGTACTACCTCTATATGAAAACGACTGTTCAAATCTGAATACTCGGACATGTTTACTCTCCTTAGAGTTAGGTATAGTCCCTAAGGTAATATAGGTTTTCGTTAATCTAGAATAGTTAATCTAAAGAAAAAAAAGAGGGGTATCCTCTTTTAGTGCTGGAGGTAAGACTCCAGCTTCGCAATGTCACCCTGGTCTTTATTCCGTAGGCACGCTGTTACTGACTTTTTAACGTAACCCCCTGTGTCTTATATTCCACCTGACAATTAATACCAAGGTCAAGTAGTGCCGTAATGAGAGACCTATGGCCATTAACCCACTCCACGACCCCAGCGGCTGTTTTCTTCCTCAATACCTTATTATCGATAAGTTCACCTTGTGTAATTCCAGTGAGTTTATCTAACGTACCCAGATAGGTAGCCAGCTTACGGGCACTGCCCTCACCTACCCTAGGTAGTCCCAACGCCATTATGAGCCGATATAGTGGTGCACGGGGTAACGCCTTCAACTGCTCCTCAATCTGTTTAGCGACAGCCCTATTGCATCCACCGACACGCTGTACCGTAGTCGCCTTTAACTTAATAAAGTCGAGCAACGATTTAACTTTACCCGATTCAACCAGCTTCAATGCCACTGCATTGTCCACCCCATGTATCCCAAGTGCCGATCGGGAGCAGAAGTGGAGTATGGCCCTATGTAGTTGTGCAGGGCAGGCGTCATGGTTGGGGCAAAAGAGTGCAGCTTGATCTACATCGGTGCGTTGCACCTTCTTAGTAACCAACGCGGTGGAGCAGGATGGGCAAACGGTGGGAGGCTCTATAGGACTAGCGTCCATAGGTCTATCCTCGGTGATAACGGACGATATTGCCGGTACCACGTCACCTGCACGGCGAATAAAGACTCTATCTCCAATATGTAGATCTAAATCCCTGATTCGATCCATATTAAAAAGCGCCACTCGTTTAAAGACCGCACCCGATATGTGAACAGGCTCCACCCGACCAACTGGCGTCACAGCGCCGGTTCGCCCTACCTGGAAAATAACCGACGTTAATCGACTAACGCCCTCATAGGCCGGAAACTTATATGCACTAGCCCAGTGCGGAGACCGTAGTCCGTTACCCAATGTCTCCTGTTTCTCTAGGTCGTTAACCTTAATCACTACCCCGTCGATATCAAAAGGTAAGTCGTTGCGGCGTTTAGCTATAGTGTCAATGTGACTCCACACATCCTCTATCGAGGACATAACTGACGTATCTTGCACGATAGTAAACCCTGCAGACATTAATGCATCAATTATATCCTTGTAGGACTTTATTCCTGCATAGTCGTCTCGATTAAACACCGCTCCATACGGAGTAAAAGAAAGTCCACGCTTCGCTGCCCGTTTGGGGTTACTCAGTCGCAGGCTCCCAGCAGCGGCGTTACGAGGATTGGCAAAGCGAGCTCTAGGGTTACTGGCATTAACAGCCTCAAAAGCCTCTCTATCCATAAACACCTCCCCACGTACCTCAAACGAGTCACCAAAAATAGGCGGTATCTCTAAAGGCAATCCCTTTATATTGGTTACATTAGCGATTACGTCCTCACCGGCAAACCCATCACCGCGAGTAACCGCGTGCACTAACTTACCCTGCATATAGGTAAGACACATCGCTACGCCGTCAATCTTGTATTCACACACGTACTCCTGCCCATTACCAATCGATTTACCAAACTTATCTAACCCCTCACGGTCAGTAATATTAGAGAGTGAAAGCATTGGTATGCGGTGTGTCACACTCGTAAAATGTGAATAATTTGGCATAGGCTCTATGACCCTTAGGCTTCTACTATGTGAGACTGCTTCAGGGTACTTAGCTTCAAATACCCGACCTTCAGCCACTAAAGCGTCGTACTCATCGTCTGCAATCTTTGGATTATTGTACACGTAGTACGCACGATTGTGCGCCGCTACCTCACGGACTATTGCATGGTAACGATTTAACTCTTCACGGGTTGGTTTCATTATAGCACCTCTACACCTTTCTCTATCTGAAGTAGTCTATGTCATCCTAACAGTAATATAGGTTTGTAGATACTACGACTCCATAGTCTATACTACCCTCTATCCTACTAACAGTCATACTCCCCTATATCCCTCTAATGGGGATATAGGGTTATACCAGTATACCTATTAGTACAGTAGTAGTAGAGAGTATGGGTAGTACCCTATACTGAGGTAAATAATGCCCCTCCCTCATCTACTTACCTGCTCCGTTCCTATCCTTCGTTTCACTCAGTCTAGTCACTCCACAGCCGTAGCTGGGAAGGGGCTCTTTTTAGTACATCATCACAGACTACTGTTAAAATAAATAAATACATATACTCCTCCCCTTAGAGGGAGGAGTATAGTAAATAGTTTATCACTTAAGATTACTTATCCCTTTACCACTAGCCCCTACCAATGCAGAGGCTACTGATCCACCATGACGATAGAGTTCACGAGAGGTTATGCTCAAGGTATTACTCCAACGACGCACTAGCATATATGTAAAAGCTGCACTACCTATATTCGGTACCAAACTACCAGCTAACAGCAGTGCCAATTGACGAGGGGGGAGTTTACGTAATCCATCCAAGGACGCCTTATGCTTGTCCATCACCGCAATGTTTGCCTTATGCTCCTGCTTCAGGTTAATCATCCCTTTAATGAGATCTCCTGTAGCACGGTTAAGGTCCTCCAGATCCTTTTTAGAAGGCGCCTTTGTCACAAAGCTATCCGTCGCTTGTTTGTTTGCACGGAAGTCTACCTTCAGATCGGATAGGTAAAGACGACCGTACTCAGTAGAGTCACCCTTGGGTTTACCGATTGAGGCCACAATGCGAATACCGCCCATCAAAGCATTCTTAGAAGCCATAAATTCCTTACTGAACAGAGCGCTGGACATGGCACCGAAGATACCCTTAGGCTCTGTGGTAACCGCTAGATTATAATGCGACAGGATGGCTTTCTGTGCTGCCTCCATGCGGTTATTGCGACTGTTGGCATTGCCTTCATCCTTAGACGCCTCCATAGCTACGTCCATCGCATTCCGTAGGGCGGACATATCGCTCCACTGCAGGATACCCTTTGTGAAATCAGCCACATCCTTAGCAGTGGGGATAGCCTGCTTCTTACCCGGGATATAGAGGTGTTTACCATTCTTGATTTTGAGGGTATCATTCTTAGGCGTATTGTCAATACGGCCCAGGTCTGCACGCTGTGCGTCGACGCGTTTCTGAACGCCATTGAGGCGTGCGAAGAATACGTCCCCAAACTTATTGAGGGCATTTATATACCCTTCATAGAAGGCACCGAACTTCTTGATTACCCGTTGTACTGCGTCGCCGACCCCTTCCATTGCAATGTGTAGGTCAGTTGAGAGACTGTCGGTAGACTCAAAGGCAGGTGTAGCAATTGGCCACTCTTCGTCACAGAAGGCGAGAAGGGTGGCGGCCTGGTCATAGTACATCTGACCCATTTCCATAGAAACCGGAGTCTCGGTATCCTTAAGACGGGCTTCCATCTTAAGGTAGAGATCCGACAACCCTTCAAGGGCAAACCCCATGCGATCCAAGGCATCGGCGGTCTCTTCCAACGCGATAACCTCACTGGAGAGGTCATAGTCCTCTTCATCCATGAAGTTATACATCTCCACGTCATCGGTAAGACTTTCCTGTGCAATTGCTTGTGCAAGTATATTTTTCAACATTGTTTTAAGTTCCTTTGTAGTTAGAGAGATTTGCTCTTGCAGACATTACCAATCATACCACGCCTCCATGGAAGGTAGGTCTTTTATAATGTTTACCGGATACGGTAACCACCCGTAGGGCTCCTTAGCGGAACGATCGTCAAAGGCGTAGTAGTACAGCTTGTCGCTAGACTTTGGCACTTCAATTTCTACACGACCTACATACTCCATATATGTTGGGTCTATAATCCCATGTTCTTCAGTAATATGCGCGTCATGAATGGCTCTTTGTTCGGTGAATGCCTTCGGCAGTATAATGCGTTCCCGTCCAGTAAACCTTGGCTTATACACGGCAAACGTCATCTTAGATCGCCCTCTTCCACCAAATAGATGTTTAACATTGGCGTAGATAGCTTGAAAGCATTGCTCGATGGTCGGCGACACAGATATTTTAGCGATTACTGTTTCAGTAACCAAATCAACGTTTTCCTCCGTGTAGTCGCCATCTGGCTCTACAGGCGTCCACATTCCTTCAAGATCATGGTTAAAGCTAATGTGGTATAGGTCAGGTAGGTTTCTATTTACACGTATCGCCAGGCGTATTAAATCCTCACCGTTCATACCAAGATTCCGTAGATGGCAATGGTCCGTTCCCCATAGTCACCCTGCGTACTGTACTTACCTTCGTACATAGTAGTCTCCTTAGATCTTACGGCATTGATAGTTGTAAACAATCTTGAGTATCATGAGACAATGGTTGGGTATGTCATCCAAGTATTATAGGTCTTCCCGTTTCATGAATGTAGCATAAACCCCTATCCACGTTAGGCGTGGGTAGGGAAATCACCATTGTAGCCAGCCACACACGGACTCAGTGGATATAGCTCTACTGTCCCTTCGCCACATCCAAAAGGTAACACGATCGCCATCGACTGTAACCTCATCAATGACAGTATAGCCCATCCGGCGATTTATTTCTGCCATTGCTGGATCAGAGGAGCGGGTGCTGGTGGAAGTAAGAATGAGTGTATAGTTAGCGTGTAGCTCCTCCTTTAGTGCTAAAGCCATCCCTTTACCTCGATAGCCTGGCCGCACCATGAGACTGCTTATCCATGTTTGGTGTTTGCCCAAATATCGGTATTTTTCTTGCCAGGGATTGACATCGGTAAGATACGGCTTGAAATTAATCGCAGCGACCAGGACATTTCTCTGGTAGATGCCATAGACTCGTCGGACATCGGCCTGTACCTCACGGCGCAGCTTGTCGACGTCCTGATTAAACTGACCGCTGCCTTCTCCCCAGACCAAGTAATCCAATCGCATATAGTCTTCGATTTCACTCTTGCTGGATAGCGTCACAATTTTATATTTAATGCGAACGGACATCTCTGGTATCCCCTTTGATTGCTATGTTACTGGCGAGTGTATTTTAGCTACGTACCGTATTGGGTTAGATTGGCTCGAATGGTCGAAACCACCGACCGGACGGTGGCCGGAACGATCTAGTGCGTGAGGTCGAAGTCCAAGACGCTGACAATCTCTGCGATGGCGTAACCTACCGACAAAGCGATCTCGACCATCTCGTCCCCGACCCCGCATGTCCCCTCGAAAATTAGCGGCAGCGGTGGCATCCTCCCGTTGTTGGGTTGTTACCGCACCCTGTAACTCACGAGTAAGCAATGACGAGAAGCGCTTTTGGTTATAGTGGTAGAGTTTCATTACCATTCCATCCACTTGGTAGAGTTTGAGTGTACAGCAGGTTCAATGGGCGGTAACGCTGCAACCAGATCAACGATACCTTCCATTGAGGGCTCCGATAGTGTATCGGTCCCATCGTATTCTACCTTAAATGGCGATTCCATTTTCATAATCGCCTCAATCTGATCCTGAGACCATTGTAGAATATCGAGGTTACGGCTACTGATGTTACTTTCTTCACCTGTATCCAGAATTGCCGTATACACGTACGTTTGGGTATCCGACCCCAGTCGATGAATACGAGATACTGCCTGCTGCAATACGTAGTCACGGAACGGCATGTTGATCAGGATCATGGTATCAGCCATCACCAAAGGCACCGCCGTTGAGAGACTATCGTAGGTGGCAATCAGTGGATTAAGCTCCGGATTACCCTCAAAGCGCCGTACAGTGTCCGCTAAGACCTTTGTGTTCTTTCCATAGACCGTAACCGGTTTTAACTTAAGGCTCTCCAGATGGCGGTGTGTGGCCTCTAGTGCCTCTACGTAACTTGTGAAGACCACGGTCTTTTTCGTGGTCGTACCCATGACGCCCTCAAAGTCGATATGTTTAACCATGTCGACATGGGCATTAATACGTTCACGCCCTAAGACACGCCCCAAGCACTCACCCTGCACCTTAAGCTTTAAATACTTAACAACAGTCTTGGCCTCTTTAAAGGCTTTACGTAACTCTGGATCGGCAATGCGCGGCATAATGACATTACGCTCGTAGAGATTGGTTTCTTTAATCTCTTCGGTCACTGACTGCAAACGTCCTCGGTTATGTGCATCGATTACAGTCGCCACTAACCGACGGTAGCGCTTAAATGCTTTCTCGGCCTCCAACCACTCTTTAGTGTCATCGGTTTCGCCTTCCCAACAAGCACTGGCCTTAATGCCCCGGTCATAGATATCCTGATACTCAGCCTTATGCTTTAGGTAGTACCCCACACGCTCTTCGATAAACCGCTGCATCTTAATACTGATCGCGGTCAATGTATAGTCCTTCGCATTCGGTATTTTCACCACCAGGTTTCGAAAGATCGGGGGCTCTAGCTTAAGTTCCGCCTTCTCTACCTTAAAGGACAATACCCCTAGGCGCTCGGCCAGAATTGTGGTGGCTTTGTTCGCGTCCCCTGCAAAGATGCGTTTGAACCGATCCATGACCTCATCGGTAAACTTAGGGTCAATGGCTTTAAAGACGGGGATGGTTTCTAAGGTACTGGCCTTTATAGGGGTGCCTGAGGCCAGCACTACGTCTTGGGTGTCAATGCGGTTACAGAACTCTATAAACCGCTGAGTGCGCTGTGACGTCATCTCCGCCATGTTGTGGGACTCATCGAGAATCACCAAGGTCTTACGTTTCTCTAGGTACCGTACCTCTGAGAACGCCTCTTTGAGGGCTTCATAGTGGTAGATAAGGATCTCCTCCTTATTGTATCGTTGCCCACTACTATAGTACCAATAGCTAGGGGTCTTCTTGTAGACACTTTCGACATTCGCAGCCCACACACGCTCAACTGCGTTCTTAGGACAAATAATGATGATGTTATCGGCCTCTAGGCATTCACCTAAGGCAAGGCCGGTAAAGGTCTTACCGGAACCGGCAGTAGCCGATAACAACATACCCCGTAGGCCGTACTGAGGGACGATCTGAGAATAGGTTTCTAAGAACCGTTGCTGGAAGTCTAAGGGTGTCCATTTCAGGTTATTGAGTTGTCGAAAGTTAAGGCGCTCAGGCATTACGATCTGGGTATTCGCTAACCACGTATTGGCCAGTAACCCTTCCTTTATATGGTGCAGTGCACGTACACTGGTACCCACAGTGCGGGACTTGGACAGCTTATCGACAATGTGGTAGAACTCCAGCGCAAAGAAGCTTTCAATTACAACGCTGCCTCTGGAGACATCAGAGAAGATGTATTTAGAGACACGGGAGGTATTGAACATCCGCTTAATATCGCCTTCCATGGTGCGGGTGTGGATGTTCTTGATGTAGATACGGTTATCCCGCTCCTCCACCTTAGGTTTACCTAGAATAAAATACGACATAATGTCTACTCGGAGTTGGTTATAATTCGCTATACCATCTTGGACAATTGGATTCTATAGGTATGTACCGGTCGGATGCTAGCCCCGACACAACCTTAAGGAAGTTACCATGAGCTATGAAATTAGACTCTTTGGGGTAATACACCGATGCCTGGACGCAGTCATCGGGAATACTGCCCCACTGGGAGAACTGTCGCCCTATGGGCGTACCTTCAGTACACAGAAAACCAAGATTGCAGATACCGTACACGAGAACGTGCACGCTTTGGTATTTAACTGCGCTCGGGATGGGGTTGATCAGCCCATGCCCATTGGTGCTGACCAAGCCATACTCTCTGTACTGGAAACCTTAGTAGAAGACTTTGATAGTACACTGGATTTCCAAGGTCAGGTGAATAGCCGTTTCCCCGAGATTGCGGATACAGTAGAGTTTCACACCTTTGTCAGTTTTAATGGTTTCATTCTACCAGGTTACTTTGAGTGGACTGAAGTCGTTAATGGAAACGATGTTCGGTTTATGGTGTGGTTATCGGACAGTGTTTTCCGTGAAACCTATGACCTCTATGAGATTCGGGTAGTCCCCCCTCTTCCGAACCTCGCTGATCTGGAAACCTCTGAGGCTAACATCCGTGAGGCGCTGGATAACTATTCTGTTACACAGCAAATTGCAGCCCAAGAGGATGCACGTGGCGAGGACAGCGTTACCAAGAACACCGCGCTAACCCTGAAATGGGTAGACCCTGACACCAGTGCGGTGCTGAACCTTACCTGGTTGCTCTTGGTATTCGGTCCTGAGGGTCTACGGTATGAAAACCAGATCGAGGCCATTCGCAATTTCCTTAGGGATGAAACCGGACATATACCCCCACACTGGATCGAGCTTATTCCCGAGTTAGACAATCGGACAGAGCTTACCTTCCTACCCCTATGGCATCAGATCGCCCTGCGCTCGAGCGGTTCAGTGGACTATGTACACTCTCCGGTCATTAACCATACTGCGTTTACTGAAACACTGCGCAGGCGTAGCGGTGAGGATCCCGATATGGACCTAGTGGCCGAAACGGATTACGCCATTACCTATTATAAGTCAATTGGCTTTATGGTGTACCCGGAGGGGAAAACCAGTGACCCCATGCGATTTACTGAACTCTACCCCGACTATGCGATGATCTCGGTCAATGATGTTAACTTGAACCGTCTTCATGCGAATACTCGAGAGGCCTTAAAGGCTATTGAGCGAGGCATTCGTATTGCAGAGGTCGATGAGGGAGGGGATCTGCCAGAAGGTTTCTTCCGCCAAACCGAGCCACGGTTAAGTTTTATCTGTTACAGTGTCGGAGGCGTTATACACCGTATCGCCACTCGCCAATCGTTTAACGCAGCGGGGTAAGCCATGTATCCAGTCCCTATTATAGATGCATTGGGGACCTATACGGCCAAGGCACCCTTTGTTATAGAAGACGGTTCGATCTATATTTCGAAAGCGATTGAGGATTTTACTGCACTGTCCGATCGAGGAATCGATGTCTACAGTCAGTACTACCAGCCCAATGGGTTATCCGAAGCACAGTATGCTGAAGATGCGGGGCTTGGGGTTAAGATTGTAACCCTCTACTCCACCACGGGTCACCCTACGCTTTATATTCCGACCAGCTACATTCTAAGCTTCCCCTCAAAGTCACTGGTTCCGTATACGGACCTGGTAATGTCGGTCAGCTTAGGACTGGTGCCGGATGCGGTCTCCATGTCAATGCTAGAGAGTGATGTGGACCAGGCCGTACAAGATCGAATAGGCGTTGTCCCTAAGATCGACCTACATCGTCTCCCCTTGAATGGTGGCGTAGATTACAATACCCACGTTCGATTGGAAACACTCAGGGCCGCTAAGCTGCAGTATAAGCCGACTCCCACTGCACAGTTAAACTATTTCATTCAACGGATCTCAGAGCTCGAAGCTGAGAAACTGAGACTGGAAGAAGCACTAATTACAACACAGTCATAAGTAGGACTCCCTCCAGCTGGAGGGAGTCTACCTTTATGCTTTATGCAGCGTGTACAGATTTACCATGTATCCACCCAGTACAATAGGGCGGGGCGGCTTCTTTGCAGTTTTAGATAAAGCCGGCAAGCGATCTCGTATGATGGTGTCGTCCATCTTCGGTAGATAGAGGCCACCGGTCATCGCAATAGACGCTACGTCGCCATCATACCCATCCACTGTATAGTCCCAGATCCGTGCTCGTTCAGAGACAGCAATGCCTGTGGGCGGATAAGGGTAATTAAAAACGCCTGGAATGTCCGTACGGCTTAAAGGACGCTTAGCCAGGTTAACATCATTATTGCGTATAATAATGAGACCACTGAATCCAGCGGTTAACAATGGCATAGGGTCAAACTGGCTTAACCCTACTCCCTGTCCATGAAGGTTCATGGGCTGATAGGTGTGTCGATACTGAATCGGAGTATCCAGTACATATTCAGCACAGGTCTTAAGGTGGAGGGAGAGTATGGCCGTATGGGCATCGAACACATCCACCGCTGACATCAGAAGCTGGGGATGGCCATCGACTACTAAATAAAGCGTCGCGTCACTTAGGTTACGCTCAGTAACCATTCGATACCGTTTAATGTCCCGTGCCTTATCCGTTGGAGTCTGAGCTAGAGGTTTAAGTTCATCGGCCGTCAGCGGATGCCATTCAATGGACCCTACCCCCGAGAAATTCCAGACACTTAACGTTTCAATGCCATCCCCGCACTCCGCCATAAACCGCCGGGCGTTGGGTAGAAAGATTCGATCGTTTACGCGGGTAGGTGGCATGATACGACCATTCACTGTAAAGAGGCACTGCTCTGAAAGGAGATTAGCATAGCCATCGGTACCGCTACGGGTGGTAAGGACTACGTCAGTGCGATACGCCGTGGGTATAGGGGTACCGGGACCATAGTTTACGTTACCTATACTTACATCTACAGGGTAATCCCAGATGTCGGTTACGTGCAGGTGCCCTGCATGCGCCAGCTCCTGAAGCTCACTGTCTCCGACTAAGGTGCCCTCGGCTTGCTTACTGAGCCAATCGCGAATCGTCCACCCACGGTCTAGGTTATTGAGTCGTGCGTAGACCAAGGATAGATCTAGTTGAATTGTCTCGGACTCACCGGCCTGTACAAAAAGCTGCGCGGCGGGATATTCATAATTGGCCATCGCAATAGTAAGGTGACCAATCTCAATCCGTTTCCATCCCGTAGGGGTACGGCCATACGCCTTAGTCAATTTATACATAGTAGCTCCTCCCGTACCGTGGTCGGGGTTAATAAAGAAGGTATAGGATTCCACCGGCTAAATACTATGATTAAATAGCCGAATTCGCTATGACGGATGGGTCGTATAGACGCCGTCCACCGGTAGGCGTTATGCGTTTCGATTAGCCCTCCAGATTATAAAGGCCTTTTATTATGTCATTATTCCCATTCGACCCAACAGGACGACTGAATGCTAACCGTATTCAGAACGAAGCCCATACAGTCACTGCAATCAACGGCGTTGACCACAACTATTTAATACCGGTAAATGCCCCTTTCTTTAATGAAAGCATGTCAGTTATTAATGCCGTAACCGGTATGGCTCTGACCGAAAATGAAGATTACTATTTCGGGTATAGCTTCGCACAGGCCACTGAGCAGACAGGTAAAGCGATATCCGGTGTGATTGTTTTTATTGACCCTGATTTAACTGGTCAGTTTTATCTGAACTACCAGACACTCGGCGGCGAATATGTCGATGAAGAAACGCGGGCCATTGAAGATGGTCTAGATACTCTGGATCGTCTACTGAATCCAGATTGGAGCGATTTGGTCAACGTCCCGGCGGTCTTCCCGCCCACACCCCATATGCTGCGTTTGGATGAGGTGGTGGGTGTTGCTGAAATCATCGCCCGGCTGGATGAAATCGAGATAGCACTGCGCGATGACCCCCGTCGGATTACGATGGGGGATATTGTCGATTTAGAGGAGTCGTACACAGGTCCACTTCTCAATAGCTTAGGTGAGATTGCCCAGACCATTGAACAGATTACACAGGCTTCTGCCATTCACTACGTTGAGGACTCTACAGTCGCCCGTGATAGTGATATTATCGACCCCTTACCTGATACCTGGTACCCGACGGGGGCCTCTGTAATGGTAGCAAAGTCTGGTACCTATCACCTTAGCGTGTCAGGTAACCCAAGGGTACTGGGCAGTGTGATTCCGATTGAGGCTGTCTTGCGATTTACTGTAGACGATACCCCTGTATCCCAGTCCATTTTATCCACTACCGTTATAGGCCTTACCGCTGGACAGCGGGTTGCGGTTGAAGTAATCGCTCTGGGTGCAGGAGGATCACGCATTGCCACAAGTGGCCCTACGTACGGTTGTGGTTTAACCCTATTAAGAGTGAGTGACTGATATGGCCGCACAGGATTACCAATACGACCCCAGTGGTCAGAATCCCGATAATAAAATAGAGGGCGAGGTTCATCCTCTAACGGCTTCAGTCGGGGTTTTCCCAACCGCGGGCCCGTTCTTCCGACACACACTATCGGTGGAGGGTAGTTATGATGGAATTCGCTTTACACCTTTGACCGCGCGTACCGACTACCGCTTCTCACCGTTATTCATGCGACCCAGTGCCGATTTAGGACGGGAAATCAACAGCTACATTGTCGTCCATGGTGATTGGCACTATGTCCGCCTTTCCTATCAGGCCTTAGGTCAATATGAGGACGTGGCGCTTCTAACGGAAGTAACGCGATTAAACTTTGACCGCCGTGACCCCAGAGCCTGGACCCAGATACGAGCACATGGCATTATTGACCCCTCTTCATTTAACCGAGAGTGGAAAGGGCTGGGTGAGGCAGAGGCGGTTAGCCAAGGGTTTATAAAGATAAAGGAGGCCATTGAGCGTCTAAAGGGCCAAGGCGATAAAGCAACACTGGAGCAGGTTACTGCACTGGAGATGCGTCAGACTCAGGTAGAGACGCTGGTTGACGGCTCTGAAGCAAACGTCAGTGACCTGATGGCAGAGTTTTCCAACCTGTGGGAACTTTACCATACGTTGGAAGACTATTTCCTTCACGGTGGCCAAGGTAACACCCATTACCCAGAAGGGTATACGTATAACTCAGACGGTGCCCTAGATGTCCATGTGGTTGACCACGGGTTAGGTACGGACAAGCTGCACTGTGATTTCTGGCAGCTTGATCTGGATGGAAACTACATTCCCTTCGAGGGTCAGGTTCGAATTGCAGGAACGGAACAGGTAGAGTTAACGATTGGTGTACCTACCAAAGTAATCGGTGTTGTACGTCCTGCTTCAGACTTTGGATACGTCTATACGGCAGGCAGTGAGGCCGCCGTCCATACCGTCGCACATAACCTAGATACTGGTTTTCCGGCTATAACGGTGTGGCGTCACAGTTTAGATGGTTGGGTCAAGGATACGCAGTATACAGCGACTCTGGTAGACGGGAACGTTCTTACAGTATCAAGGGTGCAGCAGGCGATCATTCGCGTCGTAGTAGAACCACCTACTCCTAGAGCCTTTATATTTAAGGCTCAGGATCCTGCACTGCGTCACCTTATCACCCATTACCTACGCTGTCAGTATTTTACACTGACCTTGTGGGTCAAAGGGACCGATGGTCAGTTTAAAGAGATCGCAGGTGAGCCTTCAGTTGTCTTACCGTCCTTAAACCATCTGGATGTAGATCTTACTGTCGCCAGTGAGGTGAAGGCGGTATTGCATCCGGTTGGGTTAGCGGAAGTCAATTTCGACCAGGATCTTCAGGCTAAACAAATTGAACTTGAGGATACACAGAGCCGCATAGAGGCTCGGCTAGTACAGATTACCGAGGCCATTGACCTTCTCTCGATTGTCACAACATATGAGTACGACTCTAGTGCACCGAGTTTGGTGCATACGGTCACCCATAGTTTGGACTCGGTATTTGTAGAGGCCACAGTGTGGGTAGATGATGGAAACGGGAACTTCCAAATTGAATACCCTACGATTACAAGTCTGGATAAGGACCGGATTGTCGTTTCATTAACCGAGAGTGCCAACGTACATGTGATGGTACGCCGCGGCAGGGCATAAATAGCTTACTTACCCGCTCCTCTATGGGGCGGGTAAGGGCTATGTCTGTTTATTAAAAATCACAGATAATATAGCGGGTCACAGTTACTTTACATTCCGTTATTTGGGCCCCTCGTAGAGTGACTCCGCTTAGTAACATCTTCCAATTTTATATCTGAGGATATTCTCATGGCATTTCGCAAACATCACGGTATTACGCTGGCGAACAACAGCTGGATTGAAAACATGCATGTTGAACGCCTGGCAGCCGATCCGAGCCCGCTGGTCGCAGGTCGTCTTTGGTACAATGAGACTGATAAAGTTCTGCGCTTCTCTACCCTGGACGCTGGTGGCGCAGTCGTCATCCGTGCAATCGCTTCTGCTGAACAACTGCAGAGTGAAATTGCCAACCTGAACAGCACCCTGACTACCTACGTTGACGACGAAATCGCCCTGGTCCAGGGTCAGGTAGATGCGCTGGGTAATGCGTTCAACTACGTTGGCGTACTGCCGGCACAGACCGGTGTAACCGGCACTGGTACCGATATCGACCCGTTCGTACTGGACGGTATGTCACCTGGATTCAAAGATGCCGGTGATTACTACAAGGTCACTCAGTCTGGTTACTATCAGTTTGGCGCTACTGCAGCCATCTACGTTGATGTAAACGACGGCCTGGTATTCAACACCGCCGGTACCCTGGACCGTATCAACAACCAGCAGTCTGAAGTTGCCGGTACTACAGATGAAGTAGTGGTGACTGGTTCTGTTGAAACAGGCTTTGTTGTCTCTATCGCTCAGGCGGTTAAGGACTCTATCTTCGGTATTGCCCAGGCAGTAGTAGACGAAACGTCCCGCGCCCAGGCTGTAGAAGGTGACCTGGTTAACCTGACCACCACCGACAAAACCAACCTGGTTGCTGCTGTAAACGAAGTGGATGCCAATGCTGATGCTAACGCTACCGCTATCGCTCAGGAAGTAGCTGACCGTACGGCCGCTGACGTAGTCCTGCAGGGTAACATCGACGCTGAAGCTACTGCCCGTGGTGACGCTGACGCCCTGATTCAGGGTGAGTTGGATGCCACTCAGGCTGGTGCCGGTCTGGGTACTGATGGTACCTACGCTGCCAATGCAACTGCTAACTACATCGCTACCGCTACAAGCCTGAAGGGCGCTGATGACGCACTGGACGCTGCACTGAAGGCCGAGGCCGATCGTGCCGCTGCCGCTGAAGCGACTAACGCTCAGGCTATCGCTGATGAAGTGACCCGTGCCACTGGTGCTGAGGGTACCCTGCAGGGTAATATCGATGCCGAAGCTCAGGCTCGTGCAGCCGCTGACGGCGACCTGACTACTTTGGCTACCACTGATAAAACCAACCTGGTAGCGGCTATCAACGAAGTACTGGGTCTGGCCGGCGACGGTACTGACGCCCTGAAGACCGCTATCAACGGTAAGAAGGCCATCTACACTGCCGCTACTGCTCAGCTCTCACATACCTTCAACCACGGTTTCGCTGGTTCTGACCTGGTCGTTACTGTACTGGTGTACGATAGCTCTAACAGCAAGTGGTACAACGATTCTGTACTGGTTGAAGTGGATCCGGCCACTACTACCGTCACTGTACCGTTGCAGGTTGCGGCCATCGTCAAGATCATCGTTGAAGATCTGTCTGACATTGCCTAAGGCCTAAACGCCTGATACAGAGGACGGGCCCTTCGGGGCTCGTCCTTTTTATTTAGTGTGTCACGGTATTACGGAGACTCTACATGACACCCTATCCCTATAAAGATCCCGCGTATTTCACTACCGTCGATGGTCTTTTAGATGAAATCGACCGCATACTGCTACACTTAGAGCACCAGGCTATACACATAGACGACCTGAGTCAGGAGAACGATCAGCTGATTTGGTACGGCGATCAAATGAGTTGGTTAAAAATGTACTATGAGCGAGCTGAGAGGTTGTTGTTAAATGAATCATAACTTATCAGGCCATTTTACCCAATGGTTTCGTGTCTCGCGACAGCAGTTAGAGGCGCTGAAGCAGATGCGTGAAACTCAGCCCCCTGAGGTGCAGTTAGCAATGTTACGTAAGCAGTATGGTCGAATGGCGAATATAACGCGGGTCTGTCAGGGTAAGGCGTACTTCGTAGGGGTTCCCCGCACTACATTGAATAACTGAGGATATCTTCCATGACACGTTCACTGCAGTTTTTAAGCTCCACACAGTACACTGAGGTTGCCGCACTGCCGGATAGCCCGACGGTGGGTCAAACCGCCTTCATGAACGGCATTTTGTACATCTATGCCAGCTTGAACGGCGTAACGACCTGGTTCCCGCTTAACCAGCCACAGTCCTTCTACATTCACTCACAGGGACTGGCGAAGTTAACTTGGGAAATTCACCACAACCTGGGTAGCCGTGATACGATCATCGCGGTGTACGATATGGACAACCGCATGATGGATGCGGATATCCAGCATATCCAGAATACCGAAACCGGTGAGTGGTACATTGTTGCTACGTTCACTGAGGCTGTAATGGGTTACGCGGTCGTATTTGGTCGTGAGAACATTTCGGCGCCTTCAGTGGATGCCCAGGTTATCAATGCAACCGATGGCATCTATGTGGGTGGTGTGTCAGTCGCACTGGAAACCGACATCGGTCTTCTGTTACTGGAATTGGAAAAGAAGGTTGCGACACTGGATATTGAGGATACGGTTACGTCCACCGATGCAACTGTGCCCTTGTCTGCAAACCAGGGTCGCGTGCTGAAAGAGCTAATCGATAATATCAACGCTCTGTTGACATCTAACGACACCACGCTGGATGACCTTCAGGAAGTGGTCGACTTCATTAAGCTTAACAAAGCCACTCTGGATTCACTGGGCATTAGCAACATTGCTGGCTTGCAGGTTGCGTTGGATACCTTGACCAATAACATCGCCACGGAAGTAAGTCGGGCGACCGGTGCGGAAGCTACCCTGCAAACTAACATTGATGTCAAGTTGGATAAAACCGGCGTAGCAGCCGATTCCGCTAAATTAGGGAATCTGCCTGCCTCGGATTACATCACTGTCCACGATACCATCGACATGGGTGAGATTGCATAACCCCTAGTGCCGGGGGTATGTCCCCGGCTTTTAAGGAGTCTATAAATGCATTGTGAGTTACTACGTGGTACTGAGAAGATACGAGGGCCTCTACCCTATAAGCCTGCGGGGTAGGGGGTACCTTGGACCACATGGTGGCCGAGTCTACGGTAGGATTCTATGACCCGCGACTGGAACCCGATACATTGGTGTATTGTCGAATATTCAGAGACGCCGGACACCCGAACGATACCGCCGGTAACGTGTACGGGCTTACGATAGATGTACACTATCAGCTCGATGACGTGGGTACTCCATCTAAGTCGCCTGACTTTTACGCGCGTAATTAATCCTTTTAATGGCTAGGCTCTTCAGGAGACTAGTTGCCATAGGGACATAAGAGGCCTTATTATGTTTCAATTTGAGAACATCCAATTCAAGCGTGGTGATAAAGCCACGAACGATGCGTACGTAGGGAAACCCGGTACCATCTCCATCGACCGTGAGTCCATGAACGTCCGTGTGCACGATGGTGTGACACCGGGCGGTTTATTCAGTGTAACCCGGGGCGCTGCCTTTGATGAGTTGGCGGCAGAGTTTATCGTTGCCAGCGATAGCTTTACAGCGACCATGGGTCAAACCGTTTTTACCTTGACCAATGTAAGTCTGGAGAACCCAGACCGCGTAAAGGTTAAGATCAACGGCATGCAGACCAACAACTGGGTGGTCAGTGGCGTTAACCGCATTACGGTGAACGACAGTATTCTGATTAATGACACCATTTTGATTTACCAGTACCGCACGCTGGATGATGTGGTCAATGCGGCGGTTGAAGGTATGGACGTTGAGGCACTGCTAATTAGCATGCTGCAGTCCGTAACCAACATCGGTGGCATTAACATTGATGACATCCTAACCGTTAACAGCACAGGTGCCTTTGAGCAGATGGTGGTGGATGCGATTGGTTCTGCTTTGGGTGAGTCGGGTAGCTTGGCTAACTTGGTAACCACAGACACCTTGCAGTCTGCGATTAATGGCATAGACATTACGGCTGCTGTTCGTCGCGTACTGGACGGTATTCCTGATGTCGATTATCCGATTACCCATGTACTGACTACTGCGGATAACATTGACCTAGGTCACATGGAGTTTGTCTTTGACGGTAACGAGTCTCTGGACCCCAGTGTCCCGAACGATACGCTGACTGTCTTTGACCGCATTGACTTTGGTATCGTGAACTAAGGTTAGAGGTGACAATCGATGGGATTTCTATATGAAGGTGAGGATATAGGGCGGTATATCGAAATCCGGGATGGCCGTGAAACGTTCGTGGTCACACGGGAGACCATTCGAGACGTTAAGGTAGTGCCTACCGATATCGTACTACCCGACCACTGGAAAGGTAAGGCCTTTTACCGATTACGGATGGACTTTGATATTTTCGGTACGCTAATACCGAAGCACTACACCTCAGACGGTGCCAGTGTACCCAGGCTGTTCTGGTCCCTCTATCCGCCGGTAGGGCGCTACCTGTTAGCGGCCTTTTTGCATGATTGGAAATTGGACCAGCGTCATGGATGGGACGAATCAAACCGTGCCTTTGATGAAGCTATGCGTCACATCGGTATCGCGCGTCGCCGTCATTGGGTAATCATGCGCTCGGTTCAATTAAACGGGTGGGTACAATCCACCTTTTTTGGGGACCCTAAATAGGAGAGCTCAATGAAACGACATATCGCAGGCTTCTTATTCGTCGCGGCTGTATCGTTGGTGTTACCCGCGTGCACTACATCCCAACCGGCTGTATTGGAAGACGGGTACCAGCTCGGGGATGCCTCTAAAGTAGTCGCCGGGGAAGCTTTTAATTTAATGATGCTGCGGTACCGATATTGTTATACGTATGCCCCTGAGTCCAGGGACGCTATCCTGGAGATTATTCAGGCCTTCTATCCGGAGTATCCCACTGAAGGGATTTGTACGGATATGGGTGATCTGGTAAAGCAATTGAAGGGTGTGGATGCTACTACACTCGAAAAGGCATACGACCTACCGAAGGATATCGACCACGAGTCAAGTGGGTTAGAGTAAAGGACACTAATTCACGTTTTACAGGGTGGCTCTACTGTAACCCTCTGACAGAAAATTGCAGTGGAGGAACTACCCTGCCGTTTTAAAATAGCCCCTTGATTAACCGTTAGTAACTGTAGGAAGGACTTATGGCCTTAAAACAAATGAGCGGTGTGGTTACGTGGAAGCGCTTTACCACGAACAGCATCGAAACGTACTTGGGTAAGCCGGGTGAACCGATTGTCGACATGCGCACTGGTGAGCCGGCAATTCGTTTATGTGATGGATTGACACCGATGGGTCACCCAATTGGGGTTATTCCAACGTTGACTGGTGTGGCACGCCCTATCATTATTAGCCCGGTTAATAATGCTACAGATGTCGATACCTCACCGGTGATTACTGCCAGTCAATTTAACGGCATTAACGGCGACGGCAGTATCCCAACACATGCGGCGACTATCTGGAACATTGCAACGGATGCCGCCTTTACCCAGATGACGTATAATAGTGGTGAAACGGCACTGAATAAAACGACACTGGATCTTTCCAGTGTAGGAGTAACACTGGAGCAAGGTAGTGTTTACTATATACGCGTAGCGTATAAGAGTGACAGTGGTGTGGTGTCCGACTGGAGTGCTACCGTTAAGATTACGACCAGTACTATGGGAATTGGCACAGTACTACCGGACGGTGGTATCGTTTTCGGTCAGGAAGGGGGCGACTGGCTGGTAGTAGCCCCGGCTTCACAGCGTACGACTAAAATGTGGGGACTCTACGGTACCGATACCAGTCTTCCAAACTGGACGAGTGGCAGTGGGACTACTACTACCCCTACTGACCCTAACTCATCAGAGTACAATACTGACGTACTGACGAGTCCTACTTATAACTCCATTAACGATGGACAGGGTAGTATCGGCTCACCCGCTGCAGAGTACTGCCGTAGTCTAGGGTACGACTTACCCAATGCGAGGGATCTGCAGCTTATTTACAATAATCGAGCTCAGATCGATGCAGCGGACTCTAGTGGAGGCGGTGCCACACTCTCCGCTATTCAATCTGGCACTGCACCCGGCTCCTCCACGACGGGCGTCTGGTCCTCTACCGAGTACAATTCCAACTACGCCTGGAACCTGATCTTCAGCATTGGGAATTGGTACTACAACCCCAAGAACTACAGTTGCTGGGTAGTGCCTTTCCGGAGAATACCCGTTTAAACGGGTATTCACTTTTAATACCGAGTCACAGTGAGTGTCCTTTAAAGGACACTGCTTTTAGGGCTTGCCCTTTGTAGGGCTGCCCTTACTACCCTTACTCCATTTAAAAGCCCTACAGGCCACCCAGGCCCTTTGTAGGGACTGGGTCCAAATTTACAATACTTCTTTCATAAAAGGATTATTCCAATGAAATGTGAAATCATTCGTAATGGCAACACCATCGTTTCTGAGATGGACTTTAACGTAAACCGTGTACGTGACATTGTTGCCCGTCAGGGTGGCGATTACCGCCTCGTACCCAATGCTCTAACTGCTGCCATCCATATTGGCTCTATTCAGATCCTCCCAGTTAAATACGATATGCCAGTTACTACTCAGGCCCAGCGCTGCGGTAAGCCGGTACGTACCGTATCAGACTCACTGGTTACCTACTCTTACCCGGTTGAAGAGAAAACCGAAGACGAGCTTCGCAATGAGCTTCTTACCCAGGTGTCCCGTATTCATGAAAGTTATGACAGCGGTCGTATGGAGTATCAGGGCGTCTCAATTGCGGTAGACCTGGAGGCCCGTGTCAATGCAGAAGGCGTACTCAAGCGTTTTGAGCGTGGTCTGATGTCGGCTACTCAGTGGAATGGTCAGGCGGTAACCTCAACCGATGAGAACGGTAATGAGGTCACTGGTCCTTCTAAGGTGGCCATTGGCTCTACCGCTGATATGCAGGCGCTGTATGATGCAGTCTTTGCACACCTCGAAGCCGGTTTCATAGCTAAAGAAATGCTCAAAGCGGAGCTCGAATCTGCTGATGCCGTTACATTGGCGACTGTAGACGTTAATGCGCGTTGGAATGAGATTGTAGAGACACTCTAAGGTGTAACTAGTGATTAGGGGGTGGGTGCCCACCCCCTTTGTATACGGTTTATAGGAGCATGTAAGATGCCAGATTTACAATTGAAACGCGGTACACCGGCTCAGGTAGATGCCTATCAGGGGCCAGCGGGTGAAATCGTAGTCGATAGCCAGAACTGGAATATGCGGCTACAGGACGGTGTTACAGCTGGTGGTGTATTACTAGGCAGTAACGAGAACCTGATTGCACGCCCTGAGATTTTGAGTCCCATTCAGGGTAGTGTCATTGGGGACCAGAGCCCTATTCTGGTTAGTACCGCGTATAGTGGGGAAGGGGTCCACAGTGCGAGTCAGTGGCAGATCAGTGGAGAGGTTGGGTTTGTAAACCTTATCCACGATAGCGGACGCAATACAGTTAGTCTATTGAGCTATAACTTACTGGATGCAGGTGTAACCTTGACCCGTGGGGTAACGCTGTACGTACGGGTGCGTCACGAATCCGGTACTGCAGGCTGGAGTGAATGGAGTGAAGCACTAAGCTTCAGTGTACAGGCAATGGAGCCGGGTACTGTACTGGATGACGGTGGCATTATATTTGCACAGGATGGTAATGATTGGCTCGTTGTAGCGCCTGCTAGTCTGCGTGCACTGAGAACCTGGAACGATGGGTCTACTAGTTGGGTAGACACCCCACTCCCTAACTATACTTCTAATCCAGAGCAAGACGTTAACGATGGTACTTACAATACGGATGTACTGGTTAACGTGACGCAGGAGCAGAAGGCCGCTACCTACTGCCGTTCTATCGGCTATGATTTGCCGAATGCGGCAGAGCTTCGTTTAATTTACAATAATCGAGCTCAGATCGATGCAGCAGATACCAGCGGAGGCGGGGCCACACTCTCCGCTATCCAATCCGGCACTGCACCCGGCTCCACCACGGCGGCCGTCTGGTCCTCTACCGAGGGCAATTCCTACTACGCCTGGGGCCTGATCTTTGGCGGTGGGAGTTGGTACAACTTCTACAAGAGCTACAGTTACTGGGTAGTGCCTTTCCGGAGAATCCCAGTCTAATCGCCTTAAGGCGATGACTGGGATTTGCCTTTGGGCTTGCCCTTTGTAGGGCTGCCCTTACTACTTTGAGTACTTTTAAAAGCCGTACAGGCTACCCAGGCCCTTTGTAGGGACTGGGTCCTTTTCATTACGATATAGACTCACACCACATACTCTTTAAGGCCTATCCTAGCGGATAGGCCTTAAAGAGTAATTTTCAGAGTGACTGGCGTGGGTCAAATCCTATAGCCTTGTAGCCGGTGCACTATAGTCACACGGCTGACACTCGTCACGATTATAGGACACCTACTATGTCTGAACTATTAGACCTTCGTTATCAATTTGACCCTACTGGTCACTCCACCGATAACCTTATTATCGATGAGCTACACACTGTTTCACAGTCGGGTCCCGCACTTATCATTCCACGGGAAGGCCTGATGTACACTCCAGGCTTTACGGTGCGCCGGGCATCCTCTAACGTACCGCTTATCCAGAATACGGACTTCCACTTTATTTCTCTGGACGAATTCATTACCGCAAAAACGGGTATTGAAACCGCCTCCGCGATTCAGTTTGATAAAGCTGAACACTTTGGCGACTTTGTAATCACCTACCAGGCTGTCGGTGGATATGAGGGGCGCTTTAACCGTCTGGTACAAGACCTAATCGATGCCATCGAGCGTGCTAAGGATGCTGACGTTGAATGGACTCGAGTTAAGAATAAACCGGCTCAGTATCCTCCAGAGTACCATAACCATGAACTCATCTCCATTACTGGATGGGAGAAGTTTACGGTTAAGCTCCATGAATTAAAGGAGGCTATTATCGATAGTCATTCCCTAGGTTCATCTGCACTCTCCCTTTCTCAAGCGGATTCGCGTATCCTAGCCCTCATTGCCGAGATGCAGCGGGAGATACAGTACCTGAATGGGGACATTGCGGATATCCTGGAGCGCATGAAGCGCTACATGGAGTTTGACATTGACTTTGGGGAGCTTGGTAAATTGCGAGAGTGGCCTGAGCGTGACGTGTTCTACGTATCCTCAATTGACCTGCAAGAGAAGTCCAATCCCTTTATGGACTTTGGTGAGATTAAGGGTCCAGAACGCAATCAGTGGGATGATGTACCGAATGTCAGCTCCTATGACATGGGTGAGCTTTCCAACAATTAACGGCATAAAACCTCAGAGCCCCGAAGGGCTCTGAGTCTTTACCGAGCATAGCGCAACTCTTTATTCAACTTCAGTAATTGACGCTTCGCCTTTTCCAGTCGGCGTTTCGCATCTTTTTCTTTATTTGAATGAGGAGTAGCCTCTGCCAATACTGCACTTGCTTCTCGAATGGCTTTTTCAGTATTGCGGATTTTGTTTTGCAGATCGATCATCGGGGGTCCTTATTCGCTATAGCCAAATGCGTTATTCGCCGCCATTAGACAGCGATAGAGTGTCTCGTTAGTCTCGGCAACCGAGCCTGATTCGATATGCAGTCCTAACGAAGGGAGTGTTTTGGTATCCAGACTTACGTCGTACATTGTCTTAGCCTCCATGTTTAATCCATATCATACCGAGTACAATAATTCCTTAGGAGGAATCCTTATGTCCACTAAACCGACTGTAGAAAACATCATTTTAACCGTCATGGAAATTGAATCCGGACGTAAACTGATAGGCCAAAAGATTGATCCCAATGATACGAATGGGGGCTACACGAATGACCCCGACGATCCGGGCGGAGAGACTAATTGGGGTTGGACAGAAGGCACTCTTAAGGCCCACGGCATTAAAACGCATCCCCGTGACCTTACGTTCCAGCAAGCCTTTGACTATTATAAGCGTATTTTCTGGACACGTTCGGGTGCGGAAGCGGTCTACGATTTTCAACCCTGGCTGGCCCGTACAATTTTTAATTACGGTGTGCACGCTGGATACCATAAGGCTGCACGTAACCTACAGACCCTTTTAAACCTCCATAATAACCAAGGCAAGCGTTGGGCAGACCTGATCGTTGATGGGGCGGTGGGTGCACGAACACTGGATGCACTGCAGGCCTACATCCGTATTCGCAAGGGGGAGATTGGTGAGGATGTACTCTTTACCGACTATGCGATTATGATGGGTGCTTTCTACCAAGAGCTTGCCATTAAAAACGACCGTTATGAGAAGTATACGTATGGGTTCTCTACTCGTGCGATGTTAGAGCTGAAAGAATATTTTACTCGCAGTTAACCACAGGTCTATGTAATGAGGATTGGAGTATGCGCAAGGATCACTCGATACAGCGGTACTATACCGGCATAGGGTCCCGTCAGGCCCCTGCATGGGCACAAACCCTTGCTACTGAGATAGCCGCTAAGCTCTCTGCTACACACGTTCTACGCCACGGGGATGCCAGTGGCATGGATGAGGCCTTTAGTCAGGGATCGGCCGGGAGAGAGGAGATATGGGCCCCCTGGAAGGGGTTCCGTAAAGACGAGCGCTCTTCCATTACCCGACAGCGCATCCAATCCCCTGCACAGCAGATCGAATCGGGCAACATGCTTATTCGAGAAGGCATCTGCCCGCACTTCTTTAACATGAAGCCCTCTATTCAGGCACTCTTTGCCCGTAACGTGTTTCAGATTACTGGTCAGCGTTCTGAGATGGGTGAGTGTGATCCCCTATCGGATTTTGTCGTCTATTGGGCACCAGAAAACACTAAGGGTGTCATATCCGGAGGTACTCGAATAGCTGTTTACCTGGCCCGCAGTATGGGAATTCCTACCTACAACCTTGACATTAAATCTCAACGTGATGAAATTCTAGACCACCTTGACATTCAATATGTAGAGGATGATGACTGGTACTCCGCACCATATTTAACAGTATAAACTATCCCCGTCCATTTTGGACGGGGATATCCATATATGCTGTAATCGGCATAGGTCAAGCGATAGACCGGTTACTTAGCCTGTCGTGGATGTGTTCCCAGCTTCCTCTAGCGCGCTCACACGACTAATTAGTGACTGAATGGTAGCTGACATATCCGCAAGGTCACTGTTTAGATTAGACGCCGCGGTTTCTAACGAATTTACCTTATCCGATAGTGCCACTAACCCATCGGCAACATCTTTAACCCTACTATCCAGCTCACTTATATCTACTCCGTTTATCGTTACGTTATCTGCGTTTATTGATACGTCATGGTCCACGTTTAAATTAAAGTCGCCGTTTATATTACCCTGCCAACTACCCCCTACATTCAGTCCATGGTCACCGTTAAATGTCAGGACGCCATCCCCCGCAACATCTAGACGATATGTGCCGTTACTGGTTAGTTTGTAGTCTCTGCCTGCAAAGATTATAAAGTCTTCCATTGCTCTAAGTATAAAGGACTTGTCCGTACTGTACTCGCTGTTGTCAATGGAGTGTTGTACTATAGTGCCCAGACTTAATATATCTATAAACAGCGTCGGATCATGTTTACAGGCATCGATGATTTGACGAAATCCTTCACCGGTATCGGTGCCGCAGCCGTCACCCAGACCGCCGCCCCATGACATATCCCCTTCCAAGGGGCTATCGGGCTGGCGGTCGGCTATTTTACTCCCACTCATTGGTCTCTACTCCACTACAGTGTAATTGTTCGGCGAGGGCCCCGCAAAATAAGGGCAGTCTTCGACTCTACTAACTGTTTCCCCTGACTGACCTGCTGTAGCCAGCCGCTCGCCAGAAATTCACAGTCCCCGGTTGTCCGTAAACTGAAATCCTTACACCGCACTCGAATATCTCGACTCGCGACATTGATTGAGGTATCGGACTGTATGTTGATGTGCTTACGGTTTAACTCTACAAAGGAGTTATCGGCATTACGGATAAAGATATTGGTACGTGCACTGTCAATCTGTATGATGTTGCCCAAGTCATCCGTTAACGTAACCTGGCCATCCCCTGGGTTAAATTGTAGGGTATAGATACAAAACTCATCATTGCGCTTTGACGTCTTCAGCGTCACTGTCTTCTGATGGGTACTGACCTCTAAGAAGTATGAGTTATCTTCCGTGATCTCTTCATCGATATTCTCAGGTAGTCCACTGTAGCGGTAAATAACCGTCTCCAGTCGACGCAGGTCATCATCCCGCCCCATTGCAGTCCAATAGTACTTATCCGCATCACCCTGCCGCCAAATCCACACCTGTTCACCACGACGGACATCCGGTGAGGTCGTGCGGTTTGTTTCCCCTAGCCACTCAGCGGTTAGAGTGGCACCCATATCCACTTCGACTTTATAGGGCTTCTCTTCTACGTCAATACCTGATGTCTTGATGTTGACCGTATCAGTCCCTAGTTCACTGTCCATAAGGTTAAGGGCTTCTATGGGAATAATATCAACCAAATGACTATCCAAGGGTTTATTCTCAGCGACAATGCCAACTGACATTCGCCGAAGCTCACTTTCTTTAACCTGCATAGTGTTGCTCCAATATCTACTTATACCATTGCACCGTACCCTAGGATAATAGGTAAAAAAAAATAACGTAGCCATACCCAGCCCGAAGGCTGGGTATGGACATGCATTACGCGTCGACTGATTCCTTCAGAGCCTTTGCAGGCTTGAAGACCGGCACCTTGCGGGCCGGGATAGTGATGGCAGCACCAGTAGCCGGGTTACGGCCCTGACGCTCAGCACGTTCAGTGATCTTGAAATTACCGAAACCAGAGATATGTACCTCCTGGCCATCTGCCATCTTCTCGGAGATGACATCGAAGGTATTGTTTACCACTTTTTCAGTAACCTTAACGGTCTCTTCAGACCGTGTTGCTACTTCCGCGATTACATCTTTTTTCGATACATGGTTAGACATGATGGTTTCCTTTTACGTTTGGGTGGTATTGTTCGTAGACAAAGAATAGTGGGAGTTGTGTACTTTTTCACAACTCCAACGTTTATAGGCACTGCAGTATTGCTTAGGTCATACACACCATCCACGTTTACTTAAAAAGTTAACGGTGAACTTAGGCGGAATAAGGGGTAGCTTATCACCACAGAGGTAGAACTGTAGTACCTGCGGGTCTTGCTCACTCACCCGACAGGCGACCTTATAGAAGGACATGTCCCTCAGGCGCTCACAGAGCTGCGCTCCGACGCGTAAAACCTGAGTGGGGCTATCCCCCTCCTCAATGCCTTGCGCTACGCAGTACTGCGTTACACGCGCCCCCAACTGCATATCGCAGAGAGTGTGATTTAATAAGGGGGTAGGTAGCCTGATGCTCCCTATAGAGAGGGCCGTTCCACGTTCCCGCTCCGATAGGGGCTCAGGCGAATACAGGTTAGACAAGCGCTCCGCACGAGCCTTCACCTGCAATGCTCGGATCTCCCGTTCGAGCATCTTTTTCAAGGCACTGAGCTCCAGTGCCATTTCACGAGGCGATTGCGTCTCCTCGTACTGACCTACTATAGCCAATGGGTTACAGGTAAACGCCTCACCCATTGGTTGGAAATTATCGTTACAGGGTTGGGCTAGTACCCAACCTTCAGTGGTTACGCCGAGGAGCTGGATCAATTCACCCTCACGACGCATCCAATATTCCCCCGCGGCATCTTTCACGCGGGCGATTAATTTATTCGCCTCTAAGTCAGACGCACGATATACGTTCGGCATTTTACAGCCTCCTAAAAAAGAAATTCACCGATCACGTCTCAACTACCCAAACCGGCGTTTACGGCGACTCAGCTCTATAAGCAACACCAAGGTTACCGCCAGGTGACGCTGTCATGTATAAAAAGGAACCCACCCGCCTAACCACCTAAACGGATGGGTACAAAACTCTTCTATGTTCTGCGCATCCGGAGTCAGAATATAAGGACCTTATAACCTCCCATGCTTCGCCTCATAGTCTTCCCAGTACTCGGCCTCTTCCATATCCAAATCCCTCTGTTTCTGGATACAGGCCGCGCAGACGTCATAGTAGGCGCCGTTGAAGCCCTCGTCCGTATCCCGGGTTGGGGTAAGTTCAGCCTCCTTACCACACCACTCACAGTTTCCAAAAATAACATCATCATCAATTGACATAGTGACCTCCTAAATAAAAAGGAACCCACCCGCCTAACCACCTAAACGGATGGGTACAAAATGGGCCGCGTTAGCACTCAGACGTCATTCCATGTACTATACGCACTACAGCCATTTGGCCCCAGCTGTAGCTTCTCCCGCCGTCACGACGAGAATCATCGATGGCGCTTGCATATGCCATCCTTAAGTCTTCAATGCTCTGCGCATCCGGAGTCAGATGCGAGAGTACGTACTCTATAAACTTCAAACCTCGATCACTTGCAGTGCAGACTGAGACTGAATTATTGTAAAGGTTTTCTACCGCTTTGACGATGTAAGACATAACGCTACTCTCCTTAGAGTCTGGTATATACACTAATGTAATATAGGTTTTCAGGTTGTATGAATGTACCTCTTTTACTATAGACTTCTATGGGGACTATAAATTAATAAATAGAGATACTCCTTCCCCTGCTAGGGGAAGGAGTATTTAAGGTTACTGTCCTGAGTGAAGCAAACGTCGACTCAGTACTGCAAGGTGAAGCTCTGTACTGACGAACCAGGTGGGTGTACCATCCAGCTGGGTAAGGACACCTGCACGCTCTAGCGAGAAGCCTCCTCTATTACGGTAATGGTCGTGTGCTACTTTAATATGGGCAGACCACATCTGTTTAACGAAGGACTCAAGATTATAAAAGGGGTCAGTAGGCAACTGGAGTTTAGTTTCAGAAACTGCCATCTTAAGTAGTTGATCTTGAGACAACCGCCGACCTTGGCGAGGGGCAGCGACTCCAGGGACAAGTGCTAAACATACCCCTTCAACTTCTTCAGGCAATTGATACAGAGTACCGATGCCTGGGAACCGTACACTATACCCCGCTTCCAAGGCGCGACGATAGAGTCCGTTGAATATCCCTACAAAGAGTTTAGCCACGTCTTCACTGACGTTCGCCTTTTTCGCGACATCCTTATGATAAGACTTGAACGTAGGGCGCTGGCGCAGGGCCGCGTTATCCATAATAATTGCCGTATGCATGTAATATCCTTAGAAATTAAAGTCTAAATCGTCGGCACCGTCATCGCCGCCTGCGGTATCCTCACCCTCACCGTCACCCTCGGCGTCATCCGCAGCTGCATCTCCTTCGTCGAGTCCACCCTCGGTATCCCCAACAGCGTCATTCCCAGTATCCATTCCAGTACCATCTGTATTCGGATCACCACCCATGTCTGTGGGCTCTGGTTCAGGCTCTGCAGTCGCCTTATCGATCTTCTCACGAACCTTCTTCTCTTCCTTAAAGGTCTTCGCCAGTATATCGCCGAGTGCTTTAACCATGAAGGTGGTGTGGTCAGTGATGCGTTTAGAGGGCTTGTTGTCCTCATCATTAAAGAACTCATCCACTTCAACGAACAGGTTTTGACGGCGCATCCAATCCCGCTTCAGAGTACTGGCCACCGATACCCGCATTGAATCCAGCGCACGGCTATTTACATCACCGTCCAGAAGCTCAGCAATCATGTCTTCTGTAATATACGCTTCAACAACACGATCAATGGCATCCGAGTATTCCGAGTATGCCTCAAATTGACTGCCGATCTTAGCAAGGTCGGGGGATGGGAGCGATACACTCAGGCCCTCGATGAATTCACCCACTACAGTGTCAGCATCGCCTTTGGCTTTAACGGACTCTCGAATCTTCGTGAGTAGCTCACCGGAGGACCATACGTAGGTCTGAATAAAGTCCTGTAACTGTGTCTCGAACCAACGTTGGTAGTCCATGACCTGTTTAGCGAACATCAGGTTACGGGACACCACCACCGTAGCCAGTTCGCCCTCCATCGTACTGTCTACGATCTCAGGTGGAATACCCAGGCCACTGTACTGCATGCGTCTAAGGGTTTCCGATAACTGAGAGTCGGGCACGGTCCGTTGTCGCTCCCGGTCTTCGATCTCTGTATTCGTGTTCGGGAAGGCCTCGCCACCGTCCACATTGATATCCACCGCGGCTTTCTGTAAGGAGCGTACAATATCACTGGGGTTCAGTATACCGATCGGGAGTTGGTTAGCCTGGAGGTTTGTGTACTGATGGAGGACCGCCTCGAGGGTACCCTGTGGATCATGGTCATCCTCATCCAGAGTTACATTCAAACGGGTACGCCCGACGGAGTTCTTAACGCCTGCCATCACCTCTGCAAAGAGGAGTACTGCCCGTAGACTACCAAAGACGCGGGTTTTCTCCAACAGACTAATGCCTAGCCCGTACTCATCATAATTAAATGCGAAGTAGGTCATGAGTTCTTTAGGGATATACACGATGCGGGTACGTTTTTGTGCTAACACACGCCCCAACATCAGTCGGTAGACTTCCTCAGGTCTGGAAACTTCAACTTCCTCCCCGTAGACACCGTCCTTAAGCTGATCGGTAAGCTCCTTTTCAATATAGTTAATGTACTGGTCAATGAAGGTATCCGGATCTACCTTATTACCTTTCGTCGTACCCAGTGACAGACCTGTCGCTTGAATCAGCCCCCCTAGCGCCTGATTATTAGAAGCTTCCTTGATGCGCTCACGTAGACGACTGATTCCGGACTCGGTATCAGCCGTCATGGAGACCGGCATGCCATTCTCATTAACGGCGAGGTAGTACCCTAGGTGATCCCGTGGATCGCCGGGTACGTGGACGGGGATAATCGCTTCACTGGGTATCTTCATAACCAGCGGATTACGGGTCTCCTTACTACCCCCCTGTTTAGGGGTAAGTTTTACAACCGGCGCATGACGGTAGGCTTCCATTGATACTTTAGAGCGAATCGATTGGGTTAGCAGCTGACGTCGAACCGTATTAAGCTTCAGTGCACTGAGGTTATCGGTGATCGTAAGGTTACCAATGTCCTTGTTCGCCTTGATAATGCCCACTGATTTAAGGTGAGCAGTGTCATCCCGCACGTACTGGTTGAAAGACTCCATCCCCCCGATTTTACCCTGTGCGATTAATGACTCAAGGGCTGTTTCAGGTATTACAGCTAGGGCATAACTACCTGTTTCAAACAGACAGTCTTCCAGTATCTTGGTTAGACGCTCTTCCAGTGGAAACGTTGTGCGGAAGTGCTCTTCGATGTAATCCAGTACCTCACTTCGCACTTCGTCGTCTAACTCACCCTCATCTGAATGTAAACGTAACTGAACGGCCACTAGGTCCTTAGGGGAAAGGATTGAGGAGACCAGTATACGTTTTGCCAGTATTAGGTCTGGCAGTAGCTCCATCATCCCACGGTTATCAGAGATGCGTTCATTCACCCGATCCATCAGGGCCTTAAGATCACCCATCTTAGGCAAGACGTCTTGCAATCGACGACGACGGTGTTCGTCCTCTACTATTACTTTAGAGGAGATACCTACCTTCCGGTCGACATCCGCCATATCCGCCGTGGTCTTTTGACCCTGTGCTGTTACTTTCTTAACCATAATAGATTGCTCCTAAGACTCGATGTTATACGATTCCACCGGCGGGGCGGATCTTATAGCAAATTTAGGCCCACTTTAGTGGTTAAAGTCGGGCAACGCTATATTGAGCATCGAGGCTGTTATGTACTCACCTCTATACCGACAATACCTGGACGACACCCTCGCACTCGTGCGCAGTATGGTGATTAAGTCCGAACAGACCATTGAAGCGCAGAATAAATATTTAAAGGCGCAAGGGTACGTGGTCTTAGACGACCCTCGTACATGGAAATACTATCTAAACTTGACCGGGCGATACCATGTATCCGACCGACCCATCGAAGTGCTCTCGTCGGATACCTATGAAACGATTGTGTTGTCCCGTGACACGATTGTGGATCACCCAATCACGGCGCTGGACTACGGCCCAGGCGGTAGTTTCCATACGGAGCTTCTGGAGCGGTATCCAGAACACCGTGAGTTGATTCCCCGGATCCTGTCTCCGGTCGACATGGAGCAGGCGATCGAGGCCAGTGAGTTTACACTCCTATATTGGGATGACCGGCATATTGCCGATAATGAATATGGTCTTATCGGTACTATCCAGCGCTGGCTCTATAGCTATCGTGACCGCTGGCACCTGCCTTCCTTTGGGGTAAGCGACGGGCTCTATCCAGCATCGGCACTGGCACTATTGTACCATAACCTGGTACCCACCATCATTAACTTTAGATTGGAGAATGCCCGTACCGCTGAAGTCGATGAGTTTCACCGGTGGGCTTTCTTAGGGAGTCGATATCGATTGGATCGGTATAAGCGGTACCTGGATAACCGTCAATCGCTATTCCTGTACCGTAACATCGACTACCTTAAGTTCCATGTCGGCAAAGAAGTAACCCTCGAAACCTTACTTACACACATTACTGAACCGGTCAATATCGATGCACATCGGTTCGATGTCACCGTCTCAAACGAGCGGCTATTGGAAACATTGAAACCTGTCCCACGGCTATTAGATACTCCCTATAAAGACGATCGACCCAACATAGGGGTAGAGTCCAGGGCACCGGTGGAATACGGATATCAGTTAACGAAAGACCTTGCCCGCCACAACGAAGAGGACCTTTATACGGATGTGACGCGTGCAGAGGCCGCTATCCGTACAACCGCTATGCAATCACTTCCGACGGGTTTGGTGCAAATGACTTTTAACCCGCCAATGAGTGATCGGTTTGCAAATCCAGAGCAGGTCCGCTTAACCCAGTGGCTATACTTGGCCAGTGTCGGTCGGTATCAAACGGTACACGATCTGAATTTAGGGGAGCGAGGAAGCATTTCCGTTACGGCTAAGGAAGCGGCGATTTTATTCTGTTATGCGGTGAGTCAGGTAAACAAAACACCATTGGAGACGATACCGTCGGTATGGTTAGGGTACCCTCACCATGATCGCTCCCTGGGGCAAGACTATGTACAGGCACGTCTAGAGTCACCTCTGGCGAATGAAGGGTACGTCACTGAACTTACTCGTGACTGGGTCAGGCACCCCATCATCCGGGATGAACTAGGGTTTGATGAATATGTTGATGAAGTTAAGCATCGTTTTTACTTGCATCAAGTAAGTTGCCGAAAGCCCCATAACAGTACGTACCGGTCTCAGCTAAAGGGTGTGGTGCGGGCACTATATCGTCCGACCATAATTACGTTAGCACCCGATAACACCGATTATACTCGTTGGCTGGATGCGCTTAACTTCCCACACCGTACCTTCCAGCCACAGGACTACTACGCACTTGTCTTTACTATCCTTACTGTGGTGCCCGGAGTTAACCTCGATGAAGGGGGAGTCACCCGTCGCCATAGAGCGATGATTGATATAGTGCGATTGTTGTCCAGTTATGGCATTCTGTTTGTAGAAGGGGCAGGACTTCGACCAACCATGATCTATCACTATGGTAAGGTTGAGCCTATAGAGTGGAAAAACCATCTGGATAGTTATTTTAAACTGGGCTTTGGGATATATGGACATGACGCGAAAACGAAGGCACGAATATGTGCATACGCTGAAGCTACTAATATCCATTTAGAGCCTACTGGACCCATTCAGCCAATATATGTTGTGCCAACTGGACTGACACTCAACTATCGCCAACGGTACAACCATGTAACCCATTTAGAAGCGGCTACCCTTACCAGCGGTAGCGTGACACATATTCCGCGTTAACGGAGACGAACATGTACGAAACAACGAAAACCATCTACCATACCCATCTAGAGTTACAGCGGGCAATGCAGGAAGATTTTAATCCGCTCCCTTACAGTACGCTGAATGAGAAGTTCGGTGTCGCGGATGAGGAAACCGTACCTACAGGTCGCTACCCCGCGATGGAGTATATTGCCATTGGGCGAGGAGGGCATAGAGGACGCATTGCCTCAGACGGCGCTACTCTGACAGATATCCTTCAACACGATGTTACCGATGCGGCGCTGTTTGAACACCTGCCCTTTGTTGTACGGCTGGTCAGTGAAGATCTAACACCTGCTGAGCGGGCAAAATATGGCATGCGGACGCTGGTAGAGCGCAACGGGAAGCAGTACTTTGCATACTACCTAAAACGGGTGAACCTCTCACAGACGTATCCTGAACTGAAAGAAATTACTGTACTGGACGGCACTGTAAGTGACCGGGAGTATACCCCGACTCCTTCGCAGTTGACACCAAACCCTCTACCGCTGTCCAATACGCAAGCAAACCTTGCATCGGGTAAACATATTTCAGTCACTTCAACTCTGTCACTATCATTATCGGCAACAGACATTCAGGAAATCATGGATGCTGTGCTGGTACTCTATGATGATGTAGCCTATGCTACTATTTCTGAGATCGCTACCGTTACAGCACACCGCACCCCCATCAACACCACGTTGGGTGGCGTGAATGTAACCTACGATGAAGCCATAGCCGCTCAGGTAGCAAACTTCATCCCGGCGAATATCAGCTTGCAGTTTACGACGAACGGCATCGATTCACTCTTCTCACTTGGACACACCTCACCTTACCTTCGTTAAGAAGGGAGCGAAGGTGATAAGGAGGACCTATGTACCCAGTACCCTATGATGAATGTTATCGGGTACTTGCCATTGATCCCAGTACATCCGCGACTGGGTTCTCTGTGCTTGACCATAATGTACTTACACAGGAAACACACATCGCCTTCGCCTCTACCGTATTTAGAAAGGATCTATTGAAGCGTAAGGATTGGATCGCCAGTGTACACGGGGAGCGTTCCGCAGCCGTGGCAGGATACGGAGAGGCCTTGGCTAATATGCTGCGGTACTGGTCCCCTACCCTGGTCATTGCGGAAGCCCCCTATCTATCTCGCCTACCCGCTGCCTTTAAAGCGTTGGTAGAGGTGCAAACCTCACTGCGCTTAACGGTAATGGACTTTGATCCAACGCTGCCCTTTGAAACAGTAGACCCTGCACGGGCAAAACAAAACATTGGGGTCAGTGGGAAATCCGGTGATAAGGAAGCTGTAGCGATTGCAGTGCGCGCTCGTCCCGGACTCTATACGGTTAACGGTGTCGACCTTAGCCGGATCGATGAGCACAGCATGGATAGTATAGCTGTTGGACTATACCACATCGATACCTACGTAAAACAGTGTCCCTGGTAACGAATACTCCCCACACCCTTAAGGGTGTGGGGAGTATGTATGTGTTCGAATAATATACGTAGAATAGGGCCTATTCACACATTATGCCACAGCACTAAACCGTTTATATAGGGACACTATCATGGGCAGCTATGCAGTATATGGGGGTACAGGTGCGGCCGCCGCGTACGTTAAAAATAACGCCCCCGACCCCCTTACACCGTCATCCACCTCAACACTTGCATCGGGTCCCATTGAAGACCCCGTTAATACAGTAGGGTCCATTTTTGGACCCGACTTTATAGCTGTCGTCGATGGACGGCTCTATATAGGCGATGTATCAGCACTGGACATCGGGTCTATAGTACTGATTATCTTATCAGTCGCCGCAACGTTATTTAAAGCGTACTACGATTATACAGACTGGCGTGAGCGCCGTCTGGCCCGCTTAAGTGCTACTAAAGAGGCTAAGGAGTCTAAGCATGCGCCGTCAACATTGGGGGGAGACCATACGTACCCTCCACCGGATTAATCTATCACCCCTTGCCCGTCGGCTAGCAAGAATGAGGCACCCTACCCGCGCAATCGTTGCTGCCAAAATTATGCGAAACTGCCCCGCCAGTAACCCGAGTGAACCCAAGACCCTTGTTCGTGCCATTGAGTCGAATACCTGTGTGCAGGCACGGTGGATAGCCGCTAACACACAGTTACTTACACAGGGTGACCAGTTTATTGAGGCGGCGATTCACGAATGGATACAGCGCCGAGGGTACGAGCGTATTTTTACGTATGTACCTGGTCTGCGAAAATGGTACTGGCGACGACATCGTCCTACCATGGACGTGACCGCCTGTGGGTACCTTAAGTATCAAATACTGAAGCGCCTCGCTAAGCGCCGCCGCAAGTTGCGACAACGATCACCCTTTAAACGTTTCTACATGGCAGGACTTACCACCTTTTTGATTACAGGCATTGGTTTATTTTATATGGCACAGTCACACTTGGCTGAAGAAGAGCGCATGGGCCTGATTGATCTGATTGTAAAGGCTGGCAAAATGTTGTACCAGACAGTATTTGGATAGAAAAAAAAAAACATAACCATACCCAGCCCGAAGGCTGGGTATGGCCACTATTGCCTTAATTACCGCTATCGACGATATAGAAGCGATCCAGCTCCCCTACCTTACCGCAACTACGGGCACATTTCACCCACCCCCCTTCTACGTTTGTTACGTAAAAGTAAAACTCACCCTTACGCTTGTAGGTAAAGTACTGGGTAACCACACCGTGGAGACTCGACATGAGTGTTTCCGTGACCCGACCAGTCGTAACGTCAATACCGGTATCCATGCCGTTGACATTAAAGATATCTTCATTGACAGCCAGTACCTCACTCTTAGTAACGCGAATCAGTGCATCACAGTCATCACCGCCGATAGAGAGTTCACCCACATCCAGACCTACGTCCTGACGATAGGCTTTCATAAACAGGGTGATGAAGTTATCCAGATCACCTGTGGAGTTCAGGTGACTGATAAGCTCATCGATGTCCCCTTCGAAACCATTGGTTAGGTCAATATCGATGTCCAGCCCATACTTGAGGACATCGGTAGCAACGCTGGTCGCCAGTTGGTTGAGGGTACGGGCGATGCCGTCCAGATCTCGGCTCTTCAATACACCTCTAAGCGCCTTGAAGGTACCCACCCAGTCCGTGAACTCGTCTTCCCCGGCCTCACTGAGTGTCGCCAGGAGTTCCGTTACCTTCGTTATTTGGTCGGACTTCTCGATGCTGCAGAGTGCCCCCAGTACAGACGTTACTTCAAACGGTTGGACTGTGGGTTTGAAGGCACCTTTTACACAGGCATGTTGTGTAACAGCAATGACCCGGTCCATAGACGAGGCTTGCATCTCGTCCACTGTTACAAAGGACAGATCCCTTTCCTCAGGGGTCAGAAGGACGGTACCCTCATCAGCCAACTCAGCCTCACTGAGATAGGCAGACTTCTCAACCAGGTGATCGCGCTTATTCATGTCCTGTGCTCCTATGGGAATAATGTAATTATACAATACCCCTTCGCTGTCGGCTAGGGGCGCCATAAAATGACGTTTACGGTTGTAGGCAACCTTACCCGTTTGCCCCCTCAAGCTAGTGGCATAGAGTACGGTCTCCGTGGTGACGCGGAGTTCGTTCTCTTCCTGTACGGGTACGTGAGGCTGTACTACGGCTGGGTTCGGTGCACCTGCCGTAACCAGAGGGGCATTAGACCACTGGTCATTAACCTGTGGTACCTTGCCTTGTTTAGCGGGAAGCGCGCGCTCATAGTCAGTTTGAACAGGCGCAGGTTGCCCACCCATCGGCTGAGGCGTCGGCTGCCCATAGATACCGGTATTCGGTGGCATCGCCATAGGGGCTGCTCCGCGCGGATTATACTGGGACGGTTGAGGCGGGGCGTATTGAGGCATGGGTTGCGGATAGGGGCTATAGCCGCCCTGCTGACGACGCTGTTGCTCCTCCAATGCCCGGAGGAACTCAAACGCCTCAATGTGTTTGTTGGTCTGCAGGTCGGTGTAATACCACCGGCCGTCCTGTGCAGGCCAGGGTTGACTATAACCAGGAATTTGTGGTAGTGTAGACATAATGCTTTCCTTTCGTTCGGTTAAAGGTTTTTCCGTGTGTGACGGTGGCGGATCGTCTTTGGAGACTCTGAATGTTCTCTCTATTTCTTTTCGTTTTAAACGACGACTGCGATAGGTATCGGCTTTAGTGTGTTCCTCCATGTACTCAAAGCTATCCACGACGTCCAGATCAGGATCGTCACTGAAGCAGTCGTCCTCAACCGGATCATCGATTTCAACCCAGTCGTCATCGTCATCGTCGTCGTAGTCGGTCATAGTCGGAACAATGCCTTCTGTTGTACGCGTTTATGGTTATCGAGTGCCAGTCGCTGTGCTCTGGACTTCACGACGTCCAGCCCCTCTTTGATGATAGCATCATAGAGTTGAATGCGGTGGTGTAAATCCCGTGCCAGTAGCACCGCATCATCGGGTAAGGCCTTCTGATCAAAATCCATTTTATAGTGCGACATAACGGCACAGATGACCGCGTAGCTTAGCCACTCCATGTGTCGATCCTCTAGCCCACACTCATCATGGTAGATGTATACATACAGCGCTTTATACAGCCACGTAATGCACCGATCCACCATAATGCCCTGCATGGACATATCGGTAATATAGGTTTTCAATTCCGCCTGCTTATCTTCATCAGAATCCACGGCCAGTATAACCAAACTATGGAAGAGCCATTCCGTGGCCCGTACCATAGTGCGGTCAAACGGAGAGAGTGAGACCACCTCCTCTGACGTGGAGCGCAGTGCCAGCATTCGGTAGCGCTCCGGATCTATCCGCATAACTAACTCCTTATCGCATGGAGATCATTTCCTGCAAGTGTTCCAGTTCACGGCGGAACTTAGGATCCACGACCACCCCGTCATGGGGGTCAAGCTGTAAGAAATGGTTGATGGACTCACGGGCCGAGGGTGCCGACTTCGTGATAAAGAGATAGGTGTTAACCGTACACTGACTGGCATGCAGTGCGAACGTGGGGGAGGACATTTCCGCCGACTTCTTGGGTCGACCCATACGGTTATTCGATGCCTTAGCCTGGGGCACAATGGTTTTCGTTACTGAGAAGGGCAAACAATCAGTTGCACTTTCCAGTGTCGTAACCTCCCCATGTCCATTGATATGTTGAATGACGTTGGTTTTGAATAACTGATCGAAGGTTCGCTCAATGTTCTCAAGCTTCAGTCGATCGCCCGTTAGCTTCACCAACTCAAACAACAGAATTGAGATTGAGAACACCACATCGTACATCAGGAACCGTACCGTCTCCAACTGCTTATTGTGGATATCCGCAGGGTCACAATGCATCGTGCGTTCAGTGAAGGTTTTAATGATGTGTGCAAAGACATCATAGATGTCGCGACAGGGTACCCCTTCATGGGTGAGTTTACGGCGTACCAGATCATCGAGATACGAGTCCACAGAGTCAATGTGAGCTTCCATCTCTTCCATCGCCTTGCGCTCAGACGACACCTCCGCTTTGATAAAGCGGGGCAAGAGGCGTCGCCAAAGCATGGGGTTATCCACTTGTGATGGCTCCACCATGTCGGGTTCGTGGTCGATGATGTAAAAGATACCACCAATCGCCGGTGCAATATCAGCGGTCCACTTGTCACGGGGCACGGCAATGCGTAGTTCGGATGGTGTATACTGCACGTACCCTTTTGCATTAGGACGAATGCCCCGTGATTTACAAATGACCCACTCCTCTGGAGAATAGGTCTCTACGTTAATCTCATCGTACCCGACACGGACTTCCGCATCAAAGTAACGCTGCAGCCCCTCCGTTAGACCAAACTTACAGAGAATGTAATGAATCAAGAGACTGTGGCGATTGCGCACGGCATCGCCTTTGCCCTTGCCTTTGATGTTGAATATAGTGGAATATACCGTATCCACGGATACCGACTCCCCATCCGCCTGAAAGCGCACAGGCACACGTTGGAACGTAAGTTTCGAACGGGTTACCGGCATGTAGATTCGATCGGGTTCAATACTGAAGATGTTGTCTGCCAGCACTGGTGATACCACAAAACTGGATCCACGTACCCGAACAAGTCCACCCCGGCGAATATAGGGGAGCTGTAGGAAACGCGGTTTCAGTTTCTGCCCTTCGAATTCAAACTCATACATGCAATGGTACAAGTCTGAATATGCAATCTCATGCTGCCGTTTGCCACGCTTTAAACGAGTCAGCTCCCGTAGCTGTTCCTCTGGAGTCGCGGGACGATACCCACAGTAGCGCAGTCCAGGTGGGAAGGATGCACTGGCACAGTGGAGTACCTCGTCCACATACCGCTCAATTCGATCAGACTGCTTGAAGGCCAAACCTTCGCATAGGTCTGGATTAAGCCTAGGCTGACTATCCATGCAACGCTTGAGCAATTTACCACCGATCACATCACGCTCCTTATTCTGATTTTAGCCTAGATCATATCACCTGTACGTGTTAATTAACAAACAACGGCCACGCACCACCGCATAAAGTCAACAACTGCCATCACCCCCTTCATAAAGTATGTAAAGAACGTACTCTTGTCTTTCATCTTCTCTCGATGGCGTTTATCACTCTCCTCCTCGAATTTACGAAACCTCTCTTTATACGCTTTTCGCTCCTTCTCAAACTCCTGCTCCTTTTCTCGATACGCTTCCTCCTTCGCAGCCTCCTTTACTTTCTTATCGTGTTTATCCCGTTCCTCTACAAAGGCTCGACGCATAGCTTCTAGCTCCGCGCGGTCTGGGTCCCGATTATCCTCCATTGCATCGAACCGATTCCGATATAGCCGTATACCGTATTTACCACCCCCCTCTGTAAGCTCCTCTACACTATGTAGGTGCTGTTCTAGCTTACCGGTTACACTGTCCCGCAGTGTAATCAAAACGCCCTCTTGTGCAGGCGTAGGGTCTCTTGTAGGCTTTAATACGTAAACAACCCCTCCTAGCTTAACAAACAGATTGGGCCAGACCCTGCGGGGATCCAGTATTTCCACCATAATGCCCAGTGTATGGCGCTCATCCATACGCACCCGCATCTCTTGCGAGAAACGCGGATGCTTAACCTGATCCACATCTGTGGACAGTGCAATGAACAAACCCAGACACTCATCGTAAATGCCCCCATCCGACTCAGCTAACAGCTCATAACTGTAAGCGTGTCGAATATGGAAACCGTACACGATACCGCCATTACGGTGTTGCATGCTATCGATATCCTCATAAGGGATACCGCACTCGACTAATCGGCTGTGATCTGCCTCCGTGTATTCCTCTACAATCGTAAACCGGCCACGGGTGGGATCATTGAGAGCGGCTCTTTCTGGCTCGACATACTCAATGGTTCCATTGCCGTCAACAATAACAATCGTTATGCCGGTACGGTTGATATATTTTCGACGATAGGTTGGGGTTGTCCCAACCTCAGTAAATCCGCTTCGTGCTCTTCTCTCAATCATGGTAAGCCTATTAGTAACAGTGACTATTCGGGCGATAGAATTGAAGGTGGAGAAGGCATACGGCGGATGTATGCTTAAGGGTAATATAGGTTTTCAACAAAATTGATACACGGCATACTCTCCCTATACCCTACGGGGTATAGGGAGAGTATGTAATCGCGTTTAGCGCGGGTCAATTTGAGAAAGAGACCCAGTCAAGGGGAACTTAATCCCTTAGGCACATCCGAGGATGCTTTTTAAATTGTAAAAGAGCTTGTTGTTGGTTAGCCACTACATCGCATTTACAGAGGGTAATCAACTAACAAAAGAGCTTGTTGTTGGTTAGCCACTATAACGCATTTACAGAGGGTAATCAACTAACATAGGATAGGGTACAGTTAGTACCCTATCCCTGAGTCACGCTATACCGTTACGGTTTAACGTAGAACTCTTCCAGGTTGGTTACATCGATACGGCCCAGGATCGGCAGGGTCGCAGTGTGCAGCTCACGCGGCTGTACCTGAATTTCCTGTACAGTAGCACCACCCTGGCTGGAGTTGGCCACTTCGTGAACCAGCGCCGGCATGAACAGGTGAGCACCGAAGGACAGCGGGTCAACACCACGCTGAGACACACGACGGAAGGATACGTAGATGCGATCACGCATACGAATATCCAGAGACGACACGATGCGGTAGTTACGGTTTTCACCGAAGGTACGGCTGTCGCCAGACTTCATCAGCAGGCCAGCGATACGCGGGTCAGTACCGACGATGATTTCGTATTCACGGTCTCCACCGGTGAACTGCTCCAGGGCCGCCAGGTAACCAGACTCCAGTGCCAGCTTATCCGCCATAGTGGTAACAGCGTCAACCAGCAGAGCACGCAGGTCATCGTAGCCTTCACCAGAACGGTTGATGGTTACAACAGACGCAGCGTCCAGAGCACGGGTAGTGTATGTCGGCTTAACGAACAGAGAACCGATCATCGGTGCATTTACGGGTACAACACCATCGTTGGCCAGCTGCTTCAGCTGAGCTTCAGCATGCATCAGGGTAGAGACAGAGGCGTTGGAGGAGCGAGTACGCAGAGCCTGTACCAGACCTTCTACAGTTGCACCGCCACCAGCAGACTTGACCGGACGGACAGAGGCCAGCGGAGAACCGATTGTGATCGGGTAGTAGTAACGGTTGGACTGTGCAGTATCGATCAGGATACCTTTCTGACGCAGGTTCGCGTTCACACGGCGAGCTTTCGGCATGTAGCCAACCAGAGCAACTGTGGTAGCTGCAGCCATAGCCTGGTATTCTGCACCACTTGTAGCCATCGGAGTCTTGTCAGTACCGACGTACGCTTTACCTACACCTACGCTGTTCGCGTAGACTTCGATGTTGGCGTATTCATTGTTTGCTACACCGGAGATAGATACCGGCACTTCAACGGTCCAGTCATCACCAGCAGCTACACCCAGCAGAGTGTGCAGGCCCAGGTCAGTGATTGCAACACCACCCACGGACTTCATCTTGGCATTCAGGCCCAGTGCGGACTTGAAGGACATGGTCAGGTTGCTGGTGCTACCTTCAGCAGCACGTGTGAAGAGGGCACCCGGTACACCGGCGGTGTCGATTTCGAAGACGTGCTTCTTAACAACACTGCCGTCATCAACAGCCACTTCCAGGTAAACAGAGCCCAGTGCAATATTGGGATCCAATGCATCGGTCTCATCCTGACCATCGGAACCGATCAGACCCGGGTGGTTGGAGACGGCCAGCAGGTCAGTTTCCACACCGAATTTCAGCGGACGGGTAACAATGTCCACACCGTTAACAGACAGGGTCTTGTTGCCGACTACTGCAGCGTCAACCAGGAAAGCATCGTTGTTAGCCGCAGCATCAGCACGCGGGTAAACGTCAGTAGAAGAACCTTCCAGGATAGTGTGGTCTTCGATAGCACGGATCAGGGACTTCTTCTCGAACTCGTACGGCTTGCCGTTTACGCCACGCTTGGTGCGGTTATACGCGTAAGCGATAGATACGGTCACTTCAGCACCGGATTGAGACGCATCGATTACTTCAGTCGGGAAGAAGGCTTCGTCGAATTCGTTGTTACCTACTGCCAGGGCGTTCACCAGAACAGAGTGGGACACGAACTTGTCGAAAGAATCCTGAGTGAAGGACTCCATAGACGGCAGTGCAGAATCCACACCCGGTACGAACGTATCAACGGTAGTAGCGCCACCGCCGGCTTTACGGGCGGCAATGAAGCTTTCGTGGTAGACTTCCGGATTACCAGCGGCCAGCAGGGTAATCGCTGCAGCTTCCATGGAAACCTGTACAGCGTGGTCGTTGCCACGGAAGTGTTCGCGCAGTAGGTTTTCCAGACCGGCATCAGCCAGTGCACCCTGTGCCTGTCCGAAGGTATCTTCCAGGGCATTCAGTGTGGTTTCATCCAGAGATTCCATGGCCACCAGGCTATTGGCGGTTTCAGGAGTAATCAGATCGCCGCGACGTTCGGCCAGAACACCACTGATCGCGGTAACGATGTCGCTAACACGCGCCTGAGCGCTGTTAATCTTACGGAGCTTGGACATTGTGTAATCCTTTTGTAACGTTACATGGAATGGACATAGTGTCCATAAAGTTGAGATTTCATTACTGCATTAACCGGCATGATCAGGGCCATCGCGCAGAAAATGTTTTCCAAAGTATCCCGCCCATGTTCTAGTGACGATGGGTCTGCATACAATAATGCAGTTTTCTCGTCGACCATTTTACAGGCAAGTTTTTCAAGGAACGGATTAATGTCGGATACGAGGTCTTCAATCTGTCCGTCCGTGAGGGTTTCACGTAAATGACCGAAAATATCACTGTTTTCAGCTACTGCTATTTCCGCCCAGTTACTCAGTGCCCCTTTAAGGGGTGAGTGCTCTCGATGACGTTTTTCGAACTGACGGATGAAGTGGTCCGTCTGAAGCCCCACAATCCAATAATCGTTGTGGGTTAGGTGCTTAAAGAAAACGTCCACATCTGCCACAGATTCCAGTGGCACGTTCTGGGCAGTCAGGGCATTTACGAGTGTCTCGTTTAACACCATAACTTTCATACGTTTATCCTTGTGGGTGTTAATGTTCGCCATACGATCAGGCTTAATAATGAGTGTATGTTTGGATTATAATCATCGGTCATGATGGTATACGACGAAGACGATTGTGATAAAGGAAACGCGACAATGTCAGGAAACCCCTATCTAACCCTTATACGATGTGTAACAGCACTTTACCTTGCTAACCGTACGCCCGGTAGTTGGGAGGAACTCTATAAGACGATCCAAGCTACCCTGATCCATACGGAACTGCCCACAACCCTGATTGGGGATGAAGGTGATGGGATGGTGGCGTTTAATTTACGATCAACTGTGGAGTGGATGTTGGAGGTCAAATCCTCGATTGAGTTTGACCGTAAAGACCTGATTCAGCGTGTACGTCTTAATCTTCGTGACATTAGTTGCTACGTGCAGGAGTTGGAGAATGCAATTCCTGAGGAGATTGGTGAAGAGATTGCGCGTCGACGTATTCGTGCGATATTGTCAGAATTAAAGTACGATCTCAATCTGGTTAATATCCGTAAACTGATCTCCAAGGTAAACCATCGCATTAATTATTCGAAAGATGCGGTGGACTATGGCACCACACTACGGGAATTTCAAGACTCGCTATCTAAATACACAACGTCCACAGGGGACGGTGAGAAGACAGGATTTGTAGGGCGCCTGTCGACAGAGGACCTTGGGGATGTAGAAGATACCTTCCATAAGGCCAAGGAAGTCAACTCCACTGAAGGGGTGCTGAAGACTGGACTAGTTGGCATGAACCGTGCCTGCGGTGTCGGTGGCTTTAGGCGAGGTGAAATGATTAACTTTGGTGCACTGACGCATCACTATAAGACCGGTATGCTCAATGATGTGGCGCGCGGTGTTCCCTTACATAACGTACCGTGGATGTGGGATGAGAAAAAGAAACCCGCTGTAGTACGTATCTCCTTTGAGAACAAACTCGAACAGGACCTGCCGATTATCTACCGTTCACTGATTGAGCAGGATACCGGTGAGCAAATCGATATTACGGAAGTCGATCCAGTCAAAGCCAGTCGATACATTAAAGACCGATTGGAGTCTAAAGGCTATACCTTTTTCATGGAGTGTTATGACCCAAACAACTTCACGGTCTATGACCTGTTGGACGTGATCATGGGGTATGAGGCCAAGGGCTATGAAATTCATACGTTAGTAGTGGACTATCTAGAATTGATAGCGCGTGGCAGTGCCGATCGTAAAGATGAGTTGATTAACGAAGTGTTTCAGGTGGTTCGTAACCATTGTTTCCCACGGGGCATTACGGTCGCGACTGGCCATCAGCTCTCTACAGAAGCACAGCAGATCTGGCGTGAAGGGGCATTGAACTTTACCCAACGTGTATCCAACGGTGGTTACTACCGCAACACCAAGTCACTGGCGACGAAGTTAGACTTGGAGTTTGTAATGTGCCTGATTCGACATGGTGAGGATACCTACCTCTCGGTATCTCGAGGTAAGCACCGTGGAGGTGAACGCACACCAGCCAAGCACCTGAACTTCGCTTATAAGTTTGAGAAGGTCGGCGGTTTGGTAGATGATGTTGACCTTGACGCACCAAAGGTTATCTACGATCTCAATGCGGTACTGAACAATAATAGCGATAGTGCTGGCTTCATGGATATGGGGAGTAACGATGATGCGTGGTGAAGTGAAAGTAAATGGACGTATTGAACGACTACAGAACTTTGTAGTCAAGGCATTTTACCCCCGTATTAACGGCGTGCGGAAAATATCACTGGATGCGTGCTATGGCGTCGAGGTCCTCCAAAGTGACCACGGTGAGGTAACCGTGTTACTGGTGGATGAGTTAGGTGAAGCCGGTTTATCCCGGTACATACCCCCTAGCACGGAGACGCCCAGTGACAGGACACACTGCACTGAGGTCATCGTAGAGAATGGCTATGGGAATACGGTTCATCGCTGGGTACACGGTGGTGGTCGGGGGAAATCGACCCCCTAACGACGAGGCACCACCGCTACAGAGATAAAAAAAAATAAGGATCACTCCTACCCCAATGGGGTAGGAGTGTATGCCTTTTAATGTTTCAGGTACAGGGCCTTGGCCTGCGCACCTGCATTTGTTTTCCAGGTGAACACACTAGTTAGCATCGCCATCACAAAGATGACAATCAAGGCGGTGGGGGTATCACCGCCAGCCCATACCTGGTACGCAACGGCACCCAGTGCTATACCACAGACCATATCTGTAGTCTTAGTAACTAGGGCTACAGCACGGTCGCTACCCTTAACAAGAGCTACGAGGTTTATCTGTGTAGCCACCAGGTAAACTGCCAGGAAACCAGTGTAGGCTAAGGTGTCGCCCCCTTCAGCCCATACGGCGATGGCACCATAGAGTGCAGTAGCTCCAACTACCATCGCCATGATGGCGTTGAACTTAAACTTACCCCACGCCATTGCGTGGGCACCGGTTACAACAACCATCACAAAGCAGACTACCAAGTTAAGAGTTGTAATGTTCATGTTCATTCCCTCCTTAGGGATAGGGTATACTGGGACGAGTTAGTTCTTTATGGTAACGAACTTATATCCATGGTTAACCAACAGGTCTCCCTCTAGGTTATATAGTTCCAGATTTTTCTCTAGGTAGGTACCACGGGCTTTATTCAGGAACTTGATTGCGCTGTCTATCGTGTAATCGGCGTGTTTCTCCGCAAGCTTATTCATCCAAAAGGATTGACCGCTATATGGTAGCTTCACGATAACATCCTGCCGCTCAATCCAGATCCATCCGCCAGCGTAGTAAACCTTACCGTTGGCCCCTACGACATAACGGTAGCGCTCCCCAGCATCAACCACCTCGCCAAACTCTTCAATTTGCTCTGGGCTGTCAATATATTTTGCTGAGGTTGGGCGGTTATACTTGCAAAAGTATTCAGCCACATCACGACCATCATCGCTCTTCCAACTTTCCCACCAGACCTCACGACAGGCAGGGCGGTTATCCAGTACCATGCCAAAGGTTCTTGAATTATCAGTGGGGTAGAGCGAGTTTTTTACATACTCTACTGCATCAAATGCATTGGCTGAAACCGACAGGGTCAGGGTAGCTAAAAACAGAATAATCTTTTTCATGATTTACTCTCCATTAAGGTCATATCCTTACTGTAATATAGGGTTATAAAAAGACTGAATCCCTCCCCGTAATGGGGAGGGATTCAATTATAGCAATACTAAGTACCCTATCAGTGTGCCGACTGACAATCCAAAGGTCAACTTATCTAGCCCATCTACATTCGCTAAGGGTTTCATGTAGAAGGTACAGATACCCTTCTCGGGATAGCCAGGTGCTACCTGACGTATGGTGATCAGGAGCAAACGCTTAGCCAAGGGATCCTTTTCTTGACAGTACGCTTTTTCTAATTGAGCCAGCCGATCAATGCGCCTATCGATAGAGCGGTACATGTCCCCTACGTCATAACCATCTCGCAATGGGTGAGGAGGTGACTTAATCCCTGCGCAACCACTCGCGAGGAATAGGCCAACGAGGGCCAGTGAAAACAGCATGCACTTTATACACCGCATCTTACTCTCCCTCGGACAAGTCCCTTCGTATTAGGTTAATGATGAGTCGGGTGCGGGATATAAAGTTAACATCCGTAAGTGCACCTGTCTTAGTTGCCGTAATCGACTCAGCCCCTATTAATGTCCCTATCAGTGACTCGATGCGTTCTTCCCCCTTAAATAGGAACTTAACCTGCATGCCTGGATACAAAAGTTCAGGGGCAGATCGATCCCACTCCACAACCACGGGTGTACCCATAGACTCAGATAAGGGTGTGGTGTGTTTGAAGGGGTTATCCGTGAAATGCACCGGGGTATGGCGGACGTTCACTTTCTTATCCGGACGCTCCTCTAGAATAAAGCCGGCTACCTTCTCAGCCTTATTAAAAGTGGTTTTGTTTTGGGACGTTACGACAAACTTATCGAGTAGATCTGACGCCCGCGACATCCGTAGCCCTGTACCCTTGTTTAGCTGAACGTGTTCCGTGCGGTCAAAGAACGCGGTGTCTCCCGTTGAGAAGACGTAGAGTTGTCCCGACCGATGGAGGAAGGTACGTTCCATGACGGGAATCTCGGTAACCGGCACATTCAGTATCGTTAGGGTTTTCTCCCGTTGGGTAAAGAGGGTGTAGTTTAGCAAGGGATAGAAGAAACACCATCCCCGCACAATGTGCCACCCCAACCCTGAGGCATAGACCCCATAGTCCTCCTGCAACTGTTTAGGAAGCTCATAGAGGCGAGTGCCATTGGGTATCACGATATGGTCGTAAACCCTAGCATTGTCCGGTGGCATGATGTCCACCCCCCGGATACCGGTGTATTTCTCATCCTTGAGTGTCTCGGGGTTCTCATCGGGACCCAGCTTATAACTCAACAATGTACGCAGAAGCTTCTCAATAGTGACATTACGAAAGATTCCACCGACTTCTTCTAACCTAAGATCAGCAACCACAGGCTCGATAAGCTGAAAGGTAATCTCAACTTGGTTAGAGGCCTGTACAACGGTACCCTTCTTATCCTCATCGTTACCCAGTGTCGCCATGATAGCCGGGTCCACAGGGTCTGTCAGGTAGGCATTGAATAGCTGCACGTAGCGTTTGACTTCTGTGTTCACAATCCCATCGGGGGACTGCTGGGCTTTGGTGAGTTCAAACTGGACATCGTTCTTGTATTTAACAATATGGCGATACACGACGGGGTCCACCTTAATTGTAAGGTAGGTGTCACCGTAGTAGCGCTCCCCGTATAAATGCTTAGTCGCATGCTTAACGATGTTAGTGTACTTGGTACGCTGCCCTTTCACCAGCAGTGTACCTCCCAGTCGCCAATGTACCACACGGCCAGGAGTCTGCATGAGTGTGAGCAGTTCTTTATAGGTAGTAGACTCCCGTACCGACATTACTTTACTCCTTAAAAGCTAAAGGGGTCTTTTGCAGACGCCTTATGTTGTTTATAGTTGGTGTTGGAGATCGCAGGTGCTTCACCTCTACTAACCTTAACTGGCTCAGGGGGTGTTTGACGTGAAAGGCGACCTTCGACCTTGCCTACAGTAAAGAGGCGTTCAATTTCATCCCAGGCACCGGTGCCCATACCGTGGTTACGAATAACGGTGACCATCGGCTGCAGTACGGTATCTAAGCGACTGAGTTTTTCGAGGTCCTCTTTCGGCGGCATGGGGTAATGTACCTCATACCGCTGCGCCTGTTGTAATCCCACCATATACTCATTGATTAGATCACTGATTTCGGTACAGTCCGGTGGATTTAGAAACGTAAAACTACCATCAACCGCTAAAACCTCAGCCATCTGATTGACTGTTAGACCCATCTCGACCGGCGTCTGGGCCAGACGATCGTCATCTTCCTGATTACCACTATACCGCGTGTGTGCAAACATAGCGTCTAAGACGTGACGTTCGTTCGAGTAGTCTACCGTCATGACGCAGCCGGATGCCCCGTAACGGCCATCGAAAACCTCACGGTCCCGAGGCTTAGGGGGCGGGAAGGCCACGTCTAGATATACAGGTGCACATTGGCACATAAAGTTTTTATCAAACAACATGTTTACCAGATATGCGCGGCGTGCACTATCCATATTAGACTCCTACAATTTTAAAGCGCAGTAACGCCAATGCCAATACCGCTTCACGTAGCCCCGACATACCTTCGGATGACAGGGCGGTCTCTACAAGCATAGCCAGGCGCTGATTTGAAATCGTACCGGTCTCTACGTACTCCGCAACACCCATCTCAATCTCAGACTTATCCCCATCCACATCATAGAGGGCGTGGGTGAAAAGATAAGGTTCTGTATCAGGATGTACCGTGGAGTCTGTCCAGTCATTTGGCATAGTAACGTAATCAATATCGACGTTCAATATTGAACGATACATGCTATAGCCAGAGAAGGTTCCTGTCCCACGATTGACGTAGGTTCTCGGCATCTGCTCTAAGATATAGGTGTCTCGCTTGAGGATCGCAGTCCACAGGGTCGGACGGTCCATGTACTCCATGGTTTCGTCGATGCTGTACTCCTCTGCGATAGGGTAGTGACCTCTAAGGGTATGGGGGATCACCGCATTAAAGAAGTTTACTAGCCATGGGTCATAATACGTTTCGCCCAGGTGTTCAACCACAAAGGTTTTCAATCGAGGACTGAAATAGTGATTATAGAGTCGATCCATGATCCGACGGGCATCTTTCAAGAAGTTCCGTTCGGAGTTCGCGACACTGTATTCAATCAGCGGACTGTAACCGGCCTTCAGACGACGGGCATCGAAATACCGATACTGTACAACCTTAGACTCTAGGTTCGCCAGCAGTGGTGCCGATTCTTCCGAAAACAGTCGGTACTCAACCTGATATACCGTGCGCTTGTAGTACCCTAAGGCCTGTACACTGGTAAGGGTGAATATACCCCGCCGCCCAGCTTCAATAAAGCCAACAAACATATCACCGATATGCGGGGCAACGGTATCCGGATAGATCAAACCGCTACCGGTTAACTCCGATAATTGAGTGGTGGTGTCTTGACTGTACGAAAGCTCATCTGTAACACTGAGTCTGAAGTCTGTTACGCGCAAATATTGCTGTAAGGTCGCAGACAAGTTCGCATCCAGTGACTGGGGACTCTCCCCCGACACCAGCATCTGGTGGTAGTATTGTACCACCCAAGGCTCACCCTCGATTTCAGTAATCAGAGGGGTCTTGTATTCACGCGTCTCATAGACCTGACTGACGCTGATCTCCGGCTCTATCTTAGTCGTCGGTGGCGGTGTGGTCGGCCGAGCGGGATTAAAAATAGGCATTAGCTCTTACCTCGATGTGTGCTGGTAACCCCATGCTGTATATAACGCGGGCCAGTTTCAACTAGACGGGCATACGGTCGGTTAGTGGAGGCGATTTTCTTAATGCTTCGTCTAAATGTATAGTCCAGGATATATTTACCCGCAACCGTTTGGAGCCACTCTTTGTCCTCATCCAATGTCACTCTGGAGTCCAGTAATTTAAATACACAGAGCGTACGCTCAGGATTATTGAGCATTTCAAGTACATGGTTCGTTGCGATGCGTGCCAAGTCTACCATTTTAGCGACACGTAAGTAATGGCGATGGCGCGGATTCATTGGTAGCTTCGAACGGATAGTACCATCAGGCTCAATATAGATCGTGAGTTGCTCTTCGCTACGGTGCACCCGATAGACTTGGATCAGGTAAGGTGTCTCATAGGGCTCAGTAACTAGCTCAGGGTAGGCGAGGAGGTACGCCTTTATGCATGGATGCACCATGTCGTCGGTAAAGTCGTGTAACGAGGCAATCAATGTAGGATCAGTCTCATCGACCAAGATAGGGGTTAGTACCTCGGTAACGGTCGCCTGTTGTGGGTTACGGGGGAACCAATCATCAATGGGGTCTAAGCGACTGCCGCCATCTGCACGGTAGTACCGGCTGATTGCACCGCTGTCTGGACCGCGCATGTAACTGCGGGAGGACTCGCCGTCTGCATCCACGCGTACGATGGGCTGCCAGGCATCTATGTACGTTTGTGGAATGCGCTGATTGTGGATAAAGAGTGGATACGTTAAAACCACGGCTAAGGGTTGCTGGTACTCGAAGTTGTACTCCAAGGAGAGACGATGTCGGCCGCCGTCTTGCTCGATCTCGTTATAAAAGACCTCTTCGTTGAATCGCCCTATGATGTTATCCTGAGATTCATTGATGGCCAGTGTACTGGCAGTGCCTGATAGGTTAGAGCGCTTAACCAGACCACCGTGGATAAAGGCCCGTGCAAAATAGTCTGCCAAATTTTCCCCGTATCCTTGATAGGCTTCTCGAAGTGACCAGGCGTCATATAGGAATGCCAAAAAGGGATCTGGAATTTCGTACTGGTATTTTAGGTCATGTACCTGCACATGGTGCATAAGGCCGCCCCGTATACGCAGTTTACGCTGAAGGGCCTGTATAACGGACTTATCTCTGAAGTTAACCTCTACGGCAATCTCCATCCGCACCCACCCATAGGTCGGACGCATCTCAATCCCCAGATCCGGATCGAAGAATAAGGATGGAAATTCTGGCCGATATACGGCGGACTGAAGAATACCGTTTTCGGTAAAGGCTTCGCTGTACCGCAATAATAGGTAGTTATCCGTCGAGAGGGGCTTGGTAACACGGTCGTCTAGTACCCCCTCAGGATTGGCAACCTGTCCAATGCGTTCCTCAACCAATACCTGTGTATCGGCAGGTAGGCCAAAACGCTGTATAAAGTCAGCACCCATCTGACGGACAATGGTACGGGTAACCGTTGCATCGTGCTGTGGAATTGAGAGGGCAATCGTGGGCATAACGGTGTCCTATTTTAAGTTTTCACGCAGGGCCTTTACAATGTTAACCCCTTCATTAATCTCACGTAACTGGGCTTCGGTTAATACACGAGAGGGGCCACCGAGTTGGGCCATAATAGCATTAAGGCGATTCAGTTCAATCAAAAGGGCATTGGCGACCTCATCGGTTAATTCGCCTTTACTAACTGCCCCTTTAATACGCTGCACTAAGTTATTGATCAACTTGCGGTAATCGTTAAGGTCTTTACCGACTTTACGCTTGCGCACCACATCAATTGACTTAAGTAGCTTTTCGTACTGCGATACAACGTCTTTAAGGTCACGAGGCTGAGCTGCTTTATAGCGAGTGGGACGTTTGGCTACCTTATCATCGGGTAAAGGCGCCTTGTACAGGCGATGACTCACCACCGTACCGTCTTTATCGGTATCGGTCTGACTGTATAGTCCATCCTTACCCAGCTCCATCAGCAGCCGTATAGTACGCTGTCCACCGGTATCCAGACGGGTAATTGAGATAACGGGGGCTTTCTTAACCAGGGCACTGTCAGCCCCTTTAAGGGCGTAACTACGGCGTGCCTCTTGCAGCTTCTTAATCGCCTCTTCTGACATCCCTTCCAGATCCCGATCTAACTCCTGTACAATCGCCTTCGCTTCATCTACGTGATCTTCAACCGTACGGTCTGCCTTTTCCATCGCGTTACTGTACTGCTCCAGTAACTCAACCCGATCCTCAAGGTCCCGTACGTCTCCCACCACCGACTCATCGTCACCGGGTACAGTTACTTCAGACTGTTCAGGACGACCGTGGGTCGAATCGGTGGCTTTCTTTTCACGACGCACCTTTGACCAAATGCGGTCTACTAAGGCGATAATCTTTTCCCATAGCTTAATAAAAAGCTCTACGAGTTTCTCTAACCCATTATAAATAAAATCAATGATGCGACTGAGGGTGCCAGAGATACCTTCCTGACTAACACCGACGTCTGTGAAGCTTGCGGCTAGGAAGGGTGCGGCTGCCTCATCCTCACAATAGGGCAGTAACACATCCAGACGCTCGGTTAGGTAGAAAAGCTCACGCTCACGGCGATCAGCCTCTAATGATTCGGTTACCATGTCCATAGGACACTTCCTCTAATAGTCAACTGTATACGATTTGCCCTGACGGTATAGCATAATCCCCACAGCCCCGAAGGGCTGTGGGAACTATTAGTCTAAACTAAGAGCAACGGTTACTTATTCACCGTCTTTCTTGTCTTATTTCTTTTCTTTCAGGTTCTTCATGGACTTGACGGCGTAAGACATCGCTGCCTGCGCAACCAGAGACGCATGTTTAACCAGATCACGGTCGAAGACACGTTGGTTCTTTTCGATTGCCGCCAGGCCTTTCATTGCGGCCTTCATGACTTTCTTCTTCTCGCCTTCCAGGTCATCCTTCGCCAGCTTCAGCAAGGCCTTACCGGCCTTCTCAACGTTGGTGTTAATCTTGTCAGCACGACGAGCGCTATCCTTCACGGCCAGAATTGCCGCTGTCAGGTTCTTGGCACCTTCGGCTACCTTAGCGATTTCAGATGCAGTCAGGGCATCAACGGCGATCTTGTTCTTGGCCGGTTCAGACGGGTTGAAGAATTCCAGAACCGGTACAGACATACCGCCCTGAGCTTTCAGGACAGCCAGGCCATCACCGATAGCGGTTTCGACACCGGATACGGCACCTTCGACTTTACCCAGACGACCATCGCTGATGCCAGTCTTCATTTCGAAAGCAGAAGTGATAGCAGATTCATAGTCAGAGATCGCTTTGGTGACGGCTGCTTCAACGTCAGCCGCAGACATCTTCTCGACGCCTTCAGCCGCTGTAGTCAGAGCGTCAACGGCTGCGCCAGCAGCTTTGATGGCATTCTGAGAGAAAGCCAGTTTCTTCACCTGACCTGCCATGGCATTCATGTCGCTGGCGATGTTGGAGGCAACCTTGCCACCGGACATCAGGTACTGAACCTTAGCCGGTTCAACAGTTTTCTCTTCAGGCTGACCTTTGGCTTCACGGGCTTTCTTAGCCAGGGCTTCGGCGCCCTTGTTCATGCGGCCAATTGCTGAGAAGTTCTGCTCCATCCACTTAGCAGTAGCGGCGTAGGCGGTCTTGATCATGTTCATCAGACCCTGCCAGAGGTCTTTCAGCTTATCAGTGATCTTTTCCATGGCATAGCCAGTAGCCACGGCACGTCCACCATCCACTTCGAAATCTTCCATGGACGGCATAGCGTTGTCGCCCATTCCACCAAACGGCGCCATAACGGAGCTGGTAGCGATGGCGAGCAGTTCAGCTGACTTGGCGTCCAGACCACCTTCAGCCTGAGAAGCGGCTACAACGTCAGCCAGGGCTTCCAGGCCAACATACGCAGACTCACCGATTTCCAGTGCGGATTCCATGGAAACCATTTCGGCTTCAGCTTCGCAGGCCAGTGACATGGAGTCTTCGATGTCTTCCATGGAGATAGCCAGCAGGTCTTCGTTTACGGTTTCAGCCTGCAGAGATGCGGCCAGAATTGCAGAAATACTCATGAGTAAAATTCCTATGGTTGTTTAAACGTATATGACGTCTGACAGTTGCGTCATTCAACTATCATGTCGACATACGATAGTGGAAAACTGTTAATTAGAGGGCGCAGGTAGCCCCTTAGGTGCATCTGCAGCATTTGCCAGTACACCGTCGAGGTTCTTATAGCCAGATTTGGCATATTCGTAAGCCATAACCAGGACACGGTATCCTTCTTTGACACCGATTTGGTTTAGTTTACCGCTGTTAGTGGCCATACGGCGAATACCCGTGATAACCTGGGTAGCAAGTTCTTTATTAGGTTTATCAGATACAGCCCGAGCGATGAGTGTAGACAGTATGTTTTCCAGTGAACCCTGTAGAGCACCTACAAATTTTTCCATCTTACGGACTTCGTTTTTCTTACCCATCATGATTTTTGACAGGTTAGTACCGCTATCACAGACACCAATGACGCCTGGGCCAGTCGGTGCCTTGATCTCTACCTTATCGGACTTGTTTTCTACCTCAACCAATTCTACCTTTGCAACAGTATTGTAATCACCTTTGGTATAAGCAGTGAGGAGTAGACGGCGACCTTCGCCAGGGAGGTCGAGTCCATACCCTTCTTTCATTTCCTTCAACCCCAATGCCTTTACAGCACCTTGGTTCCACAGGGCGGCGGAATTGGAGAAGACCTGATCAATATTAACGTTCTCATTGTTCCGCAGTGCTAAGATTTTACTGTTGATTATTTTTGAGAACTCTACAGAGAGACGGTTAAGTTGTTCGTTGGCAACCACGTCATTTACAATAGCCGCCGCTTGGTTAACCAAACTAACGACCTCTGTGTCGCCTTTACCCTCTAGACTGAAGAACCCATACTTACTGGATTTCAGGGTTTTCTCCTTAGGGTTACCTTTGGCGTCTTTCGCCTTCTCCTTGAGCGCACGGAAGGCCTTATCCATACGACCTACGTTTGAGATGTGCTGATCGAAGAACTTAATGGTCTCCGCAACCATCTTCTTCATGAATTCCCATACCGCATTAGCCATCTCTTTTATCTTCTCGACGACTCCTTCCTGGGAGACCACTACAGTCGAAATCTCTTCCTGACTAAAGCCAAAGGGCGTCAAGGCAGAGGTAGCGACAATCTGACGCATGGTCTCGGTATATTCACCCTGTATGTCGTCAGCCGACAGTGCAATAAGGGACTCCATGCTGTACTCACAGACATCCAGTGCGACCTCACATTCCACTAAAGCTCGCTCAGAGACGACCGGAAGGGCATCGAGATTAACAGCATAGTCTTCGACTGCAACATTGTCAGTCAAGGAGGCGGTTAATACACGTTTAAGTGTAGACATTGTAGATTCCTTAAATTCCTTCGCGGCGTTTGTCGATCATGCCGCATAAACGTGAAAGGGTGTAGTAGGCGTTAAGACCGTGTAGCCATTCACTGGGGGTATGGGGTTCGAGGTGACGAATATAGGAGAACTCGGTGCCCCGTCCGTAATCCCCATGCTCACGCTGCCACCGCTTGACGTAGTCCGCTTCACGGCGACGCAGTTCATTCAAGAGCCGCAGTGTTTGCCGGGGGCCAATCGGGGTAGGTTTCAAACGCCCATAAAACTCGGGTGAAGACAGCATACGGCCGGTTTCCAGTCGCTCCACTAGATCCATCGCCAGGTCAAAGAATTCATGGGCCTGAATGGTAATCACCTCATCGCCAAAGTGCTTCTTATCCTGATCAAATATAGAACGTGCACGGCGCATGACTTTCAGACCATCCAGAATGTCCGCCATGGAATATTCGTAGCCTGGCTGTTCTAAAGGTGCACTGTAGAGCTCACACAGACGCTCCCAGTCCACTGGATTGGTTACAATATTCATCAGTGACCCTCTTCAATATCCTCGATCTTCGCCGCGATCTTGTTGAGGAGGTTATTGTAATAATCCAATTGACGGCGCAGTTTCTCTTGCTCAGCCGGATCATCGGTGTTATCCAACTTACGGCGCAGGAGCAACAGGGTAACCTGGAGCTTGTCTTTCTGCTCTTTCGCTTCTTCCAAGCGCTTGGCCAGGTAAAGGTTGTAGGTACGGCCCAGTGCAAAGACCAAACCACCCACCACCGGCATCAGGTTGGACTGATAGGGATCCAGTTCTCGATTGCCGCGGGCCAGGGTATCATGGGTCTCAGGTTTGAACTGTACGTTCTTGAGTTTACCAATCACGTTACGGAAGTCCGCGACCTTCACTGCCAGGGTATCCAACATGATTGCAAACATCGTCATGTTGTCACGGTCCATGACGTACTCGACATCCATACGGTCAACCGCTGATACCATATCCGGATCCGTAATCAGGCGATTTGTCATCACCAGAATCAGTTTACGGGCATAGGTGTTAAAGAAGAAGAGGCCATCCAGATACCGCAGCATGTAAAGTTTCTGATAGTCCAGTGCGTCTTGCAGTACCACCGGGCCATAAATCTTTTCAATGTGATCCAGGAACTCACCTTCTTCCTTGATACGGGCGTCGGTTAGCGTGCGTACCAACGTCACAACGTCACCCCGATAGTCCTTCACCCGCTGGCGCAGGACCATATCAAGACCTTTAAAGTCAGCCTTCATCAGGTCAGCCATTGCACGGGTATCAATGCCGTACATCTCATTGGTGATGCGGAGCTCTTTAAAGGCACCCGATGCAGCTTCAACCAGTCGCTTCTTTTCAAAGTTGGGCAGTAGGGACATAAAGAACCCTTTCAACCCCCGTTCATTTTGCTTACTCATTATTCACTCCTTACAGTGACGGGGCTTCGCCCAGCTTATAGGCCTTCAGAATAGCATTGATATCCATGGAGCCAGCATTACTACCATGCTTCTGGATATCGGCAAAGGTGTATGTGCCGTAGTTATCAATACCACGCTGATAGATCGTCAGGCGCTCTTTACGGGAATCCACGACACAGAGTAGCATAGAGTGGGTGGTCTTGAAGTACTCCATACGGGTACGGCCTGACTTCAGCTTACCCTTAAGTGCTACCTCGAGTTCTTCCGCAGCGGCCTGGGTGATGATCGCCATGGTAGACGCGGTGTTAACGGACTTGTCCCCACCGCTTACGACTTGATCGATAATGGATTTGAATCGGCGAGAGCGCGCCGTCTTATAAATGTCGGCCTCATCATTGATTAGGGCCTTGCGGTCCTTTTCCAGTAGATCCAGACCGAACAAGTAATCCACGAAAGATTCGATTTCACCCGAGCGCCACTTATGGTAGCGACCTGCCATGCTGGTGTCTTCAGACGTCATCGCCAGTACCCGGGGAATAGAATCGGAGTTAATGATTTTCGGGTTCAATACCAAGGACACCGGAATAGTAGTGGACTTATCCCCTACACCGATCTTAACGTGCATCAGGCGACCGACAGCCAGGTTCGCCTGTTCGTTCAATTCTTTCTGGCTGTAGTCTTCCTGTGAGACCGTAAAGAGCGGCAGGTCCATGGACTCCATGCCACCGGCAATATTCGCTGCGGAACGCGCTAACACCCGTCCTGCATCACGGTCTGTTGAGAACTTATCCAAAAGGCTAATCGTATTGACGCCCATGACATTGACCGATACCGCCACCGCCTGTAGGTAGTGGGCGGCATATATGGATGACAGTGTCTGCATCAGGTTTTGCTGAACGTCATCGGGCAAAACCGTGATGCTGCGATCTACCAGTACAATGGGGTTCAGACGGGTAGACGACGTATATTCAGGTAAAGAATCGACCCCTGAGTCGGCCATCGCCATCGCCAATTGGCGGGCGATCTTTTGAGGGGATACGAGTTTGGAGATATCAATGTTAACCATGATGAACCTCAATGAGAGAAAAAATATGAGTAAAGCAATACGTGACATACTGGACGCCACTTCACTAGCACAGGGGTTCGGTAAAACCAGCGCGGCGACCGCCAACGTATTTAAAGGCATTAACCATCGAGGCACCGGCAACGTCGTGCCGGCAAATGTCGATAATCAGGGGTTAACCTTTTTTACGAAACCCAATTTGAATTTGTCATACGATAACGTGCGGAGCGTGCGGCGCTTGAGCTTTCTAGCCAATGCGGGGGAACGTTCCCTGGGTGCAGTCATTCGCTGCCTCCTTTCCCCTCGGGTCGATTCCTTTATAGATGGTCGTTGGTCACTGTCGCGATCAGGGGGTGATGATGTCAAAGATATACGTACTCCGCTGGTCGATGACCGTTATGCCTTTATTACACCGCTCTCTAACTTGCTGATCAGTATGTCAGGCTGGCCGGATACAAACATGGACAGTTTCATTACCAATGAGGGGATGCGTAAAGAAGTAACCGGGTGGATTGAATCACCACCGGATAACTTCAGTAGCTTTAACCTAACGACTAACTTTCAGAATATTGACGGGGATCCCATTACAGCGATGTTTGCTGTATGGTTAGAGTATGCCGCGCGAGTAAAGGATGGGACACTGAACCCTTATCCACAGATGATCTTAGAAAACGAGATCGACTACAATACCCGCATCTACCGCATCATTCTAGACCCCACGCGCACCTTTGTCCGCAAGATCGCGGATTGTGGTGCGGCGTACCCTACAGTCAATCCAATCGGGGCGGCCTTTAACTACAACAGTGAAAGTTTCTTTACTGAGGATACCAGTCAGCTCTCGATTGACTTTCAGTGTTTCGGCGTACGGTACAATGACCCCATTACTATCTATAACTTTAACCGTACGGTACAGACGTTTAACTCCTCGATGAAAGACAGTCGGCGAAAGGATGCGATGCAGAAGTTAACGCCTCAAGAGAAACGACTGTTCAACTATCGAGGCTACCCCCGCATTTCAGAGAATTATGAATTAGAGTGGTACGTTCCCAAAGCGGAATACCAGCAGGTTATCTCAATGGCTGGCATTGACGTACCCACCAACATCGGACAGGTTTTATAAGGACACTCCATGGATACCTTACGTGAAAAGCTTCTACAGGAGCTGGATCAATACTACGCCAATCCAGGGTCCATTCAACAGGTTGCGTTGGATATACTCGAGGAGGCTGTGGATGGTAGCATCAACATCGTTGATCCATCTAGCCCATTTATGTTTTTACTAGAGGCCAGTGCAACCAATACCAGCACGGCTATTCTAAAGGCACAGTCGGTCATGCGCAGGCTCTACCCGATGCTTGCAACCAACTATGCAGAACTTTACCACCACATGGCGGATGAGGACTACTTAGATCGATTTGCAACACCCAGTCGTACAACCCTCACACTGGTGGTACCCGTAGAGAGCGTCAAAACAGCCGCGGTTATGGATACACAAGCTGGGGTACGGCGTTTAACCATTCCAAAGGACACCGTTTTTCGTGTAGGGGGAATTGATTGGTTTGTTCACTATCCAATCGAAATTACGGTTACCCCAACCAACGTTATTCAGGTCAGCTACGACCTTGCACCCTTTTCACCACTGTTACCCAAAGACGCTAACGCATTGGACTACCGTACCGTGCAGTCTGTCAATGGCGATGAGCTGGTTATCGATCTTCCGGTCGAACAGGTGTCTGTGGTTAGCCATACTACCCCCATGTCACCCTCGACAGGTTTCAGTGCCCTCTATCCGATTACGGATCAGTTTTACTATGTACGTGCCTATTGGCGTGAAGAGAGTGGTGCATGGAATGAAATGTCGACCACCCACACAGATCAGGTCTTTGATACAACTCGCCCTACAATGATCGTTAACGTAGAGGACCGTGCTGTTCGCTTAACCATCCCGGACATCTACACGACCCAAAATATGGTAGGGGACCATATTCGAGTTGACCTCTTTACGACTAAGGGTAAGGTTAACATTGACCTGCAAGATTTTAGCTCGGCTGACTTCTCGGGTCGCTGGCAAGATCTGAATGGTACTAGTAGTACCTACGTTCAAGCCCTACAATCATTAACTGACATTCAGCTATACGCGTTAGCCGATGTGGTGAGCGGTCGAGACGGCCTCTCCTTTGAGGCACTGCGGGATCGGGTAATTTATCGCAGTGCGGATAAGCGTGCCAGTATCACCTTTGAAGAACTGGCCTATGAGGTGCGTGATAAAGGATATACGCTGTCGAAGGCTAAAGACACCATTACCGAGCGACTATATACCTGTGCACGGCCTTTGCCTGCACCGGTTGATAACGCGGTGTCAACGCCCATTGGTGTTAAACATAGCCGTGTGGCCCTTTGGAGCGGCAACGGGCAATACAGTTATAGTTTAACCAGGAACGGTGACCGGGTAACGTTGACAAACCAGGCACTTTTACAGGAAGCCAATGGGACACTTTCCCTATTGAAGGATAGTGAACTGGATGCGTTAGCCGCACTGTCTCCCGATCAGTTAATTAGTCGATTGAATGAGGGTAACTTGTTCTACAACCCATTCTTCTACGTGGTTGAGTCGAATGTGGATGTTTACCAAGCACGACCCTACTACCTGGATAACCCACGGAGCATAAACCGCAGCTTTATCGATAGTAACAAGTCGATCTGGTTTGCAGTCAATACCCGTCGGGTAGACTGTATGCGTGATGGCAACCAATATCACATTACGATGCGGGTGGATATTCCGAATGGGTTGACAGGTTTACATGGCCAGTTAACGGTTACGGACGTCAGTGGCCAGGAGTACCACGTACAGTCAGTAGAGACGACCTATGACAGTAAGGTCGCCTATGTACGATTTGTACTGGAGACATCCTTTGATGTGGATGCCGATGATCGGATTGAAATCACGAATCTGAAAACCGAGAGCGGTGTAATATCAAATGTACTGGTTGACCTCGAAAGTGATGTAGAGGTATACTACTATAAGGAGAGTAGCCTAACTGAAGTGACGGACTTCGATTACCGCATACATTCTACCTTAACCGGTAACTGGGTAGCGGCCACCCATGAGCGCCACCGCATACGCTTAGGGGATAGTTTGGAGGGCCTTTCCTGTCGAGCAGAAGCCATTGTCTCTACGCCTATTTACCGTCGGTATGAAGAAGACGTTATTAAGCGCTATGCAGCGCCTGTCTATGAGCGTGACGATGAGGGCAATCTGGTATGGACGGTTGATGGAGTCACGGGTAAACCCGTGTTCAATATCCTTCACGAGGCGGGTGACCCAGTGACAGATGATGAGGGTGCCCCTGTCCTACTCCACCGTGCCGGAGACGTCATGTTGGACAGCCTGGGTAAGCCAATCATCGATGAGCCAGCCGACGTTATCTGGGAGTTGACAATGATGTCACTCGATGCCCGCTATCGCTATGCACAGAGTGCATCGGCGGAACGATACCGTAACTCGATAGGTCCACAGGTACTCGCGTTCCTTACTCAGGACTTACGAGCGTTAGAACCTCGACTCATGGCCCGTACTGAGCTGGAATACCTGCCCAATGCATCGGTGGGCACCGCACTGGCCACCGTGGAGTCTAAGCAAGATGTGTTTTTGGATACGGCATTGGGCTTCACCATCAACTACATCATGTCGGAAGTCGGATACGCCGATAGTGCGTTACGCACTCAGGTCGTTGAGGCTACACACGAGGCACTACGGGCCACGCTATATAAGCGCACCTTTTCTCTCTCTGAGTTAACCCGTGCACTTCAGGCGATAAGCGATCACATCGTCAGTGTCTCCATCGAGAACCCCATCGATGGGTATAGCATGGCGAAGCTGGTGTCTGAGAACGCCTACTTCTCCTTGAGAGCAGAGTTGTACCAGCGCACCAACGGCGTGTTGGATATCCGTGATGCGGTAGAAGTAAACTTCTTGTCCATATAAGACAGCCCCCTACCCCCATAATGGGGGTAGGGGCGTCTATTTACTTTTTATTGCTCTCAGCTTCGTCTAAGACCATATTGAGGGCACGTACAATTGTACCGCGTCCCTCATTGACCCGACTCTGCAGTACCAGAGACTGTTGCATAGCCTTGCCAAAGCGCATGAGGGTACTTAAACCTCCCCGCACTACATCGATGTAATCTGGAAGGGCACCTGAGTAGTTTACTTTAACTGCCGCATCGGTGGCCTTTTGGATGCCCTTTGAAACCTTCTCCATCTCGCGCTCTACTGTACTTACCGTTGCAGCGTAGGCACGCTGTGGTCGAGAGGTATCCTCAGCCTCGAACAGTCCTGCTTTGTACATTCGCTCGAGGCCACTGATAGTCGCACTTTCAGTACGGTCGTTATCCCTGAAGTAGTTGGTAAGGTCTATACGGGCCTGTAACACGTCCAGCAGTATAGGTGGTGTCGTGTAACCGATGTCACGCTGCGCATGGGTTTGAAGAGCAAGGTCGACAGTGGGGACCTGTGTAGGTGCGCCCTTATGGTACCTATCAATGGACTCGCACATTTCATTCAGGGGGCTGAGCCAGAGGGAATTATACGCATCGTCAGTATCGTCATAAAGGTTCTGAACGTATAGGTCCATGCGGGGATTACCTGAACGTGTTAACTCATCCACCAGTGCATCGGTTTGAACACGCATGGCTTTAACGATTTCCAGAGAGATCTCGTTCATCTCATTAAGGACGCCGTATAGTTGGTCATTCGTATAGAGGTCATTCGAAGAATCCTCCACCCATTGGCACAGGAGCGACCCTGCTACGCGATTATACGTGTTGTTAGTGCCTTCTGCCTGCATCTTCTTCCAGGCGGCAATCACCCGATCATACCACTCTTTAAGTTTAGCGGGCATGTCTGAGCGAAGAAACGCTTCTATAAGCTCACGCAACTTATCGCTAATCCAGCGTGTAATTTTTACCCACAGGTCGATGAGTTTCATGATGGCAATCGACGCAGATTTCAGCATACGTCCAACCAAACCCTCCATCGCAAACCCTAGGTTAGTCTCAGAGGGAAAGCGCGTATAGGAAGCTAATGGATAGTCAGCAGTAACCAGTTCAGGGCAATACTCTTCCAGCGCCACAACCGTATCACGGGCAATGCCCTGTGCCTCAATTTCACGAATCGCGATGGCTAGGGCATCCAATTTAAAGCATTCTCTCTGATAGGCCTGCTCTAAGGCTTCAAATTCGTTCACAGTTGATACCCCTGTACCAATTGCAGCGGCTTAATTTCCACCGCAGCATCCTCTTCGATCATTAAGCGGTCCTCGACAATGTCAGTAACCGCATCCGCTAGGTTCCTGTTACGCCATGCATTCGTAAACAGCAGTTCGATCCACTCACTGTCAACTTCGCTGGTAATCCGCAACGTACGCACCACCTCATACTCCCTCGCCAGAATGGCTAGGATGCTACGAATGAGACAGCTATAGTCAGACCACGCATCTCGACCCATCTCTGGATGGAGAGGTGCAATGGCTTCAATGTGGGCAGGGATGGATTGTACAATTGTAATGGGGAGGCGTCCAGATTCAAACAAACTCACCATCTCATCCTGTTGAGGTAACAGATTCACCTGAAGGATATCGAGCATAGCCTTTTCAAGGCGAACCTTGTCATCACAAAGATCCTCGAACGGCTCGAGGCTACAAACCATAGGGGATAGACAAACCTCTGCACGGGCGGCCATAAGGCCACGGGCATATTCCAACACCATGGCCTTTTCAACGTACACATACTTCGAAAGCTCAGCGATGCGTTTACAAATTTCAGTCTTGTAGACGTTATCCCAGTGAAGTTTCATTTCATATGCGTTCTTCGCTATGGTCACCGGCACGTCTACACAGACCGCCCAAGCCGCCAATGCGGCGCGGGTTGATAAGTTAATGGCACCGATGGAGAGGGGCGCCTGTTTAGCAATGTCTATATAAATAGAAGCGATAGGGTTCATATCAGGGTCCTTACGCGAGTTGGTCTAAACGCTCAGCGTCTACATATAAATGGGTAGCCAGCAAGTCTTCGAGCTGCTGCTGGAGCTTAATGCTGGAACGCTGCTTATTGAATTTGGGGCGGAGTAACGTCGCAATGTTTTGGGCGAGAGTCAGCGTAGATTCATTGCGGGACTTGATGATCTTAGTGACCGTATCAATCTCTTCCACCAGCAATTTACGTTCATCACGGTCTAGGTCGGCTTCTTTCAATCGCTTAACCATTTCATTGCGAATAACCTCCAGCCGCCGTACAGGTTTGTCGTACCTGTCTTCTAATGGGTTAATAACCATATAGATGGCAACACTTATAACAGCCATCCCCAACGACGTTACGACCATCATCATAAGTGACGCGCCGGTTACCGCCACACCGCCTGTCAAAACTGCGACTATAGTCCGAATGGATTTAAGTGCCTTTACCAACATCATTAAAACACGACTGGTATTAGTGTACCCGTCAACTAGTATAGCTTGGAGCTTATCCACCCCGGTAGCAAGATCACGCCCGTACCCCATTCGTCCAGCGAACTGATCGGCTAACGCTTCCCATCCGCGCACACTGTAGATATCTTCACCTAGCAAATTGCGCAGTTTCCTGAAATGGTTATTAAGTAAGAGAACGTACACCTCATCGGAGGAGGAACTATTCACAATGGCGTCGACGTCATCGATCTCAATGGCACCCCCGTCCTCAAGGGCACGCAGTATTTTGTGTTTATCCACATCACCCTGTACACCGGATAGTCGCGCAGCGGCATCTGAAAGAATGTAGTTGCCGACAAAATTGGATCCCAAGAACTCAATGAAGGTAAAGGCATGGCCGAGTTCATGTAACATGAACGCCACATATTCCCGTACCGTTACACGAAATCCCATTATTGCCTTAGGGCGCTGTAGGTGAAGGGTAAACTCTAGTTTAGCGTAGTCACCGGTCACCTTAGCTTGAGCGCGGTTCACAGTACCTTCAACCAGTGATAGGTCATCGAAAGGAGCTTTAGACTTCGATCGAGTGGCGTGTCGACGCATCACCTCTGGTAAGAACGGGTGGTTACGGTCGAGGATGGGTGGGGCGATAGCGAATTTAGGGTAGTTGTGCCACTTCACATCCGCTAACGTAATTCCACAGTGGCGTTTAACCGCCTCGATAATCTGCCGACCAGACTCTACATCCTTATACACACCATCGTACATACCTTGAACAATGCGCTCAATTTCAATGGGCAGGGGATGATCTTTCTGGAAATCAATGGCTTCCAAACCTAACTTAAGGCGATTCATGTTCTGTACCTCGATAGATTAAAGTTTAGCGGATGCCCCGATCGTTTGAATGAAAGGAGGATCCATGGATATTGTAAGTAGAGCCTGTTTCTTTGCCCACTATAGTGAGGCATCCGATAAGTCGAAAAACGACATGATTTTGATCAAAGAGCGTTTGAAGGATGCCGATGGTAACGAGCATCCAAACCTTCGCACTCTTTATAATTTTGAACGGCCGTTCTATGTTACCCGGAAGGGGGCACAGACCCATCAGACTAAAAAGGAATACGAGACACTTGAGAATTTAAACGTCTACAGCAGTACACAGGCCCGACTGCCGTTTGCAGTCGCACGTGTACTGGATGTGCACCATCCTCGACCTAGACTACGGCAACTGTCTAACAGTCCGTACCTCTATGGCACAGATATTAAACCTGAGTCAATTATTAAACATCAGTACCGCACTAAGTACCCGATGTATCAACCCAAGGCGACAGTGGCCGCACTGGACTTTGAGACTAATGTCTGGTCTGAGGATGAAGAGATTATCTCAGGGGCCGTTACGTTCAAAGACAAGGTTATTTACGTTGCCTCTGAGACACTGATGGGAAACGTACCTGATGCGGTGGCCCGTATTGAGGCTAACTTTGATAAGTATCTGGGACACTATCGAAAAGAGCGTAACATAAAGTTACATGTACGCATTGTTAATAATGACCTGGAAGTCGTATTGTTGCTTTTTAAGGCCCTACATAAGTGGCAGCCTGATTTTGTCTCCATCTGGAACATGTCGTTCGATATTAATAAGATCCTCGATACCTTAAAGCGCCACAACGTAGATCCCAAATATGTCTTCTCAGATCCCTCTGTCCCTGAAGTCTATAAACGCTTCAAATGGCGTGAGGATAATCCTCAGAAAACCACGGCCACAGGGAAGACCACCAGCAAGCATATTGCAGACTACTGGCACGTAGTCGAGGCCCCTGCAAGCTTCTATATCATTGACTCGATGTGCTATTTCAAGCGTAACCGTGTCATGGAGGGCGCTCGACACAGCTACTCCTTAGATGCCATCCTAACCGAGGAACTTGGGCTAACGAAATTCAAGTTACCGGAAGCCGATCAGTATGAAGGGCTAGAGTGGCACCAAGTAATGCAGCGAGACTTTAAGATCGAGTACGCAACATACAACATCTTCGACTGCATTGCGTTGGAGCTATTGGACGAAAAGACCAACGACATCAGTAAGGCTCTGCCGGCTGCAGCGGGCATCTCCCCGATTGAGGACATCGCTTCTGGTCCCCGTAACCTAGCGAATAACCTTCATTTTTTCCTAGAAGAGCAGGGTAAAATAATTTGCTCCACTGGGGAAACCATGCGGGAGGACTATGACGGGGATACTATTCCCATGACGGGGTGGATCAACTAAAAAGTGTTAAATAGTGACTCTTCATATTCTATATTGGCGAATATGAGGTCACTATAATGTCTGTAATAAATGAGAAAGAGTTCAAACCTATACCTGGATACAGTCGATACCTATTGGCTAAGGATGGCCGCATCTACGATACTCTAAAAGAGCGTGAAAAGAGCTGGTACATTATCAACAGAGGTAATCCAAAAAAGAATATCAAGGGCGGTTATTACGGCACTAGGTTATATAACGATGCTGGTGTACTAGTTACGCTGCAGCGTCATAGGGCACTCTGCCTTACGTATAAAGAGCGACCGGATAAACGTGGTAACTACATTGTCAATCACATTGACGGTGTGCCTGGCAATGACAGCCTTGATAATTTAGAATGGGTAACCTACTCTGAAAACACACAGCACGCTTACGATAATGGCCTGTATCCTAATAAGGTTAGACCCGTTATATGGAGAGACCTCGACGGCATAGATCGCCGGTACCCATCTGTTGCTAAGTTAGCCAGGGCAACGGGGTTCACGGAAGATAGGGTGCGCTCTAGATTGATGCGCACAAGTGGGAAGATCTACGAAGACGGTTTCTCGTTCAAATGGGACGATGATAGTGAGTGGACGCTAGATGGTTCACCCTGTAAGGCTAGACTAGCAAAACGAGCTATAGTGGCGCGTGACATATTCACGGGTACCAAATATATCTTTAGGTCAGCTAGGCAAGCCGCTCACCATATAGGGGTAACTGGCAAGGCCATACTTGAGCACCTTAAAAATGGGTCGGGAATTATACCGATTGCGGGCTATAACGTCCAATGTCTAGATAATTTAAACCCATGGCCAGCTCACTCTGATCGACATCTAGCCATTTATAGGGCACAGCCTTATAAGCCAGACCACGGTATCGTAGCTAAAGACAGTTCAGGTAAAGAGCTCTTTTTCGAAACCAAGGCACTGGCCGCCAATTACTTCGGCATATCCGAAGAGAGTATTGCACGTAGATGTAAGAAGAGACTCACTATAGGCGACCACTCCTTCTATTATTATAGACTTGATGAACACTTAGGTCCCCCTATCCAGTAATGGATAGGTGATAATGCATCTAATTGCTGGGACGTCTTGTTAGGTCACTGCACCACGGGTACGGGGAAACCACGTATCTACGGTTTGAAAAGCAGTGGATAGAGATAATCAGCAGCGAAGTCCCTAAGGACTGTCGGGAGACAGGCTAGGGGAAACGTTCAACGACCAACCGCGACAGCGGTGTAGGGCCCAAGCGGGTGGGTTTATCCCTTAAATCGAAATGGTGCACTTCCTACCTGATAGAGGAAGAAGATATGGTCTGGTCCCTGCGGAGACGTAGGGCGGGTGTCAGAGCACACCGGCTACAGAGTCGCGTCTGTAGTGGACAAACGCGTTACGCTCCCCTCTGAGTTAAACGTCGCTAAAGGGTATCCGTTTATCTCAGACATGGAAAATATCCCCTCCCGCATCTATACGCAAATCTTTGATATTGACATCGCATCCGGGTATCCAACCTCAGGGGTAATTGCTAACATCTCAAAAGAAACCTGCCTGCGTGAAATTTGTGGGATTATGGGGCTGGACCGTAAAGAAGGACAAGACCTTCTACGCGTCACAGGCGTTAACATGACCGCCACCCGTACCAATGCCATTGAGCTCGCTCAGAGTCTCTATATGGCCCCTCCGATGGAGGACGTCTTGGCTAACTTTATGAGGGATTGCAGTTAATACCTCATCATATGCAGATTACACACGCGCGTGTATAACTAATATGAGGATTATTAAATGGTTACCAAAACTACAACTAACCAACTGAACCAAACTACACCGGCTGAGAAAGAGCCAGTAGAACCAGTAGAAAAAGATACTACAGAGCCTACTAAAAGTGAACCCGTGCAAAATCAGGTAGGTACTCAGAAGCCTATTTATCAGTCTAATGGTTCTGTAATTGATACTGATACTACACCAGTAGCTAAGGCTCCTAAGAAAACAGAAGGAGCCTCTGAGGCACTGGTAAAGGCACTTAACAATTACGTTAAGGCAATGAATCCGGTAAATCCGATTAGTATTCAGGATGGGGTACGTGAGCAGAAGCGTCTGCGCGGTGCGGTTATCAATGCGGTGGCAGAAGGCACAGATGAACAGGCCGTTAAGAATGTACAGTACATTCTGGACTTCATCAATGCCGACACCACAGGTTGCTTCGACTTGACTGCAGTCTTCCGTTTCTACGACTCCACTGAATGGAAAGTACCGGCTGAGCGTAAAGAAATGGAAACCCTGATGACACTCTTTACTGCAACCGCCAAACAGGCTACGCGCGGTAAAGAAGCCCGTCGTCTGGACTGGGAAGCCATGGCTAAGCACATTATGCCGCTGCGGTCTAACGTGGTAATGGGCCGCCTGCGTCGCGTATACGGTATCGACTGATAAACTATAGATTCCCTAGCCCTTCTGGGCTAGGGAATCTATATTAGTGCCAGAACGGTGCTTTATAGTAGTACCGCATTATAGCGTATCGTCCACCCGTACCGAAGTAGATGGATACGATGGATACTAAAACCGCATAGAAGATCGCACTGTAGTGCCAAGGGTGACCCTCTCGACAGAGTACCACGATCCCAGACACGAGGACCGCAAGTCCTATAGCGATACCGATGCGGAATATACGTGCACTGCGGCGTGGGTAAAAGAGCAATGCCGGGTACATTACAAAAAAGATAGCGTGTGCCATTAGGAAATAGATATGCGTGGCACCGGGTACGTAGTTGTAATACAGGTAACTAATACCTACGGTAAAGCAACCACTTTTCACTAAACGTAGACTATTGACATAGGGGAGTATCCTCCTTTCAGTGTAATGGTCATATAAAAATAACAGTAGCCAACCTAGGCTATCAAAGAGTAAAAACCATATTGTAGCCTCTTGAGGCGTTAATAGGTAATCCATTGTACTCTCCCCCGATTATAAATCCCCCATAGACTGCTCGGGTACATACCATTTACACTGACATAGAGTGTCCCTCAGAGAGCCACAGAGGCTCTCTGAGAGGGACTATTAATGGAGGTTAGGATCGTTTATCTTAGCACCGGGAAAGGCTACAATCTTACCAGAGGAGGTTTTAGGGACATCAGTATCGACTGTACCGGTTACAATACCATTATCACGCTCTAACCAGGCTTGGTGAACGTCGCGACGATGTATACCCTCTTCATCTACAGCAATGAAGAGGCCTGGTCCATATCCCCCTGCGATAGTTATGGGGTGTGCAGGGTGCTCGGGTACGTAGAGTCCCGTAATGGAGAGTGGGGGAACCCAAATCGTTTCTGGCACACCGTTAAAGGCTATGTCAAACCATAGGCACATTGAGGTACCATCCCACCCGTAGTTCTTACAGGCACTAGGCGATATATTCAGGGTAATAAGTGCCATTTCACCTGCTATGCGCACAGGGCCTGGCACCTCTATTTGATTCGAGAACAATGGCATGACAGATGCTCGGTCATCCTCTACTGACTCTACATATCCAACGCATAGTTCCATGTGGACATTACCATGCTCACACAGGAAGTTATACGCGGACTCAAATCGATCGACCGCATCATTCACAGCGTATTCGTACCATTCTACTTCCATCGTCGACATCGTGGTTCTCCTTTATTCAGTATAAAGGATAGGGTTAGGTGGTAATAAATGAAGAAAAAAAAAGATGTACCCTGCCCCCATGAAGGGGGCAAGGACAATGCGACTTACGGATTATAGGCGACGTAGAACATATTGTTCTTATATCCAACCTCGCCTCCGTTTTGGATGAAGGTTGAGAGGTGTCTTCGATAGAGGGCACCTGATACCGATTTACCCTCTGCCCAACCCTCTACCCATTGGATACCTGAGCCAATCTCTTTGTATAGACCCATTTCACGTATAAGTCGGTAAAAATCCTGACGGTGCAAATGGATGCGGTTTCTTTTATTCTCATCCACCAAACCTTCGTCTCCAAAACTGAAGTCTTCTACCTCCTTTTCAAGTATACGGTCGCGCTCAATGTCCCCATCATAGAGACGAGCGAGTCGTTCCAGGACACGGGTATATGCGACTGCACCAGCCTCCGAGGTGGACTCAGGTCCATACGGATATACGTAGGTGTTATACGCCGCTATCTCGCCTTGTCTATATCCATGGCGAGAGATTTCGATAATGCCAGGATATCCTAGGGACGTATCCTTTCCTTCGGGTAAGGTCGTAGTAATCGAGGGATGGACCATGACAATCCGACTGGATTCGGTGTTATTGTTTATCTGCAATGCCAGGGGACGATAATTATCAGGCACATAGTGCACCTGATAGGGATGTAGCAGACCCACCCCTTCCAGGCACACGCTCCATCCATAGCGCCCCTGTTTAGATTTCCAAATTAGAAACTCTTCAGATGCATCTGTAGACAGCTGTACCAACTCGCCAGTATCAGCGACCACCAAGACGATGCAGGGTACCTTCGACATGGAGGGCTCACATGCCTTCGGTAACGGTTCAACGGGCGGCATATTGGCCGGGGCAGTATACTGCTCTGCGGGTAGACGTTGTCCCGTCCGAGGATCTAAATATTGCTCTTTATAGCGCGGATCGAGGTAACATTGCTCCAACGTATCTGCAGCTACTACCATGCCCGTATGCGCATGGACGTAGTACAAGTGTCCATCGGTACGTCTATAGGGCCCTTGGTATTCCCCCATTGAAGCAGTACCATTGTTCTCCGGGCTATACGCGGTACGGCCATAATACTCACTGTCCTCTGTCGGCATGGTTTTATTCAGTGCCGCTTCCCCACCGCTATAGGTAATCTGGTTAAATGCGGCATCCGTTGCAATAGTCCAAGTAGTCGCAGCGTGGGTGGGGCCATCGGTACGGTTAAACCCATACAGCCGATTGAGAATCTCAAGCTCTGTCTTCCGTGACTCACTGTCTAATGAATCAAAATATGCAATAATATCACGAATATACATAGTGTACCCTCCTTAGGGCATTGGTGTACTCTATATAGCGAATGCTCATTTAAACCTTATCGTAATCCCGCTCCAGCGGGTCATCCGCTAAAGCACACAGCCGCAGCGTTTGCAACATGACGTGTCCATCTGCAATTTCCCTAATAAGTGCATCCAGCTGATCCAGACGCGCAGTCGTCGTAAATTCTACCACTACGTCCGGTAAACGAGAATCCGGCACTACCCGCATTTCAAAATCGCCGTAGTCACTGCGCTTAGATTCCAATGCACTGCGAAGCTTTTCTACATCAGCGCTACACTCTGCTCGACAGGAATACGTATATTTCATAACCTTTACCCCTTAGATTGCACATGCTGTTGTTTACGCAGGCGAAGGTATTCCACTACACCCTTAACGTCGTCCCTAGACAGAATTAACGTAAGTGGAAACGTTACTGGCCCTTCCCGTGTACTCCAAACCCCGTCCTTTAAGCTACAGTGTAATAGCTCGGGATTCATTTCACTGTCATTCTCAAACGTAGGCACCACTCCCACCTGAGTGAGCAATGCCAGTTCATCTGCCGTATTTACCGATAACTCATAATCGCCCACTGCGGTTACCAGTGTCTCAGGGCATGCACTGAAAACACCCAGGTTTTCAAGGATACACTCCAGCACACCCTTATTAATCGATCTATCTTCACAATAGTAATACCCCTTCCACTTCGCTGTACTTACAATGCAGTAGGTGGACTCTACTGTAGGGATATAAAGTCCCTTATTCCACATAACCGTCTTACCCGAGTGTGTTATAGTCGTCATCTCGGTGTAACTATCACACTCGACCACCTTACCTTCTTTGCGATAGGGTAGTGTAACCGCTGCAATGCTAAAATCGTCTACATTAGACATGGTGCTCTCCTTAGAGTTGGGTATAGTCCCTAAGGTAATATAGGTCTACAGTCTTTATGAAAACGACATATATCCCCTACCCCTTCAATGGGGTAGAGTGTTAGTGCGGTAGTGGTCTCTAGTGTAATTACAGTATAATCTCCCTATATCCCTCTCATGGGGATATAAGGCTATACCAGTATACCTATTAGTATGGTAGTAGTAGAGGGTATGGGTAGTATACGGATAGACTCTATTACTAGTGTACTCTATAGTAGTAGTACTCTCTTAGTACATTAGTCTTAGTATAGGGTAGTAGTACACCCCTACTAGAAATAAGGAAACCCCTCCCTCCTCGCTCTATCTGTTCCGTTCATTCACTACGTTCATTCACTCCACAGCTAGGCTGCGGGGTAGGGGTACTTTTTAGTACATTATACCACAGTTGTGTGAAAATTTACTCATAATGAAAATACAACATAAAAGCCCTTACCCCACTATAGGGGTAAGGGGATATCCATGTAGGCTTTATAGTGCTCTATATCCGATAGATGCAATGCCTGAACCTGTAGTCGTCCATACTCCTCTGTCATTAATCCCCATAACTCCATAGGGGTATAGTGCTCTACTACCCCTATATAGGGCTCTGGTAAGGCCTCGACTGAAGGCACAGAGTTAAAGTGAGGGTAGTCTACAGTCAACATGCGAAGGTACTCAAACACCTTATCCCGATAAATGGCTACCCCAGTAGAGGACTCTGGCCAAGCGACGGCTTCAAAGACACTACGCTGCACGTACATCGTAGACTTGAGCCTTAGCTGTATTGCATCAATCTCTTCATAGGGCAGCATTATTCTGTTTCTCCATATACTCAGTATAGGGGTATGGCTTATAGCCCGCTACACACTCACCCCGCCTAAACCATCTAGACGCGTCTGTCTTATTCATCCCCACTACCTCACCGGCTGCTTTCTTCGTCGGATAGACGCTCACCTCACCCGATTCCATATGCACTAAAACCGCACGCGTATCACTCTCACGCATGTACGCTAATGCCTCCTCTCGACTCGGCCACTCTACTCCACTATCCGTATATCGAAATACGTAGCCATTCATAACGTGGGTATTCTTTCGACGCAAATAGCTCTGAATACTCGCCCGACTCATCCCTAACTCCTTCGCAATCTCCGTATGTCCCTCTGCACTAATAACCTTGTCCTCCACTACATTCCACGCCTCTACCCTATGGCTTCTATTCTTAGCGAGCTCTTTAGGATTTACAATCAAATCCATACGAGGCCAAGGCTCATCCAGGTATATAAAGATGTGAGTCTTCTGCCAAGGATAAAGCTCTCGGCGCTCTAGCATACCCCAGAGTGTAGACTTATCAATCCCTAGTTGACGACTGCACTCTAACGCACTCTCGTACACGGAGACACTGCCGTTGCGAATGTCCAGTGCCTTTACAGGACGTAAGTTACCATTACTTAGAGAATAGAAGTGCGCGTGCTCTATATTCTCGCCCTGCGTAACCCACTCTAGGTTGACGTACCGGTTATCGTCTCGGATAAGGTTAATGTGGTTAACATGAGTTTGACCCTCATGGTCAGGTTGTTTAAACGCACTGGCTACAATGCGGTGTACCCCTACCGTGCCCTTTGCGCCGGTTCTAGAGTTAAAGGTATGGACCGTCTTATAGCCATTTATGACAGATTGTGCCTTTACCTTTCCGGTGTTTATGTCAACGACCGACTTGCCATCTGAAGAGACGACTACCCATGGATACATATCCGAAACGTAATGCCCAGGATAGTCTTTAGATTCTACCGGTTCCTTATACTGGTGAAACATTATCTCACGCGGCGTAGCCAGTCCCTCATTCTCACCGTCCCCTACCGCAGCCGCCATTCGTTGAAATTGCATTAGCCGATCGGCTTCACTTGCCCTAGGGGACTTCGACCAATATAGATTCTCAGGTACGACGTTCAAGGGGTTACCATCAATGGGATGTACGTACACATGTGTTTCTGGTGCATCGTTAAACACATAGGCTTCAGCCACTAGTCTAAGTACGTCGATTGCCCTGCCCTGCTTTAACTCCGAATCATAATACGTAACCCTTAACCGTTGTCCATTTTTAACTGGTGTCAACAGCTTGCCTGTCTTAAGGTTAACGATCTTACTGCCATCCCGACTAACCGCTAGAAAAGATGGGTTCTGCGCACACTGGTATCCCTCATAGCCTTCTGGCGAGGGACTAACCAAAATGCGGTGGCGGTTAACGTCATATCCTACATCCCGTCGCACTAAAGTAACGTTCTGTTTATTGACATACTTGTTGTTAGCCCCCCACCGTAAATTAGTTAACCCGTAGTCCGCTGTATCGCCATTAATGTACGTTACCATCGACCCCTCATGTGGCGCTTGAGGCAATAGTGTCGATGCGACTATTTTACCGACAGAACACATCCGCTTCTTCTTGTAGTCAGCGTCATAGGTGAATACATAGTACCGACCATCCGTCACACTAATAGGTAGCTCAGTGTGATCATCTCTCCGTATAATAGACCCTGATTTAGAAACATACACCTCCGGATATACCTTTGACTGATAGTACCCCTCTACCGGTGCCGGGGAGCCATTCCGTATAATCGACTTTTTACTCATTTCACAATCCTCAATCCTAAGTTATAGTTCTACCATAGGATACGATCCAAATGAAATTTTACTCGAGTAATTCGAAATGTGCTCTTACCCCCGGAGAAAAAAGACTTTAATCTGGATTTAAGTCAATGAATTCAGATAGTCATACTTACGAGTCTCTAGTCTATTGCCGTGCATCATAGCTAGGAAGGATTGGAGTATAGCGCTACCTACGGCAGAGGCTTGTGGACCTAGTCCGATTTTGGAGTCGGTTACAAGCTTACCCATACAGACACCACAGAAGTTACCATGGTCAGTATGGCAGGTCATAGGGCTACGGATAGTAATGGTTTTACCCACCAGGTTGTCGAGTTCGCCCGCCTCTATCGGGATAAGATCTTTACCTTTAAATCGGTAACGTCCTACAAACTTATCTTTGTTGTATTCCGTAACCGGGAAGGTGATGCCCACAGTAGACCCACAGTCGTCTTCAACCAATTTCGTGTTCTGGAAGATACGGGCTGAGAACTTAGCCGCTTCACCCCCCAGTGCGGTAGAGGCACCACGGTTATAGGAACCCATACGTAGTGAGTTGACCATCATGGGGAGATGTTTCATATCCCACCCTTCACGCAGTGATGGAATGGCCAGCTCATACTTAGAGGGATCCTCCAGTGTAGGCTCACCCCCGAACATAATGTGGGTGCGCTTTAGGGATACCTCCATATCCTTAGGCTTAAGCATGAACTCATTAATGTCATCGCCTTCCAGATATGTGCGGTAGTAGTCTACGAGTTCGGCTTCTACCTTGGCAATGATAGCAGGGTCATGAAGTTGACCCTTATACTTCTCGAGTACCGCTTGTCGCCGTTCGGCCATATCGCTGGGTGGGATAATGGCCTTACGGGTAGCAGAGGGTACCACGGCATTCGCTAGGGCCGTCATCATCGAGATGGCTCGAGTAAAGGCACGATACTGTTCTACGGTAACGGTCTTCTCGGTTAGGGCCTTAGCGACCAGCTTATCGATATATTTACCGTTTAAGCGTTGGTTCTGATACGGAATCGCATCGGTAAACGCGTATTCGAAAACGATAAGGTTTGTAAGCAGAGTAGAGTAGTAGGTCTCTACAGATTCCTTAACAATCGGGAAGATACCTGGAGGCACCGTAATAGGTTCCCTGTAGTTAAACAGGGGCGAGCCTTGGATATAGCCATCAATGATGGTGGCGTCCCCGTCCTCGTTTACTGTATAAGCTGCACCGTCTGCGATGTAGAAGTCGCCGATTTCTCGGTGTTTATTTAAAGGGGTTTCACCTACAATGGCAAAGGCCCTGAGGAGCCAATGGCGCTTGTAAATAAAGCGGTGGCGGTATGCCAGTACAAAATACTCAAACAGGGTCATGGCGAGTACCTAACTGAAGGGTAAGTTCACGGTAGAATACGGGGTGGAGTTCGGGTTCCACATATTGCTCGATAGCCTGACTGAGGATGTCTTCTAAGGCCTCAGTGGGGTGTTCAGAGGCGAGGGCCAGTAAGTACCACTGCCGTATAGCCTCTTTAGGGGTAAGATCATTCAGAGTGACGTAGAGGGCACGGGCTGAGGCCTTAAAATGAATAGGTAGTCGGCCACGGGTGCGGATAAAGTCTAAGGCTGGTCCGGTTTCTTCGGATGTGATCGCGTGTTTTAACCGTGCCTCTGCTTCCTCCCCTTCATTGACGTACGGCTCAATACGCTCTATGCCCGTATAGGCATCTAACAGACGACCATCTGTGAATCCGATTAAGGATCTGAGCTGATGGATACTAAGGTCATTTATATGTACCAGCGCCGAAATGAGTCGCTCATTTGCATCCACTGCTTCAGGGTCGAGTGCTAGGCTAACATCCACCAAGAGGGGGTCTGTAAGGACAGTGCAGGCTTCGGCTAATTGAATGAGGTGATCCAAGCGGTGAGACTCCTCTGCATTGAGCCATACCCCTAATCCACTGAGGTAACGCTCTAGGTGCTCGCTGTAGCGGTAATTAATGCTGGCGATAATGTCGTTACTTTCCTCTAACCCTACATCGGCTTCTTCTAGGTCGAGTTCATGGTCGGTATAGCCTACCCCCTGCAGTAACTGCTCTGTCTGTATAAATACACTGAGATGCTCTAAGGGTATAAAACTGGAAATGCGATCAAATAACGTATCCATTATACGTCTCTCCTATAGACTGGGAACATACCATTTCACCCCACAGTTAGAGGGGTGCAGTGTGTTGGTTATATATACTACTTTTTCCGTAATTCCGACCTTGCCAAAAACCCCCGTCCCATCGAGGTTTGCCCACAGGCACACCCCCGGAAACATTGACCCTCGATTTCAGAAATAAAATCATTTTAACCACCCTAAAGGAATTATACGTGAAAAATTATAACCCTAGTATATGCTCTAGCAAGAATAGCAGTTTACGGAGAAATACAATGGAACAGCACACCCCCCAAGACGCAATGCCGCTGGCAGAGTGGAGCAGTATCTTAGAGCTAGCGAAATGCTGTGATGACATTGTTCGTCACATCGCTGCAGGTATGGTAGCCGTGGTGCAGCAGGATAAAACGCAGTATGATGATGAGCTAGCACAAGCACTCACTGAGGTCAGGGAGACGCTTACCGAGACACTGGCACAGGTGCCCAAGGGCATGACCTATGTATCTGATGACGATCATCCGCTGTACCTGAAATCGTTTGTCGAGATTTCAGACGTCAAAGATCGTCTCTTTGATGAAATTGTACCGATGGCGAATGCCTTTACCGCACGGGCTGTACCCGATGCAGGACTGAACATTGATGTACAAGGAATTATCAACGATGAGCACTGAAGAACAGAATCCATTCAACGGCACCGAAGAGACTCCTACTCAAGACGCTGTGGTTGGTGAAGAGTCCAGTACAGCAACCCATAAACCTACCGTTATCCTGGAGGCTAACCCCTTCAAAGACCTTTCAGCAGAACCGGGTATTCGAGTACGCGATTGGGTGTTCCCAGTACCCATGGAAACAACAACCGTTGAGACCCTCGATCGTCTGATTCGTGACTATGCGCTGGAAGCCGAGGCGAACATGTCTGAATCCGCAGCACGCTCTGCGGTACAGGCTTATGCGGACCACCTTCGCCAGACCTATCTTGGACATTGGCGGCATGGACAGTACGCCGACCTCTTCACCCGTGAAGGAGCTGAGTTTGTACAGGCGATTGATTCTGATAAAGGTCCTATCCGTATCGGTGGTCAGAACGTTGCACTAGGTAGCAGTCAGGCTATGTCCGGGCCCTCTGCCATTATGGCGATTCAGAATGCACTGGGTATTGGTAAGCCAACTAAGGTACCCTGCTGGTCGTCAGGTCTGGTACTAACCCTAGGTAACTTTAAGACCTCAGAGATTCTCTCACTGAACCTAGCCTTGACAGAGACCCGCGCTGAGATCGGGTATGAAACCGGCGGCATGTTGTTTTCAGGTGGGGATGTGAACATCATCTCTGAGGTGGTGGACTTCATCCTCGATCACGTTATTGCCACCAACATACGTGGCTGGATGGTCGGGGATAAGGCGGTTCTGAAGAAACTGCTGAAGGTCATGGATATTCCTGCACTGTTGGCGGGTGCTCTGGCATCTATTTACCCCTCAGGCTACCCAACAGTCCATAAGTGTAAGAACAGTGGCACTAGTAAGTGTGACTACAATCCTACCCTGGAAGTCGATATTGACGGTATTGAGTTTAAAGTCGACAGTCTGCTGGACTTTAAAAAGGTGGTCTGGACGGATCGCACCCGAGTTAGTCCGAAGGCGCGTCGGTTTATGTCAGCCGGTAACAATGTACATACTGTCGAGCAGATCGAAGAATATCAAGATGAATTTAACACCTTGGAGCCTTTGAGTGCACCTTTGTCTGACAGTGGGGCCATCGTAAAAATTGCCTTCCACCAGCCCAACCTGGAAACCTATGAGCGTGTAGGTCGACTGTGGATTAACGGGGTAATGGAAATGGTCAATGCCGCGATGGATCGCATTACGGATGCGGACCGTGAAACTCGTCGCACCAAGCGCATTAGCTTTATCCGCAACTACCAGCACGCACTGCGTCTGCAAAAGCATGCTGCGTGGATAAAGAACCTCCAGATGCATGTGCCGGGTGAAGATGAACCACGCATTGTTTCAGATACTGATACCTTGTTCAGCTCATTGGAGACGTTGGCTGAAGACAAGGCGTTAGCGAGGAACATCATCGAAGCGGTTGACCGTCACCGGGTGGAAGCACAGGTGACCTTTACAGGTATACCGAACTATGTATGCCCATCCTGTAATGAACCGCAGTTGGATCCGGCTGAAGCAGAACATGGGCTGATTCCAATGGACATGGTGGCGTATTTTTTTACCATCATGGTGTGGAAATGGGAACACGAGGCCACTATCTCAACCAACCCATAATCAGCTGTCTGTGCGGGAAGAGCAATGGGGACAACATGAAAGGACGTGTCTGTCCCCATTGTCATACCGTGGTGAAAGAAACCACGAATACCGCACTGTTTAAGCGACCCACACCCCATTCAACTTTGTTTGCAGATTTTGGCTTATCCAAGAAACAAAGCACCGCACTGTCAGAGGCATTACTGGAGCTAAAGACGCCTAAGAGCAATATTGTACTCCAGCTATTAATGGCGGAACAATATGAAACAATTTTAGGTATCCACGACCACTCCACCGTCGTCTACGACGTCGCTACGCCTTTGGTGCGACATACCTCAGCCAGTCAAACCATTCCGTACTCGCTATATGCGAATGAAATACGGCGGTTGATTCGATTAAAGGTCCCACAGAAAACTGGCATGGGTTTAGATGCCATACTCAGTTTACCAGTGGAGACCTATCGGCTGGTAACCAATGCATGCTCCGCCTCTAATCACCTTGAGGGTGAGTTAGCGGATGAGTTAATGACAGAAATAAATAACAGTTAATATACTCCCAGAGCCTTTAGGGCTCTGGGAGTATAGTTTATGCAAGCTCAAGGTGGTCTAACAGCGCCCGTGTAAAGTAGGCGCGTTCCAGTGGATCTGGAAGGTGTACTTCGATAGCATGTACATTGAAATCGCTAAAGGGAACTGGATGGGTGCCCACGGTTTGCATCAGGTCATCCACGTTCTCAAACAACTCTACTAACGTACCGTTATTGTCAACGTAATGGGTACAGTCATCCGCCGTAATCGTTAGGGAGGAGGCCGGTTCCAATGGCTTACGTTTACTGGCATCTACCCATATTTCAAAGTCATGAGCTTTATTAGCCTTAGAGGCGTTCAGCTCATCTATGTTTCGAAGACCACAGTAAATATCGTGCTCTTCGAAAATCTCTCTGGAGACACGGTCTAGGTGCTCCCCATTGTACTCGACGATCAGGTCAAACCACTCCTTACGGTGGTTACCTCGATCCGCGTAGCATTCCTCTACAGTGGTATATCCATAGAGGGGGGCAAGTCTGTCAAAGATAAACCGCCGACATACAAATAAGGAGGAGGACTCGTATTGCAGTCCGTAGACTACGGTGAGGTACAGGGAGACGGTGTCCTTCCCATGCCGCGCATTACCGCACACCATCCATTTCAATGACATCAATAATCCTCAAGCTGATAATTATGCTGCACCACCTCATCAATCAGTCCTAACGATAGTGCCTCTTCCGCAGTTAGGTAATGATCAGTCTCACAGTAGGCTGCAATTTCAGACTCACTGCGATTGCATCGATCGGCGATGTGCTTGGATAAGGTATCCTTAATATAGTTCATGTACTCCAGGCGAGGCGCCATTATAGCGCTGGTACCTCTGGGCTGATGTATCATGATCTCAGTATTCACGGTGGCGTATCGCTTACCCGGTTGACCTGAACACAGTAACAGTGCACCCGCTGAAGCGGCTAGACCGATTGAAAGAGTATAGACTGGGGACTCGATCGCCTCCATTGTATCGACAATGGAACGTGCCACTGCAACATCGCCACCCGGACTATTAATCAACATCACAATAGGGGCGACTACAGTGGACTCTAGTTCCCGCAAAGCTTCTAAAATCTTACGGCCCATTTTACGCTCTATTACGCCTTCGACTACAACGACTCTAGCCATGAACGTACCCTCCGAACATACCCAACTCAATCGCCTGCTGTGCGGTCATGTATTCATGGCGATCACAGCGTGCGCGAATGTCAGTTGCCTCTAGACGAGTCACAGCGGCTATGATGGCGGTAATGCGCTCCTCTACACGAATAACCTGTTCGCCGGTGGCTGTAATGTCGGTGGCTGTGCCAGCCGCATATTGGGTCTGGCGTACAAAGTGTACAATAGTGGAAGGCATGCAGCGACGCTTTTCGACGGGCAGTGCCGCCAATACCACTGCAAAGTGTACCGGCATATCGTAGAGTACCTCGACCTGCATATCCAGCTTACCTGCAAACAGATCGATGGTGTCATGAATACCTAGTAGCTCAGAGTCCCCTAGAAACACTGTATCAAATTGCAGTGTCAGAGGAATCTCTTTATTCTTCTCTAGGTGGGCCAGTAACTCTAGGTATAGTTGGCCTACCGACTTAACCAGTATAACTTTCACAGGGTGCTCCTTATTTTAAAGGTCGTATCAATAGGATTTGCCAACCCTACCAGACAAAAAAAAAATAAGGAGGGGTGAACCTCCTTATCTAAACGACAACGTTTGTTGGCATGTCACCAATGGAGGCACACTTACCGGAAAACTGTTCTCGCTTACGCGCATCATACTCTCGGTGCTGCTGGATATCCAGACAAGTTAACCAATAGTAGACGGGCGCAATATGGGGATATTTCTTTATAGGTCTTAGACGGTAAGGAGGGCTATTTAGATCTGCACCTGTATAATGAGGTATCCCTCTTAACTTTTTCATCACTAGGGAGGGGCAGTCTAGGGTCAAATAACCATTTACCGTTAACAACGCCATTATATTCATTATCAATCGCCTTTCTGGCTAAATACTTGCTACAGCCACTATTTAACACCGCCGCTGCGATTGTCTGATAAATAGTTTTGGTGCCAGTCGCAACATCCACTACGCCGATAGATCTATTTTTAGTTAACACGCCATATGTAACGTTTGGCCAGGGTTCTGATGGGTTAGCGTCCCTAACAAGATATCTACCGTCCACACACTTTAAGGTGGTCCCAATAGCTGCCTTTATCCTGCCCCTCTTGATAGATAGTGTCCTTTCCGCATCGACGATTGTGTCAAACGCATGTACGGTACCATCTAGTAGGTCTTTAACTTCTACAGGTCTAAGTGTTCTATGTGTATACCCTAGGTCTGTGATTGAATGGCGTACATTCGCGCTGTGCGACACCCACTCTAGGTTGCAATATGAGTTGTTTTGTTTATCGCCATCCTTATGGTTGACTTCAGCTGACTCAAATTTACCATTAGGGTTAAACACGTCCATTATAATGTGATGTACTAGTACCGTACGGTCTTTCTTTCTAACCGCATCGTAGGTTTTAAACCCTAAATACCCCGTGTTAAACGGTGTACCTCGAGTGATTTTACCTAATTGATATTTAGCTAGTTTTACAAGCCTACCGTCAAGAGAACCCGCTACCTCGGGAAACCTCTCAGATAGAAAAAAGCCAGGATATGGACTCTCTCTAGGTACGTAGTTGACCATAGAACCTCCTATACAACTACATTTGTCGGCATGTCCCCAATAGAGGCACATTTACCGGAAAACTGTTCTCGCTTACGCGCATCATACTCTCGGTGCTGCTGGATATCCAGACAAGTTAACCAATAGTAGACGGGCGCAATATGGGGATATTTCTTTATAGGTCTTAGACGCCCCAGTAGCTGCAAGTTACGCTGCACCGAGCCAATGGCCACGGTACTGATACAGGCCCTTAGGTTAGGAATATCCTTACCGGTACCGGCTGAGGTTGGTGTACTGACTATAATGTCGTTTGTGTACAATACTTCTGGAGCATAGGTCGCCGTATAGGCTGAGGTTTTAAACTGTGGATAGAGTTTACTCAGTCTATTAGCCAGTCGCTCACACATCTCAGTGGTTGCACAGAAAATCAGTAACTTCTGCTCATCCTGGTAGTCTGAGACGAATGCCTGCTCTGCTAGACTTTCTATGAACTCATAGTAGCGCGTCTCCGCTGTACGATTCGCCATTAGCCACTGCTCATAGGTAACATGACTGTATCCCTTAGTGCCAGTACATTTCACCTTATCCGGATGTTCGAGTCGATAGGTTACAGATATGCACTTTGCGTGCTCATTCTGACTTACGTCTTTAAAGCGGTCCTCCATAGGAAATATTTTAAGGTATTGGTTGTTGATCTTCTCATCCTCCGACACCAGTGTCGCAGATAGGTAGATGGCCCTACGTACATGCGTGAAGGTGGTGGCGGTTACGAGTGCATGGATATTCTCATGTGACTCATCCACGATCCGCATACCCACCCCTAACGTAGGGAATAACTCATAGGGTGTCACACCCTCTATTGTGTACCCCTCTGTAAGGTAGTCCTTGAGAAAGGCCCGGATAGTAGCAATGGAGATAAAAATGAGCTTATACTCATTCTGTCCGGCTAATGATAACTTAACCAGATTCACCAAATGCTCACGCCCCTGTATCACACAGATATCCTTAGCGTGATCAATATCCAGTACCCACTTCGTGGAGTCTATCCACGTTTTAAAATGACCCGAGGCCATAACAAATGCCGTGCGTACTTTATAGTGCGCCGTTGTCATTAGTCCACAGGCGGTGTTGTGTGTCACGATGAAGTCATCCGTGACGTAGAGGTGGGATGGGTGTGATACCTCTATACACTGGACCTCATCCGCCCCTACATACTGAACGTCGATAACCCTAGACATTTCCAAATAGTCACTATCTGGAACATGTATGGGCAAATACTGCTCACGACCGTTCTCCACCCGATCCTTGATGATTGCTGTTGTTAGCACCTCACCCGTTAACCCTTTCTCCATGGTATACCAGAGATGTTCAGCGTCAGCGGTTGACTGTCGTCCATCCTCTAGGGTGATGCAGTATACTGGTCGTACGCCCTGTGGATAGACACCCACAACCACACCTTCACCACCATCGGGTCCGCTAATGGGGTCCCCTACACTAAGGTCTCCCATTTTGACCCAGCCATGGGGTGTTAACACCTGTGAGGAAAGCGGCTGTGCCTTCCCAAAGCCAGTAGGAAGGTTTAGTACACGGTTAATGGCCTTACCTTCCTTCATGAAGGCCATGGCCAGTTCCTGTTCCTCATTGCGAGGCCCTACTCCCTTCTGCAACGCTATCTCGATGGGTGCTCCTTCAATGGGCTCGTGGTACGTGTATTGAAAGTCACTACTAGTGTACCCTAGTACCCTTAGATACTCCTCAACCTTTGTAAACTCCGCTTTCAGAAATCCAAACTCTTTACGGTCGTGCGTAGCCGTTGCAAAAACGGCCTTGGTTTTCTTAACCCGACGCTTAAGCTTTGGAATCCAGACGGTTTCAAAGATCGCCAGTCGCTCACAGTACTTAAGGATGGCTTCTCGTTCATTCGGGTAATGCACCTGAATACGTACGCCATGACTGTAGACGTCTACTTTAAACTTAACCATTCTACCTCCCATGACAGCCATAATCCCCTATTATAGGATGCCTAGCCCTAGTGGCAATAAAAAATAATGACCATGCACTGGGCTCGCCCAGTGCATGTCTATAACTATTTATGCCTTCTGATTAACCGTCGCAGTAAACCAGGTCTGAAAAAGGGTATCCGACATTGGGACCTCCAGTGCTTCAGAGACCGCACTGCGACATCCTGCCCACAGGTGAGTGTCCTGTCCCTCTGGACGCAGGGTATTGAGCAGGTTATCCAACTCCCCACGCGTCTTGGGGAGGCTGATCTGGTACTGACGTTCCAGTTTTTCACGGGCAGCGTTCATCAGCTTTACTTGCATTAGTCTAGTCCTTTAAGTGGTTAGTGTGATACGTATTCAAAGGTGAAGTGTTCGACCGAAAATTGCCCCAGTGTGCCATCGACTTCCACCAATGGCTCTGGACCAGCATCTGTGTGCACCGCCGTCACACGATAGGTCTTACCGATTTCTAACACAGCGGGATTAGACTCCCCTTTGCGCCTTTTCTTATCCGTGCAGATTACACGGGCACCGGTATCCAGTACAAACATAGGGTACGTCCTTTAGCGGTTATCTACATACGGGGCATCGGCCCCAATAATGGGATCCAGCGGATGCACTGGACGCTCATGGGTCAAGTAACTCTTATGGTTAAGAATGACCCGCTTCTGTCCCTCGAAGGCCAAAGCCGCCGACACGGACCGGTTCGATATAATCCGACGGGCGGACATAAAGACAAATGGATCACCACCACGGGGTAGGCGATAGTCATTAGCATAGGCGTTCACCGTCATACAGGCGCGTACAAAGATTTCCGCATGGGCTAGGTTGACCTTTATCTTTTCATCGAAGAGGCGTTTCATCGCCGCCACTGCCTGACCGGGGTGCTTATGGGAGACAATGGCCTCATCCTTTTCCTCAGACCCAAAGACAAAGTGTTTAATGCGACGCTGGAACGTCAACATACTCTCACTGCGTCGGGGGGTAATAAAGACCGGCCGACCTTTAAATCCGTCCAAGCGTACCTCCACAACGCCGTTAACGGTTTTCCACCCATTACGGGCGATACATTCCAGGACATCCGAGGAGAGTGCAGACCCCTCATCCCCTATCCGTAGATTAAATACACACCAGTCCCCTTTCCGTTGTCCATGTCCATCGGCGTTTGCAATTTTCAACTCCGTAATACAGGACACTCGCTGTGGTAGCAATCCTGTGGGATCACCACTTTGAAGGACACTATTGAGTCCAGGGGCTTCTTCTTCAGCAAAGCGAATCAGGAAGGTATTCGCTACATTCTGTCGCTTCAGTGTAACCGCTGACCGGTTATCGGGGTCATAGCGGAACCATTTACCGGCCTCACCCTCCAGTGAGAAGTACAATGCGCCTTGAGAGGTCTCAACGTGCTTAGTAGAAAGGATTAGCTGAGAGAGCGAGGACAGTGGGTCGGTTGTCAGAAAGTGTCCTACGTTGGTTCTAGGGGGGACGATACGGGAGATCTGTCCCAGACATGTCTTACAGACCGTACCGGTATCGTCATTCTGACACATGGTGATGGAGCGGACGTTAATGACCTGCCCAATCAATGACGTGTCCTTAGGGTCAAACAGTACCGGTCGGCCATCGACCATATGGTACTTACCCTTAAGGCCGTGCATATCCTGTTCAGACACCAACCATGGAATGGTGTGTGGTGTACCACAATCATCCCCCACGACACTACGCACGACGGCTGCAAGAAGCTGCATACGTCGGTTCAGGTACTCAGAGTCCTTCAACGGATCGTCGTTCATCAACAGTGCACGAGACGCGCTGCGGGATTCCGTAATGCTATCGTACAACGTATCGAACCCGTCTGCATAGGACTTCTTGATGGGGTACATAAAGATAGAGCCATCCGTAGCAAAGGTATTGCCACGCGCACCAATGAACTGCACCAACTGCTTCTCAGAGAGCAGGTTAGCACGGGTCATCTTCGCAACCCCATTATTGCGCAGTGTAGGCTTGTCCTTCTTAAGCTCCTGCATAATCCGCTCGTATCCCTCCTTGAACTCCATCTCATCCGCTTCAATCTTATCTTTCACTTCCCGTATTACCGGGTCATCCATGAGCTCAATTACATCTTCCAGGTCAACCGTCGTGACGTATCCCGCTAGACGGGAGACCGTGACGTTGTGGATGGTGTTAAATATCTCATAACTGACCTTTGACATCTCCCAGACGAGGTTTTCCCGCTTATCCGGGTACCCTTCATAGACATCCCAGAAAATCTTAGCCCCCAGCTTCTGATCAAACCCCTTGGTAAGGGACTTATTACCAACATGATGGGATGGCAATATAGGGCATCCGGGAAACTCACGGTGCATGCGCCAAAAGTACCAGCTCAGTACCGTGCGGCGCTTGCCGGTTTCCAGGGTGGATCCGTCGGCAAACTCTACCACCATAGGGCCCTCAGGTAGGGCCCATACCTCCTTCTCTGTCAGCATACACAGGGTGCCTGCTGCATAGATGTTCGCCATTAGGGTTACTCCTTATTGTTTATGTCGGGGGACACGAATGATTTCCCATCCGGCACACGCGGCGATGTGTCGGACAAACTTAATCGGACGTCCGCCAATGGGCACTGCATTTCGATCAACCAGACATTCAATGTCTGAAGGTCGGTCCGATAGCAGTATTGAATTGACTGCCATGCGGTGACTTTCTGGATTCGTAGCCAGGTCCATGGTTTCCGCCGCAGCATCACCACCGATAACCGATACCAGGCTACGCAGCTCCGTTTCCCCGATGACACGAGGTGGCTGCTCTTTAGATGGGGTTGAGTGTTTAGTGGTTTTATTCTGTACAGCCGGTAGACCATGATGCTGCCTTAGGATTCCAGAAACCGCCATGGGCTTGTGATCCAACTTATCCAGTACAATCATAAACTTCGTACCGATCAGGATCGGATCCTTAGTTCGAACGGTTTCACCCGTACGACTTACATAGGTAACCGGTGATTTATTCGGTGGCCTGAAGGCTTTAAGTTTACGGTACAGGTCAGGACAGAGTTTCTCATCATCTGCACGGATAACCAAATAAATACCCTGATTGTAAATGCTGTCCAATACCTCCATTTTTTCTGCGTCTGATAGATCACGGATGTTCTCTTCCATTACGGTAGAGGTGCAGGCAACCAGCGTCTGAAAATGGACCCAGGCCTGATCGTTCTGACCGGCATCCATCATTTGACGTATATCGCCTGCAACGTCCCGTGCCACAGCATTAATATAATGCTCATAGAACTGACCTGGGTTCAGTCGTGCGACTGCACCCTTACCGTACACAATGACGTCGGCACGGTTACCGAAGTCATCCACCGCCATTTCATGGCTTTCCCGTACACCGCAAACCACGCCTTTGCCGCCCCCCATGTCTGATATCTTAGCACCCAAGTCGGCAGTGAAACGGTGCGCGTACATGACCTCTACCCGCCACTCATCCATGGGGGTAGCACGGTATGTTTTCTGGATAGAGTTCTTACGGCCCTTCACCGACTCTAGACGTTTAACAGCTTCATTAGGGCGTACACCCATAGCCCGCTCTATCAGTGTCAGGAGCTCTGGGGTCAGATTCGGTTTGTAGTTGGTCTCCTGTTTAATCTGATGATAGATTTGTACGATTCGGTCATAATACTGCGCATGCCGGTCCGCATACTTCTTAGCGACATCCTCCATACCCGATGGCGTATGGTACGTTCTGCGACCCTCATTGGTCGTGGTGTGTACCGTAATGTCGATGATTTTAGCACCCGGCACACCATAGGTTAACTTATCATGCGTCAGATCCGGAGTCTGAAGCTCCTTACGGGACATTTCAACCCCATCTAACATAGGGTCGTACTTGCGCAGTGCAAAGACTAGCCCATCTTCACGTATAGTGTCTCCAATCTCAGGGAACGGCTTATAGATCCGGTCATCCCCATAGAGGTTAATTGGATAGTAGTGACGGCCCCATTCTACTACACGGGTACCCGTAGCAATAGGCGTGGCGCGTTCAAGGAAGTCACGGGATACCTCGAATCCATCCTCAATTGTAGCCGGTACGGACATGTACGCAACATTACAATTGAGACCATTGGAGTAGTACCCGTTCTCTATCGTAGGGCTGTAGGAGAGTACATCCCCTCGATCCAGTGTCATGCCCCGTGCAAGCTGATGCATGAGAGGGGTGAACTTATACTTAAACCCGAAGGTTTCATGTACACGTTCCAGTTGGTTCTGATAAGTCTCCACGTGGAATACACCAAAATGCCCTGTTTCAAGACTACGGTAGATAACGGTAACCAGAGGGTTATATGCAATGGCATTCGCCCCCACCCCACCTGTATACTTATGGAGCACAGCATAGACCTGCAGGTCCTCAGGTGCTTTCACTCCAAAGGTATGGGTGGCTAGCTGATCCTCCAGGCCAGTTAGTATGCGAGGCGTATCCGGTTTATTCGGTATCACCGCCTGAGAAATCTGGGAGCAGACCATCTGCATGCGGCTGCCCGAGTTAAACTTGAGCATGGGCGATATAGCCGCCATAGTGCCCAAGTGCCGGAGGTTATTACGCGTCTTTTCCATCTGTACACTCCTGTGACATTTACTGCTCAGTACGGTAATATAGGTTTTCAGCTTAATCGATATCGGGTGGATGTTATAGAGTACCTGAAATGAGGTTGAGGGACATTATGAACGTTGATAAGCTCGCCGTACCTCGCGGCAAGGCTAACTATTATGAAGCTGGATATCGTGTGGCAATTGAAACCCACCTGCCCGTCATCCGGCGCAATATTCAAGAACACGTCTCCATCACTGAGCGCCAAAAACGCATGTACGCAGGTGACTTTTACGGACTATTATCTGAGCTAGGGGTAGCGGTGCCTCACCAATGGCCCACGTTAAGGGCGAACGGCTATCATAGTCCAGCTGACTTTCATGGGGAGGTGGATACAGTCTATACCTACACACCGTCTATATTTAAAGAAATATTAGACCAATACCTCACCACTCAAGCACGACTGTAACAAAAAAGAAATAGACACCCATGCGCCCTTTCGGGCGTATGGGTGTAAGTGCCGTTAGTAACCAGACATCGGACGGTATTGTCCTGTGCGAGGGTCTAGATACATTTGTGGCTGTTGGGGCTGGCCGTAATATCCACCTGGTCCAGGCTGCCCATATTGGGGCTGGGGCGGATACGGCTGATTATACTGGGGTTGGGGTACGGGTTGTCCGTATTGGGGTTGAGGGGGGTAAGGTTGGTTGTACTGAGGTGCCGGAGGCGGTGGTGCGTATTGAGGTTGGGGTTGGTATTGGGGTTGTGGTTGGTATTGGGGTTGGCCGTACATCGGCGGTTGGGCCGCTGGTGCAGCAATTTGTCCATAGTTAGGTGGCGTCATTGTTGGTGGTTTAAAGGTCGGAATGCCATCATCCTCTACCTTCGGTGCAGGGGCTACTGGCTGTGGCTGTGGTGGTGTTGGTGCTGGGGGCGCGGACGCCGCTGCACGTGGTGCCTGTGCAGGCGTTACTGTTTCGGATTTCTCTTCCTCCACAGTTGCACCCAAGCCAATGTTACCCTCCCATTGAATGTACAGGTCATTATGGTACCAGTCATCCAGATTGGAAAGATCCTTCACCCAGTGACCTGAGAAGTAAAAGTCCTGGGTAAGGTAGCTGGTAATAAGGCTCGCCACCTCCTGCAACCGTGACATCACTTCATAGAAGGTTTTGCACAGAGTCGTGAAGTAGGGGGCCGTACGACTATTGTACGACTCCACTATAGGCACGTCCCCTAATGCCAACTTAAAGGCAGTACGGATAACGTTGTGTGCGACCTTAGACGGTAGGCGCGCATTATAGAGCGTCTGTGACTCCAGGAAGGGTACCGAGAAAGTACAGCGACGACGCTCTATCTTACCATCTCCTTCTACCCGCTCCAGCTGATACCGGATCATGGGATATTTTCCCACAAACCCCGTCAAAACTTTAGCCGGAATCCGACGCCAAGCATCCAGTGTGTTCGTACTGGTGGTCGGCATCTTGGAGAGAATCTTCTCCATCGCGGCCTGTGGTACCTTAGCGTGTTTATCGGTATGGGCGGCCAGTGCAATGATGCTGTCCACCACATTCAGTGTCGCCATGTAAGTACGACTGGATACCAGGTGAAGGAACTTGTTCAGTACCTCCGACTGACCACGAAAGACTGACTCTGCAGCCGGGTGGAAGAACACCCGCTTGCCGTCTTCCTCCGCATTCACCCACTCATCGGTAGGTATGTACAGAGGCAGAGACACGGTACCGCGTCCCCGACGAACTTTTACCTTAAGGGGAGCGAGCTCCCCCTTGTCGTTCGGATACTGGACCGCACCATCCTTTTCGATGGTGCAGCCGACGTCCTCCAGCAATGACTGGTAGAATTTTACAATCGGTTTCATGCGCTACTCCTTAACGATAAAGCGTATTAAGCATGTTGCCCAGGTCACCTGCAATGGCGGATAGGCTTTGTGTGGAGTCACCCACCACAGGACTGTAGAGGGCATCACAGTAACAGGGTGCCGCATAATCAACCGGCATACCGCCGTTGACACTCACTGAGACAGTGGTATTACCTACCATATTGTAGTACATGGTAATGTTGTACTCCCCTACCCCCATAGCCTGGACGGATGCCGCAATTGTACTGCGCAGAATCGCCTCGATGTTCTGGATACGCCGTACGTCATCCGAAACACCTACCATGAACTGAGCACCCAACGTTTTGACTGTCACCGAACCATCCGGTGCGGTTTGGTTTTCCATGTTAAAGCTGTAGCGTGCTACCAGATAAAGAGCCAGGTGTGCAGGCACCGCTTGAATTAACATGTGTGCTATACGGGTTTCAACCTTAGGTGCACCCCAGTGATCAGTGTGGTCGGTCATGGAGGTGGGGGTACCGGTATCCAGATGGGCAATCTGAAGTACATGGTCAAACTCTTGGAATGCCGCGCGAACCTCCTGTACGGTTACGTAGAAGGTTTCCGTATACGCCGTCTGGTCACGCAGGCGTGCAAACACCATAGACGACATGCATACGTCGGCTTCTGCAATCTTAGAGCTGTCTGCCGCTGCACCCATGACGTAGTCAGGTGAGTCCACCATGTCATAATTATTGACAATGCCTTCACGGTAGCCCTCGCATACCTTATGTAGGTAGCGACCGCCAATTACGTTGTCACGTGCACTGGCATTGATGCCGTACATGTTGGCCACCCTGGTATCCAGTACACCCGGCTGATTAAAGCCATGGTATTCACGTTGCTGGTACGTGATGGTGTCCACGGGACGCAACAGTGCCTCTGACTGATGTAGTTGATTATCCATGCCCAGGTAGGTCACCGGTGAAAGGATCTGCCGCGCGCCGACAGACGCATACTTCTGGAACCGATGGCCATGCTGCACTACATGGTCGACACGGGCCTCCGTATGGGAGTTAGTGAAGATAGGGATGTCCGGTGCCAAATGTCCACCGTAGGACATATCGGCATACCCCGTATAACCCGTAATGACTTCACGGGTGGTGCCCATAGGGGTGGTTACTTCGAACTCCATCAGTACGGAGTAGCGCTGAGTATCCCAGCCATTGGCAATGGCTACGATGCCCTTAGATTGTGAAGCCGGTGAGAGAATGCGACCCGAGATTGCCGAGAAGCGCTCGACGTTGGTATACTGGCCACCTTGGGTGACCTGATCCAACATATTTAGCGTCTCATTGTTGATATGTGACTCGTAGGGACGGAAGTGCATCTGATGTACTGTTGGTACGGCGATGAATACGGCTCGGACCAGACGGACACTGTTAGAAAGCATAGTGTTTTCCTCTTGGTTAAAGGTCAATATTGTTATGGGGTTGGCAACGCATACCCTTCGATCTGACAGATCAGTCGAGCGATGTCGTTGCGCAGTGTGGTCGGTACGGTGTCCTTATCAGGCCACTCGTACAAATTGATTTCAGAGACAATGTTGTCGATCAACATAATGCCAGGGTTTCCTTGACTGCGGCCCTGTACATCAATGCGTTGATGAGGGTAGATCTCCTCTAGTGGTCCAATGAACCCTTTGGACAGCGGCAGGAGCGCTACCCCGCCCACTGAATAGAGGTCAACGGTTGAAGGGTCCTTTTCGATGCGGCAGCTTAACATCATGTTTGCCAAGCCCTGATATCCATGGTCACTTAACCATGCAGCAGTTACACCGATCATGCGCAGATACGTATCTCGGCTTTTAACTAATTGACAGGTGCGCGGATAGATCACCCGCTTACACACGAGTCCTATTAAAGGTAGATGGTAAGCGCCTATAGAGAACTCCATGTTCTGCTGAATAGCATTGATGTACCCTAACGCCTTATCTACGTTCCCCTGTGGGTTAAGCCCCGTCACAAAGGCAGGCACGTTATCCACATACGCGGTCATGGCTACCACGGCGTAATCAGGAACCGATTGACTAATGCGGTAGCGCTCCACAACGGATTCAGTTTCATCTGACTCTGATTTCGTTATACGCTTATCGCGTACGCCATTGGAAAGGTTCTTGGCTTTAGACTCCAGAAACTTGTACGCGATCTTAATCAGCGTCTTGTCTGGATCACGGAACTCACCAATGGAGATTCGCCGTACGATCACCATAGCCAGATAGAACCTCGGTATCTCAGACGTCCCCATATGGGTACAGATAGCCGGAGTCAACGCCTTTGAGTCTTTCTCCGCTAACGCTTCACAGTAATCCTTCAGTCGATCCATGGCTGGAAGTCTGTGAACACACGACTCTTTGAGGAGATCGTACGTCACAAGCTCCTTAAAAGCCGGATCCAGTGGCGGGGCTACGTACATGAACTTACCCCAGATAGGGGTAACCATTTTAAAGTACATGCTCAGTACAACCAGCTCATCATACTCATCCTTGAGATAGGTCTGGCGTCTAGGGTACTCCCCCGTATAATGCTCGTGGATATCGCTATTATAAGCGATTCGGCCATACTCCAATACCCACGACCGAAGGTGCTCGTGGTTTACCAGATTCAGTAATCGCGTTACCAATGAGCGCAGCTCTATCTGCAGCAGCTCGAATGAGGTCTCCATTTCAATAAGTTCAAAGGCCTCGGCGTAGACCCGCTGATACTCATCTTGAAGGTCCATCGGCAACGTATGCCAATATTCGTTCAGTGGACCATACACGGACTCGGTATCAGTGCCTCCGCCACTGAGTTTCATCCACAACATCGTGGTGGGCCAGATCAACTCCTGCCCACGATGGGTAGTTCTAAGAACCGTCGTACCGGTGTTCGTTATCTCTATCTCCATACTGCACTCCTTGACCTACAAAAGGATACTGTCTTACCGGTAATATAGGTTTTCATTCTCTCCGATAACGCCCTATTACATTGGTGGTGTCGCTGTATATAAAAAAATAACATAGATACATACACAGTGCGCACTGCGCACTGTGTATAGGTATTTATACGTCAGCAAATACGTCCGTAGAACGACCGTTACCTTCGTAACCGGTTTTCTTATAACCGCCACCACCGTTACCGGAGGACTTGTTGTAGCCGCCGCCGTTGCCGCCACGGTTACCACCACCGTAATTGCCGCGACCGCCACCCTGGCCCCCTTCACGCTTCTTAGCGTCTTGGGCTTCTTTCTTCTCATGGGTGTCAATGAGTACCGGACCCAGCACCTCACGCATGGCATCTACATAGCCTTCAACCACACGCCTCGAGGTAACCGCCGGATCCAGCGGATTGCCGTTTTTATCTACCAGGGCATAGAAGAAATTAGGCATCATACGGAACACACAACGCGGTGCGTTCTTACACTCCACCATGATAGAGACTACGCCTTCTGCATCCCGACCAACGTAGACCTCTGACATGACCTCAAGTTTTTCAGATTTAACGCCACCAGACCAATCATAGTTCTTGTTTTTGATCCCTTCAACAGTGAAGTCTGGGTTGGATGCTGCCTCCAGCAACATGCGCATGAAGATGTTGCCGATAACGGGATCCATGTTCGCATTTACCGGTGGGGTGTTATCCCCATCATCCGGGTGGTTAGGGTATACCGTAATACGGATGTTCCCGTTCACCACACGCAGTTTCATGTTGGGGCGCTTGCCTTTGATGTTTGGATCCCAAAGATCACCGACCAGGGAGAGCTTAGGGTTATCGGTGAAATTCTTGGGTGGGATAAATTTATTATCAGCCATGGGGTATACTCCTAGGGTAGTCGGACAGCTAACATTTTTGTAAACTGCTCTTGGATATCGGAATCGGTTATGGTACGTACATCACTGCGTACCTTCTCGCGGGTCGTGGTAGGTTTCCACTTACCGGCAGCAGCACAGGCTACCAATGCCTTTTTATGGGCGTGACTACCTGCGTAAAACAGGGTTCCACGGTCACCCAGCACTTGCATGGTTAGAAGGTTAAATGGCAAATGATAGTAGCTTTCGTTGGTGGTTAATTTACGGATCCATTCTACGGGGGGACGAATGTGTCCCGTATGACTTTCTAGCAACTGCATGTCACTAAACTGATAGCGGGACAATAAATCAATAGCATGGTGAGTGAGTACCCATCCACGCCCACGCATCTCAGGTAACGTATGTTGCAGTTGTAGCACCGGAATGCCCTGCTGGCGTTTAAGGTTATCAATCGCCAATCGTTCCAGGTTTTTATACACTAGCTGGCGCTGGGTATGGGGGGTCTTTACTTTAGCCAGTGGTAGTCGATGTTTTAGGGCATCTACCGCGGTAATGTAAAAGTGGGTAGGTACCTCTGCATTGACGAACCCATGCAGGGTCGCTAGCTCCTCTGCAAAGCCTTGTATAAACTCCCCTCGGTCCACGAGCAAGGGATCTTCAAAACTCCCATGGTAGTTTCGAAAGAGGGTATAGATATTCATCCATACATGGTCCACTTTCTTACCCAGGTCAGCTAAGTTCTCCTCCAGCGGTATAGCCGTAGGGACACTAAAAGCGAGCGTTTCTCCCATTGCTCGGTCTTGTACGTTAGCCATACAGCCTCCTTATAGATGGGTACGCAGTAGCGCTAAGGCGTCCTGAGACAGATGGGCCTCGACCCCTTTCTGTGCAAGACGATTAGCCATAAGTGCCTCTGCATCATTTCTACCCAACGGTGTAGGGGTGAATGTTTGACCCAGTACCGGTTTAAACTGTGCGGTCTCCTCTGACTTAAGGTACTTGAAGGTACAGTGTATAAGGGGCGCATTGTGTTTAAAGGCCTGTAGTAACGGCAACCACGCATCGTTTCGAGGTACGGTAAAGCGTACGTGAGATCCCGGTGGTAGACTACCGGCTTCTTTCAACGTAGCCTCTATCTTGTCCTTACCCAGTGCATCCCCTTCGTATGTTACGAATCGAGTGGCATGTGGATTCTCGACAAAAACGATTTCATCCCCAGCATGATCTTTACACCCATAATCCGTAACCCGTACGTGTCCCTTGGCACCCTCTTCACCATGTGCCAGTCGATCCAAGGACCCCTGTGCAAAAATACGCCCTTGAAACCGAGCAGCGTGGTGGTGTCCAATGGAAATGTATCGCTTAACGATTGACTGGTATCGTTCAGAGTCGTGACAGGGTAGCAATACGTTAGTGGGTAGCTGAAATTCAAACATCCCATGCATGATGGCATAGTCTACTGAATCCAGACCGTGTTGTGTCAGTACCTCCCGTACATCCTGCCAAGTATCCTCAGGATCCATGCGCCATTCATCGGGCACATAGAGGACATCCAGACCCAGTGCCTCTATACGCTCTATAGAAAGCGTACTTACGTACTTACAGTCCGCCCCTATGCCTGTAATGGTGTTAATCGTCTCAAAGAGTACGGACTGTCCCCGGTCATGCGAGGGTGTCCCTTCGAGTACCCTAAGAATGATGTTCCACCGTTTACAAACAGAGAGTAGATCAGCCATCCATAGTTCAATTGCCTGAACATCTGCATCTGAAAGATGTGCAACCTGATCAAACAAATCGCCCCCTATAAAGATGGCGTCCAGTGCACCCGTTTCACGGTTATCAGGAAACGCGGCTTTAAGGGATTTAAGGATGTTTTTTGATGATACCCGGCTATGGCACAGGTGTATATCCGAGACAAAGGCAAGGTGCAGGGGTTTGTTACCCTTACCAGTCATCAGCATCCTCCAAGGTTACTGCGGTTTCACTTACCACACCAGCGCCACCGATATTGTAACGCGCCATGATCTCACGCCATGCACTGACGTCTTCTTCTGGCACAGTACCCAATACCAGGTCATCCGTAATGTGCTTTTCTGCAAAACGGGCACCGTGCATGGGGCTGGCCTCTGTTCGAAGGGCCCATTCCTTTAAGAGCCCTGCAATGTTACGCCCAGTCAGCACCTGCGTCGTGTAGGTGATAGGCGGTACACGGAATAGTCGATCCTTACCGTCTTCGGACATCACCCAGACAGACAAGCGAGGATCAATCGAGAGCTTCAGCCACTCTTCGCGTAGGCGAGTCTGTTCCTCAGCGGGGAGAGTCGTGGGTTCAAAGAACAGCGGTATAAACTGTCGAAAGAGGGACTCGGGTAGTTTAGGAAACCCGTTTTCTATTTCATCCAGTAATTTTCCATAAGGGTTCGTGTTATCCATGTAATTCTCCGTTCGCATCAAAGGCCTGTATAAACTGCAAGGTGCCGGTTGAGTTGTCCGCCTGTAAGAGGCGCTGCAGGTCATAGCGCTGCCCTTCCCAACTACCGCTGATGTGTAGGTCAAAGGTCATCTTACCCCCCACACTGGCACCGTCATTCAATGTAAAGCTCACATCTACATTGGAGAAGTAACGACTATAGTAAAGCTTAACCGCTTTCTCAACTTCCGAGGTCAGTTCAGTTGGATTCTGACCGTGCTGGGACAGTACGTACTGCAAACTCGTGACGCTGCCGCGATACACGTTGGATTGTGAGTAGTCTGTTAAAAACATATGGGAAAAAAGTCGGGTCATAATGAGGGTTGGATCCTGTAACCAGCCTTCACCCGACAACATAGGCAGTGTTGTGGTCATTGCAGTCAATCTCCTATTTATATAGCATCCATGCACCGCCTCATTATTTACTACAAAAAATAGCCCCCGAAAGGGCTATCGTCGCTCCGTGTTTAAATGACCGAGCAACATAAAGAACGCATTTACCCGATAGTCCTCAACCGCTTCTTCAATGCCACGGTGAATACGCTCCGCATTCGCAACATAGAGACCCTTATAGTACGGATGGAATTCCGGTACGGGGTTCCCCCCGTAGTGGTTAGAGTAGGTCTCTAACCCTGTCCAAAGCTCACTGACAATCCCCTCTGTAATGCGCGATTCGATCGCCTGAAGAGGCGTGCCCTTAGGCACAACCTCTTCCCAGCTCACGGTTTTACATTCCACTATTTCGTTTGACATACTTACCCCACAGTGGCATTCCACTCAGACGTTGGATCGGACAGCCCTTCATCCAATGCATCCTCCGCAACCGCCCATGCCATCTGGATAGCTGCCTTTTCGAGGTGCTGTAGGCGAGAGTCCATGCCGATCAGAGGCTCGTAGTAGTTTACGTAGCATTCCGGCACCTGCACAGGTGGGTTTTCCATCTCCTCTAATTGTCGCAGGGTATACTTAGGCATAATAATACCTTCAGTAGCCTGTCTATAATCGTAGAAGTCTCTCCCATTGGCATCCGGTGCAGGATCTACATACCGATTCCAGTACCCTTCAATGCGGTCATCCTGGTAATACTCCCGTACGGTTGGGTTGGCCATTACCCAACGCACCATACTGTTCGGGGCCTGCTGTAGAGACCCTACGTCCCAGATAGGACGAATGGAATCGTCCTGCCAGAAGTTACGGATTTTGTACCGGATTGCCTGTACGTGTCGACCGATCTCAGACTCTCTGAACTTTTCAAACCCCGTCATTACCCGGTCACGGATAAAGGACGGTGCATTCGGTATCGCAGCCATATAAGACTGGATTCCCGATTGAATGTAGTTCATGGCGTCATTGCTCGAGGGCGCAAATAGCGCCGAAGCCATGGTGTCAGGATCGGAGTATATTACTGCCATTGTGTTACTCCTTTGTTAAAGGTTCACTATAGTAATATAGGTTTACTCAGGGACTGGGTTTACCTTAATCGGATACCAAGCTAGCCCTTGCTCACCTACCATCCGTCGGTAGTGTACGAGTTTAATTTCATCAGTATATAGGTCTACCGTACGCAAAATGCAGTCTTCTCCCGGTCTAGAGAGAGCCGCATCCAGTGTAATGCTCTGAATACCCTTTACGGTCGGTAGCTGAAATCGACCCTGCGCCCCTGCATCTGCATGGATACCCAGCGTTTGGCCCTGCAATTCCGTTACCTCAAAACACCGTACGTAATTACGAATAGCGCCATCATTTAACAGTGCCGTAAAGCAGCAGGTACCAATAGTGCCATCCTCACTGGCCGATAAGGAAATGTGTTCCCGCATAATGCGGTTACGATCAAATCCCAATCCGTAGGGGTACAGTGTAACCGTACCCATGTCCGACGTGCGCCCCATAGCGATGCAGACCCCACCCTCTTCGATAGGGTGTATTACAATACCTGCCCCTGGGTGAAGCATAGACGACCCCCCATTGGCCGGACGAGGTACCCCACATACGCTGAGGTAGTTAAGATATTCCTCGGTATCATCAAAGAGCTTCATACGACACCTCCTTTAGATACGTTGCGATCACTGCGCCTGGTCTTCGGGTCCTCCAGTCGCGCCAGCAGGTCTGTAACGGCCTTTTCACTCACCCGTACAGTAAACCCACCGTCCTTTAATTCCTTGCTGAAAGTGACCCCCATGTCCGCCAGTGACTCCTCCATGAGTTCAACTGTAGACAGCCTCATCTCCATCTCCAGTGTCTCATTGCGTGCAATCGTAGATTTAGCCAGCCCTAATAAATCTGCAAACTCTTGCTGGCCCATGGCGACAGCACTTCGCCCTACCCGCATCATTAATGCGGCTCGTGCAGCAGAATGATTCATATTAGTCCTCCTCCTACCTCTAGTAAAACGCAGCCCTTAAGAGGCTGCGTCCTTTATTGCATAGTCTTCTTCTTCCAGCCAGTTAGCCAGTACACCAACATCCACCTCAGGCAGACTCGATGCACCGTTAAACTCTCCAGGATCCGTATACGAATGAATACCGTAATGTGGACGGTAATACTCAAACGCATCGTGCTGCTGCTTCGAGAGCGCTATCATGCCACTGAGCTGATCCCCGTCGAACCTTCTGTCCACTACAGACGCGACTCTGTAGCCGGTGTGCTTCGACACCCACCCCTGCTTTCACAGGGGAGCAGACCATATCACCTTCCTTCCACAGCGTGGTTAGGAAGCCTCCCGTATGGCAGGCGCTTGCCCGCTACTCCGCGCTACCGGATGGCCGTTGAACTCACTCCGTGTTACCCATAGGTAAGGTAGGAGCTTCGCTGCGTCGGTTGCCCAATCTCTAAGGGTTTTTACCATGCCTCTCACTTCCATTACTGGGAGAGGGATTACCCTACCTTTCGGTGGGTAAGGGGTACCTTAGAGCTATCAGGGGTTTCCCGCAGTTAGAGAGGATCCCTTAAACATCTCTGCCTAAGGGGACTTAGGATGTTTCCCTAGATAAGTGATGTGGTAGTGTTTCCATCTACCGTGGTTTTTCCATACGCTTCTTGCAACTGCCGCCTTGGTGGCGCCGACAGACGTAGCGAACTCTAAGATAGATTTGTATACCTCAGAAGTATCGGTCTTCAAGTTTATTACCCTTACAGGCAAAGGCTTCCGAACAGGGGCCGTAGGCTTTGGATTTTCCTTAGCCTCGACTTCCACAAACCCAGTAGTGTCAATACCGGCTGTGTGTAGATAAGTAAACCAATAGCCATTTAAAATGTATTTTCTCCCCCGCTTTATGGCCTTATTGATCACCGCCCCACTGCGATTGAACGCCTCCGCACATGCGGTTAGTGTTGGGTAAATATACTTTACGTCGCCCTCATCTACCGGTATAGCCAGAACGGCTTTCGGTCGCCCACGTCTAGGGGTACCTATGTCTTCACGTGCTAAGCATGGCCAGGGCTCACCCTCAACGCGCAGACTAAAGAACTCCATAAAGGGCTCTTTTCTACCGCCCTTTAAATACCTATGGATGGCTTCGCCGTTCCGCTTAAAGTGTCGTGCTGCAGCCTGAAGGCTGTTAAAAGTAGTGACCGTACTATCACGTAGATCCATTACCTCAACCACCAAGTTATCAGTCCGCAACCCACTTTCGTAGGCGTGTCGAAGGTTACCGCTATAGCAAGTCCATTCTAAATTGCCAACAGATGAATCTGACTTGTCACCGTTGATGTGGTTTATAACAACCTCTTCCGGTTTTTTGGGCGAGGGTAGAAAGGTCTCACCCACTAGCCGGTGTATAAGGCGGGTACCATCTACTTTGTTATAGACTGCCGGATAACCAGACACAGTGGTCTGTGTCGCAGGTAAGTCAGTTAGAAGGTCATAAACCTCTCCAGCGGAATTAACAGCAAAGGTTTCACACCCAGCTGCCAAAACAAATCCATCCAAAGATTTAATGCGCGTATGGTTGTCGGTAGGGTCAATCATCTTTATACCTCACATGTTATAGGTCCAAATGATTGTACCCATACTTTATTTTTTACCAGTAGTTACAATCAACTTACTAGGGTTAACACTCCTAACGATTATCAGCGTTAGGAGCCTTCGTGCATAAAACTGACAACGTCGACACTCCTGAGGTCAGAGCATGTATATGCATGCACTGAATACTTCCCCTCGCAAGGGTCGGATAGCGGACCCACAGACAGCGTACGCCTTTACCCCCTGGGGCCTCTTGGAAGATCTCATAGAGTAGCTCCTCTAGCAGTGCATTGCGTGTGATGGTGTGACGATCGATGTATTCCCAGGCTTCTCGATGACTATAGCCCTTCTTGTAGAGTTTATTCAACAAGTGAACTTTAAACATCGTAACCGCTTGAGAGTACGGGATCTTTATTTGCTCATAGTCATGTACCCCTGATTCCGAGACAATCACAGACCGGAATGCAAACGGTGTGCGTCCACCAAAGACGGTGTTACGCAGGAGACCTTCCTTTTTGGAGAAGGGGTCACCGAACATGTCGCTGTAGTAGCTAGCCAGCGAGTTAATGATGGAGGTAATCTTGCCTTCTAAGCGGCGTACGTTTGCATAGGTCTCCTCGTCGATAGACGTAATAGTGCGGGCCGCGTCTAGCGCTTCACGAATAGCGGTATCGGCATAGGTACCCGTAGCCGTGTTCTCCATGACGAATGCGATCTTATTCGGCATGGGGAGGTGTTGTGGAAAGAAGCGGTCCCGGTAGACGGTGAAAAACGTCTGCATGGACTCGCGTTCGTGTCTGGGCAATAGGGTTAAAATGGCCTCAGCGATATCATCAAAGTGGGCAATGAAATTATTCAGGCCTCTTGGGATGCCTGTTTTCATTAACCTATGTTTAATCATCGAGGCTTTCTTATTTGACTCAGGGGGATCTTCCATGAGTGGTGCACAGAACCACTGTAGTACATTAAAGCGTGATCCAGTCATTATTGGAGATAGAATCATCCACAGCATTGGATTTACAAGGCTATAGATGCCTTGAGGGGCACGGAACCATACATTAGAGACGATCTCTTGGTCACCGGCTGCCTCTACACGGGTATTGCACTTAGGACAGAGTTGCCCTAGGTTATAGCCATAGGAGAGGTGACCACAGCTGCAGGAGGGAATCGATTCCAGTGTATCGGTGTGGTCATAAGTTGTCATGATCATAGCGTTCAATGCATCCCGCTCTTCCTTCGTTCGGGCCGGAACATCATTCAGGATGATCGGTGTGAAAGGGAGGGAGTGGAAGGCCCGATCGTGGTCATGGATAGAGAAAGCAATCATTTCATTCTCGTGCATGGTTTTATCCCTCTATATGTAATGGAATTATGAAAAAAATAATAACTATAGATAAAGGACTACTTTACAGTAAACCCTTATCTACTACAATGTAAGGTTAGAATTTAACTTAGACGCCTACCACACAAAACATTATGTCTATGTGGTAACTTCTCCCTACATTGGCATTCTACAGCATTAGAATGCAACAATAGACTTTAAACTGTAATTCTCTTAAAAGGAATTACCCAGTAACTGCTGGTCTTGTTGGCGTAGTACCAATTCCCACCGCTGAAGTTAAGCACCCAGGCGTTGTAGGAACTGAACTCGGAAGAGGACCAGACGATCGCCGTGGGTAGACTGCCACTACTATCTAACGCATCTATCTGAGTCCTATTATTATAAATAAGCTGTAAATC